TCTATCGTCTAAATCCTGAAGTTTTGATTGGTAGTTGGTTTCCAGCTTACTGCGCAAATCACGCAGGTCTGGAATTGCGTCCATCCAACGATACGCCTTCGACTCGTCTTCAGATGCAAATACCCGGAACGGTGACAGTGGGTCTTCGAATGTGAAATGCAACATCCTGCCACCCTCTGCTAACTTCCCACCACCAATCACCATGTAAATCCCTTCATCGTAATACTTCGACCGGATAGGGTCTACTTCCACTTGCGTGGTATAGAACCGTACCCAACGATATACCTTCGGATCGTCGTACCGCTGTACAACCACGACCCCCAACGTAAACTCGCTCCGTTCACCACCCGGCAATGCAATGGGATTGGAATCAAGTCTGACCGGTTGTGTAGAAAACGCCATACCTAGCTTCTTCAACACCACCAAGTCACCGTGCATCAATGCCGAGATATCTGACACCACGTACATCAATGTGGTCTCACCCGACTCTTGTATCTCACGGCACATTTGTGAAAACTGCTTCGCAGGAAATCCTTCGCGAAGCCCCGTCAGGTTAGCCTGTCCACCGACTGCTTTATACGTCACGTAAATGACGATACCGAACTCCGACGCCGTATGTGACGACGGGGCCAAGATAAAGCTGCCGCCACTGAGTTCAGTGACGTGGACAGGAATACCTGTATTGTTTTCGTAGGAGATGGTCTTCTTCACGACACCATGATACATGGGTCGCTGCGTAATCGTCGGTTCAATGTCTAAATCATAACGATTCATTTCGCATCCCAGTTAAAAACCAATAGATACAACCACGTAGATAATATCTATCTCAGAATACTTTGAACGCGACCCGCATAACGACTGCGTGTAGCGTAAAAAGATAGCGCTACTTTATTAACCGATTAGCCAACTCCATGATTTGCTGCTTAGTTAACCGACCGACCGCCACTTCGCCCAGACCATTCACCATCTTCAAATGGTAATCATGTTCAGGTAAAGAACCCATATTGGCGATACCCCCTAGCACATCTGCCACCGCCGAAAGCTCATTCGAGGTCGTCTCTGGTAATGGACGAATTGGCACCCACGCCCGACCGTTGTGTTGATGTTCCAGGGTAAACGGATTAAGGTGCCCCAGCGCTGCAATATCGCCTTTATCTTTAACCACCAACCCATATACGTCGTCCTGGTCGGCTGAGTACCAGCGACTAACGTCGTGCAGTAAACTCGACATATCGCGGTGGCCATTATCGCGAAGCTCCACTAAGGGTTCTTCTCTTGGAATACTGGGGTGATAAATACAATGCTGTAATCGCACCACACTACAACGATGCAGATTGTGGTCTTTTACCAGATCAGTAATAGCTATCCCTGGTCGATAAAGTCCAGTCAACTCCATAAATTTAGTGTGGCTTGCAATGGTCTCCTGCTCAAACTTCGGGTCGTCCGTAGAGCTATAGCCGTTACCAATAAGGAAAGAAAGTTTATCCGAAAAAGTCAGGATAGTGACCTTCTTGGTGTCCACGCCCTCAAGGTCTTTATACTTACCAAAATCCCCTTTCATCTGTCGAAGCTGCAATTCAATAAAGTTGTGAAGCAAATCGAACTTAACACTCGAAAGAAAAACGGGCGGGCGGAAGCTATAATTCTCGGTATTAAACTCGAGCATCATCCCACCAAACACACGTTTAATATTATCCAGGTGCTTTAACTCGTAACGGAAAGCCATTTATATTCTCCTTTAGATAGAACAGTCGGTTGTCATGTAGATAATATCTATCCGTGAAATTTTAGGATAAAAAAGAAAAAGCTTACTCCCCGAAGGGAGTAAGCTAATCCTAACGTTCGACTACTGATTAAGAACCAGTACCCGCGCCGCCAGTACCACCGGTGCCAGCACCAGTAGTATCGCCGCCTACGTTACCGCCGTTGCCGCCATCGGTCGCACCGGTACCATTGGATTCAACAGACACGTTGTAAGCCAGTTTGCTTTCAACGTATTTGGTGATACCTTTGATCCAGATGAGGCCAGTGATCGGGCAGTGACAGATGTGGGCGTTACGTGGCTGCACAGCCAGCTCTTTGCTGGTCGCGCCGTTACGCTGGATGTTGATGTTGGTTACCATGATCGGAGACCAGAAGTGGTTACCCCAGTTCAGAACACAGTAAGAACCGTCATCAACGGTAGGCACTTTCAGTACCCATTGCAGACGGCGAGTCCAAGACTCATCCGCGGCATTCCAGATACGCCAGCGGTCATCGTTGGTGGTGATGACTTCGTACTCGTAGCGATCGCCCAGCAGACGCTGGTCACCCTGGGTCAGCAGCAGCATAGCAGCAGTTGGCTCATCAGTTGCGATAACGACTTTCGGCAGTGCGTCCGGGTTAGCAGTCAGCAGGCGCAGGGCAGGCATGAAGCGGCTGTCCTGGATTGCACGAGTAACCTGGTCACCGATACGCTGTACCAGACCCTGACGGGCGTTGATCAGTGCATCTTTGGTATCCAGAGACTGGATAACCTGATCGACGTTGTAGTCGCTCTCTTTGTACCACGGAGCAACCCAGTGACGACCCAGACCACGGATGGCTGGTTTGTCCCACGGAGTGATCATGCTTTCGAAAGCATTTTTCACAGCTTCGGTGTAGCTCAGAGTCTGGGTGATAGCCAGCATTTCGTTACGGATGTTAACCGCAGAAACCAGGTCATCCAGGCGCTCGGTGTCGTCATACTCAACACCAACCGGCGATTTGGTCATGATCGGGGAACCGTATTGCAGCTTGTAGTTCTCCTGTTCCCAGATTGGGTCCAGCAGCAAGCCCTGGGTTCTCCGGTTTTCGTTGGTACGAGTACCGTCGAAACGCCAGCCCAGCAGTTCCAGTTTCAGGCCGTCCATGATAACTTTACCGGTACCAGTTTTGGTATCGACCAGGTTACCAGTGGCGTCGAACAGACCTTCGATGGTCAGTGACTTACCAGACACGTCAACACGACCAGAATACTGACCGTTGGTGAACAGTGACATGGTGATGTTCATGCTGTACTTCAGCGTGTACTGGTTCTGAGCCAGTGCAGCCAGTGCAGGGATGTCATCGCCTTTCCAGTCCAGAGACTTGGCGTTCAGAGAGAACGCAGTGCGACGGAACTGGAGCACCAGCTCACGACCGTCACCTTCAGGAGGACGCTGGAAGGTAGCGAACTGCATGTCGCGTACGTTCAGCTTGATCAGCGCACCATCAGCAACATCTTCGCTCGGTTTACGAACGGAGATCAGTAGGCTACCCAGAGCAGCACCTGGCGCGATTTCGTCAGTTTCGTCGTAACCTTCCTGCACGATGCCCGGATGAGCAGCCAGCTGGAACAGGTTCAGACGTTCTTTTTCGAAGGTCAGGTAGTTAGTTGGGTACGGCGGTACGCGGCCCAGCTGCACGTTTTCGTTCGGCACGATGCCTGCGTCGATGAAGTATTCAGCGTTGTCGCCGGTTTCCATCACGTAAGGTACGATGCGAATCGCGTCATCTTGCAGAACTTTGTGGTTCGACAGGGCGTTGTGCAGCGGCTGACGGTGGTCTTCAACCACATCTTTGGTCAGCAGCGCGTTCAGAATACCACGGGTTACAGTAGTAACTTTGGTACGAACGGTAATACCAACATCGTTGGTTTCAACGGTGATGGTTGGGAACAGCGTCTCAGCGAACTTAGACTGCGTTTCCAGAGCACGAACGTTCAGAGTCCAGGTCAGACCCAGGTTACGGTCGTAGTCTTTGTTGGTGTAATACTCACGCGCAACCAGCGGGTCTTTACCGTAGTCAGCAGCCAGAGTAGCGGCACCAGGGATAGCGATCGGCATGTACTTGTCGTACTTCGGATTCGCGCTTTCGTGAGCAACGGCCTGAACCAGATCCATACCGTGACCGGCAGCACCCAGAATCATTGCAGAAGCTACCTGGGCAGCATGAGACATGCTTTTGCCAGGGAACACGGTTTGGTACTGCTGGGCAGCGCTGTCGTTCAGCGAGCTAAAAGCTTTCGCGTTTTTACGAACAGATTCACCAGCAACAACAGTTGACCACACATCGGAAGCGGAGGTACCAGCCGATACGTTGGCTACAAGCTCGTTACCCGCGTTGACGAGCTTCTCCAGATTAGAGATTCGGGTATCTTTCATTTCATTCAACCTTATTGAGATAAATGACATGCGTAAAGTTGCGTCAGCACTTCATGAGTTGCGAACTGCGTAGAAGTGCTGAACGTATCATCCACGACGCGAGTCTTGGTACGCACATATTTAAAAAGTTCTGCGCAGAACATCTTTTTCGCAGCGTGGTCTTCACCCAAAGAGAAACCCGGTCCGGACTTCGCTTCTGCAAATGACGCCACAATGACGCCGCCACGCTGTGTGAATACCCAACGTAGACGACCAGAGAATGCTTCCCCATATAAATCAGTAAGAGAAGCATCGGTACCACTTTCGACCAGATTCAACACCTGGTCATAATATTTAGCTGGAAGTAACGGCGGAGCCATCAACGCTTTGTAGATGGGAATCGGACCGACTTCTGGCAAAATAATGGAACTGAAACCTTTTGGGCTGTCATATAACCAGTTAAAGAAGCTTGCCTGGAGCAATTCCAAACTTTTAACAGCAGCCCCTTTATCTATGTTAGGTTGAACTTCCCACGGTGGACTAAAACGAATCTGCATTTTAAGGATGCTCCATGAACAATAAAATGATGTTGATAACAGCCTTAGCCGCTCTTTACGCAGAAAGTCTTTTGACTGACCCAGATAGGGACCACGATGTCATAAGAAAAGTTTTGCTTGAGGCTAAGCTTCCTGAGTACGCCGAGGAAGGGGACGAAAGGTCCGCGCTCGTCGAAATCAAGGACATCATCACATCCATCATAGACGGCGGCATGACTTACGACCACGCAAACGTCATGAAGCGTTTGAAGTTGGCCACCACTCAAGTACGTCCTCTATACGATACGATTACCAAGTTCCTGGAAGACGATGTTCCTGAAGACCCAGAGAAACGTATCGAGCATCTTAACCGTCAGGTGTCACAATATTACTTCCAGCTTCGCCAGTGTATTCAGGGCGTGCAATTGAAGCAACGGTTAGGACGTGCTATCGGCTCACTGAACGGTACGGAAACGCGCGTTGACTTACAAACCGCGTTAAGCGAACTCAAAGATACGCTTTCCACGTTCAGCGAACGCTCTCATAATAAGATTCCATCACTGGTTGGTGAACTGGTGACGGATAATCGCGCTCCCTTTATCAAAGTCTTTGACTCGATTAACAAGAAGGCAGCGGGTAATGGCTTGCAGACGGGTTGGAAATCTATCAACCAAATGCTGGGCTGTAATAAGGGTATAACGGAAGAGATGTGGCTGATGCCTGCACTTCCTTTTAACTGTAAGTCATTGTTCAGTCTGTTACTGACGTTGTCGGTACCTATCTTCAACACGCCTGAGAAAGTCATGGCAGATGTGAAGGGAACCTTGCAACCGATTATCCTGGACTTGAGCCTGGAAAACGAACTCGACGTTAACCTGGCATACGGGTATCAGCAAATCTACGGTCACTTCGAAGGTGAAGCACCACGCATGGTGTTACCGGCAGAAGCGACGGCGGAAGAAAAGCTTGCTCATACAACGCAGATGTCAGATTACCTGTGTGGTAAGATTCAGGCACAGGGTTGGGATTACGTGTTCCAGAAGCACACCAACTCCGATTTTAAAGTGCACTACATCAACGACCTGATTCTCGACTTGAAACGTCGTGGCTATCACGTTGTCGGTATTCGCGCAGATTACCTGGGGACTATCAGTAAAGGTGGTCACGGTAACGGCGTAGTCGGTAGTGACATCAAAGAAATTTACCGTATGGCCCGTAACTACCAGGTCGTGCGTAACCGCGGGTTCATGATTGCCCCGCACCAGATTTCCCCAGAAGGGAAACGTCTGAAAGCCTTAGACCCAATCGGGTTCTGTAAGAGCTTGCCAGGTCGTGGGTTGTATTCCGACTGTTCAAGTCTGGATAACGAAGCCGATGGTGAGATGTACTTCAACAAGCGTGTTGTGAATGGACACAGCTTCCTGGAAGTGCAGCGTGGTAAACATCGTACGATTATTGATACCAAAGAAGCACATCACTACACTGTATTACCTTTTGCGGATGTGGGCATTTTGCCTTGGGACTGTGATAAAGAAGAAACCGTAACAGCGTCGTCAATCAACTTCTTCACCGGTGGAATGGGTGATGAATTGTTCGCGTAACAGCGACCGGGGAGCTTAGGCTCCCCTACGGCAGTTTATGCGTCCTCGAACACAAAAAAAAATAAGGACAAAAAAAGAACTACCCTACTCCCGAAGGAGTAGGGTCTCTTTTATTTTGCCCGGTAGGCATCAACCTGGTCGTGACCGCATTCTTTACAACGCACCTTCACAGCTTCGAAACGGTTGAACGGCATAATCTCATACGTCGCGCCGCACTGCTCACAGGTGAAGTCTTGCTTCGGCCGCCCAGCAGGCTTAGCCTGCGGTTGAGCAGGTTCTTCCATCTCGGCTTTATTGCCCTGGGCGATTTGTGACATTACTGCAAGGTGATTATCGGCAGCGGTGTACCAGTCGCCGTCAAGCGGTAACGTGTACCAGCGTTTCAGCTCTTGTCCAGCACGGGCTTTCTCATCCACGTTCTTCACGGTGTAGAGCAGGCGAATACCCGGCACACCGTATTGCACCATCGCCTCCATCTTCACGCCGTCGACTTCTTTGCTGATGACTTCGTAGTTCCAGGTTGGGAAGGCCAAATACAGCGCCTCAGCGCGCGCCAGGATAGCGTTACCGGCAAAGTGTGCAATCTCACCTTCTTCCTTCCAGCTGCTCATGGCACGCGTTACACGGTCATCCTGATAGTCTTCAAGTTGGGTGATGGCTTCTACGAAGTCGTTGTATTTGTCCAATGCCGTTAAACGGGCAATTGGGTCACGGGTCAGCACCAGTAACCAGATGGCTCCACGGGCCAGGACTCGGTAAACCGTTTGAATTTTGTCTTCGTTGGCCAGGCGTTCTGGCATCTGCAAACTGTTGTAAGAGCCAGAAGCGATAATGGTGTTACCGTCCCACACCACAAAGAAGACGTCAGTGCTACCGCCCTGATGGCGGGTTAAACGATAACCTTCCTCGTGCTTGTAGACAATTGATGCGTTCTCAGCGCTTGGTGCTGCGCCTGCGGACTTCGGTAAGAATTGGTCGATGGTTAACATTACAATATTCCTTAAGGGAAAAAATAAAGCCACCCGAAGGTGGCGTTGGATTTACTTCTTGGATGCGCGAGCGATAAGCCCATTCATCACATTGCGGTATTTACTGACGGACTTCTCTGCGCGGGAGGGTTTATGCAGCGGTAAAGAGATACCGTCGTAGTCTGCACCTAACCCTTTGATGATTTTAACTACTTCACCGTCTTCGAAATCACCGCCTAACAGTAGGTCACGTTTACGGAGCTCCTTCAGGTCACGAAAGTTACCGTCTTCGTCACGATACATCCCGCGTGGCGGGGCAAGGTCAGCAACCTTACCGTTGGCGTCAACAGGAAGGTCTTCATGCAAGATGTGCTTCAATACCACACCCTTACCCACGTTCTCCGGTGGGAGGTTCCATGGTTTAAGACTTTCCGGTAAGCCACGAGAGACGTCAAACTTGTCCAGCTCAGTTTGTGCCAGTTGTTGCTTACGGGTAGCGTAGTCACTTTCTGGCACTTTCGAATCGTCCAGTTTGTCGTGAATAACAACACCGTCCAGTTCTTCTTTTCCAAAGTAATGCTTGGTTGTGGTATCCGGTTTGTGATTCTTGAAGTCGAACTCTTTCTTCATGTCCATTATTTCTTCTCCAGCTGTTTGCGGAATTCGGCCAGGTCGTTTTTCCAATCTGGCTTCACGACGTTCTTCGGGGCGGCGATGAACACCTTTTCCTTTTCTTCGCCGCGGACAACCGTTTCATTGTCTTCCAGCACACGAATACTACCGTCAGCGTTTTGCATTACAGCCATGTTAGTAACTCTCTTCGAATTGGGGATAGGCGATACCGGTGGAATCCACCAGTAACACTTGGGCAGTGACGTGCGTCACCTCATCATCGTGTTGGCGATGACGGGAGCCATTAGACAGATTGTCCCACTCGCGTTTGATACGTGGGTTGGACAGGAATTCAGCGAACGCGTTATCAGAGAAAGTCATCTTAGCCGCGTCCTGTGCACAGTGCTACTGAGTTACCGTTAGCGCGGCAAGTGTTGTAGTCATTGTTGATGGTCATCATGCCAACGGTTACCAGTACAGCAACAGCGATAGAATAGATAGCGAGTTTGTGTTTGCGAGAGATCATGGTCGTATTCCTTGAGATAGTTAATAGTCGAATTGTGTTAAGGGTAAAGCTTATTTCGTGAACTTGGTGCGCAGGTGGTTCAGCAGCAGGGTATCCCAACCAAAGTAAAAGGTTGCTACCAGCAGCACACCCCAAAGCCCGCCAATGAGTTCCCCGAGGGATTCACTGCCGGTTAAATACGTGGTTACATCGGTTACAACGAAAGGCGACAGCAGTACAACAACGACTGCAATGATGGCCAGGGTAATGCGTTTGAACGTGAGTGGTGTTGTGAAGTTGATTTCAGCGTCGGTCATCTTAAGGTGTCCTGTTATGCTTAATGGTCGAATTACGGGAGAGCTTCCTCTCCCGGTTGTGTTTAGTTAATCGCGGACAGTAACAACGACAGTCCATATTGCTCGGTATCTGACCAGCCTGCGGCATGTGCGGCAATGCTGACGGAATCAATCACGTATCCATCTACGTAGTCCATTCCGGTTACTTCTAAAATCATATCGTGGGTAAGTACCACGATTGGAGTTTCGCGTGTTGCGAGCGTCTTCATCTCAACAAGCCGGTTCAAATCCACCGCGTGGAATGCTGCTTCCAGCGGGTGAAGATAAACCACGAAATTGATGACCTGTCCATCGTCAGGATGTTCAACATGAACGCAAAAGAAACCGATCGGGTCAATATCGCCATCGCGGTAATATTGCGCCAGGCTCACACGGACAGTACAGCCCACATACTGCGCAGCCAATGCGGCTTGGATGTGGTGTACCAGGACTCCGTAATAGTTATCGGTTTTTGCTGCCTGGAGTTTCTCCGGCAACACGTACTCCCCGCTTGGCCGCGTGGTCAAATTCTGGAAGCCGCTGGAAACGTATTGGTGTCCGAACTTTTGGGACAGTTTATAAAGAACGGCATTCACCAGCTGGTCTTCGTTTTTCGCTTTTACTGCCATTTCAATTGTGTTCATTTACTGCTCCTAATGGGATAATGGTCGAATTAAAAAGGCCACCATGTGGTGGCCTAGAGGGGTATTACTTTTTGAATTTGGCTTTCAGGTAGTTAACCAGTGCTTTGTCCCAACCCATGAAGCAGCCGACAAGCAAGGTTGCACCCCATGCACCACCGGTAAGCGCACCGATAACCATGTTACCGGTCAGATAGGTTACACCGTCAATTACGGCGAACGGAGACAGGAAGCCAATGATGGCAGATGCGAGAATCATCACTGCGATACCGAAGCATTTGGTCATGTCTTTGATGAATGCGATTTTAGTCATGGTAAAACTCCTTTAGGAAATGGTCGGATTAGAGAGATAATTGTTTTCTCTCATGTAGGTAATATATATCTGAAAAACATTGGAGTCAAACTTTCTTTTCAATGCCTTAAAAACGCTCTCAAACGCACTGTAACGAGTTTTAAGCGATTGCGGTACATACGTTGCCTTAGCACACGTTATCTTCGCTGTGTGGCGTTTAGCAAACAAATAAAGGATACCCGACCCCACAAGGAGGTCGGGTAGGTCTTAACGCAGCGCCATCTTATCCGTGACCGCGATTGCGTGGTCATTGATACCCGCCTGGATGGAGATGTTGAAACGCGTATCGTTCACCAGCAGTACCGCGTTGGACGCGAACAGGTCGCGATCTTCGGCAATCGGCAGAATCGAATTGTCGTTCAACGGCCCGATGATTTGGGCTGGGAATGGTACGTAACCGTTGAAGGTGATGTATGGCCCCAACTGCAAGACCGGGAACACCTCATTGAAGTTACTGGACAGCCCTTCGTCAGACGACAGCACCGCGTAACGTACCACCGCACGGAAAGCCGTGGTGTATTCTTTCACACGCGATTCGCCGACCATGGTAAAGCGGAAGACGTTGAACTCGTAGTCCGCACTTTCGTTGAACTCAGCCGGAGTCAGCTGTTCAATGTATTGCGGGTACGTATCCGGGTCACCAGGGACGATGGTGTTGGAGATTTTCTGGGCGTAGAAGTAGCAGTAGGCAAACCCGTACTGCGCTTCCAGCGCCCCACTGATAACCGCAGTAGTCAGGGCGTGACGGAACAGCAGGTCACCGAGACTACCCTCATCAGTGATCGCGAGGTCACGTTTGCTTTGAACACCGTCAACAGTAAAGATGACGGCAACGGTCTTATCCATGGACGAGGCCATGATAAAATCCAGCTGCTGTTGCTGCCCATGCGGCATCAGCTGCACACAACGTTCAAATAACTTCGCCGGTTTAGAGAAGTTCTTTTTCTCGTATTCGTCGATGCTCAGAAGCGTTTGTCCTGACATGCGAAACGTGTGGATCGCTTTCATTGAAAAGTCCTTAAGGTTTTGGTGTGTTTCGACATAACACTACGTTAGTCTGTAAATTTTTCTTCGGTGAGCCACAGGGTTAACTGGGACTGCGTATTGTATCGACCCGAGGCCATCGTCTGGCCGTCTTGGGCTGACTGGAAGACCTCAGCGGCCAAGGTACCGTAGCGGGAATAGACGCCATAGTCGTTCGCATACATATACTTCACCGCCATCCCCGGCGTCAGCACCCCGTGAGTGGAACGGTTCCAAGTGGTCTTGGTAATCGTCCCGTTACGGGCGGCCAGGCTCGAGCGTTGCGGTTTATCCGTGTCAGAGAAATGCTGCTTTGGATCAATCGGTGCGTTTACCACACCCCCCGGATACGCATTCGGGTCAGCCTGAGAAACAAAGTCCGCGGACGTCGTGGTTGAAATCTCCCCTGGGGAGAACGACGTTGCACGCCCATCTAACACGCGCAGTGAACCTACCCGATACCCCGTCCCTTTGTTCATCGCGTCTTCGTCTTTCGACTCCATCGCCACGACATCCCCACCACAAATCAAGTACACGGTATCACCTGACACCTGACACGTCCGGTCAAGTTGTGAGGCCATCTCACGCGGCAGGTTGATGATAACGAGTTTCTTCTTCGCCCCGGTAAACTTCTTCGAGTCCCACGGCTGGAACAGATGCCAGCGCTGCATATACAAAAAGACACCCAGCCCTTTGCTGTAAATGCCGTAATGCTTTTGCAGGTAATCGAACACCGACAAGAAATCCTGCGAGTCCGGTATCAGTATATCCCGATACCCCTGCTGTTCTTCCTCGTCGTAAGACAGGCTCAGCAACTGCCCTTCGGATGCCGCTCCAGTGGGCAGAGTATCCGCCAGAATCGATCGGGCCACGGTCAGCGGGTTCGTATCGTGATAAATACCCCCCACTTGCCGTACCCGCAAGAACCACATCGCCTCATCCATCAACTCAAACGTTACCAACGCCAGGGATTTGTCGTTCGACTCCCCCAGGAACATGGTCGGGGATTCCATATCGTGGTCGCGGTTATTAATCGCGATGCCCCGGTAACTGAACCGTCCGGCAATCTTGTTCCCGTTACGCAGGATAAGTTTGATTTTGATATCACCTTCTGCCGCAGACGTCGTTAATCGCATCTGGCTAAACGGCACCGCCACCGTCAAGTGAGTGAGCGTCGCCATGTCGTTAACGAAGTTGCTGGCATGAATCAGCGAGACGATTTTCAGCACCGTTAACGGCGCACCGCGTACAGTGATAAATGCCCCGTAATCGATGGCCGGTAATCCTGCCGCTTGTGAAATGTGCGTATTCGCAATTTTCTGTAACCGACCAAACGACATTAGAGCATTCCTCCACGTTGACGATACACCTTCTCGATACGCCGCATAATCGTATCGTTAAACCGGTGCTGCTGAACTTCTTCCCGGACTTCCCCGAACAGGGCCTGTACTGCGGACACCATTGTCCGTTCTGGCTTCTTAAAGTAGCCATAGCGGTTGGCGACCGGGAACAGTTTTCCTGCCAGGGCATTGAACTGCCGCAACCCTTCCATTGGCACAGGACGTACCATCAAGTGCGGTTGTTCCATATACCGTAACCAGTCTGCCAGATGTTCCATAATCCACCCGTAGACCATGATCGCGTCATTCGGGTCGGTGATGTCTAATGCCCCACCGGTTGCCGCGTACACCGCCGCTTCCGAGGGATGCAAATAGATGCTCTTTTTGTTGAGCAGAATCGCACGGGCTTTCTTCGGGTCTTCCGGTAAGAACAACCCGTGTTCCTGACTGGCGTACTTGGTAATGGTCGCGTACTCCGGTACGCGCCAGAACACCCACTTGTGAAACAGCATAAAGGCTGCGGTAAACTTTGGGTCACGTTGTTGCACGCTACTACCTCGCGTATTTCAACAGCACGTACACCAGGGGGATGTAATAGAACTGGGCATCCACTGGTAACGTGTTGCACACCTCAGCCAGCTTCAACGCAATCTCGGAGGAGACTGCACGCTTATTGAGGTAGAGATTCAAACCGTATTCCAGCAACGAACTGTACGAGCCGTTGTAGAACGTTTCCGACAACAGATACGGGTTATACGTTAACGGCAAGAACGCCGGAAGCGATTCCCCTTCGTTCCCGCGGTATTTGTCGACGATGGTCGGGTCAAACGGCGTGAACTTCACCCACTCGGCCGGAAACTGTTTCGGTGAGCGCAGGTCATCACTAAAGTAACGGGTATTGGTGATACGCGACCAGGCAACCGAGTTACGGGTTTGCATCGTCCGGAAGGTATTAACCAGATACGCCCCGTTCGGTTTGTTGTACGACTTGAGGAACGTCGGTTGTTGTTTGGCAATCGCCGTGAACAGACACTCAACATCTTCCACGTTCTTTGGCGGATGCGGATAAATCTGAATATCCTTACCCACAGCCCGTAGACCGATGGTGCGCACAAACAAGCACAGGAACACGTCGTAGTACGACGCCCCCTTCAACCCGTACACACGCCAGTCGCGGGGGAACAACAGTGTCTGTGTTTCCGAATTCCAGAAACGCTTCACGTACGTGGTTTCAATGTCGAGTACAGCATCGCCCAGTTTCAGGAAGCTGCGGTACTCGTTCGGGGACAGTAACGTATCACCCCCCGTCCACGCTCGTTCCGCTACGTAGTACCATTCCCGCACGGTACACTGACGCAGGGTTTCCGCAATCGCCGGGGACACTTCGAACAGCATCCCGTACTCGATATTGTACGTCGCCACTTTGTTGTTCGACATCCGGGTAACCGAGGTGATGTTAAACAACGCATAGCGGTCGTCGCCAATCGGGGCCACGAAGAAGCAACCTTCGTTCGGCGCAATGGTATTGGCCACCGTAGCAGAACCCGTCAGGGAGAAGGTTTTGTTCTGCCCGTCTTGCGAACGGTCGAGGGCAGACGTTACCCGCAGTTCCATCCCGATGATTTTCTCTAACTGCTGGTCAGGCGTAATGACCTGCGTGTCAAAGAACTTCTTCGCATCGTTCTTCCCTTTCAGGAAGTTGAAGAAGTCCACTGGCCAGGCTGACCCTTCCACGTACTTCATCAGGTACTGTTTCGGGATACGGTCAAAGTCCGTCACCGTAGTGCGCAGTGGCTGGGTCACGATGTTCGTGGTTTCCTTTACCCCGTCCTGTGGTTTATTCAGGATAGGGGTTTCCGGTTCCACGGGAACGAACGTGGTTTGGTCACGCGACGCTTTCAACATTCTCAGTACCTCGCATGGTAAAGATGGTGGTGTTAAAGATGGTTAACAGAATCCGTTTGTCTGGCGTTTTGGTGAGGTTCTTGATGTCGTCCTCCACACTCGGTGGGAACTTCGGCAAATCCCACCACCAGGCTGGTACGTCCCACTCGGGGAATAACCATTCAATTAACACCTTCGCGGCTTTCGGGTATAACTGGAGTGGCCAAAGGTCAAGGTTCCGCCAGTCGTAAATCACCGACTCGGTCAAGTAGTAGCCTTTGTTGACCAACACATCACGACCTTTCAGGGCAAAGGTACCGTTGTCCCAGTTATAGAAACGCGGTTCAATGATCTGTCCCTCCTCAAACAACTCGGTACGGAATACCCCCCGTTGTCCGGTCGGGTCAATCGCCCGGCAATGTTCGATGTACGGCAGCAGGTCTTTGTTCCAGACGTACGGCAAGTCATCGACGCTTAGCACTTTCGGGCTGGTCATGTTGTCCTCATCGAACACCACGTCAGTGCCAAAGATGTGCAGCAGCTTGTTCTTTAGCGGGGAGTGCGTACGTTCAAACTGCTCGGTCGGTGAGAGCAGATACGGCAGACGAATCAACTGGCGGGATTCATTAATCCACCAGGTACCGTCGAGGTTCTTTTGCTGCGCATGGCGCTGCACCTCTTCCTCGTTCGACACCCACGGCGGGTCAATCTCTGGCCAGTATTCTTCTGGTAACGGGGTTTGATTGATGATGTATGGATACGACACCACAATCTCTTCCGGGCGCTGGTACGAGAAGCGTACAACGAATGTCGCTTCCCAGCGGTTCTCGTCTTTGTCCCAGGCGGGCACCTGCACATCGTACACGGTTTCCAGACGGGTCGGCGAATACCGTACCGATAACGCTTCCTGGCCACCGGCCACGTTCCCGGCCACAAAGACATCGGGGGTAAAGTGGGCTTTCAGGTACGCTTTGAAATCATCAAACTCGGGCACACGGGTACCGGCAGCCACATAACACGCGTTCAGCAGATGCAGGGCAGGGCGCGGAATATAATAGAATGCTTCGGCCTCGGTCATCACCGAGAAGCGTCCCATATCGATTAAAGAGTCCAGACGGTTTGTCCAGCGCAGCAATTCATCACGCGACGCGCTGGTGCGGCGTAGCGTAATCGTAATGTTGTACATCGTGCGGACGGGCCATGCGCGTACCTGGTCTTTGGCGTTCTCAAAGAAGTACGGTTCAGCTTGCATTCCGACTTGACGGTTAATGCGAGCGTACTCATCACGTTCTTCTTCGACTTCTACGTACACGCGTTCAGGCGAAGCGTAATCAACCGGAACTTCATCCCCAAGGGTTGAGCCAGGCTGGTACGCAGTATTGTTAATCTCGTCTTCAAAGATGACGGAGGCTTGTTCAATACCGGATTCGTTCAGGACACGTTGCACGACACCGTCAACAATCGGTTTGCGAATAGTTGCGTCCAACGATGGGAGTTCAAAATACTGTTGCATGGGCTTTCCCTCGTTGTAGTCATATCACTGGCTGAAAATGCAAAAAAAAAAACAGGGAGCCGAAGCCCCCTGATGTTATTTCGCTTTACCCTTATAGGTTTCGCGTAACTGTCCCATGGTGTAAAACTCATCCGGATTAAACGGACGCATTGTATCACCGTGAATGAACACCACATCTTCCGGGTTGAGTTCATATCGACTCAACACTCTACGGACGTATTCCTGAACGGGAAGATTGTCAGCAGACCGTTTGATGAAGAAGTAAGGTAGTGTGTTGTTTGCAGGAAGACGCAGAACAACCATCACCCCTTCTTGCTGGAGAATTTTGTTCTCCAGTGCGCCGACTGTTGTTGGTCGGGTACCCACGGGTAATAAGTCCTCGTCTTTGAAACGGAGGTCAGTGATGCGTAGTTTAGATTTGGTTGACACCAAATGGATACCGTCAGCTTTGCGTCCATCCGGAAGTGTAAACTGCACCTCCTCCGGATACACCTGCATAGATGCCAGTCGCTTCTGTATCCAGTTCACCGCCAGCGTAGTGGCCGACACCGGCGTTGGCCACATGGCTTTGTAGGAACGTTTGCCGAAGTTACCCTTCACCGTAATCTTAACCCGTAGCTTTTCAACTTCAAAGATTTCATTCTCGAGCGCAGCGATGATTGCTTTGAGATCAACCGTATAGCCAACATCGCGCTTCATTACTTTCAGCTCACCCAGCGTTAACTGAGAGACATCTGTACGCTCGATAACGTCAAGGTAAGATATCCAACAACCCGACGCCTGGTTGAATATCATAACCTCTTCCGGTTTAAGTCTTAACTTAGGTAAGCCCATTTCAAAGAACTCCGTTACCGTCGTTGTCTCTTTAAAAAGACGCGGGTGTTTACGGAGCACTTCGTCAAGATCAGGCATCGTCATCTTGCGGCGGGCTTCAACTGAAACGGTCAGGCGAAGGAGGCGGTTAAACGAATTAACCAGACCGTACGCGCCTAACTGTTTACGATGGGTTTCGATTTTGAATTCAGCAAACTGCTCAATTCTTAATTCTTCCGGGGTCTTAGGTTTTGGCATTGCGCCGATAGCTTGCTCAATATCGTCGCCAAACTTCATCCAGGTTGCGTCTGCTTGCGGTGCTCTCATTGTGGTATTCCTTAAGGGTAATGGTCGAATTGGTTAATTAGGCGCGAGCTAACCACTCGCGTTTCCAGCGCACTGCACGTAAACCACAAGCGCTGTGTTTGTCACGTACAATGAACAAATCACTCGGGGTTACGTTGATAGCCACATCAGAGGTCTGTTCCTGGTCGCCCAACGTCGCGGCGAGTTGCAGAAACTCTTCGGGCTGGTCGACGCGGTGGAAGACACGGTCACGCTCACCGAAAATCAGGAAGATACCGTCCTGGCCGATAAGCACGTCTGTCAGTTTCATGGGGCAGCTGGTCAACGCACGAGCAGTTACTGCGCCTTCTTCAGTCAGGGTGATACGTTTAACGGGATAGGAGTTGTTCGGGTTCATTAGCGTAATTCCAGAGAAAGATTTTTGACAACGTGACCAGGGTAACGACGAACCGGCTTAGGTTTTTCAATACGGTTCCAGATTTGATACGTCCAGCGGTGGGTGTGGGATTCACCGTCCGGCAGATGCGTGAGACTGACATCCAAACGGAAATCGTCGCGGTTGATATCCGGGAAGAACACGTCCCCGTCTTCTACCACGAGATCAATCCGTGAAAGGTAAACTGCGTGCGCCATCGGCAAGCACTGATGATAAATCTCAGCACCTCCGATAATGAACACCTCATTCAACCCCTCTTCTTCACACAACGCCAGGGCAGCACCGATACTGGTCGCCCCTATTGCTGAATCCAGCGGTTGTTCCGGACGACGCAGTTTGACCTGTAGGTCATCCGGGTGACGGGTAATGATGATGAACTTACGCCCCGGCAGTGGCGTGGAGTCAAACGACTCCCAGGTCTTGCGCCCCACGATACACGTCTTCCCCATCGTCACTTCTTTGAAGTTCTTCAAATCCGCCGGTAGACGCCAGGGCAAAGCAAAAGAAGCTGAACGCCCAATCACGTTGTTACGGTCTACTGCTGCAATCAAAGAGATTTTCATCTCGCTTCCTTATTCAGTTCTTTAATCAGTCCACGCATACAGCGTACCAATTGATTACGGGAAAACGTTCGGGTGACCATGCTGTCTGTAAAGTACGTGAAACGCGCTGAGCGGCCCTGTACCTCTAAAACGATGTGCTGCATGGTTGCACCTGAGAACGTCCCTGTGCAGGCCACAGGGGTCTTTAAACGCAGGGTTAGCTCACCTAGCCAATTCGGGTCAGTCATCTTGAGGAGTGCGTCCTGCACATCCTCTGCTAACACAGCGTACTCATGCTTTACCCCGCGTTCTTCGAAACGAAAGGTAACAGCCGATGGTGTGGTTTTTGCTGTATATTGGAATTCCATTCGACCTCCTTATTTCGCAGCACGGGAATTCGCCCACCAGTTTGCATCGCCAGATCGTTCACGCAACCCTTTGACTTCGCCCATGGGCAGGTTATAACCACGCATCAAGTCATTGCGTAACTGATGCTGTTCGATGTCCAGCTCACACTCCAGTAACTCGAAGGAGTGTGGCTTCATGATAAGGCGTGTCTGATAGCCGTCAACTTCAACCGGTACACGCTCTTGTTTGCGGCGGTAGAAGTGCTCAATACGGGAATAGTCGCGGATGTACACTTTCGACATGTGTGACAGACCTGCGGAGATCAGGTATTTGTAGAACATCTGGAGGTCGATAAACGGCTGGTAATCCAGACGGTCAGGAATCACGAACTGGTAGCCGTCGTAATTCAGAATAGATTTCTTGGATGCGGCCCCGTAGGCGGCATGTACAAACAATGCCAGGCCAAGCATCACCGGGCGAGGAATAACAATTTCTTCGCCGTTGGACATCGTGAGAATGGACAGCTCGTTCATCAGTGGGGTTGAAGTAGCGTCGATGTCTTTTACGTCTTGCAGGTTAATGGTACGCATGTTAATACTCCTTACTGGTAATGGTCGAAAACATAATGTTACGTTGAAGTGTAAAAAAGCCGCTTATGCGGCTTCTTTCAGGGTGACCGGCAGCATCAAACTGTCGACAACGTCCAACAGGTCATCGAGCAGGGAAGACGCGTGGACGGTAACGGTCATACGTTCGTAGCTTTGCAGCAGGGTTTGCAGGTGCACTTCTTCGGCCAGGGTGCTCAGCTGACGGGTGATGGTTGGGATAGACCCGCTGCCGAGTTTCGTGGCTGTGGATTTGATGGCATCTTTCACGACGCTTTCCACGAGGTCTTTCTCAGTCCCGTTCGGTACGGTAACCGAATAACCGAACACCGCTTCACATGCCCCTTCAACCTGGCGCAGATACAGTGGGTTGTCGGCATTACCAATCATCTCCACTTCGTCGTGGATAAAGCGTGCACCGCATTGCAGTAAAGTATCGGTACCGAACTGACCAGCCTTTGTTGCTTTCAGCAGGGCAACGTATTCCTGGCTCGGAATGGTGGTGGTATTCGCCACAGTGAAGATGCTACTACCGACCTTCAACAGGGTTGGTAGGTTATGGGCATCCATGCTCGCCAGCCACAGGTTAATCGCGTGGAGTTCGAGTTTAGTAATAGACATACGGTCTTCGCCTTTCGCGAATGACAGACGACCGTTCTCAACAACAGTTGGGGTAACGCCAGCAAAAGTTAAGATATTGTTCATGATAAATATTCCTTAAATGGGTTGGGGGAAAAGATTCAATATAGAATCTCACTTAGGTAATATATATCTGAAACAATTTATAATCCGGGACAAAAAAAGAAAGGGAAATCCCCCACCGAAGTGGGGGATGTCGCCAGCCTAATTACTTAGACTTTTCGTGCGCAGCAATACCAGCACTGATGTAGCCGTTTACGCCGCTGATCAGGTTTTTCTGACCAGTCGCGATGCAGCGCTCAGTGTAGGAGATGATCTGGTTACCGACAGTGATAGCACGGCGGGCAACACGGACATTGCTGGTCAGCTCAGGATTGTCATCGATTTTCACGTTGTCAATACGCTTGAGCAGCCCTTCGATAGCACGTTCGTACTTATCAACAGCCTGGTTGTTCTTGTGGTACGCTTTCACGTTTTCTTCCACTTTCTTACCGAGCTGGTTGAAGAAGGCTACCAGAGAGGACAGGGTAGATGCGTTCGGAGTAGAAACCGAGCTTTCCACGCTGCCTTCAGCTTCGACCACGGTGAAGGACGCATTGACTTCGTCGCCTTCGCCAGTGATTTCTGCTTTACCTACCTGGTTGCCCAGCAGGTCAACGTTGCCATTTTTCTTCAGTACGCTACCGTTGACCGCTTCTGCGAAGCCAGCCTTCAGTTTGCCACCTTCAACGCCAGCCACCAGACCGGTCAGTTTAGACACGGTGGTTTCCTGCGCAGCGTAGATAGCACCGATTTCATCGGATACCGCTTTCAGCGCAGGTACGTCGTTACCAACGAACTTGCCGCCTTTGGTCAGCTGCTTGATGAAGCCACCAGAAATGGTGTCTTTCTTCTGCTTGCCGAGGTTACGGATCGCACCGTCGTACTTTTTCGCGCGCGCCTGGATAGATTTACCCTGGTTGCTGAATTTCAGCCAGCGGTCTTTCACTTTACGACCCTGCTCTTTCAGCCATTCCCAGATACGCTTCAGGAACGCTTTGATGTCATCCCACAGGGATTCACGAGCGACCTTACGGCGGTTACGAGAACCGTAGCTTTCGCGAGCAACGCTGGTGCGGTGTTCGAAGCCCCAACGCTTACGGATAGATTCCTGAGCAACATCCAGCGCATCGGCTGCATCGTCAGGCATATCTTCTTCCGCTTCCATGTCAGCGTCGTCACCTTCGCCATCAGCAGCAGCCTGGGCAGAATCAACTGCATCCAGCTGTGCATCAGTTTCGTCACCATCTTCGGACAGGACGTCTGCTTCCGCATCCATCTGGTCGATAGGTTTGGTGTCGTGCTCGATGTCAGCCAGAGTACCTTCTACGGACTCCGCTGGCAGTTCGATACCGTCCGGAACGATGGTGCCTGCACCTTCGATCGATTCACGGGCAGCTTGTTTTTGCGCAAAATTTGCCATCTTCTTTGATCCTCTGGGCGGCACACTTGTACCGCCGTTAATGATTTGGAAACCGAGCTACAGCTATACGATTAAGCTTTAGACTTTTCGTACGCGCCGATACCAGCACCGATGTAACCGTTCAGGCCGCTGATAACAGTGTTACCAACGTAGTTCACGGCACGGTTCAGAGTCTGGTAGTTCTTAACAGACTGGTCAGCCGCAGAGCGTGCAGAACGCAGACCTTCCCACTCGGTTTCGTCGTTGGATTTATCCAGCGCAGAAGCCGCTTTCTCAGCTGCCTGTTGCAGCTTCTCGATTTCGGTGTCATACACACGGAAATCTTTCAGCACAGCTTCAAAGCTCTTGCCGATAGAGTCCAGCGCAGACGCAGCAGAAGACAGAGCAGAAGCGTTAGGTACAGACACTTCTTTCTCTTCGCTGTTGTCGCCAGTTGACATGAACGCGATCGCGGTGAAATCATGACCGCCAGCCAGTTTCTTATTACCAGACTGGATGTACGCGTTGCCCGGCAGGGCCAGCAGACGCTGAGATTCAGCATCTTCGAACTGCGGCAGGTTGCGCAGTTTGGTCGCAGCAGTACCGAACAGAGTCACAGCTTCGTTGCCTTTCAGCGCAGAGAACGCATCGCCGGTGCCTTTGGCAACAGCAACCGCAGTTTCATCAGCCTGTTTAGACAGAGCAGTGATCGCGCCTTTCACTTTACCGCCGGTCACGTCTTTCGCGATAGCGATAGAACCAGCAACGTCGAATTTACCTTCGATAGACAGTTTGCTAATGAAGCCGCCAGAGATGTTCTCTTTGCCGCTCTTAACTTTGCCCAGCTTACGGATCGCTTCCTGGTACGCCTTCGCACGTTTCTGTGCCGACTTACCAACGTTGATGTATTTCAGTTTCAGATCTTTGATCTTGCCAATCACTTCTTTACAGAATTCGATGAAGCGCTTGTACAGATCCTTCAGGGTATCTTTCCAGCCTTCCTGAGCGGCTTTGGTCATGCCGCGACCACGGCGGAATGATTCACGCGCCAGTTTGGTGCGGTCAATGCCCCAGCGACGACGGATAGACTCTTGCGCCACTTCGGTGTGGGCAATGGCTTCTTCCGGTTGTTCTTCGCCGTTTTCGATCGCTTCGTCAGCAGAGTCGATCGCTGCTTCGGTACGCTGGGTGTCAGTAGACAGAGTTTCGCCGTCACCTTCCAGCTGCTCGAGCTGACCGTCCATAGAGGCAACTTCGGCCAGCTGGACGTCGATGTTTTCTTCAGCCGGTTCAACGTTGCTGATACCGTCGATTACATCGCCTTCGGTCTCAACGGACTCGCGGGCCATCTTACGTTGTGCAAAATTTGCCATTTCGTTTGGTTCCTTTGGTTATAACCCAATTACACGCCCCTGGATAGGGGCCCCCTTAGGGACGTGCGATTTTTAAAAACACTGCTAACGACGAGATCATATCAGACAACCCGTTAGGACGTGTCATCCACCGTGCCAGCAGTTCGTGGTCTGCATAAGATAATAGGCGCGCATCCGCTGTCCACGTTTGATGTGCTTTACCCATATCACGAACTTTACCCGCACGACCGTAAGCAGCTGCAATCAAGCGGCTACCCAGCCCACCGGTATGTTCTACAGACTTGGTGTTGTGTACGTCGTTCATGTACGTTGTCATCAACACCGACCACTGGCCAAGGGACGTTGAACGGCGCTTGCCATCCAGCAAGAATGCGACAGACTCGTTGTAGAACGTATTAAACGTAAAACCGACTTGCGGATATTCGTCATATAATACATCCTGGACGGACTGGGCACCCAGCATACGAAAGTAAGGCAAGACCACCGCACACGCTTGCAGCGTTTCGTGAATCAACTTATCGTCGTGTGTTTCCACGGGGTTTTGGGTCATGATGGCCATGAAGTTTTTGATTTTCTTCTCGGCCAGATTAAAATCCGGATTGGTTTCTACAGACATGAGACACTCCTGCTAACGGGCTTACGCAGCCAGCCCGTATTTTTTCTCCAGACGCTCACGTTTGTACTTGAGTTCCATCAAACGCTTTTCGTGCGCTTCGATGAGTTTCTCAATGTGCGCATCACCCTTACCGTCGGCCTGTTGCTTTTTGTACAGCAGGATACGCAGTTCAGTCGCCTTAGCAGCTTCGACACATTCGTCGTAACGATCCATCTGCCACTCGGCCCAGTTCAGGCGAGCACGGTAGATGAGCGATAACGGGAACGGCACAGAAGACATACCCAACGGATCAGTCGAGCTCGAACCGAACTGTTTGACTAAATCGTTGTACGTGTCTTCATCGAAGACAGCTTCGGGGATTTCCGCATAGTCCGCTTTCAACTTAGCAATCGGCGTCGCCAGCACACGCACCGCAATACCGTAAGAGATAGAACGCGTTTGCAGGTATTGAAGGTCTTTCGGACCGATTCCCTTCACTGCAATGTTCGACCCTTCGATAGACGCAATTTCTTCGGCGGTGATGTAGTTGACCAGGATGCTGCTGTAACCGGTGAAGAAGTCGATCAGGTCGAGTATCTGCAACACGGTTTGTTTGTTGAACGTCAGCGAGGATGTCACCAGCGTTTTGCCGATGTCACGGGTAATGCACTGTTCCAGGAACGGGCGCAGTTGCAGAACGTTTTCCATGGACGCAATCACGTACTCGAGCATACTGGCGTTACGCAGCCCCTTCACGTCCAGACCGGACTGATGGAGATACTTCACGAAGTTCTCGGATAACTCGGCAACCGGTTTAGACTTAAACGGTTTGCCCTGGACTGTGCCCACGAGTTCTTGCAAGTTCACGAACTGTGGCAGCAACGCATCACCAATGGCATCGCAGTTGGATGACAGTTGGTTTTTCAAATTCGTAGATTCGAAAGTTGGCAGTAGCATCGCCAACGCATTTGGAATCGGCATTTCTTACCCCTTAAAGAACCGGTTGCGCGCCTGAACGATAAGCTTCGATGATTTTATTCACATCGCCGCTACCGGCCTTCGCTTTACTAAAGTCAGACTTGTCCATTTCACGCGGAGAAGCCTGGCCACGAGTATAGATGGTGACACGGTTCCAGACGGTGTCTACCACAACGTAGTAAACTGTCAGGGTATCCTGGAACACACGCTGACGGACGTTGAAGTCGTCGAAGTCACCACCGAGCTGGGCAGACAGCCCGTCGATAGTGTCCTGCGACACCACCATGATAGACGAGGCATTGTTGATAGACGGAGACAGGCTCAGCAGACCAGACAGCCAGTTGCCGTTCTTCTTCTCCATCATCTTGCGGTAGTAGCCGGACTTATCACGGTAGCGGTTCTTACGGTACTCGTCGATAAGGTCGTTACACAGCGCGATGTCTTTCGCGTAGCTCAGAGAACCCACTTTGGCACGCAGCACACGTTCCCAGAACGTTTTGGTCTGGTCGCTGAATGCAATGATGGTTTCGATTTGTTCGGTTGGCAGGGATTTCACCGCCAGGCGTAACTGCATTGGCAGCTCAACCTTATTACCGTCACGCTCGAAGGTCACAGAGAACAGCTTACCGTTCGACAACCCTTCCTGCTCATGCAGTTGTTTCAAGGTATTGCTCGGCAGAGTCGCGGCGACTTTCCCGGCCTTACCCGAACCGTCAATGTTATTGACCGTGTGGTTCGTGGTACGGTTGTCGTTACGGCTGTTGTCGTTATTGGTCACGTTATCGCCACCAATAGAGGAGTAATCGTCATACTTGGCGTTTGCGCCCATCATGAAATCACTGCCTCGACCACGACCACCCGGACGGCGAGATTCACCCACAGCGATGGCGGTTTTATCGTATGACGGCAAGCCAAAGCGGGATGACTCGCCCACGGCAAACTTCGCCAGGCGTGCGCCGCTGCGTGCGGCGTTGTCCAGGACATTACGTTGGGTGCTAACTTTGTCCAGGGTGCCGAGGATATCTACCTCAGGAACACCGACCAGCAAAGAGATTGCGGTCAACTGGTTAGCAGCCAGCAAGATTTGGAGTTTTTCGAGAATACCCGGAAGATAATCCAGACCCAGTAGGCTTTGCTCAACCAGCGTGATGTGCTCATTGTTAAGCACCGCGTTGAATTCTTCCGTTGACTCTGCGCGCTGGCGCAGCAAGTCAGGGAATCTCGAGAGAATATTGACCACTGAGGTCTCAAGTGTTTTATCTGACATTTTTTAGCTAAACTCCGGAGTTAAAGATGAGTAACGAGACTGATAAGAACAATCCGGGGTATGACCCGAATACCGATTTGACCGACACCGAACTGAACCCCAATAACCAGGATGCAGTCCCGTCTGTCGCGGGGTATTTCAACGGGCGGTTAAACAACAATAACCCGACCACCGCGTACGACAAGAACAGTGAACTGTCCGGGTGGAATGATCGCATCCGTCTTACAGTAGGTTTGGGTCTAGCTGCGCAGCGTATGACCAACCCCTATATGGGGTTTAACCATATGATGGCGTCTAACCCTACGCCGATTAACCGGGAATACGGTGGGTTAACCTTTATTACCCGACCGGACTTCAACCTGTGCTTTGACAACATTGCGAACTCACGCAAAATGTCTAACATGGCGTCACAGCCTCGGTCCTCACTTGACTATTCCATTTTGGCGGCGTTAGACCCTGACTTTGAGTTAGGTTTCTCCGACCCACCGATGGTGAAGGGGCGTCGGGTGAACCGTCTGGGTACACCGTTCCTCTCGGAAATCATGTTCGACAATCTTCAGGCATTCATACCATTGCTCAGCACACAGTTACTGAGCCTCTCCGGGATGCCGGATCAGAGTGTGGATAACTGGATGTCGAACGAAGGGATTATGCGTGAGCAGTGGGGGATGGTGGATTCGACCCACGAGGTCAACAACCAGTACAGCATGTCCATGACGCTGAACAACCCGTACGGGAACCCGGTGATGCGCATGATGGGGATTTGGCTGGAGTACATGTCCGGGATTAAGATGGGCAAGTTCAAACCGAAGATGCGTAACTCGATTCAACGCCGTATCGATTACCAGTCGCGTGCGTACGGTCTACGCTACGATGCCCTGGGGAACATCACTCGTTTCTGGACAGCTTGTGTGGGTTGGCCGATGAACGACAACGCCGGACAAATGGCCAACGTCGATAACTCCAAACCGCAGATGCAGGATGACACCACCATCAACCTGAACTGGCAGTTTATTGGTGCCCGTTTCGATGACCCGCTGTACATGGAAATGTTCAATGCCGTGGTGGGGATGTTTAACCCGGACATGCTGCCGGTACCGGGCAGTGTCGCCAGCGGTAACTTCCAGCCGATTGGTTCTGATCAACTGGTACCCATTGCTCCGCAGCTGTTGCCGTTATTCAACTATTACGGTTATCCCCACATTGACACCTTGCGGCGTAAACTCACCTGGTACGTTTATCAAAACGATTATCAGCACATTCTCAAGAAGGCAGGTCTGTTGGATAATGCAGGCAATGCCCTCGTAACGTCGAGTGCCACCTAATGAGTTCAAATACGTATAAAACGATGGCTGACAATCTGCTGCTGCTGGCGCACCACCCCGCCGCGATGCAGTCGATTCAGTTAAACCATCTCCAGGATGTCGAAGACGCCGAAGGGCAGATTCTGCTGCGTGACCCAACTGACCCGGTGGCTTACCTGGCGGAGATGGGCACGATGATTGGCCACACGACGATCATGGGTTCACGGGAAACGGTACCGAAGACATTTGCGAGCATGGCCCAGACCTACGACGATTTGTTCCGTCACATGTCTGACGTCGACTACGTGGATGTATTTGCACAACCCGGCAGTACCGAACTGATTCTGCTGTTGGATGTGGATTCGATTCTGTCGAAAGCCTATCCGTTGAACGTGGCCGGGATTCGTAAAGTGGTGATTCCCCGCGACACCGTGTTTAATGTCTCGGGCTACCCGTTTGCGATTCAGTACCCGATTGAGATTCGTGTTCTGCCGTATGGCACCAACGAGTCTCCGGCGTTTCAGGTATTGTGGATTACCGAGAACCAGTCCCCGATTTCACCGGTGTCCACCAATGCCCTGGAATGGGAACTGACCAGCACGAACACCACCACCTCACAACTGCTGGCGATTCACATCCCAACCATGCAGTATTCCGTGAAGTCGGAATCGGACACGGTCGAAGGGCAGAACACCTTTGTGATGACCCGTGCCTACACCAACAAGTTCTTCTACGTGCGGGTGTGGGTCAAGTTACTGAACACCACCACCTGGGTGGAAATCAGTCACACGCACAACCGTGACGTGTATGACCCGAACACTCCCACAGCGTTGATTCAGGTGGGCTCATCCAGTCTTCGCTGCACCATTCCGTCCATTTACATGGCGAAGAATCTGGTGAGTGGCGAAGTGCGCATGGATGTCTACACCACGCTCGGTCCCATCAGTCTGGACATCTCGGCCTATCCGGCTGACGAGTACACCTTCTCGCTGCGTGATTTTAACAGTGAGTACGATGCCAACTACGTCAACCCGATTAAATCCTTCTCCATTAAAATGCTGGCCGCGGCTGCCGGGAAAATGGCGAAAGGGGGTCGTGGGCAATTGTCGTTTGACGAACTGCGTGAACGTGTGGTGAACAATGCCGTGGGTGCCCGCCGGTTACCGGTCACTGAGAAACAACTGGAAGCCACTGTGTCGGATTACGGCCTGACGCTGTCTAAACCGAACGACTATGTCACCGGGCGTACCTACTTCCTGACAGCCCCGATGATGGACTCGACAATCTCCAAAGTCAGTACCCCGATTGGGACAATTACGGCCCCGCTGTATTTCTCCTGGGATGAACTGGTGGCATTGTCCACGGTGAAGGTAAACGGTAACCGTCTGACCATTGGCCCGGATACTCTGTACCGCTTTACCGATACCAGTCTGTCGATTGATGCACAGATGACCGAGTTGGCGAAAACGATGCGTAAGGAAGACCTGGTGAATGCCGGGAACACCTCGCGGTATCTCTTCACCCCGTTCTTCTACGTCGTGGACATCAACAACAAAGCCATCGACGTGCGTATCTATCAGCTGGACAAACCGCAGCTCAGTTCCAAGCGTTTCATTACCACCAACGTCACCACGGAACTGTCAGTGGTTACCGCGGACTACACCATTGAGAAGACCGAAGCCGGGTACGTGTTGCGGACAGTCACCAAATCCGAACCCCCGTACCAAGCCCTGGACGACTCACAGGTGTTTGCGCAAATCTCCTTTACCCCGCGTAACTCAGATGGCACGCTGGCGTACATCAACGGGGAACTGGTGGGTAAGCAAGGGAATGAACGCGTCTGGGAGTTCCTGCTGGAAAGTAACCTCGACGTTGACCGTAATGACGAACTGGTGCTGACCAACACGCGCATGACCAGTGAGAATCCGGTCGATACGCCGGTGGCTCTGCTGACTGACTTCAACGTGTTCTACGGTACCACGGGTTACTATCCGGGGAACTACGAACGTGCGGAAATGGACACTTTAATCACACTGCCGTCTCGTGATGCGATTGGTGTTACCCATGAGATTTTCAAAATCGAACTGGGGAAAGCACTGACCTACTACTGGCGTAAAGCCCGTGCAGTGACGGACACCATCAACTACGAGTATTACCAGGAGGATGTGTTAGCCACCTGGAAAGTGGATGTGATTAAACGTGATGCTGAGGGGGTACCGGAATACAAGTACGACCCCGCCGCCACCCCGCCGTTGCAGATTGTCTACGAACACCGGAAAGGTGACCCGGTGATTGACCCGGTAACCGGAAAACAGGAAATCGAACACGAGAAGAACACCCTCGTGATGGATGACTATGGTCAACCGGTGATTGCCAAACCGCGTAGCATTAAATTCCGCAGCGAGATGGCGGTGTTTGATGCCCGTTACAAATTCGCTACTACCCAAACCGCCCAGCAGTATCTGGCCTCGGTAGTAGACGACATTGTTAACTACGTGACCGGAACGTTACCGAAGCTGAAACCGATTCTGCTCGAACAGACCGACGGCTTCTTCGTGCCTATCACCACGATGGGTTACATTGATTGCCGTACGGAAGACGGGGTGGTGACACCTATCCCGGCCGAGAATCAGTTCACGGTGAAATACTACCTGACGGCTGCGAACCGCAACAACACCGATTTGTTAGCCCAGATTCGGAAGAAGACCTCACAAGTCATCAACGATTATCTGGCCGCGAACTTGACCGTGTCTGCCACGGAAATCGGGAACCTGTTGAAGACCGCACTGGAAGGGTCAGTGATTGGGGTAGAGTTGGATAACATGGGGCCAGACAAAGACATGCGTCTGTTCACTGTGGTCTCCGAAGCTTCGCGGGCTACCATCGGGAAGAAACTCGATGTGGAAGCCAACGGGGACATCGGGTTAAAAGACGACATCGTTATCTCGTACAATCGCCACGATACCACGAAAGAATAAAAAAGAACTACCCACTCCTTTTCGGGAGTGGGTAGCCTTTATTTTAATCGTCAGATTCAGCAGTCTGTCGATTGCCTTTCACCAGTGGGTTCAGCTTGGCGCGTGAGAGCACCACCTGTAATGACCCGACACCTTCACAGAGACGTTTCACCAGCGTGATGTTGGCTTTCAGCGCTTCGAAGAAATCACCGTCCCCATCCATATACGTCATGGACAGTTCACGTCCGCTGGTACGCAGTCCGGTCGGATTACGCTTCAGCTCGGTGGTGATGACGTCGGAGATGTATTTCACAAACCCGCCGTCACTGTTCTTCATCTGCTTCTGCCACGCCTCTAACTCTTTCAGCGTTTGCTCAACGGCTTTGTTGAGTGTGCTGTATTTGTTGAGGTTGGTGTCGTAGGTGTTGGTGGTAAACCCGGTTTTGCCGAGGCTCACGACCACCGCTAACAGCTCACGCTCATCGCCCACGGAGAGCTTAACATTCTGACGCAACTCTTCCAGACACGCCGCCCCGAAGAACGCCGTGCCAGTGGCCACCGCCAGCTTACGCTGACTGCCAAGGTTGTCGTAGATGTTGTAGCCAACCAAATCGCGCTCTTGTTCCGGCTTGATGGCCACGACCGCAAACGACGAGGAGCTAAAGCCTTTACCCGCCCCATCAGAGATAGAACCGGAAAGCGTGGTGTTCAACGATTGCAGCGCCTGACCAAACAGTGTCCCGATCCCTTCGACGCCCTGTGACTTGCCGCCTTTCTGGTAACTCTCCAGCAACGCCGGAGCAGCCAGTTCGTGGAAGGTTTTCTGCAAGTTACCAAAGTAACCGGTCAGTTCACCCACCACGTTGGAGGCTTGTTTGTAGTTCATCTCGTTCGGGATTTTCACCCCGGCTTTACGCACCGATGGCGGTAAGCCCTGGTACGCTTTCTCCGCAGTCTGATGCGGATAGACGCCGGAAGTCACGTTCAGTTGCAGGAGGGTGTCCAGAAGGTCGTGAATCACACTCTGCTGGCTTTGACGACGTTCGCTGTAGCCTTTGAACAGGTTAGTGAATGGAGAGCGTTTCTGTGCGTTAGAGAGCGCATTCAGATACTCTTCGGCTTTCATGTTCGAGAAGACTTCATCGGCGAGGGTCACGGCCAGGTTCAGGTTTTCCAGGGCACGCCCTTTCAGACCTTTTGCTGCTTCCATGTACGCGTCTTTGATGGCGGTGATATTCAGCTGGTCAAGTACCGTGGTACCGTCGACTTTAAAGCTTTCGACTTTGCTGTCAACGCCTTCTTTATACGCACCTTCATCGCGCCCACCGTCACCGGCGAAACCGGAACCTTTCTCCATGATCCAGCCCAGGATTTTAATCACTGAGGACAGAGCCAGGATAATCAGGCCAATCTTCCCGGCGTTTGCCCAGGACTCCAGCGCCACCACGGTTTCTTTCTGGCCGGTCTTCGTGAAGTTCGACGTCAGAATAGAACGGGTAGTCGGGGAGATGGTACCCGGACGGGTAGACTCGACCGCGACTGCCAGGTCACGAGACAAGCCGGAACGACGTACCTCGTGCAGAATGGCTTCGATTTGCATCAACAGACGCGAACCGTAAATCAGGTCAGCTTCGTTACGCTGCATGTACAGGTTAAGCTGGCTGACCGTCGACACGCGCTCCTCAAGGCGGGAGCGCACCACATCCCCAATTTCCCCGAGTTGCCATTGGGGTGGGGTGTTGTTGCCCGTCATTTCCATTGTCATGAAATCTGACCTCGCGTTTCAGCGATGTAGAAGTTCACTGCTTCTGCGAAACGTTCAATCCACAGACCGACAGTGTCCCACACATCTTCACCCACGGCATCGTGGAAAATTTCTTTCACCGAGAAAGAGTCGAGAGCAAAGCGCCCACCCCAGACCTGGTTGTAGCGGTTGCAATACAATCCCACAGTCAGGTCTTCAATCGTGCCGAGGTCAACGCAGTACAGCTCGTTCACATCAGACACGATGTTGCGCATGATCGGACGCAGTTTCAGGCCCACCACTTCGGAGGCACCCATCTGGCCATTGTTCGGCAGGTCAGCAGCGTAGGCCAGTGCAAAGGCAACCAGCCCTGTCAGGGCACGCTGGGCTTGTACGCCCTTGCCTTCGTTGGTGCGTTTAAAATCGAGAACTAACGAGTTCAAAGAGACTTTGTGAGTCATGATATCACCCTAGGTTAAGAGACGGTTAGCCCTGCCCCTTTGATAAAATTAAGAATCGAGTCAAACTCGACTTCTTCGTAAGTGGTCGCGCCGTACGTGTAGTATTCGGGGGAGCCATCGAACGACTGTTGCCAGGCTTCTGAGCATTCGGCAGTGCGGACACGGTAGATGTGTGTCTTGTCGCCTTCTGTCAGGTTGTTGGCCAGTCCGGTACTTCTCAGCAGTAACGTATTGCCACGCTGTTGCACAATAATCGGGGCAATGGTTTTATCCACGTCCCCTGGTGCCGTGCCTGCGTTGTGAATAGAGGCATACGAGATAGCGGCTTTAATCGCTTCTACCTTATTCGAATAGCCTACCAACGGTACCGGGTCTACGCCGTAGCGCATCCCGTTCAGGTCGTGGTCAATCTGTGCAGCTGAGAGCACCTGCCATCGATACGGTAAGGTAATCCAGAGGTACTCCGGTTGTTGCCCGACCGACTCCCCTGCTACTTTACCGCAGCAAGTTGGTTCAGTTTGGCTGATGCCACACGCAGGTCGTTGGACAGGTAACGCTCAAGCGAGCGCTGGTAATCCACCGCTTTGCGCTCACGACGCCCGGCTGGGGTCAACGTCTTCATCAGGAAGGAATAGATGTTATCTTTATCCTTCACTGTTTTGAGGATGTTGTCTACCGCCGCAATTCCATCCAGGATACGTTTACGTTGGTCGTTGGCCGCTTTGGTGTTCTTGTCCTTCAGCGTGTTCAGTTCTTCCACCAAATTCCGGCGCATAGTTTCAAAGCGTTCCTGCGGCGGATCGTAGATGGTGTTTTCTGGGTCGTTAATCACCAGACCGAACAGCAGCGAGATTGAACCGAACAGCATTCCAAACGGCGTCGCAAAGGACACAATCAGGTAAGCCACTTCGAGCATCTCGATGGTGAGGTGCACACCGTAGTTCATGTACGAACGGTTGCGGAACAGATAGAAGCGATCGCTTTCCATCTTGTACAGTGCCGAAGCCAGATACGGCGCTGCGCCAAAGCGAGCGGCGAAGTCATCAGCTGCACGTTCCCAGGTACGGTTCGCAAACCCTTGCCCACCGGTCACGTAAGGACGGTCAAGCAACGTCTGGGTCACCAGGTGCATATAGATGTTCTCTTTTTTGAACTCTTTGCAAATGGTTTCCGGTTCGTTCACTTTGGTATCAAGAATACGCTCGACATCCTTCACCACCTTCAGACGCACCGCAGCATCTTCGGTTTCCATCATGCGGTTGGCCGCAGCATCAGCAACCAGGTTGGTAATCAGGGTGCGCATCAGCGTACGGAAGTAGTAGTAGACGTGCCCCACTTCGTGGAGAATCACGGAGGCCACTTCTAAATCCGACAACTCTAAGGACGTCAACATTTTCGGGGTCAGGTAAAGTGGGGATGGCACTTTACTGAGGTCGCCCGACACCTTGGCGTTCGCATCATCGAACTCCCCGTTCAGCTCGTTCTCTTTAATGAACTTGCTGTAGACGTCGAGGTCTTTGTTGCCCTGATAGAACACACGGTGCAGGCTGCTGACAATCGGGCTGTTCGCATCCAGCTTCGGTGGTTCCACTCCGGCGAAGACCACGTCAACGACGCCCAGCTCGGCACCGTTACGGAACAGGATTGTCAGACCAACGGTTTTCAGAACCCAGGCAGCCACACCAGAACTATCGTATCCCGCCGGAGAGAAGTCCCCCGCCGCACGGAATTTACCAACTATATCCGCCAACTCGGCGAGTTTCTTTTTATCCTGGAATCGGATAGATTCCCTGGCCACCGCTTGCGCTTCGGCCACTGTTTTAATGTGTCTTTGCCAGTGTCCCATTTGACGTTCCTTAATAGAAAATTACGCTACCCGCAAATCAATATAGCAGCCACCAGATTTGAGAGTGAACCCATGATCAATAACTATTTTGCACCCGAGGACGTAATCGCTAAAGAGTGCAAGCATGTCGCTTATGCGACAGACGATGAAAAGCAAAACGACTTTGTCCTCGTGAAAGAGGTCATCCATACTAAAGACGGCAGGCTGATTCCACGGGTGTTTGGACGTGAGAATCTCAAACGTCCTATCTATATTACCCAGCCTCCGCACCGTAATCATCAAGAGAAAAAAGAGTACGAAGAACGCAGTAAGACGCAGGAGTTTATGACCACTGATGTGGGCATGTCCATCACCATTCAAGCCGGGCTAGGTGTGCGTTTCCCTGACCCGAAGAAACGTCTGCGCCAGGTGTGTTCCAGTCCGTATGTGTATTGGGCGGACTTACCGGTCACCAGCTGGATTAAGCAGAAGTATTTAAAGAAGTGGCCCAACAGCGTCACCCCTAACCGCCTGTGTATCTACGACGTGGAAACGCGTGAAGAGGACGGTTCGCGTGACCCGTGGTTAATGAGCTTCGTGCTGGATGACGAGATTCACTTCTTTGCCACCCAGGACTACATTGCCCGTTGTGGTAAAGTGAACTTCGGTGAGCGGTTACTGAAACGTGCACAGGAGATGCTGTCGAAGATTGAGTTCCGTGGCAAGAACAAAAAGACTGGCGAAGACGAAATCAAAATCAAGAACGTATTGGAAGGCTTCACCATCACGGCCCACGAGTGTGCCACCTCTGGTCACGCCGTGGTCAGGATGTTTGAAGAAATCCATCCACGCTTACCGGACTTGATGGTCGCCTGGAACCACGAGTTCGATATTTCACGTATGCTTGAAGCGTTAGAGCGTGATAATATCGCCCCGGAAGACGTTTTCTCTCATCCGAGCGTACCGCAGAAGTACCGTAAGGTGTGGTTTAAGAAAGACCAGGCATCGAAGAAGACCGAGTCGAAGTCGTTGACCAAGGCCCCGTCTCAACAGTGGCACGTTCTGTACTGCATGGCGTCCTTTTTCTTTGTCGATGCCATGTGTCTGTTCCGTTCTCTGCGTGTACACGAAGGTCAGCGCCCGTCGTACAAGTTAAACGCCATCCTGGACAGCGAGTTAGGATTAAACAAACTCGACATCCCTGGGTTGCCGTATGAGGAGAAACTCGAATGGCACTTGAAAGCGCAGAAAGACTTTGCGCTGGAGTATTGCGTCTATAACATCTTCGATAACCTGATGATATTGCTGCTGGACAAGAAGACCAATGACTTGGCCTCAGCAATCTCAATTCTGGCCGGTTATTCGATGTACGACATCTTCCCATCGCTACCCAAACGTATCTGTGTGGCCTTTACGTACTACCTGTATGAACAGAACCCGAGTCTGGTTATTGGGTGTACCGGTCAGGCGATGCGCAACGATTACGATGAGGAGGTTATCGGGACGGATGGATGGATTGTGACGTTAACCGCGTGCATGAACTCCGAGAATGGTCTGACGAACATCTTGAAAGAGATACCGCAGTTCCACTCTGCCTTCCGTGGACAAACCGCGGATGCCGACTTAACCCAGGCGTACCCGTCAGCCACGAACATGATGAACCAATCGCGTGAGACTACCCTGATTGAACTGTTAAGCATTACCGGAGTCAGCGAAGAGATTCGTCGCCGTACTGGGGTGAACTTAACCGCAGGGCGAGTGAATGCGATGGAGATTGCCAACGACTTCTTCTGTCTGCCAGACAAAGATAAAGTGTTGACCACCTTCCTGGTTCGTCAAGGCGAAACCGTCACTGACCCGATTGAGTACATCAACGGATTTTGACAAAAAAAGAAGTATACCCACTCCCGCAAAGGAGTGGGTACTTTTATTTAAGCCGCACCAAACGCGTGGGCCAGCAGCGAAGCCAGTTCCTGGTCGGTTACGCGGTCAGTCACACGACTGACTTTGTTCAGCTCCAGCCAACGACGTTTGTCGGAAGCCCCGGCAAAACGTACCAGCATGTTGATGAACACGACAAACACTTCGCGCTCAGAGCTGTCCGGGAAGTTCACGTCCGCATAGCGGGTGACCAGCGGTTGGTAGAAGATGCCTTTTTTGTGTTTCTGGGCTGCTTCAACGAACGCGTAGAACGCGTCGAGGAATGCCTGACCACGTAAGTCCATCAACGCACGGAACGAGCTGTGCAGCTTGTTATACGCATCTTTCTCGGTCTGCGTGCCTTTGGCCTTGTTCGGGCCAACTGCCGCACCGGCTTCATCCAGCTGCGTGGTGATCAGTTTAACCTGGTGTTGGTCATCCTGGCCGTACGAGGCTGCCAAACGCTGGGTAGCAGTAGGACGTGCGTCCTGGGTATTAATATCAGTTGTAGCCATGGTAATAATCCTTAAGTAATGTGGATTAACGGTACGAATTCCTGCACGACGGTTTCACGGCCGTGCATTGCGCCCATCGCATTGGTCATAACGTTGGAGAACGCAGAGGAGATGTCCGCGGCGATTGCACGCGGTTCTTCGGCTTTGTGGGCCGAGGAGCACGCAGCACAGCAGTCTACGTGACCCAGTTGACATAAGATGGGGCGTCGCAGACGGACAACTTTGCCCAGCTGTTCTTTCAAATACGCCTCAGTCAGCTGTACCAGTTTGCCGTTTACAACGGCGTTCATCCCGATATAACGGGTGACGTTGCCGAGGTTAATGACCACCGGATGGGTCAGCTTGGTACCACAATCCCCGGCCACGATACGGTGGTTCTGGAAGATCATCTGAATGATACGTACCTGCTCACCCCCCTTCGCGGTTTCCGCACCACGCGAGAACGACCCTTCACGGGTGTCGTTGAATTTCTCTACCAGGTTCTTCATCCCGCCTTCATCAACTTCCATCAGGCTGGTTGGCACCAGGGTAAAGTCACTCCCCTCTTTAAATGCGGTTTGAATACCGTACATCAACATCAGTTTACGACGACGCATTCGGGATTTCGGCGAATTGTAGAACTCGATAGACTGGTCACCGCTCAACCATTCCTTATCCAGTTCATCCAATGCCTTTTCAATCATCACGATGACGGCCGGGTTATCCAGCTCGTCTTTGTGCTTAAGCAGTAATGCGTCACGTACCTTATACGCGTCTGGGTGGGTCGTCAGCGAACGCAACGTGCCGGTGGCGGCAATGCCACGGGTCATCGGTGCAAGCTCGTGTAGACCGCCTACAAAGCGCCCTATCATGCTTGGACGAATGGCCCCGTCATTCTCTGGCTCATCGTCTTCGTGTTCCAGACAACGGCGGTACATCTCTTTCTGGTATTCCAGCGGGTTCTTGGAAATCGCCTGGTACGGCAGGCGAGTACCGAACGCGTAGAAGATAACAATCCAGTTAAAGACGTAACGCCCTACGGAGGTTTGCACCGGGCCTTCTAAGCCGGGATACATATCAGGACGCAACTCAAAGAGTTCTTCCGGGATGAACAGTTCGTCATCCTTTTTACACCCTTCAATCGGCACCCACTTCGCATCTTCATCTTCGACCGGCACATCCCAGAAATGCGGCAGGCCGTCAATGTAAGTCAGGTCGTACGGTTCAGGCGGTTCCCCATCCTCATTAAAGATGGCCACGTTAAACACCGCAATACGCCATACCAGTCGACGCCACGCTTCTGCGTGACAGGCTGCGACCAGGTATTCAATCCTGTTCATAATTCTCTTCCTCTTGCGCACGGTCTTGCCCGTAGATGGTTTTCAGGGCAGCCAACCCCTGTTCCAGAATCGGCAGAGGAGGGTAGTTGTCGGTGTTAATCTTTTCTAGGTTCCCGGCCAACGCACCGTAGGCCCCGTCAAAGTCATCGAACGGAATCACGGATAACCCGACCGCGTACATTAACAGTAACTCATCGTCGCTGTACTCGTCGTCCGCAAACGACAACGCTTGTTGTACCACAAGCATGTCCGGTTCTTGCGGCAGGTTCAGGAACACAAACGCTGACGGGTTTTGGGGGAAGGTACGCAGATACGCCGCGATACGGCCGATACGCAGGTAATCGTTGTCACCCTTCTGTTCTTCCAGCGCTGCTGCCGCCAGGTAGTTACGCATCACGGTCATCACCCGTGGGCCGACTGAAATAACGAGGTCTTCGAAGTGCAGGTTGTTGTCACCGTACACAACACGGCACATGTTCTCAAGAATGTGCTCAGGGGTTTCGCCAGACATCACGATGCCGTACAGGCTATCGCTGTCGTCGAAGTCTTCAAACTTTTCCAGCAGTCCGTGTAAGATACGCACGGTCTCTTTGGGTTTATGATACACGATTTGTGGATTAAGGGCGACGCCCAGGCGGTTGCCGAGCGCGACTGCACACTTCACGATAATACCTTCTAACCGGATGGTCTCATCCGCCGGGTCAGAAGACGGTTCAAAATACACGTCGCTTAAAGCCACATCATAACCGTAATCGATACCGAGGGTCACTAAGTCTAGCATCGGCGCTGCACGGTCTTCATGGCGATTGACCGTCAGTACGGCCGCGTAGTCGGTATAAATGTCAATCATGGGAGGTTTCCAGCACTTTGGGGATTCATACCAAGGCAAAAAAAGAAAAGGAAAAGGGGCCGAAGCCCCTTAAGAACGACCCTTGTTTTCTTTCTCCAATTCGCGCATCTCTTTGTTCTCTTCAAGCTGTGCCTGAATATCCTTGTTGAGGATAGCCATGCGACGCCTGACCGCCTCCAGCATGATCATAATTTGCCAGCGAGGACGGTCTAAGAACTCATCGAACGAAAGACGAAAGTGTTCACCAATTTGCTCACGCAGGTACGTGGCATACCAGATTTCGTACAGACTACCGGTTACCGGGTTCTCAAACTCTGACAACCCGATATGGTTCTCACCTGTATCCAGGCCGAGTGTTGCATCGTAAGCTTCCATCAACTCGTTGTGGGCTTCCTGATACGTAATCGGTCGGGTACTACGCTGCTTGAACAGTGAGGTGGTATCCAACTTGAGGGTCGTGATTATCTGGTCGGATGGTACTTCGTCGTGGTCTAGCCAGTAACGCCGTATTGTCTGAGCAGAAACTTCTGAATCTCGGACACCACTCGAGAGAGCTCGAAAAAAACCCTGTCCGGAGAAATGGTAACGATACCACGGTACAGACCTTCTTTCTCACCGTCATGGTCGCCACCGCACACAGAACATTTCTGTCCCATGTAGCCGAAGACGGCCAGACGTGAGCGCTCATTATACAGCGCCATCGCTTCTTCGAACTGACTGACATACAGACGGTCAGGTGATAACTCTTCGAGCATCACGACAATCTTCTTGTAGTCACGTTCCGTCTGCGTGGTCTGCACGAGCTCACCGTCAACTTCCTGTTCTTCCACCACGGAGATAGATTCCACCATGTGGGCATAACGGGTCAGACGACGGGTCTCTGCGGTGAGGCGCATATGGTTCTCTTTCTCACGCTCCGTACCGTTGGCCGACAATGCCGTGGTGGTTGAGGCATTGATGTCCGCCATCCAGCTTTCGGTGTGGTCGAAGAACTCGCCGATAGAACAACGACCGAAGGTCACGGTCACGCCATCTTTTTCAAAGACAGCAGCCGGGTCTTTCAGGTGGTTGTTTACGAACTCCGCTTGTTCTGCCTGACTGATCAGGAAGTCATCGGTACCACGCTGATGCGCCCACAGGTTACGTTGCAGGTCGGTGTACAGACCGGTACCCATACGGATACAACGGGCGATGTTCAGCTTCACACTTTCTTCGTGTTCGCAACCGTCACGACCACAAATCAGTGTCCATGGTAACCCGGCCGGGAACTTCGCCTGGATTGGGCCCAGAATAACCAGCCAGTAGTCAGCCAGGTCAATCTTATCCAGCAGCACGGTCTTCATGTCGTTGCCTTCGCAGTCGAGCGTACACTCGGTAACGAATTGCAGGGCGAACTCAACCATGTGGCGGATATAGACACCGGACGAGGACGACAGCATCAGGCCGTACGTCTGCATCCCGATGGTGGCCGTTTCCAGCGTCAGCTGCATATCGAAATCACAGAACTCACGTTCGTTCGGTGCTTTGAAGCCGACGTAGATACCGGTAGCCGGTAACCAGACCGAGTTAGGAATACCGGTCTTGCGACGACGGCGCAGGGCAGCAATCGGGCCAGTGTGCATGTTGTTGCGTGGGGAGATGAGACCCGCAGGCTTATCAAAGCCCGGCAGCAGTACACGCTGTTCCCACGGGGTATCTGCACGCTCTAACGCCTGGTCAAACGCCTGCACGCCACTGTGCAGTGTCGGTGGGGTCATGTTCAGCGCCGCGTAGATAAGACCGTAGCGGTTTTGCTGTTCTTCGCTTTCAAACAACAGACGGCCGTCTTCCGGGGAACGTTTCACACTGGAGAAGAAACGCTGCAAGTCTTTCCCGATTAAGTTCGGGTCTTGCATCGGGCCGACCAAACGACGCAGGCCGGTCAGTACCGCATCACGGTCGTCTTCGGGCAGCTCAGCCGTTTCGGGCTGATACACACCTTTACCAAAGTTCACCTGACGTTCGCTGTCGCCCGGACGCACCTGCGGCGCAGCGTTCTTTTCGTGGTCAGCGTGCTGTACCTGTTTTTCAGGTGAAGCCGGAGTGAACGGTTTATCGTCCACTGTCGTTTCTTTCTGCACAGGCGCAGATTGGTGCACATGCTGATGCGTTACCTTCGGCTCTGGTTTTGGCTCAACGAAGATCGTTGTGTCCGGGCCAGCGGGCTGGGTAACGTGGGCGGTTTCCTCCGGCACCTTTGGTGTTTCCGGCGCTACCGTAGGAGCAACCGGTGGGGCAGGGGGTTCTTCCTGCTGATACACCGGGCGTTGCAGCACCGGTTCTTCGACTTGCAGCGGCTGAACGGGGTAGTGTTCGTTGTACACTTGCTCAGCACGGGCAAAAGAAAAACCAGGGTTGGATTTCTTAATCAACATCACCGCGTCTTCGCTATCCATGGTCTGGATTTGCGCAGCCGGTGGCAGCACCAGTTCCTGGGTGTCTTGCGACACCTCAGGCTGGTTAAGATTGGGACGGCGCACGTTGGACGGGCGCTGATCTAACGGTTCAGACATGTGCAGCTTCCTCAACGGTTTCAGCTTCTTCAACCGGCTTCGCCTGATCTGCTTCGGCTTCTGCCAGCATCTTCAGTGCTACGTCCCAGTCGATATCTCTTTTCAGAGCTTGCTTCACGAAGTTGACACGGCCATTATACAGAGACAGGATCTCAATGGCCGCACCTTGAATCTGTTGGCCGATGATGTGGGCATCTGTGGCGTGTGCAGCCAGGGCCATTTCCATCGCCGGATAGGTGTCTTTAATGGTGTCCCAGCGATTCTCGTTCACCAGGGTTTGCAGCTCGACCGCCGTGGCGTCAGCTTCAATGTTCAGGGCATCGAGTTTCTCTTTGCCTTCTTTCATTAACCCGATGAAACCGGCCTGGGCTTCATCCAGTTTTTCCAGCGTAAAGATACGCAGGGGTTCGTAACCGATGGTGGATGACACTTCACGCTCACGGTCGATTTTCTGTGACAGGATTTTGGTTTCTTCTTCAAACATCAGACTGATGCTGAGAATACCCTGCATCGCGTTGCGGATATAGTCACGCGCGTTCTGGCGAGGGTTAAAACCGTTGGACTTTTTGGCACGACTCATCGAAATATTCCTTATTGGGAAAGGGTTGGGTGTATACACATTATACACCCGACACGTTATTAACTGGCATTGTGCGGTACAGTGACCCAATCGTGCCATTTTTCCGAGAACAGCCGGTATGCCATCTTCGGGTTTTGGTCAACGTTCCCCGCGGGGTTCTCATTCCACAACACATAACTGTACTGCTCGTACGACGCTGTCGTACGGATGCTGGAGTTACGCGTAACGTAGTAGGTGAGGCCCCGTTGGAGAATCATTATCCCTGCGAAGTGCTCATCCACCATGTAGTAATGGAAGGCAGGCGACAACACAGGGTCAGTACATAGCGCCTTAGCGACGTCTTCTACGCCGGGATACGCTTTTAAAGCGGTTTCGAGTAAACTTGCTAAGGTCAGCCCGACATAAGGCGGCATTGGCGCGGGCGGAAGCGGCGGAGTGAGCATTGGATTTCCTTACGACGTACGGAGACGTTGCAATCTTAAAGGACAACACGACATCGGTCAGTGACTTCTGGCGCGAGTTCAGATAGTTGCAATGCTTCGGTATGTTGTGCGAATGGAACAACCACACCTTCGGATCGATTTCGCCCCAATCCTTGTGCATGATTTTACGTGGACGACCGGCCATCTGCTCGTTGAGCTGTTGGTCTTCAACCGGGGTCGAGATGTACATGTGTACCAACCCCGGCTTATCAACCGCAGTACCTGCTTTCCCCGGTGTGGAGATAGAGATGTCTGCTAAGATGAAGTCGTCATACGAATCGCCCGCATTAAACTTCGACACCATCAGTGCATGGAACTGCTCTGATTGTGCAAGCTTGTCCTTCACAAACTCTGTGAAGAATTCGCACATCGCCACTGTCGCAAAGATACACAAGATTTTCTGCCCCACCTGATACTCTTTCAGGTAGGTTTTCTCAATCATGTCCCAGTACATTTCCGCATAACTGATGTGGAGATTCTCTTTAATGAGTTTCCCTTCGAACAGTTTGTGGTTGTACGGGGTCATCTTCCCGGCCCAGAACGCAAACTTACGATCTTCAATGGCGTAATACAGTGCACGGATATGCACCACGGGAATGACCGGGATCGAGATACGCAAATCCGGCGGGAAACGTTCCAGATACCGCTCAGCAATAAACGCTTTGCTGGCACCCGGTTTCAGTGTGGCTGACATCTCCACACTCGGTGGGGGATTCAACATAATCCCTGCCTGATAAACCAGATGGAAATGCTCATGCACTTCATCCATGGCCAACAGACCGACGCCCAACGTGTCGTAGAACCGGTCAAGGTTCACGGGGTTAGTTGCCGCGGTGTTGATGTACTCTTTCAGGAAGCGTTGCAGGGTCACAGTCGGGATAATAATAATCTTAATCCCCCGGCGGTCGAGTTCCCCGTTTTCTCCCATCTCCAGCACCTCGTAGACGGCCTGTACGCCCGTCACCACCCATACCCCTTCCTTATCTTCACGCAGCCCTGTAGGGTCTTCTGTGGTGTCAAACAGCCACTTGGACACATACGTGGGTCGGTGAATCAGCAGTGTGCGTACCCCTTTCTTTACCATGACTTTCATACAGGTTTTGGTTTTTCCGCGACCAGTCTGAATGGCAAAGATGGTTTGTTGGCGATCTGGCTGGCAAGCAGCATCCACAACTTCGTTCTGGTAGAAGAAACGAGAAGACTCGTCAGTTTCCATCATGGCAAAGCCGGGATTGTCAAACGTACAACGGTACGGCTCGCTGCGTTCAACCTGATGCTGATACAGGTTGTAACGAACACCGTATTCTAAAGACGCCCGTTGGATCAGCGCCTGAATACGGTCAGCAAACATACGGTGAAAGATAAATGTGCGCAGGGAAGGAATGTGTACATAAAACGCATCCCCCCTTTCGGTAGTGATACGTCCTTGTTGCTTGCCCATCTTGGGGGCGTGCATATTCTCTTCGGCCCACGCGAGTATAGCCGACTCCATCTGTCGGTTGGGGACTTCTACCCTGACCCCCATACTCGTGTAAGTCATGTGAATCTCGACCATGCTACCCCTCTACAAAAAAAGAGGGGCACATGGCCCCTCTACTTAATGCACCACCACGGCACCTAACCCACCATCGTACAACGAGGCTGGAATGTGGTGATCTGTATAGAACCCGACATTATCGAGGTTATTCTGCTGACCTTCGAACAACAACATCGGGCCTGCTGAGCGAATCGCAATGAGCGTATTGTGGTCAACGAAACGTTTACCGGAAACAGTGGTGGCTTCTTCACTGTCAAAGCCGACTGCCGGGAACGAATTCGTTGGGGATTCCACACGCGATATAGCAAGCATTATCGCAATATGCGTCATCGGGATACCACCCAGCTTGCGTTGGATGTATTTGAACGTATCGAACAGTGCATAAGTACACTGTTTCTCCGTGGCTCCGCCCATCTCCACTAAGGTGATTGGCTTCACACGGCCCTGCTTCTTGTTCATCTTCATCGTCGTGTTGGCGTTGATAATCTCCACGACTTCATCGTTCTTATCCGCAGCAACAGAACGCAGCTTGGTCTCAAGACCGGCAACGAACTCTGCCATGGATTCCGAACGGTTGGTGTAGATGAGCAGTGGTTGTTTCTGGCCCCAGCCTTTCAACGGGATGTGTACCGTTTTCTTGGTGGGGAAGCGCAGGTCAACACGCTGCTTCAAGAAGAAGTGCAGGAAGGCTTTGGAGAAGTTTCCACAGACCCCCATGCGCACATCCACCGAATCTTCGGACAGTACCTGACCATCCGCATCCCGACGGTAGAATGTCAGGTCGGTGATTTCCGGTAACGCCGTTTCATCAATGTCGTCCAGGTGTTCATGGTACGCAATCTGGCTCAGTTCGGAATACACCTTATCTGAAACCACGAGTTCGTACTCTTCCCACACGCCAAACTGTGGCTTCGGCCGCAGGCACAGTCCTTTGACGGAGTTGTGCTTGTGCTCAACCAGATAATCTTTCATGCGCGGTGTCAACACCAGGTTGAGCAGATAACGCAGGAAGTCAAGGTGTTTGGTGGACAGAATCCCCTGGGTACCTTTCTCCGAGATGGAGGTAGAGGCCAGGTGACCCGGTGATGTGCCTTCAGACAGGTTGTAAATCAAATCACCCATACAGATCGCACAGATGCCCTGATCGGCCATCTTCTTACAAGTCATAGCACTGCGGAAGACGATAGGCTTACCGACGACCTGATCGAACTCGTCTTCTTCAAAGCGACGCCATGGGCCCGTCTCGCCGTCAAAGCGATAACGCATCCCCTTCATCGCCTTGTGGGCTTTGATGTCAATCGTCACGTCCTGGAAGGTATGATGATGAACATGCTCCGTCCCACAGTCCTCGTAGCTGAAATACATCAGCACGTTCGCGGCCAGCTGCAATTTACGCGAGGCGTACTCTGCTTCGGCAATCTTATCTGTGTTGTACAGATGCGAACGCGAGGTTGCGCCAGACTCTTTCAGTCGACTGATGACCGAATGCATCCCGGTGAAGAAACCTTCCCACACCTGATTGGAGTAAACGCGGGAGTCAATCTCGGACGTTTTACCACGCACGAATGCCTGGAGCACCTGGTTCATCTTGATGGTTTTGTCGAGTACCGACATCACCACCGGATTGTATTTCAGTGCCGGGTCCTGGAAGATTTTCTCGATAAGCTTATACGCTTCCTCCACCATATCCACGCCTTCTTCGTCATACCCGGTTGGATAGGCTTTGGCCCACCCACGGATAATCTCGAAGTTCTCGTGGTTATAGATTTCCATCATCGTGTCATAGTCGATGGTGGTACAGTATGCAAGCAGGTTCTTTACCGTCATGTTGAACGCATCAGCGTACACATGTTGGCTCAGGATATAACGCGTATCGGCGAGATCGATACCCGCCTTACGCGCCAGCACACTCGCCTCAGACATAAAGTCAATGTGGCGGTCATCCGTGGCCACCTCATCCTGACGGTAGGCCAGCGACGATGGGGTTGGTACTTGCGGATAGAACCGCGAGATACCCCAGTACGGCCAACTCAACTTGATGTGTCGAGAGGCCATCTCCAGTTTCTTCCCGTCATCAAACTCCACGTAATACCGCCCGCGAAGCTTCCACACTTGATCAGAATTCAGTGCCCGTAGTTGTCGAACGTGAACGTGACGACCCTGCATTATTTCTCCTCCCGTACTGGACGGATTAACTCAAACCCTTCGGCGCGGTGAATGTTACGAATCATTCTATCCACTTGCGAATCCCCCATTGGCAGTTTCTTACGATCCACCAAGTAACCAGGGTTAGTTGGAGTTGGAGAGTTATACAGCCCAGTAACGATAGCACGGTGAACCGCCGGGTCATTAGCACGGTTATGCGCTTCGTCATAGTTGCCTGGGCCAAAGCCTTCGAGTAAACGGTGCTCAGATGGCCCGCCCCACTTTAAGCCTTTCAGGTTAATCGGATACGAGCCACGGCCCTGATTAGAGGCATCGATAGTCCCCATGAAGTTCAGGTACATCGAGGAGATACTGGAGAACTCACGACCGGTTTTATCCAGACGCAACGTTTCCACTAAGCCCACGTAGAACTCGTTCTTCGTCCACTCTTTCTTACCGTCGTAATTGGTAATCAGGAGTTTCGACTTCTTCGGTTTGAACTCGCCCAGACGTTCAGAGATGTCCACCGGCAAATCATCCAGCTCATGCGGCATCCAGATACGGATGGTGAAATCATAAATCTCTGCGAAGAGTTTCTGTTTCAGCTCATCTGTGTCATGCGTGGCATTCAATGCGTTAACCCAATCGGGATTATAACGCATCAGATAGTCCATCATGACTGCCCAGGCCCCATTGATGTTACCTGCATCCAGTTCAGGCTTCATTCGCAGCTTAAGTTGCTCAGACGCCGCCGACCAATACATGTGGAACAACGCAGCGTAGGTCGAGCGACGTACCACGGCGTTCATGGAACGGATAACGTGAACACGCTCACCGAACTCGTTAATCGGCATGTCTTCATCGTCCAGCACCCGACCCACGATACCTTTGGTACCTGAACGGTCAGTGATTTTCGATGACACCGTTACCGGGATCGGGTAGCTTACCACAATTTTGATGGTATAGGTATTGATAGGGTCACGCAGACTGCGCTGTACCGGAGAGGTCAGCTTGGAAATAATCTGTTGTGACACACCGTCTTTACCGTACTCACCACGACGGATAGCTTCGTCAATCACCTGCTTGATTTCATCACGGAACTCAGAATACACTTCGTAAGTTTCCGAAGCGAAGGCTTTGTCCAGCAACACGCAGGCTTTTGGCGACCAGACAATGCTCTTGTCCTGAGACATAGCGAAGTAGAAGCGCACGATGCCACGGTAATACTCTTTCAGTGCCATCGCGTACTTATCCAGTTCGCGTTTGTTCTCTTCGGTACAGTTGATATTGTTGGTGCCATGGCTGCAACTGGTTTCGTCACGCCACACCTGAATATCCACCACCCGCGAGCCTGTCCGTTCCATCTTCTCGAGGTCATTATCTAAATTGGCCTGATAATGTTCGGGATCGGCATCCACGTATTCACAACGATCCATGTGTGGGGAAATGTGTTGCGTTTCCCCGAGTGTGGTATCAATTGCCGCGTACAGCTTATCAAAACGACGGGCTGCAATCACCAGACCATCATCACGCACAGCATCACCCACCAACGGCATATAGCGCGGAATGCGCACCCCATTGAAATCGGTAAAGCCATACGCATCTAACAGGAACTCATCATCACGCAAGGAGAAGTCAATAGTCTTCAACCCGAATGCGTGCATGACCGATGCCGCGGTTTTGGAGATGGTGTACGCATCTTCAATGATGTCAGGGTGCGACATCGTCACCGTGGACAGACTTACCCCATCGACAAACTCACCGTCTTTCAGTGCGTTGAACGTCGTCAGGATTTCGTCTTTTTCTAACTGCTCGGTTTCCCCGTTCAAGAGCGAACGCAACTTATTCGTTTCGCGCTTTTCTGAGGAGAAGACGTTATCGTGGTTGGTGTAGAAGTTAATCTCCAACACATCAATCATCGTCTTCTTCTGTACTGTTTGCTCAGCCCGTTTAAAGAAGATGGCATACTCCAATGCCTTAGAGTCGCCTTGCCGACCGTAACGTGCAAACGTTGCACGTCGCTGACGCCCGTCTTTCGTAATGTAACTACACGTTGTTCCGCTGTCTTCAACAATATCGTTGAAGGCGAAGTCGTGGTAGTTCACGTCTGCCCCCGTGAAGTGTGGGGACGGCTGCGGATGGTCTACCGGCACAGCGGACTTCATATGTCCACCGACCATGGATGCACGCGCACCCGATACCATTGAAATGCCCGCTTCGCGGTCAGCCACACTACTCATGAGTTCGACTGGTGTCTTCATACGCTAAATGCTCCTTATGGTTACCTCAGTAGGATAATATCTATCTATTATATTTTAGGAGAAGCGTGATGCTCGATAGTTTTGCTACCCTAACCGAGGTGATACCTTCGCCCAGTTCCAGAACCTGGAAGGTGTTACACGACTACACCGACTTCTTGCGTAAACACCCCAAGACCAAAACCGAGATTGTTGACCCGAGATACAGCTGGCCAGAGATTCACAACTTCTATGCCTATTGCCGACTCAAAGATTACGATGCGTCAATCGTCTTCCCAATGATGTTGCTCAACGGGTTAGAAGACCCGATGAATTTCACCCCTGCCATTACCGAACTGCTTGTTCCGGATGTCAGCGTCGTCAATGACATACTCTCGACCGTTATCGAAGACTAAAAAAAGAAGGGACGCCCAGTCCCTTCTTCCTTCTTTTATGCCCGGCTGAACGCTGAGCTGAAAGCACCGCTTCCGCCCAACCCACCACCTAAGCCTCCACCCAGACCACCGCCGCCTAAGCCGCCGCCTCCGAGTGCGCTGTCCAGTGAACCCAGGCCGCCACTGCTGCCTAATCCACCCCCGCCAAGTCCACCACCACTACCCAGCAGACTCAGACCTTTCTCTTCTTTCTTACCACCAAAAGCATCAACCAACGACACACGCGCCACTTCGGGCTTGTTCAGGTCAATGTTACCTTTCTCTTCGTACATGCGCTGCAAGGCCGGAGAGAGGTTCTTCATTGGGTTCGACGTCGAGTTTACCGCCGCACGTTTACGGAAGAAGGCAACCGGGTCATCGTCATCCATTGCTTCGGCCGGTGCCACATCAGACGCTTTCTTCATCGGGATCTGTTGTCCCGGTGGTTGGCGATCTAAACGGAAATCGTGCGCACTGGTATCCTTTTCAGGTGTATCAGAACGTGGGCCAGTATTGTACGGTAACGTCTGAATCACGTTGTCGTACACTTCCATGTTATCCAGCTGAGCAATCCACTCATCTTCCAGTGGCTTCAGATGGGTATGGTCACGCAGACCTTTGACAATCTGGTTATAATTGACCACGTACTGTGCCCAACCACGCGCCAGACAACCAAAGTACGGACGAGAGTCATTTGACCCTACGACATCTGGATACCAGCCAAACAGGGTGGTGAGTAAACGGTGGATAATAACTTTATCCTGTTTACGCTGCACCTTCGCACCGAAGTACGTTGCGGTACCGTCCAGGGACTCTTCTTCAAACATGTGCTTATAGTTAGCCACACGGATGAACTTCACGCCATCAATTTCCATTGACGGGGTAATGAAGATGTTGGTGACTTTGTACTTCTTGTCGTTTTCCAACAAGCCGTACACGTACGCCTTCACCGCTTCCCAGGATTTCACCAGGCGCTCGTCAAAGGTCGGATCTTTCATCCCTTCGCAAATCACATCGCTCAGGAATTTCTTGTATCCGGCCAGACGTACCGACTTACCTGCTGCTGCCGTTTCGAGAATCGCATCAATCAGTTCGAAGTTGCGCAGGAACAGCTGGGTCTTAATGCTGTTCTTCAGGAAACGGATGGTGCCTGATTCGCCCGACAGTACAGATTCGCACAGCGGATGGAAAGCATGACATTCACGACCATCGTCGTCTTCCATGCCTTTCTTAATCATGACCGGGGTAGGAAGCGCCAGACGGCGCTTCACTTTGTTGTACGTAAACTCAGCCGGATGACCGTCATCGGTCGTCAGTAAGTCTGCTGCAAACCCGTAACCTTGTGATTTCAGGAACGAGGTATAAAAGTCAATAATCTTCATGGGTGCATAATCCTTAAATTAGAGTCCGCCGCGCTTACCACCGCCCAAACCACCACCGAGTCCACCGGTGAGATTATCGGAACCCAATCCACCGCCCAGGCCACCTCCTAAAGAGTCGCCCAGTACCGCGTTCGGATTCAGTCCGCCTAAATCACTACCCAGACCGCCTGTAGAGCCGGTTGGTAGGTTAGACTTCATGCGGCTGATGCCGTTGTCACGCTCGTACGCATTGAAACCTTCTTCAACGGTCTTGAGCAGGTGCGCGGTATTCTTCGCCAGGCGTCCGGCGTAGGTGAGATCGGTTGTGTTACCGTTATGCAGACGGAACTGCATGAACGATGCGAAGGTGTACCATTCGGTTAAGTCGCCATCGATAGTAATCTCAATACGAGATACCGTGCCGACTAAGCAGGTGACCACCATTTTACAGCGGATGCGGTTGTGCTTGGTAACTTGTACCATCACCGCACGCAGGTCGTTCAGGAAACGGCGAGCCATTACATCTGGCAGTGGGCCATCGGTCAGAGAACCCACGTTGTGCGGGAAGACCTGAAGTTTCGGTTCTTGCAGGATATCCGAGTTACGGTTATCAAACATGAACGACACTTCACCGAGCAGGTTACGCGTCATGGTTGCACCCAGCATCATTGCCAGGTCATACGCCACGAGTGAACCCTGGGTGGACATGTCTTTATAGCCAATCCAGCTATCAGTCTGCTCGATTTGGCCCAGGCCACGTTGCTCAGCCAGTCGGATCGATTCACCAATCCACACATCCATATCCAGCGGGTTCGAAATACATGCACGTAAATCGGCCAGACGGAAGGTGGCTTTGTTGGTTGCTTTCCAGCCACCGGTTACATCGGAGGTGGCATTGGTCAGCGCAGAACGCATGGCCTTGATGAGTTCGTAATTGTTGAAGTTACGCACCACACCCAGGTTGCTCAGTTCTGAATCGATACCGATACTGGTGTTACCGGCAAAGAAGCTGTCGACCTGGCCCAGCTCCGTATCGATACCTGCGGTTGACAGGTACGCATTAGAGATAGCCGAGACGAACGCTTCTGGACGGGTTAACTGTCCGGTCAGCAGCTGTGGAGCATGTTGTGCATTCGGCGACAACATGGTATTGGCATCTGGAATGAACTCTTCGTCCGACGCCAGTTCAATACGTTTCACCATGTCTGCGGATTTCGCCACCGAGATGATGTCCACACTGTTTTCACTGTAGCCCATATGCGACAGTGATTTCGACAGGACGTAGTTATCGACCAGGCGATAGGAATCTGGGTTGATACGACGACCACCCAGGCCATCACCATCGTACGTACATTGCAGACCGTAGATGTCGTTAATGTACAGCACCATGTCATCTGGCAATTTACCGAACAGGGATTTCTCTGCCTGCGAGGTGTAACCAGAAACCACATACTGCGTTTCCTGCGAACGGGTACCCGCCAACGGCTGCGCCACGATAATCGCGACGAAGTTATACACACCCGTGTCATTAGACCCGAACTGGAATTGGATTGGGTTGTCATCGTTATCGCTGACGTTTACGAATGGGCGCTCGAAGCCTTCCTTCGTATCGTCAAAGCCGACGATTTGTGACAACGCCTGCTGGTACTGTAATGAACCAGTTGCTTTGGTGCCCCCTACGGCTACCGCAGTAGCGAGGTCATCCAGTGCACCCGTGCTGGCGTTAAAGCCAACACGACGACGAATCTGCTCCGGTACTTCTTGAACCGGATACATTGCGAGTTTCAGTAATTTCATTGCCATTGTTCAATACTCCTTAAGGTCAAGCCGATGCTTTGTCATTAAACCAATCAACTTCTTCAGTTTTCTTGCGTGCCTGAATTAACAAGAATTCGGCCAGCATGTTCTGAATACGTTTGTGCGGACTGTATGCTTCAATATCCATTTCACACTTGAGCAGCATGGCTGCTTCCGGTGTTGCCCTGAGATGGAAGAAGAACGGCCCAACGTGTTCACGAAACAGAAGGTTGAGAGAATCACGTAAAGTTGAGGACTCGCTGGTATTGCGTTGTCCACGGTATGCTTGAGGATAATATCTATCCGTCTTTATTTTGATTTCATTGTCGATAGGTTCAATCGGATACCCGGTACTGAGGTCAGACTGAATCATTTCACAACTAAGCAGCTGTGCGATTTCAGGCATTCCGTAGTTCAGGTACACCGCTTGTGCTAACCCCATACCGCACATGAACGCCTCGGCGTCAATGTCTTTATAGGTGCGCCTATCGGCAAACCGATGCAATGCCGCAGCCATCAGCCACTCGTGCATCTCGTAGAACGGCGAGGTGTGATTCAGCTGAACAGAATCAATCAGCGTCTTCACATCTGCCGGAGGAACTGCGATGTCCAGGCACTTGAGCGCTTTGCGGTAATCTTTAAAGAAGACCTCAGTACGCACGTACTCTTTAATCGGTGCTGCGGTACGGGCTTGAATCAAGTCCGTTGAGTTAATCTTGCCGCGTTCCCCGTTGAACACCACGTTCTCAGGATGTTGCTTTAACAGCACGTTCTGATTCGAGATCTTACCAGCAAACCCCGTCTCAATCTCCTGCTTCACGTTAAAGAACAAGCCCGCCACCATGTTATTCTCTACCATCGTACCTTTCGGCAGTTCCGCCCCAATCAGACGCATCGACAGTAAACGAATGATAGCGAACGCCATCACGTACTCTTCCATCATGTCCGTACCGTAACCACTGACGGTGGCCAGCACAGACAAGCTGGTTGACATCATGCCTTTGTTGGATTGGTCACGTTGGACTTTCTCCAGCACGCTATCCAGGAAGCCACGCAGCTTTGGAATCGCAGGCAACTTCATGATGTCGGTATCGCTAAGGAGTTCCATGCAGTACGTCAGGTTATAGACGTTCTTGCGTTTCATCTCCACCGCTGCGCCTTTACTGGTCGGGAAAGCCCCGAGGCTCAGGAACACCGGAATGAACGGCTTAATCATCATCGCTAAGATAATCAGCTCGTAATAGTCCGAGACGATATACGTCATCGCCTCCGGATAATTGGTCGACATGTCATCATGAGTCCCTGACATGTTTTCCGGAATCCAGACAGAACTGAGTGGGTACAGTTGCTTAAAGCGATCAGCACGATGATAACGAGAAATCTTTTCCACCAAGCGAGGGGTATGATTACGTACCACTTCCGGTGGCTCGTTGGCCAACAGCTCCAGCTCAGCATACGCCCCGAACAGGTCTGCTTTCTCGTCAGCACTCAACGTCATCCAATAACGTTCGATTTCCATGAACATAATCCGGTCACGGGGAATCACTGCTCCTTTGGCATCGTAGACATCAGGAACGTTAGAGTCCTTACGAGTGCCACGGAAACCGTTAAACCCCACCTCTTTATCATCCAGACGGATGACCAGGCGGTCACGATTTTTCTCAATTTTCATTATGGTAAAGCTCCGCGAATAGTCGATTGCACCAAGATAATATCTATCTCAGTTCTCTTTCACTGCACTCTTGTACACATAGCAGCTTTGTAGCCCGAGGGATTTCCCTCGGGCTTTGCGCTTTATTAATTATACGAAATCGTCGTAGCTGGAATCCGTTGCCGGAGGTTGAGACTGCTGCTGCTGCTGATAACCGCCACCGTTATTACCACCACGGTTTCCGCCACCATTACCGCCACCGCCATTATAACCGCCACGACCGAAGTTACCACCGCCTGTGTTGTTAAACTCACGCGGCTTGTACTTCTCTTCCAGGTCACGCACGAACAGGTCGAAGTTTTTGGTAAACGCACGACATGCACGTTCGGCCAATTCGAGATCGCTTACCTGCTCACCGTTACGGAATACACGGAAGCCTTTCGGATAAGAGAAGTAGAACTTCTTCTGGCGCGCGCCTGCGCCCTGGATTTCACCAGAGATTGCCATGAACGGTACCAGGTTTTCATCACGACCAACGTGAATACTGACCGGCGGTTTGTTGCCGTTTTCGTTGGTAAACTTAATCACCGATTTTTCTGGTTTAGACAGAGTGGCGATCAGCGTATCAACGATGTCACGGCAAACGGTCAAGGGGGCAGAGAAGTACAGACCTTCACCTTTAGCGAAGGAATAGTTGAACTTCATGCCTTCGACATCACCGTTAAAATCATTCGGCTCAATACCCAACTTACGGGTACGGTTTTGCTGATCCGGTTCAGTCTGCGGATAAAGCCATTTCTCTTTGAAAATATTTTGATTGACCATTTAAATTAATTCCTTCGGTAAAGCATGTTTGGGTTCCCACAGGATAACCCTAATGCGTAAATTTTTAGCGGGAGCAGCGACGTAAGAATTCCATCACATGGGGTTCGTTCACCAGGCGCAAACAACTGTAGATACGATCCATGGTTGTGTCCTGACGCCAGTGGTATTTCTCCGCTGTCTTCAGTAACACGGTACGGACTTTACGGTCTAACGGGGCGAACATATACGCATCACCAAAGATTGTTAAGAACGCTTTGTTGAACGGGATCTGTTCAGGTTTATTGTTCAGCTTGGTGTACCATTCGAGTTGGGTCTTCACCTTCCCCGTGTGGGACTCTAACAAGCCTAACTTCGGAAAATCAGTACGTGCCAACAAGTCTGCTGGCAGATGGGTTAACATCAGGGTGTCGTGCTTACCGTCTGGGAACACATCGAACTTACGGTACGCTTCGGGCCACTTCTCATCGAACAATTTCAGCGCGTCATGCTCCAGTGCATTATAGTGGAGCATGGTCGGCGTCATCTTGTTTTCCCCGCTGGCAATCGAACGAAATGAAGCTTCCGGGAACGTTTTGTTTGCACTTTTATACGTGCACAGATACGGCACACATAACACCGAAGGGGCTACCGCCTGAGCGGTAGCCATGATATTTGTAATATCTTCTTCAATCGATGTCAGTAAGACGTCAGCTGTTAAACGTTCACGATTCTCTTCAAACGCGTAGAATGCGTTACGGAACAAGGTCCGGAGATTCAGGAAAATTTCCTGATAGTCATGGATTGGCAGTTCGCCTTTCCAGTCGGCATGTTCGCCGGTGTGGAGTAGCCCTTCAAACGCCAGCGAACTGGCGATGGACATCTGATAAAACCCAAATTTGCGGTCAACGCTAATAGGGGTCATGCAACGCTCCTGATAATGCTGGTGACAATAGCAGCATCGTATTTAAACGGTGCCAACTCTTCCAACATGATACGCTCGACGTTGTCTTGCGTAATAATCTCATCGACAGGTGCATCGATAGAGAAGCCTTGTACCAACAACTCCTCCTCTTCGGAGGTTCGTACTCGCTCCCCAGATACGTGGAACGAATATTCTTTTTTCCACTGATTCACATGCTCGGCCAGTGGAGAGCCGGGGTAATACTCGACTTCGAACCGACCGATACTAGCGGACGGATGGGAATCGATATACGATAAAGCAGAGAGACATTCGGCGTATTGCGCTTCATAGTCTTCCTGTGCCCGTACTTTGCGCTGCGGACATGCGCGGGGATTGACCAAGAAATAATCTCGTGCAATCTCTGGGGTGAAATCGACAATGGCGAAACCCTTGTCTTCCTCTTCACCTTGTGCCAGCCTCTCAGGGCTGCCGGTGACACGAATCTTACCCTTACGTTTGTTTCTGTGGTCGTGGTGAATGATAATCAAATGATTGACTCTCGATTCCCAAAACTCCTCGTTAAACGAACGGGGGGACTCTATCGGGAGTTGGAACTGGAAACAGCCGTGCATGAAGAAGAAATCAACTTTCTCCAAACCGCGCGTTGCCATCAACTCTGCCATTTCCGCCTCGGTGGATTTGGCATTAATTTCAGGTGCGCCAATGGCCTTGTACTCATCCTGCACCCAACCGACATGTGCCTCCAGTGCACCATCGTAAAAGACACCAATCTTCTCGAGATACAGACAATCGGCACCAATGGTTGCATTGAGTGACTCGACGATCTTCGATTGATTGTGATCGTGGGACGGTGTACCTTCAACAATACGGATAGCCGTATTTGTCTCTTTTGCCCAGTTGAGCAACCAGGTCAGAAATCCCACGGCTTCGTGAGAATCCTCTTGGCGCAACTGCCGGGAATCATCAAATAAGTCCCCGGCTATATAAAGGGCATCAATCGTATTTCCACATGCCAACAGTGCTTCTTTAAACACCATGACAATGTGCCAGGTTGGCACCCGCTTATGCAGCAGGTGCACATCCCCGGTACTGAAGATTCTTTTCACACCCACAGGTTTGTGAGGTGGATTAGTAATCGTCATCACCATCGCCGATACCGCCCGACTTAACTTGTTTGACTTCGGGTTGTGCCGTAGGTTGTGCGGCAACAGCAGCCTTGGTGCTCGGCGCTGCAACCCCCTTCCCTTCGGCAAATGCCACAACATCTAACAAACCATCCGGGTATTCCAATTGCCCATTAAGCTGGTAGCGACGGAATATCCAGTTAAGTAAGTCGATTTTGTATTTCGCGGCAACCGCATTTTCCAGATATGACAGTTGCTCAATGCCCGAGAGCGTCGAGTCAATCATCTGGTGCATTTGCTGCTCACCAACTTCGGAGATGATATCCGCCTGTAAACGGATGTTCTCTGTCTCTTCGGTCAGGCTCACCTGTCCCTCGATGTGTTGCAACGAGCGACCAGTGTTCATCAGCGGGGGAATGGTAAACAGCAGCTGCGAGTGGTCGAGATCGGATACAATCTGGAGGGGCACAAAGGCGTTCCCGACGTAGTTCTCCCAAGCCACTTCGTTAAACGTGTTGTCCAACATCCCGCTCAGCAGTGGCAGACCCTGTCGGCGAAACATCGCTTCGGTAAAGGTACTGCACACATATTGCCCACCGAGCAATTCTTTTTCGAAGTCGCACAGTTTATCGAACTCAAACTTCATCTTACCGTGGAGTTCGTCTACCGGGACACCATTAAAAATTTGCTGACTCATGACTCATCCTCAACCGTGCTTGATTCTGTTTCCACATAACGCTCCGTATCAATCCACTCACCGTTCTTCATTACCCGCAGTGAAATGTTAATGCGGTAACGAACGTCGGAATCCTGAGCATACTCCCAGGACGTGGTGACCTCAACGCCTTCGGGGAACACATTCCCGTACAAGCTTTCGAGATCGGATTTGACACGGTTCGCCAACCCATCGGGATCTTGCGAGAAGACCTGCATGGCTTTCGCCAGCGATTTTACGTTACCCTGATAAATCTGCGACTGGCTAAAGCCTGCCTCAGTGTAATGATTCATCAGTTCACGAATCTGCTCTTTCGCGGTTCTCGCCCACCCACGGGTTGACAGAGTTCCTACTGCTATCGGCATCTTCTTTTCCTCTTAGAAAAAAAGAAGAGGCCGAAGCCCCTTCTTTCTTAGCACGTAGCGCCGAGTTCCGAACAGGGATCACCATCTTCCCAGTCGAAGTCACGCATACGTGTCCAGTTGATTTGCATTTCCACCTTCTGAATACTGGACAGACGGTTTGCACGATTTTCATTGGACGCCCAAATCCAAATCTTCTCGTCATCGTATCCTGTACTCATACCGGAGGTCACTTCACGATAGTTGTCGTCGGTGTGCATGTATGCATTACCGCGGAACGCATCGATTTGTGAATACCCGTTCTCATAACCAGTGGCCATCTTCTCGTTATACAGCTTACGATACTCAGGCATAGCGACGAGGAAAGGCTGCAACGCTTCATTAGCGAACTGGAAGTCGCCCAGCTCATCAAGCTGACGTACCACGTCTGTCACGTCGTTATAACGCAACTTACGGGCAGCAGTAAACGTCTCGCGCCAGCGCTCCAGGGAGATTAACTCCGTGGTGTGTTTCTTCACGCTGTCGAGCATATCCGCCGCGATTCCATCAAGAGAGAAATTCTCTTTGAATGTATCAAACATTCCGGAACCTTCCGACTGTCTGCCCCAGACGGTACTACCTTGCAACCACATGCCTGCCATTCATTACTCCTGTGCAAGTATCTCTTCTATCGACAGTCCCATCTCTGCATCCTCATCTGCCTCAATGAGGAACTGGTTCTGCATACTGATAAGCTCGTTATGTAAAATCATGCCATGTTCGACACGGTCTACATCGGTGCTGGACATAAAGCCGTTATCCGGACGGTATGCCAAGGCCAGCTCCATTTCACGCTGGTCAACTGGACGACGTACCTGGAATTGGTCGCCATCGAAGTCACCGTTCGCCATCTTAATCACACGGTCAGAGATGCGCAGAGAACACTGGTTCACATCGGTGACAATCTCATCGATGTACAACGTCTGTACGGACAACTGTACCAACGTTGGGTTACGCAGTGGCTCTACCATAATCCCCAAACCACCAGGCGTTTCCGCTATCAGCTCTTTGAAGATTTCGTGCACCAGTGGCATATACTGCATACACGCTTTCGCGACGATGCGTTCGCACTGGCGAGGACTGTACCCCCGGCGTAGCAACTTGTTCTCGATATCCACAGACATCAGACCCACTGCCCAACGCCACGGAGCTTTTAGCTTCCAGGCATCGTGCGGTTCCGAGATCGGTGAAATGGTTGCACGGCCACCAAACGGAATATAGGTTGACCCTATTTTCGCGCGATAGTGTCCAGGCTTACCTTCCATCGTTTCACGACGGTAATCGATATAGAAGTACGCCAACTGCCGATTGGCCTTGATTGCGCGACTGATTAGGAAGCGGGACTCAATCGGTTTACTGCGAGTATACAACAATGCGATATTTTTCACCGCATCAATTGCCCCGGTAAAGACCGGATCTATCATCACACCGCGACGTCCTTCTTCCGTCACAATCAGCTTTGGTGATAACAGCGGAAGGTGCGTTGGGAAGAACGCGTGCGCCTGTGTCTCAAAGAAGTGCTGCCATTGAGAACGTAACAACTCAGAGGCTGCTGCATTGTGACGCGTGGGTGGATAGATTTCCCGCCAGGCATCGCTGCTGGTCAGGATGGCGAAGATTGTTTTGTGGTGGTCGATGAAGTTCCGCAGTCCACGTTCAAAGCGGTGTTCCTCTAAGATACGTTTCACTACGTGCGCACGTTTACCATCGGCTTCATCCGGACGATAATAGGGATCGATAATCCACATCATCAAATCCGAACCACGCTCAACGGTCACTTTGTTGCGGTCAAACTTCTTGAACTTGCTGCCAAAGAAGGCATTAAATAAACCCCAGAAACGCGGGTTGATAAAATTACCCATCTCATCCGGTGCACGAACCCAGACTTCAGATTCGATACGGTGCTCTGTTACCACGTAACCACAGGTTGGACACTTACGACCCAGATTCGGTCGGTGTGCAATCGGTTTCTCGCAGGTCAGACTACAGATGGGTGCCGAGTTCAGTTCTTCGTCGACGATTCGGTTCTGAATTATCTGATCGATAAGCTCGGCTGTTTCAATTGCATCTCCGTTCTTGGCAACGTCGTTGATAACGGTTGGCGGTTTAATGCCTTTTGCAGCTGCCTCGATATAGAGGTCACGCAAATACCCGTCATGGTTAATCAATCGGCCTGATACGCCGTAATACTTCGGTGCCTTTTCCACTCTGCAACCTCAACAAAAAAAGAGAGAAGGGACAGAGGCGTTAGCCCCTGTCCCTACCTAACTTACTACAACCAACTTAACCGGGACTTACAGGCCCAGGTCAAGGCTACCGATTGATACACCCAGAGAGAAGTCAGAACCCTGCGCGCTGCTACCAGTTCCAGACAGGGTGAAGTTCTCACCGCCGTTGTTGAAGAACAGGGAGTTAGCGATGCTGTTGTGCGCAGATACGCCAGTCAGCTGCCAGTTGCAGTTCTCACGCACGAAGTCCAGTACGCATTTCGCGAATACCGGGTTCACAGCCATGTCCAGAGATTCGCCGGTGATGCGCGCATCTTTAGCACCGAACAGAACCGCAGCCAGTTTCAGCATGTAGATACGCTGAGCACGGGCGTTCAGTTCACGGTGGGAGTAGGACTGAGCGTGCAGGTAAGTGTACACATCAGTTTGGTTGTCGCCGAACTTAGTCAGCACAGACACCAGGTCCATGTCCTGGAAGCTACGTTTCTGGGTGTTACCAGTGTACACACCGGATACGGTAGGTACGGCAGCTTTCACGACGTCAGCACAGGTGATGGTATCTTTGCCAAGTGCGGCGGCAAAGCGCTGAGTGAAGTTCTTAGTACCGGTGGTACCGATCAGCTCGTCGTTAGACTTCTTGGCACGCGGGGTCATGCCGTTCAGAATGGTGAGGAGCTGTTTCAGTGCGATATCGGAATTACCGGCAATTTCAGACAGGATGGTAGACAGACCGCCGATACCGTTACCGGCACGATGGCTGACAACCAGCGCTGCTTCACGCGGTGCAAACATATCCAGGCAACCTTCAATCGCTTCGCGGCTCTTGTCGATTTTGGAGATGTCCGGACGCTGGTCGGTACCCCAGTTCAGGTATTCAACCACACGAGACCATTTACGATCGGTACCGTTCAGACCTTTCATGAACAGGTCGCGCCAGCCGCCGATAGAGGCGATTTCTGCGAACGCTGCCAGTTCCAGAATCTGACGTTCCATCGGAACGCGAGAACCTTCGGCCTGAGAGTCCATCAGCGACACGACGATTTCCGCCTGAAGCTGCTTGAGATCTGGCACGCCGTTAACCGCAGGTTTCTGGCCGGTGAAACGCATGTTGACATAGCCAACACCGTGAACACGCGGATACATCTGCGCCTGACTGTTGTCCATCAGAGTCGGGGTGCTGTTATCGCTGGTTGCCGGAACGTGTTCCAGGGTCACACCGAAGTCAGCACGTTGTGCGTGGCCGTTGCCGTCCAGTACAGAACCATCGTCCAGCTGGAAGACCTGCGCGGTGAAGCGATCGGATTTGCTCAGCTGCATCTGGCCCAGGAAGCCCTGGATACGACCGAAGATACCCAGCGCCAGCTGACCAGTCAACTGCTGCGCCCACTCTTTGCTCAGCTGCTTGCCGAGGTCAGGTACGGAGTTCACCGCCATGAAGTGTGCGTTAGGCAGCTGATGCGTAGCCTGGATAGTTTTGGATACAGTTTTCAGGAACTCAGTATCCAGCAGCTCAGTGATGGTGTAGTAAGACTCAGCACCACCGGTAGTTTCTTTCAGACGCAGAGACTGACCGCGTTCGAAGAACAGAATACCGTACAGCCAGTGACCGTTGTAATCGCCAGCGATGTAAGCCGCAGAACCCATGTCCGCGCCGACGCCGTCAACGATGCCCCATTTGAAGCCACGCAGGTAGGAGTTTTCTTTCGCCAGTTCCTCGAGTTGAGCAACGTAAGCGGAAGCGTAAGAGTTGGTGCTCTGCCAGCCGAACGCACGGTCGAACAGACCCACGTTACCGAGAGAGCTTGCAGCCGCTGCCGCAGCAGAAGGCTGAGATGCATTACCGCCCAGAGGTGCCTGAGTTTCAGTGTTCAGGTTAGCATTCTGAGAAGCGTTGTTTGCGTTGGTGTCTACTACTTTTACCATGGTAAATATTCCTTAAGTGGTTTTATATCAATCGTAGTGAAGTTCACAGTAATAATATCTGCCTGAGAATATATGGAATACAGGTAAGCCGTCGCTTATTGCAATAACATATACCAGACAGAAGACCAGAACTCTCACTATGATAATATCAATCTGTAATTTTTTTGACTGTGACCAATTCCTATGTGGAACCAAAGGAGCCCGTCATGTTCAGTCAAGCCGAGTTAAACCAAGTGGCCATAAAGGGTCACGTCGCGGACCCTTCCGCTATACAATTGGTTGCTGCCGTAAAAAATAATCAACAGCGCATTCGTAACTTCCTCGAATCGGTGCAGACGCGTGTGGGATCCGGTCACCTCATCTTGAAAATCCTATCCAGTATCGGCTATGCAGCTGAACCTGAATACCTTGATATCGAATGGGCCTGCCGTCGCAAACTGTCCGATATAGGGAATGCACTACGTCTCATTTCGCCCGGCAACTTTGGGCAAGTGTATAACGGTGCCTTTATAGAGGGACAAGATGAGATAATCTCTCTCGTCGCTCGTCCGGTTGATCCGGATCTGCCATTTCGCGATTACACCCCCGCAGTCTATCTCTACCACGAGTATACCAATTTGAATTGGCAATTCGGCGATAACCGACCTCGGGGCGTAGCAATCATTGAAATTAACCTGGTCGCCTTGCTTTGGCAATACGTTCTTGCGGAACAGCATTACCGAAAGTCAACGGAACAGATGACCAGCGTGGTTTATGCTCAGCGTCATGTGATTACTCGCATGTTGCCAAGCTACATGGACATCGCATTTCTGAATGTCCATCGGGCAGTAGCGTTTAATAAAGAGATGGAAGATGACCTGCCGATGCGCGTTGTTAACGTTCCGCCATTGCACGACCTCACGGTTAGGCACGCGCGGAACATACACAAAAGTCTTCTCGCAGGCACACCGCACCCCGGTACGGTATTAGCCCACGTCCCCCAATTCTTTGAGAACCCTCTCGACCCCTCTACAGCGGTAGACCGTGTGCAGCACCGGTATTCCGGTTCGACGACACAAGCCAGTTGGCACCAGAACATCATTAACTGGTACTGGGCGTTGTATGTACTGCAATACGACAACCCTTCGATGGACAAATTCAAATCGAACTTGAACATCGACATCGCCCGCTTTGAGGATTCGAAAGTGTTACAACGTCAAACCAAGTCAGTGCAAACGTATCTGCAACTGAACCTGATAAAACCGTTGTACGCAGCTCTCGAAAATTGAGACTTACTCTCTCCTGCCAAAGATTCTTTCGAATCTCCCATATAATAGGTAAATAACTCTACACTTCGGTGTAGAGTTATTCCTTTCTTTTTTTGCTCTGGTAGAACTGCACCCCGAGATCGTTACAAATCTTCGAAACGTTCTCATCGGTGTAGCGATGCAGATGCGTACGCTCGAGCTTGTCGATAACCATAAAGTCCATATCGACAATCGCATTCGGCCCGTGCACCTCTGGCCCAACCCAACCATCAATGACCTGATACTGATTACGCAGCCACGGCAGCGCATTCAACATCTCAACAATTGCCTGCTCTTTCATGAAGTAGCAGTCACTGTATTCCGGGACGCCGGTTTCATCACGGTCAAGTACCGCCACATAGCGGTACTCCATTTCTTTTAACAGTTGACGACCGATGCGCGAGTTAGGGTGGTAAGTAACAGTAACTGCGGTACCCTTACCGTCACGCTGTTCAATAACCAGGCCCAGCGGTACCCGGTAATCCGGGATCGGCGTGAACCGACTCTCTTCCTCTTTCATTTATTCTCCTGTGCCAGGTACGGCTGGGCGTAAACATTTATCTCCCGATTCTTTTTCGGGTGCTTGGCGGTGATGTGTACAAACTCACCACCGCGATGCAGAACGATATCGGTGCAGCCGCGTTCTTCCAGTTCTTTGCGGATTTCGCTGATGGCTGCGCTGGCGATGGAGGGATTACGATAAGCCATCTTTCTCCTCCCGGTGGTAGAACCGCGGTGAGCCCGCGGTATCCATTGACGGCTGCAACCCACCTGGCGGTGACAGAACAACTCTGCGGGTCAGGTGCGGCATACGGCTTAGGTACAAGTGCGAGAAATTATTCCTCACCGCCTTCTTCTTCATCTTCATCCTCGTCTTCACGCTCATCGTTACGAACATACGTGACCTCGGCTAAGGCTTCGGCCAGTTCCGCATCCAGCGATTCGCCGTAGTAATCTGACAGCAGTCGAGTGCGGTTCTTGTCCATCATAAACACACCCAGACATTCCAGGATGTGGTAGTACGGTTCAACCGTGGCAAACGCAGTACGGCGAATATCCGCGATGTCAATCAGCTCCTGTGGAATCCCGTAGTTCTCTACCAGGTGTTCTGGCAGAATCAGCGTACGGTAAGTACGGAAGTTGGTGGATTCAAACCACTGGGTTGCAGAGGCTTTAATCATCGGATCTTTAATGGACTCTAACCACTCCTTAACCGCAGTTTTAGTCTGCAAGCTAACCGGCAACTTCACACCGTCGTACGGAGGTTCACCGATATGACCAAACTTCGGCCCGAACACTTCGTTGTAGAAACGGTGGTAGTGGTAGTTCTTCTCGTCGTTCTCGTTATACGCGGTACGTTCCTTGATGTTGGTGGTTTTCAAGTAACCGGCGTTACCGCTGCGGATAGAATTCGCCACGGTGTGCTCGATCCCTGCGACCTTCTCCAGCAGAGGAATGATTTCGATTTTGTCGCCGCGTGCAACAATCTCACAGAGTTGTTTGATGGTACGCTTGAACTCTTTCATGATAACCGGTGGAATGTTCGACGTGCGCAGAGAAACCCCCTTCACTTCTAGCTCTGGGTCTTTCTTCAGCTGGCCTTCCTGTCCGGTAATAATGGAGAAGTAATGCTTGGCTTTGGTGGTCAGGGCAAAGGAGTCGAACTTGTACTCGTTCTTCATTGCGTACAGGAACAGACGCTCTTTTGCTACACCGATGTTTACTGACATACTTGCCATCAAATGACGCAAGTGTTGAGTGGCCAGGTAAATCATCGCATCGGAAACACGGGTTGCCTCACGACCATAGTGTTGTCCGGTGTACCACTGTGCCCACCACTGCGCAGTCATCATCGTGGAGTCGGTGTCCGATACCACACCTACGCTACGCACCACGTCAGGCATCCTGGCAATGTTGATTGGCAGGTTCTTGGTGGTCAGCACATTACGAATCAGACACGCGTAGTGGCCAATGGTCTTTTGCAGATACACCGCAGAGCGAATCAGCTCTTTGTATTTGTCCTGCTTCTCCCATGGCTCAGCTTTATTGGTGTCTTCATCTTTCAGCTTCACATCCGAGAAAGACTTACCGAGCGGCACGATGTCGGTACGGAACTGAGAGATAATAATCTCCATGTCCCCGTCAATCGATTTCTCAGCGGCATCCCAATCGGTGATTTCTTCTTCCATCTCTTCGGCAATCAGTGCACCAATAAATCCACGCATGAATTGATCGTTGTACTTCGCTAAGTGATAGAAGTCGCCCATGTACACAAATGCCGCACGCGTAAGTGCAGTTGTGTTAGTGGCGTACTGACGAATAAACGCCAGACCTTCTGGGTTGATGAAGTAATCTTTCGAAGAGTGCTCCACCACTTCCATAACTTCGTCGACCGACGGATAGTGCAGGTTGTATTTGTCCATGCACGCTTTGAATCCCTGCCAGTCGGTAAGGGTACCGATAGACAGGAAATGGTCGAGTACGCGGGACGGTGTGTCGTAGTGACGACGACCACCCAACAGACGTTCGTTACCGGCGTTACCAAACGAGGTCGCCGTACGGCACGTTGACGTCAACACGGAGTGCGACGACTGGTTAAAGATAACGGTATACGGTGAGGAGAAAGCTCCGGACATCCCGTTGTTCAAAGTCTTAACGGCGTTTTGTTCGTTCTTTTTGTTAATCTTTAAGACTTCGTTACCCGCAGCAGCGGCCACGTACATTTCTTTTTTCACCACAGCACGCTTACGCACGTTCTCTGCGGTAAACTCCGCAAGCTTCGAACGCTTGACATGCTCGGGCACGTAAAAGGTTAATGACGGGGCCGAGATAATCTGTTTATCAATTACTGTACGGAACAGACGGTCAACCGTGGTGTACTTCTCTTCGCGGTCACCGGTCTTTTGGTTACGCACCCACATCTTACAGACCGGGAAGTCTTGTACTAACTCCCCGCCTGGTTTGAACATGTCTTCGACTTGCTCACGGCAAAACTCCAGCGAGTATTTACCGGCAGTCACGGTGTGGATGTATAAGGCCAACTGTTCGTAGTACGCATCGATGATGTCGATGTCACGGTGGTATTCGTCTTCAGTAAGACGAAATGGCGATTGGTATTCCACGTCTGGCCCCTTGGTGTATTCTCAGCTATAAGACAGGTCAGATACGTGAAAAAAGAAAAAAAGAAAGCCCACTCCGAAGAGTGGGTCTATCTTAACCTGCTACGTTTTCAATGATTTCAAACTGCACATCATTGAAGCCGCGGGCTGCCAGTGCCAGTTTCAGGTCATCGATTTCCTGTTTGTTATCCAGGGTCACTTTGAACTGTACTGAGATGGTCTCGATGATTGCCACGTTGCGAATCCACGCATCCGCCGCTACATTCGGTTTACCATCAGCACCTTTGAACAACAGGTAGGTGTATTTGGTTGGGTCGTCGTCAGGTTGCGCGACCAGAGAAGAATAAATGTTCTTCTGCTCAGCGCGCACATCCAGATACGACTTGGCCATTTCGAATCCCACGTTGGAGGCCAAGACCAGCACACGGGTTTCGTTACCTTTTAAAGGGGTATCGTAAACAATGTTTACCACACTCCCTGGCTCAATCGACTTAACGTTGAACATCACTCCTCCGGAATATCTACCAACAGTTTCAAATCAAGCGCTGACGTGGCATCCGTAGGAAAATGGACGTACAGGTCAAAGCCCTTGACTTTCTCTTTGTGGACGGTCATAAACATGTCCATCGGTGCAGCGAAATGTTCCTTGATTGCCGAAAGGATAACCTCAAGCATCAAGTCATTGGCATATGTCCGCAGGATGTCCCACGACGATTCACCCAGAATACGACACTGTTCCACGATAGTCAGGAGCGGACGCAGGTCATCAAAAGCAACTGACCCCACTTGCGACTCCATACACTCGTCGAACTTCCAGCGACGGTATTCATCATTCAACGTCTTTAGGTATTGGTTCAGCTGATGGAACTCTGAACGGGTACCGGGGAAACGCAGCTCACGGGTGTACGACAACAACGCCCATTCAACCGCAGTCACGATACTTTGCTCGTTCGGACTTTCCCCCAGCTCGATGTGTAAACGGGGAATGGTGCGGATGTAGTTAATCACCATCTGCAAGAACCACTCCCCGTCGTTCACATAACCCAGCACACCTAAGTCGACGCAAATAAGGTGGTTAGCTCTCACCCTATATAACATCTTCGCCCCTTAACACTCTACGCAAATGGTTGCACTACCGATCTCTTTCATAAGGAGAGAAACCTTCGTGCGTTTGGCCGCTTCGTCTCGCGGAAGACCAACTTCTTTCCACAATCGCTCCACAGTATTAAGGATACGGGTGAATTGAACATCTTCGTTGATTTTCCACGACATGTGCGACATCAATAGCGGGACAACCTTTTCGCGACCCCACATCTGGGCTAACTGAGTCACAATAAGGTGTGGTTCCGGTGAGATGAATGTCAGAAAGTTCTCGCCTTCCCCTGCCCGCTTTGCGATAGACCGCACGGTTTCTTCCGCGTACTTCGTCAGAAATAAATAAGCGATAGCGGGCTCCACCTCGTTTTCATTCGCGAGGTGCGCCCGTGCCATCAGTTCTTCGAAGTCAAATATTTCCGCCACGTCCAAGTAAAGTTTCATGACAAATTACCACCATACCGTCAAATGATTCCCCGACGTACGACGAGAAGTCTCCCGGCAACATCGATTCAATCAGAGCGGCTAACCCGGTTCGGGTAGTCAGCTCGTGCGTCAGGCGCTCCTTTACTGCCTCAAGTGCGGCAAAGTGTGATAGCGTGTTGCTGTCTTCGGCACACAAAAACGTGTACGTCTCATCTTCACCGCTGGCGAACTGGTCGTCAATGATGAGCATGTGGTCTGGCAACGGCTTATCGCTTGCTAAAGCCCCTAACTGAATTTCCGCACCAGATGCATCCGTCATCGGTGTCCAGTCCCCAATCGGGTCACAGGTCACCTGCATCAGATACTTATCCAGCATGGCAGGGTTACGGTTCTTGGTGGCAATGATGTATGCCCAGGCATAGTCCTGATAAAACTGCCGAATGTTACTTTCGGCAATCTCCAGGTTCCCGGCTTCGATGGCGTGCAGGACATTATCCCGCACGGTCTCAAAGAACTTCATGGCCCCGTACCGATTAACTTCATTCGGTACATCAAACATGATTCTCATAACTTCCCTCCCAAATTACCAAACAGCATTTCGATTACCGCCAGTAATGTTGGTGTCACTTTCTCAGCCATCCCTGGTTGCTCGTACTGAGGGAACTTCTGCATTGAGTAACGTAACAGGAATTCCACCCCGCCCGTTTGACTCTTTGCGCCGTACCGGGCACCTACCCAAGTACCGTACCGTGTGAACCAATAGGGATTGTTCGACACAGCTGTCATGAACGCCTTACCTACTTCCTGTATTGCCACGCCGTATTCAATGATGCTGTCACCTTCAATAACATAACCGCGTGCATTCATCTCACGGGCTACGAACTCAAAGGTCTTCGGCATACTGAACCCGACTTGTTCGCCGATGGTGCCCTTCTCTACAAACGACATCGCCAAATTGATGATGCTATTCAGGTCATCGTTTACCTCACGGAGAATGCAGTTAGGGTCAAACTCCGAGAGCGGACCACAGATAAGCTGATAGTCCGGGATAAAGAAATACTCACTCTCCAACATGGATAACTCCTGCTGTATACATTTTCCAGATACCGAATTCCACATGCCAGAGCAGAAAGTCGGTACTGGGGAGCATCGTCAGCTCCTCTTCCACCAAGTCCCATAGACGAGTGGAGTTCTGTAAATAAATCTCAATGGCGCGACAGTTGAAGTAGTGCTCATCGCTATCCATCAACGGGTGCTTTCTCACAATCTCGCCGAAGATATCACGGAGTATCGGGTAGGCTACGTTATGCTTACGCCGTAGCACTTCCAACCGGATAAGTTGCTCGAGATAGTAATCAACAGTATCCGCCACATCCAGATAGCTCTTATAAGCAAACTTTCTGACAATCGCTAACATCTCCGCATATGTGTGCGGGAAGTCAAGGTAGATAGTCATCATAAACGTCTGTTATCTTGCGAGGGATAAAGCGGATAAACCTACCCACTATCCGATAATGATAACGCCAACCTTTGAGAGGAATGCCCATTTCCTCGCTCATGGCCAGACGCACCTGTGTAGCAAACATCGTCACTTCCGCTGCGCTGGATTTCCGGTAGCAGTTTGCGATAGCCGTCACGACACGACTGTCCCATGCTCCATGTTCCGTTACATTGCCGACAAAATACTCAATCAAGTCCAGGATGATGTGTTTGATTTGTTGGATGTCGTAACCTGAACGACTGGCCAACCTATCGTCATTCAAAATCCTCAGATACGCCTTGCTCGCGATGTGATCGATGAGCGTCATGTGGACGATATCTTTTGTTTGGGAAGGACTTGCGGTAGTGGATAAAGCGGATGTCCTCTCCAATTTTCAACTCCAGTGTAGCTACCTGACCACGCGGGGTGAGATGCGGTTCAACCTCGACCGTTGCATAACGGTTATACGGTTGCTTCGCCGCTTCGAAAGCCGCACGCACAACACCTTCTACTTCGTTAAGGAACACGTCGTAGCAAGGTTCAAAAGCAATGCCCAGAAGATAACTGGCCGGTTTTAATACCGCCACTTCTTGTGACCGCCGCCCAACTGGAGATGCTCCCAACCCTCCGTTAGACACTATCAACGTATTACGCTGAATACGCTTAGGCGGTGCAATGATTTGATCGGCCACCAATGCCATTGTCAATTCAAAACAATCGACGAACGGTTCTAAGTGGTCGGACAGGCGACAGTTGGGTTCAGACGGAATGGAATAAAAGATGTCTTCCAATGCCGTGTGTAGCAACTGCACCGTAACGGTCTGTTTCTCCTGAGGTGTCATCCGCAAAGTGGTAGCATATGAGGATGACTCCACTGCGCCCCAGAAGCAATTGTGAACCGCATTTGGCTCGAGGTGAATTCTGACCACGTTTGCACAACTCCGTTATTGTAAAGGAAAGGATTGCGATGGTAACGACCGAGTGCTGATATCATGTACCACGCTTCCGAACCGAAATATCTTTCGGCAATACTTAAGTGCTCAGACGGTAAGTCATGTAGCCCCGGATAGATGAGCTCTTGCATACAGAGCAACGCCCTCTGGGGACTCAGCGTTAATACGTGACTCACGTCTAATCGAAAATTGAAATACACGCGCGTCATTTAATACTCCTTAAGGGGAACTTCACGAAGATAATATCTATGCAAAATATCTTCGAGTATGGTGCGCACAGAAAGGGCGCTACGCGTATTTTTTATTGGCGTTAGCAATCATATTACCCGATGCTATGAACCGACGTACGTGCTTTACAGGAGCTCTAGAATGAGTGTTATCGATTATTGTCTCCGGCGTATCCGCCGCGAGATCCCAGAGCCCATTCTACGGGCTGCATTTGCACCAGAAAACCTTCGCCTACTCGGGATCGCCTCTTCCCTGGATAACGAGATCAGCGAAAAAGTCTTTAAGGAGTATTTGATTCCCGAAGTCTCACGGATGGGTCAGTATACCGAGATTGACTTACAGGGGGTGGCGTATGAAAACGACACGCAAGACTACTACAGTCGTGTCTATTACATCGACGATATCAAAACGGGTGGTCGTCCGCTTATTGATGCACACCTGGCGGTTACGCCGGTCGCGGGACAAGCGTACACGCTACCGCCCGCGGGTTCATACCTTGATGGTGCATCGACCGGGGTAATGTCTTCCACCCAGCAGGTCGTTGACAGTCAGTCCGCCATGCCCCGTATCGGTTCGCCGGAATGTAAGGTATTAGGCCCGAACGTGATTCGTATCAAAGACCCAGGCATGTTTGTCTACGCCACGAAGATTATGGCGAAGTTCATGTTGTCTGATGACCTGAACGAAATCAAACCGCCGTTCTATCCGGTTGTCGCTGACTTAGGGTTGTACGCTACCCGACAGTACATCTACAACAAGATGATGTTTGACATGGATGCCGGGAAACTGGAAAACGGGATGGAGTTCGGTGCCTTCCGTAACTTCATTGAGAAGTATGAAGATTCCGGTGAGATGTTCAACGACAACTTACCGCGGATGCAACGTGCACTCATCCACAACGATGACATCGGTAACCGTTACAACTATCTTAACGCCGGACGTTTCAAAGCGTAAAAGAAAAAAAAAGAAACAGCCCCTACTCAATCGAGTAGGGGTACTTCTATTTTAACCGGCCTGGGTAAGCATGTTCTTCAAATGGCACGCTGTGCCAGCCGCCCACGCATCTCCCTCGCGGACAACTTCGGGTTGCGCGTTAAGCAAGCGGCGCAAAGAGATAATGTTCTCAGCTTCACCAGCAACCGGGAAACGGGCTGGTTGCGTGGAACTGGTCACGTAGGCTTCTACATCTTCGAAACCCTCTTTAACCGACCAGTCAATCTCTGCATCAGCAGCCACATCCAAATGCTTCGTGTTGTGGTGTTCATCCGGGTGGAATGTGAAACCCCACAGTGTCATCTCGATAAGGGCACTATCAAGTTCACTGCGTGGCTTAATGTTCTTGAGGGTATCCGGATGAGCCATAATCACGTCCATCGGACGCAGTTTCGTCTTCATGTTACGTCTCCTTTGGAATCTATTACAGCACAGACTCCCAAAAGAAATGGTAGGTGCCGTAAAAAAGGTTAATGTAGTGTGGAAAGGGTTTTATAATGTTTGAGTTGGAATGTATAAATCCCATCCAGCAACACCGCGAACAGTTCCTCATAGGGATGGCTTCTACTGATTAAAGCATTGGCCATTTCTTTCATGAATGAGTTAATGAACTTCTCGGTGGGTGAGGTGCACTCAGTGCGGGTAATGTTGATGCCTGTATCGACCACCGGGGAATCAACCCCACGGCGGAATCCAACAGCGTGGACTTTCTCTAACGACTCAAACCATTTCTGGTAATGCGGGTGCATTGTCAGTAACGGGATTAAATCGCAGAAGAGATGTTGCTCCCATTCACTTCCTGGATTAATGGAAGTCGGGATACTGCCTTGTTCTAACGCGGAATAGAATTCCAGATATTGATGAGTTGTATGTTTCACGGCGACTACCTCCTATAACTAATAGCGGAACCGTAAAAATACAAAAAAAAAATAGGGGCCACTAAGGACCCCTAAGCATCGACTTCACCTACAATACGGCGTGCCATTCATCCGGTGTAAACATGCTGAACACATCGCTCGGCATGGTTACGCTGTAATTGTTCTTCGGGGTGAGGTACCCGATGGGATGAACGTTGTCAACTGCTGGCAAATCTAATCGTTGATACCCAGTGGGGTCGATAGACTCGCCGAAGATATGGTTGTTAAGAATCAGTGAACGGTGGTACATGGTGTAGGCCGGGAAAATATCCGTGGCCGTTAATACCGTGATGACATCCGAACGCAGACGGTGGAACTCTTGTGACGAGATGAAACCTTTTGACTCACGGTATGCCTGCAAGTCTAAGTAGCGGGCAATATCCCAACCATCTTGCATTGGGTTAATCCAGTGTTGCTTACGGTCAAAGCGACCACCGTGTAACGTACGATGAACGCGCTCACCGGCACGCCAGGCGATTAATACTTCGCGTGGAGTGAACACAGTTGGCTGGGGTGGAATCAGTACCGAGATGGTTGGACGACGATACCCGTTGAACCACGGTGCTGGGTTATCAGTCTCTTTACCAATCTCATCAAACAACTCTCTCAGGATACGGGTCTTAATCCGTAATCCACCGTTAACGTAATTGAGCTTACGTCCCAGGCCATCTGAGCCATGGTCAGTAAACAGAGCACGGCCAAAGTGACGGATGAATTCAATGGTGCTGAACTCTGCTTTGAACGTGGGGGATTCGTAGTACATCTTGACGTACGGGCTGTTTGGGATGTGGCTCTTTTCTTCATCACGCCAGAAATAGAAACGGAACTTGTGACGGTCGTACGTCAGGGCATCTTGTACCGCACGGTACGCACTCCAGAATTCATAGTTCGCACTCGGTAATGCAACGAAGTTATCGAAGTGCAAAGGCAGGAACGGGCGAATCATGGTTGCTTCTTCACGACTGTAATGCGCAGCCACTAAACCATCGATGGCAGAAGCAGCAGTAGGGCGATAATTACGTGGCATGGTATAACTCCTTTAAGGCTATAGTCGAATGGGTCGCTTGGAGATAAGGTTTTCTCATCTCCAATAGGTAAAATATATCTGTGATATTTTTGAATGCAAAAAAATAAAAAGAGATTGCACCTACTCCGAAGAGTAGGTGCTTCCCTGGTACTGGCATTGAAACTACAGCAGGCGTCTTCCTGGGCAGAACGCGGGTCGCGTTCGGAAGACAATAGCACATCGGCATGGGCTAATTGATTCTGGTTACATAAACACCAACACACCAGGCAGGGTTCATGAAAATGGAAATGCAACCAGAAAGGGGTTCACCGTCCCGCGCCCCGAAACGCGTCTGGAGACTAACGTAAAGGATGCAAGACAGCGAATGTGTTCGTGTTACCCCCGACCATGAATAGGTTTTTCCGGAACGTCTTCGGGACTAGGGCAACACAAATGTGGCGGTACCACCTGGACTCGAACCAGGGACCTACTGCTTAACAGGCAGCCGCTCTAACCAACTGAGCTATGGAACCAAAATAGGGCGAACGATGACAGGAATCGAACCTGCGAATATCCGATTATGAGTCGGGTGTTAACCATCTTAACAGCATCGCTCTTGCCACTGACGGATTTGAACCATCCTCGTCTTTACAGACGACCCCAGACCGACCGGGAGTAGCCATTATAGGGAAGTCACCACCGGACTTGAACCGGTAACCGCACATCACGCCACCGCCATTATTGCACCGCGGTGCGTGTTGGTCAGTATTGGTCGTAAGGTGTGCTCTAATCTTGAGCTAGGCGACTATTGTTTGGCGGAGAATGTGTGATTCGAACACACGGGCAGCTTTCGCCACCACTCCCTTAGCAGGGGAGCTCTTTAAGCCTCTCGGACAATTCTCCAGAATTGGGGTGTATGGAGAGACTCGAACTCTCGACCACTGACGTCACAAGCCAGTATTCTAACCAGCTGAACTACATACACCGTTGAAATGGTGGTTCTGGCTGGATTCGAACCAACGACCGCGCCATTATGAGTGGCGTGCTCTACCAGCTAAGCTACAGAACCGAATACTGGTTGCATCTACTGGACTTGAACCAGTGACCTCACCCTTATCAGGGGTGCGCTCTACCAACTGAGCTAAGACGCAATTTAAAAATGGCAGGACTGACGGGGCTCGAACCCGCGACCTCCGCCGTGACAGGGCGGCACTCTAGACCAACTGAGCTACAATCCTAAAATGGGTGACACTCCTCCGAATCCCACGGAGTTCTAAGGCTGCACTTGGCGGCTTTCACCATCTACGCCCGAAGGCTACGGTTACTTACGGATGCCTTTATTGGCTGCCAGACCTCTAAGCTGCTCAATGGCGGCGAGGGTCAGTGTCATTGTTTGGCGTTCCTGCGGAGAATTGAACTCCGGTTGCCTGGTTGAAAACCAGGTGTCCTTACCACTAGACGACAGGAACAAATATTGGTGGCGAGGGAAGGATTTGAACCTACGAAGCCCGAAGGCAACAGATTTACAGTCTGCTCTCGTTGACCACTTGAGTACCGCGCCAATACGTCTGAGAACTCAACTTCGAATTCGCACACGTCTTGGTTGTTTTACATATACTTAGGTTGTCTTGTAGCGAAATGGGGAAATCGCTATAAGTCATTGATTTTGTTGGAGCGAGCAATGAGATTCGAACTCACGACCGTCTGGTTGGGAACCAGAAGCTCTACCAGCTGAGCTATACTCGCATTAAGTGAGGTTGATGGACTTCTTCTTCTGAGCCAGGGTATCCCCCGGTCTTAGCGCCTCCAAGCACCAACCCTACTTACTTTCTTCTTGGCCCTATTCCCTCGCTGCTCAGCAGTCCCAGGGAGGAACTCAGTAGCACACTGCTACTCTTTCACACTGGGAACTCAATCCCATCAGTTACATTCAGATTGTGGGGTGAAGGTTGCCTATGTCAGCGAGTCGGCTTAATGGGCCGGTGCTTGACCTTCGTCCGTAACGGACTTCGCCTGGGTTGAGGACTCTCGTCCTAAAACAGGTTTATGGCGTTCAGTCCCACATCCTGATAACCAATAGCAATCGAGCTTCCAGAGCTTGAGGTCTTTCAACCAGGTACCCATTCGGTACAGAAACGCTCTGAACAACTCTTCCATGTTTAATCACCGAATAATGTTAGACGGCAGGATTGCCTACCCGCAGGTAGTGCTTTATGCAATCCGGTTAACGTGGACTTATTGGTGTGCCACGTTTCTTCACTTCACCCAACCCCTCAGATGAAACCGTCCCGGCGGGGTTATCAGCCCAGCCAGTGCCCTTTACACGTCAGCACTTACTTACCCGTCCCCATGATGCGTGGAGCATTCTTGAGGAGGATAGTAGAAACGGCTTCCAGCAGTTCGTCACCGGCGTCGGTATTAGCAACCACCAACGTTTTGGTGCACGGCACTTTCACATCACCACCGAACCACGCAGAGTTATCAACTTTAGCAGACTTCTTCTCGTAGACTGCTTGCCCGTTAGGCAGTTTATCGTTGACGTTCCAGTTGTTCATGTCGATGAGTTTCAGACCAGAGCTATCCTGGTTAACTGCTTCGAGGAATTTGTTATTCTTGCCCGGTGCGCTTACCCACATGAACGCGTCGTATTCACCCGTGGCCACTTTGGACAGAGAACGGATACCGCCTTTCGCGTAGGTTTCAGCTTTTGCGTATTGCTTCACCAAACCTTGCAGGTATTGCCAACTGGCGTAAGAACCAGAGTCGGGTTCACCGACCGCAATCTTAATGCCTTCTTTCAGATCGGCTTCACCGCCAACCTTACCTTCTTTCTTGACAGCCACGAAGACACACTCGTCACCCAGCTGGCCAACGATGTCTACGTTCTGTGCTTCGTTCGGATGCTGTGAGCGCCAGAACTGGAAAGCGTCTGCCTGGGTAAAACCAATCTGCGCAGAACCGGCAGCAACTTTGTCCAGGTTGTCCAGGGAACCTTTCGACGGTACCACAGTGGACTTGTTGCCGAACTCATTCAGAGCACTGGCAAGATTCACGCCGTACGTGGCGTTGTACGTCAGACCTTGCTGGCCCGTCGTAATGGTAACATCAGTAGCGTGAGCGGAGAACGCCAGGATTGCCAACAAACCTACCAAAAGCTTTTTCATGTTTTATTATCCTACTGGTGAATATCAGGGTTTGATACAACAGAGCGGAGTTTCCGCTGTTCGCTAAGCCTTCCGACGGAAAGCCCGTTTAGCGAGTGACCGTAGCACCCACAAGACCATCAGAATTATTGCGACGTCAACGGCGAGCATCACAAAATTCTTAGCCAGGTAGAACAATACGGCCAACACCAGGAAAACCAGCAACGCAAAATTACGAAGTTTGGCTTTCATCCGATTTGAGTTCCTACAGGAATTCAGAAAAAAATTGGAGGGACGAGCCGGATTTGAACCGGCCTAAAAGTGATTTGCAATCACTCGCCTTACCGCTCGAGCCATCGCCCCAAAGTGTGGTGGGCCGAAGCCCACCGTATTCAGCCTGCACAGAACGACTCGTGGATAACTCCTGCCGGTAAGTCAGTACGACCGATACAAGTGACGCTCAGGCGTACGCCGTCATCGCAGCCACAAGTACACGGTACATCGTCGTCACAATAGCAAGAGCCAGCCCAATGACCGTATCTGGGACGTGTTGCGCGCGCGGCACCCCGGTTAGGGGCAGCCACGACTATGGAATCAAACTCGTCGTAATCCACACGGTCTAGTCTTTCTAACAAATACAAGTTCATGGTGTTCTCCAAATCAGCAGCGTCCGTAGTGGACAGATTGGCTTTTGGATAGAACTGAACTTGCAGGCTAAATTTGGCAGGGGCACAAGGATTCGAACCTTGGACACCCGGTTTTGGAGACCGGTGCTCTGCCAGCTGAGCTATGCCCCTAGAATACTAAAACGCCGGGCTTAACGTTTGCGGGTCAATATCGCCACCCTCAAAATCCGGATGGGGACCTCTGTGGTCTTTCCAGTCTGTGACTTTAAGCGCGGTCGTTGCCGTACGTTCAAACTCGATGATGAAAATCTTTGCTTCCGGATGACGCGAGGCCAATGAACCCGGTTTACCCTGTCCCCAGAACTGGGTTGTCAACACGACACCCGGTAACTGGTTTTCTGGTGCGGGTGCTAACTCAACAACCTCGAGCTGCATCTGACGGTCGACCTTAGGCCAATGTCTGACTGCTGCTTCGTGGGATTCCGCGCAGATAATCGCGGTTGCCACCACGCCAGATAAAACATACGAGTCACGCGTGACGTGAAAGAGCTTCATGGCTAATCTCCCGAATCTCGCCACCAGTGTTTACATCGAACCGTGCCGCAATACTAACTGCGTCACCAGCGGATGCGCCTGCGGCCATCGCACCAATGGCGAACTCTGCCCCGCTACCCACCGCAATGGGTGCAGCGACTTTGGTCAGCCAAGGCATCTCGTCGTTCTCGTATTGACCACCGGCGTAGACGTTACCATGCTCGGTCACAACCAGATAACTAATCACAATCCCTTTTGGGAATCGTGTGCTTCCGGTCAGACCCTGGTAGCCCTTCATGCAACTGTTCAGCGCTTCACGCAGTGCGTTGTTGCCTTGAAGACATCCAGCCACACCAAACGAAACCGCTTTCTCCCCGTTCACCGCCCAGGACTCACCTGGTTGGGGGGTGAAGATTTTCACAGCGTGCATCGACAGGCGGATGTCGCCTTGTGTCGTTTGGGAATCACCCGCGAGGGTTTTCCCGTCGTAAGCGATTGTGGTCATTGCAGTTCTCCGTGGGTTGTTTAACATACCCAACGGCTAACCTGTAAATTTTATTCAGCCAGACATCGTCGTTTCCCAACGAGGACATCCACCCCTCTCGTCTTCCCGAGCCGCCAAGATATGGACCACTCTCCTTCGGGAGTAACCCCAAGCCTGCGGTTCTACACGCAGACCCCTATCGACGCAACGCCGAATTCGGATTGGCCGCACCCCAGGGCGGGAACGACGAGGACTACCGGAGGTAAGTTCAACGGCGTATACTCGAAGTCCCGCATCTGGAGCTGCCACGGTACCGGCACATGTGTGACGGTGAAAGCGTCATGCATCACGACCAAAGGCCGATTGCAAAAAGCCGATACCTGAATGGGTGGGTGGTTCAAAGTTTCCCCGCTCGGAACCACCCGTTCGAAGTGTCGCGAAACACTTTTTGCCGAACATACTAAACAAACCAACAGTGTTAGGCTGAGCGATTTGCTTTTTCGAGGGCTCCCACGATAGGAATTCTCGAAAAAGCACCCTGGCTGGTGAAGACCAGGGTGGAGCTCTGCATCCGCAGAAAATCAGCTATCCCCAAGCAGTGACGTTCGAGGAAACTATTCGCATATAACTAAACAAACTCGTAATTCGATTTCGGGAGAAAAAAAAATCGCCCCGAGGTTTTACCCCAGGGGCGGAGCCAACACACAGCAGTTTGCGACTCTGAGGGTCGCTAGGTTTCCCCTTCCATCCTACCAGCCTGTAAGATTCGTTCGTTGAAAAAGCGCCACTCCCATTTCGCACACACGCTACACTGAGACTCATCCTCGGTCGAGAGTGGCTTTCCCGTAATGCCATCGGGGTCAACTTGTCACACTACTGGGAAGTCTTGTAAAAAATAATTCCTCCCCTCCCCCCGATCACGATCTCGTAATAAGGATCACGCGCGCACCCACGCGTTTTAAGATCTTTTAAATATATCTAAAGATATTAATATATTTTAATATATTTAATAATATCTAAAGATATTAATAATAAATATATATATATTAAAAGATCCTGGAGGATACGGGTGTGCGCGTACGCGCGTATAATGAAAGAGATCCGCCGAAGATCAAAACCTGAAATCAATGAGTGACGTAAGTCACTAATTTAAAAAGGAAATTTTTAAATAATCCCGGCCTTAAGGGCCGGATAGGCAGTAAGCCAGGAAAAGCACTCGAAGGTAATTCGCAGAGATGCGAATTACAAATCGATCCAGTCTCCCAATCCATTCCAACGCGAAGCGTACATGATATTTTGATCGTCGCGGCGGTCGGCTCGGCGAACCGGGGATGGGGCGCACGCGTCCTGTAAGCCACGTCACAGCGACGAAAGGGGGGCAGGCACCCAAACGTACCGGGTCAGAGTAAATCTCCTCAGAGAGCTTTTCAGGGGGCTTTTTGGCGCTGGTTAAAAAGTGTACAAACATTGGTTAAAAAGTGAGCAGGGCAAAAAAATAAAAGGGCACCCGAAGGCACCCAAATTGGTTAAAATTTGTACAGAAGATTACCCAACTTGAAACCCGCTTGTTCAAGTTCGGCAATGTCCTCGACAGTGAAATTACCCGACAGGAACAACACCGGTGACAGACCAGGGGCCAGCGTTTTCCGATGACGGACAACTTCCTCCCCGGCGCTTCCGATGAATTGCACGATTACGTCGTCTGTAACGCTCCCTGGGATGTCGATAGCCACTCCCTGGAACGTTGCCGCCGCTAATTCGATTGGTGTCCTTAAATCGCTGCACAGGATGTATTTGCTCACATCCCCCTCTTCGCTTAATGTACCGCGTAGCCCGTTGACGATTTCGTCACTGAGGTGCTCTTTGACGTAGAGGTAATGGCGATCCTCGACAGGCGCGACCACAAAGATGAAATACGGCTTGTCGTCCTTGTACCACACCACGTAACGATTCTCCATGCGGTCAGTACGTACCAGGTCACGCATTTGGTTGGCGATGTCCTCCTGCCAGTTCTCTGCCAGGGAGATGTGCGGGGTCGAGGTCAGGGAGAACACGTCTTTAAACAATTGGAACATACTCGTTATCCTTTAGGAAATAAAAAAGTGTTGCGCACCCCCCGAAGAGAGTGCGCGTTGGATACTTAACACTTAACGGTCAGTCCGTCAAGTCCCAGGTGCACGGGTTTTACCCAGAGTCCTGGCTCACCGAAGATATTCAAATCGTGAGTCGGGTAGTACATGATCTTAGACGGCACGTTCACGCCCATCTTCGCCATGAATTCCCAAACGGCCACATAGCGTTCACGGGTGATAAACATCATCCCCGAGTCAAAGCCTGAGCCAATATCCAAAAAGTTGCCGATGCCGCTATCAAAGCTTGATACACCGTCTTGTGTTAACGCCACCAACCCTTTCGCTAAATCGGTATGGTTGTCAATAAAGTCACACAGATCCACGATTGTGAAATGACCGTAAATACGACGGAGCACGGCAGCAACGGCCAATATCTCGCTGGTATTTCCGTAGTCACCTAAAGGGTTGTGGGTCATCATCGCAGTAAGTATGCTCTGATCGCAGAGTTCCATGAGGCGTGCATCTTGGCACGCTACTCGCAGGCTGCTACCAGAGAGCATGGTTGGCGCAGTAAACATAGGGTGCTCCTTAAGTTTCCATTGACTGTGGTTCGGTTTCAGCGTAACACAGTCCAAGCCTTTGTAGACTATAGCCCGTTGCCCCAAAGATTTGGGTAGCCACACTCTCCACGAATGCGGTCGGGTCTATAACATCCACAGCAAACTCAGATACGAAACGCCAGGTTTCGGTCACCCCTTTGTGTTCGAACTGCGCCGCATACAAACCATGCGATACGCCAGGTTCAAATCTAAAGAGGGTCTCACCGGACTCCCGCTCAATGCCATAAATTGTCCCTTCTCTTAGCGCAATATCCGCACGGCCGCAACGCGTTACAGTCAAGAGCGCTGGATTGCTACCGCCTGGTAATTGCTTAAAGAGGTTCGGGCCATCGTATGTGGCAGGGTAAGAGTCGCCCATGTTATCCAGGGCAATGCTTCGATAAATTATCGAAGACTTGAAGTTGCACAGTCGAGTCCCTTCGGTAAACATCGTATATTCGATCTTAACTTCGGTACCGATAAGATCGTCCGGCCGCACATTGTAATGTTTTAGCTGCGACTGGATGCGACGAGAGATCATAGTTGCCAGGAAAGTGTGACCTGTGGGTGTGCGGACCACGTAGCCGTACTCTGTGCAGTCAATGATTTTCCCGGTGGTGTTACGCACCGGTTCTAGTCGGTATTGCACACCGTTCGCCTCAACGATAAATTGAGAGACGGCGTTATTACGGGATTTCTGTTTGATGTTCTCAAACACAGCCCCTGCTTTCACCAGAACTGGCTCCACCACGTTAACCTGAAAGGGTAAAGGTTTCTGCGGATATTGTCCCATTGTGGTAACGGTAACGGAACTCAGCTCTGGATCGTTTTCACCGGGGTCTGTCGACAACCAGTGTGTAAGCCAACGCGATAACGTCTGCGGGATAACACGGGTGGTATAAAACAGCACCTCGTTTTCAATGCCCGCATCAGACAGTGTTTTCGCCAGGAAAGAATTGACGGCGTCATAGTTGCCGTTGCGTAGAATCGGCATACCCCCAACACGGGCTAACTCACAGATAACCCCGTGTGGCAATACCCACATCTTTACATCCTGGTCTTTTGATATCGTACCGGAACGTAGCGCTTTGTGCCACGTTGCTTTGCGTTCATATTTCTTCATGGGAAAAATCTCCTTTAGGTATACTACTATCAAAAGGATAATATCTATCCGTAATTTTTTAGAGGTTCATGCCATGTCCGATCTAGTTTATGATTTTGCATCAGGACTTTACGCGAGTCCCGAGGTAAAAGTTGCCCGTGAAAGACACGGTCGTGACCCCTTCTTTGACGACGGTTCTTTCGCCACCGGATTGTACTACGATTACGGGTTTGGCGGATATGTTCCGATGGGGATGGTGGTTGCCACCGAAGCCCTTAAGAATGACCGCTTGCGTAAAGCGTTTGACAACGCCTTTAAGGGCGTGGTGATTGACCGTAAGATGGCGCAGCGGATGCGGATGTACGTTGCATCGATTCTGGGCCGTGACGGCAACGTCGAGTGGCGTGGGTCGAACCTGTTGGGCGTGCACCAGATTCGTTTTTACGACTCCGACCGTAACCGCCTGTTCGAAGAAGTGTTGAAAGTCGACGAAGACTTCTTGGCCGAGCTTATCAAAGAAGCCGAAGCCATCAACACCGACTGGAACGTGGCCGGGGACACCTTCAACCTGACCATTACTTATCTGCTGCATTTGATGTTCCCGAAATTCAGCGACAAAGAGATCCGTAATGCGGCGGTTGATCTGGTGGTGATTCTCCAGTTCAAATTCTACTCGAGTATCTACTACCACTTCTTCCCGAAACCGGTGGATATGAATGCGGCCGAGGTGACCTACTCGATGCTGTCGTTAAAGTTTGACATTCGTCGTCTGGGCAACTGGGGCTTGCACATGCAGGAGCGTGCGGAGTATTTCTGCTCACCAGACTACCCGAACTACGATGCGGTCAAGCGCTACGACACCCCGGACTTGGTGCTGCGGTTTATCACGGACTTGAACACTCGTACCAAACAGACCGTGAAAGACTACTACGCCGTGTTAGACCGGGTACGTCGGGAAAACAGCCGCATGGTGATTCAGTCCTCTCGTATTGAGTTGGACGGTGAATCCATTATCCGTGACAAAGTCGGTGCCCTGGACATTGCCAAGCAGAACCTGTTCGATGCCTCTTACGACATCAACAACCTGTACAAGGAAGAGTTGGCTCGCGTGGTGCTGGAGATGGTTCCGAAGGCATCGCCTGCGGCCCTCAAGCAGCTGCTGAGTTACATCGCCGGACTGCCCCTGGGTAAGAAGCGTGATGAGATTAACAGCATCATGGAAGACACCCTGTCCCATGCATTTGACGAAGTCGTGAGCAGTCGCTTGAACTTCAACGATGCAGGCACGGTACTGCTGCGGATGCGTTCCCTGTACCAGGCATCAAAATCCCCGAACCCGTACGTGTTGTCGTTGCGTACCCGGATTGAGAAACTGGCTGCCAAGGAAACTCACATCCGTCACGAGTCTGCGCTTGCTGCATTGCGTAATGCGTTGCTGTTGTATTTCCTGATTCGCTCATTACAGAAATAAAATAAAAGGCCGCTACCCCACGAAAGGGTAGCGGCTAACTCGAATTATTTTTGAGTTTCTGGATTTAATGGACTCCGGAGACAGCAAGTGTGTGTAAAGCGAGTACCACACTCGCCGCGTAGGTTGCACCTGTACCGACGACAAACAAGCCAAACACCCCGGTGAACTGAGCCATGCGTACCGTGCGCGAACACGCACCACAACGCCGACCATAATTGTTCACCACGGTGCAGGTATGTCTTACCATCAGAAACAGACAAACCCACATCAGGGCTACTACGATATAGTAAGTTAGAGTCATCACTTCATCCTCTGCCGTTGGATAAGCTCTTTCAAGCTTTCCATCGACGCGACATTTCGCGTATCAGTGTTGAGTTGGGCAATGAGAGATTGCAACCGATTGCGACTTGCCATTTGCTGAACCGGATCGGATAACCCGGCTGAGTAACGGATAGCCTCCTCGATTTCCCCCATCAGTTTTTGTTGCTTTTCTTCCTCCTCGACCTGTTCCTCTTCGTCAAAGTCGCCCTTGTTCTCCAACAAATTACGATTGCGCATCATCAGTCGGCTGTTGCTTATGCCGTAATGGCCTAAGTTATTACCGAACAGAATCAGCCACATCGCCAGAAGCCAAGAGACAACCAAGTCATCGTGCCCGGACGCTTTATGGTCAATACGACCGTTACGTTCAACCAGACTAAGGATTTGGTCGATTAATTCACCAGACCGTAAAGTGTCCGCGGTCAGGCGTAACGCCATGGTGAAAACTTCACCGTACAGCTTACGGCGTTTATCCTGGTCGGTTGAAAAACCGATGTATTTACGGAACTTGTCCCAGAAGCGTTCCGCACTCCCCACCGGACCACGGTGGTACTCTTTGTAGAGCTCATGAGTACGGGCATAATCCTGGGTCACTTTCACATACAAGCGACGGTGGAGGTCAGGTACCTTCGACTGCAATTGCAGGATGATAGCATCCGCGACCGAAGAACCCGTTGACCGTCGTTCCAGAATCAGGACAGTGTTCGGATACCGCACCATGAAGTCTGCCAGGTGAATAGCAAACCCGATGACGTTGGTTTCGTTCACTGTGAGCTTCCCAGCGTATTCCCCGTTCATAGAGTTGACAATCGACATTGCGATAGCATCTCGCCCTACGGCTTCCGAGGTATCCAGACCGATGATGTGGCGATCGTGTAACTTGGTGATCATCTCTTCTTCGGTGTAATACCAGTCGGTCACGTAGTTGGACGGAGAAATGTCCTTGTACACGGCACGCATTCTCGAGGCGTTCATGCGACGCGCGTCATCACCCGAGAACGGTTTGTTAAAGCCACCGGTAGTCCATTCCCCACCGAAGTCACGGCGGATCTGGTCAGGGGTACCTGGGGCGTTGGCGATCATGTCTGCCAGCTCCTCATCGGTGGTGCCCAGTTGTCGGTGGTTGTACTTCACGTAGAACATGATACGTGGAATCTTCGCGGTTGACCCTTTGCGGATAATGTCAATCAGCTGGGTACGCGAAGGAATGTCAATGTAACGCTCATCCCACATAATCCCGGAAGTCATTAGCTCGTACATGTACGCGCCTTCTTCCGTGGCGAGGTCACCTGGCGTAGTGGCGAAGACGTTTCCATAAGGGACGCCTTCGGCTTCGTTGATACGACGCGCAGCCGTACCCGATGCCAGTGCCGCAGGTAAGATGTGGTGGATGTTTTTGGTGAAGGGGCCTTCATCGCCGAACAGACGACCGGCGGTTAATCCACGCCCCACACCGTTTGCTGATTCTGCATCGTTCTGACCGATACCGGTAATCAGTTTGTTGCCCTGCGCGAGACATGCAAAGGTCTCACGGTTATCCGGGTCATCCGGATGGTGTGGCCACAGGTAATCCGGTAATCCGTTGCGAAGCTGTTTCATCTTGTTGATGGTTTCTTCACGCAGGGCCGGGCCTTTGGTCACGAGAATGGTACGGGAGTTCTCCAGGAAGCGCATCAGCCACAACAGCAGCGCGGACATCCCGACTGTCTTACCGTGCTGACGGAGGAACTCTACTGCCGCATCGATGTTGTTGAAGAAAATCCAGTACATCGAAAAGTTACCGCGGTCGATACGAAAGGGTAAACCGTTTTTCATACCATCCGCAGGTACCCGCACACATTCGCGGAAGAAGTACCACGGGTTCTCAGCACACTCGGTAATGATTGCCGCTTTCTGTTCCAGCGTTAAGTCTGGTGAGAACGGGTCGACACCCAGCAGGTCACGGTTGTGCAGCGCGAGGTGAACGTAGTAATGTTTCACGCCTAACTGGTTAAGCAGACTCGCAAATTTCTTAAAGCTCTTATTGGGTGTGGTGTCATCCGGTAACGAACCCGGATAGTATCCCCAATCAGATTCACGCAGTATCATACAATCTCCTCACCTCCTCTCCCGAAGGAGAGGAGGAGTGGTTTTACTCGATGTGGTGCGCCAACATTGGCGTGGCCGCAAGGTTTAACGTATCGGTTGGTGTGCGACGAATCCAACGGATAACCAGCGGAGCATCCAGTGCCACACGGTAGTCGATAACCTTCTTCGTCATCCATTCATCAACGGTGTAGGTGTAAACCTTGCCGCCAACGTGGATTTCAAAGTGGGTCGGCTCCAGTGGCCCTGATTCGTTACGACGATCGTACAGCGGGTAGACCGGGTCATACAGCGTTTTCAACCATTCGGCTTTCGATGCAGCTTTCACACTGACGTCGAGTTCAGAGTAGTTGACGTTGGAGTATTTAAACTCAGCCCAAATCTCCTGACCGTATTTCAAGCCATCTGGCAAGTATTCCAGCAGGAAGTTGGTGTTGAGTTCGTTACCTGGGTTCACCAGTGTAATCGCGAACGATTGTGCCTGAATAAACGCACGGAACTGCGCATCGACTTTCGAGATATCGACCTGCACATTCAGACGTTGCTTCACACCCATCAGCAGCGGGTCAAAGGTTGTCCCACTGGTGTATTGGATGGCGGCGGTCGCATCGTACACTTTCCCACGCGTCAGGTTATACAACATGAAGTCCAGTCGGTAGCCACGGTTAGCATCAAGCCAGCGCGGAATCACGAACAGTTTCATGGAGTACGCCCCGTCCACTTGCTCAGTTACCGCGGTGTAGTCCTTGACAATGGTGTCACCGACCACATCCGTTCCGCCGTAGGTTTCCCCTTTGGCCAGTTGGTAACTTAACACGCACGGCAGTTTGTTCCCGGCATTCGAGGAGATGTAGAACGTGTCTTGCGAACCGGAGTTACGCAGACCGTTAAACTTCACACGCGCCTGGTCAATCGGCAGACGTTTGGTGCCGTCACTGTACTGAATATCACACCACAGCGGAATCGAATCCAGTGGCATGTTAATCGGCAGGGTCAGGGTGGTACCGTCGTCATCGACCAGGAACGGAGAAATCAACTTGATACCGAGGACGGTACGTGTCGGGGTTTCCTGCGCCATCACCAAATTGGTTTTGACGATATGACCGTGGGCAATCTGCACCACGTTTCCGACATCGGAATACACGATGAACATGCACTCTTCACCGTTGCTGACTTCTGCCAGACAACTGCCCGGTAAAGCTTTCTTCACCACCGTGTCCGCCCCTTCCACCGAAATGGTTTGGGTTGGCAGGTAGGTGTATTTCAGTTTACCGTCTTTGTAGAAGCCCGAGAGAATCTCTGCGGCATCCGACACGCTGGAGCCACGCAAGATACGTACCCCATCGATGTCTGGGCCATCCCAGGACACCGCATCGTCAATTACCATGGTCGCAGGCAACTTAGAGCTGTCAACGTACACACGGTATTTGTCAGAACGCAGCGCATAGTGGCCGTTTAACCGGCCATCCTGGTTTGCCACACCCACACCCCCGAACGGTTCAACTTCCCAACTGGGTACGGCATAGTTGGTGCTGACCACCCGATCGAAACCACTGGTGATTTCGTTGATGATAAGGTCTTTCGGGTTTGGCACATACCCCGTGGGTTTCCCCGTTTGATACAATTCACTCGGGTCCCACACTTCGAACCCGCGATCCTTGTCGATTAATTTGGTAGCAATCTTGGCCATGATTAACCCTTGATTTTCAGATACTGGTTAAGCTGCACCTCGCCATTCAGATAGCGTTGGTTCACGCGATCCAAGAAGGCAAAGCCTAACTCGTTCACTTCCACCACTTCGTACTTAACGTGCGGATGCAGTTTCACAAACGCTTTGTCGTACCCGATATACGCCGGGTCGAAATTCAGGAGGTCTTTGTAACGCTCCATGATGTCGTCAAGTTGGGTTGTGGAGATACGGTATTCCGGGTCGTCCTCTTTCAGAATCAAAATCCCATTGAGGTAATCCCAGAGGATTTTGTTCAGTGTCGGCGAGTACAAATGATACCGGCCAGGCAACGGCACCGGGTTTACCGGCGGTGGTGTTGGGAACCAGTTGGTCAGGTACGCTTCAACACGGTCATCCAGGTCACGGGCAGCATCACGCAGGGCGTACAAGTCCCCGCTGATTAACGTGCGCAGGGGAATCGTTGGGTCAGCGACAGAGTACGGGAACCCGTCAGCCACGATGTCGGTACCAATGGCATTGTCTTCGCGGAAGATAACCTCGTCCCGCAGTAACAGCGACCCGCCCCCAATTACGCGAATCACTTTGTCATCACGGCAGTCGTATTGGCTGTTGTTGGACAGTAACCCACTGGAGACAAACCCACACTTCGGCACCCGCATTAATCCCGTCACACCGCGACAGCGTACTGCCACGCGGTTAGTGTCGGTGTCACTCATCCAGGCTTTACACGTCACCACGACCTCAGGCCAAATAGCCACAAAGTCAATGGAGTGCACCAGCGGGTGACCGTTCAGCCACACTTCAATCGATTCCATCGGAATCCACAAAGTACGCTGTTGCCCGGATTGGTTACGCGCCACAATCGGCACACGAATCTGCCCTTCGCTGACATTCACATCAACTTCAAAGAAGAGATGCTTGTCATCGTAAATCACCGTCGGATGACGACGTGTGCGATCGACTGTCCAGGTAATCTGGTTGTCTTTGCGTTGGTAATCTTCGTCTTCCACGGCCTGGTAATAGTCATCGGTCGGTACTTCGTTTTTCAGAATACGAATCCACAGATTCACATTCATACCCTCTTCGATTTCGAAGTCTGGGGCATTGTCAACGATGTGTACCGCATCCGAGGCATCCGAGGCAATGGCTTCGATGATACGGGCTTGCGGGTTACGAGCAATGTAAATGTCGTACCCTTTGTTCGCGTGCTTCTCGAGCAGAACACCGTCCGCGTCATACTCGTACACGGTTGAGAGTGCTGCAAGGTGGTCGGGCAGAACACCCTGTAATGACCCACCGGGTTGCGCCACTAACCGCTGCGGCGTATCCGCGGCATACAACGACACCGCATTATACCCGTACGCATCCGTCGCCAGGTCACGGGTAATGTTCCGTAACTTCGCTGCCGCTAAACGGTTGGCCGCAGACTTCTCCAAATTGGCGGCTTGCCATTCGGCCACGTTCGCATTGGCCCCGACCATCGCATCGATGATTAACTCATCGGTCAGACGGTACAGGTCATGCGTGTGGGAAGAGTTATACAGCGGGGCCAAGTCCAGGTAGTCGTCACGGATAATCAAGCGAATGGTTAATTCGTCGATGTCGTTTAACGGGTTACTGAACGTGTTGCGGTATTTCGAAATGCGCTCCGTAGGAATCGCCAAATCGTTCCAGGTTAACTGACGTACTGCCTGCTGGCGGTGCAGGTGGTAATACCGCCCTTCCCCTTTCCACAGCAACTGAATCTCAACGTCATCGTTGAAAATCCATTGACCGTCTTTCTTCGGGATGTGCAGCAGGTATTTACGGGTCTTATCCAAATCGGAATAAAACGTTGGCAAATCCCCACAGCGGTAATCAATCACTCGGCGCGCGCGCCCATCAACTCGCACATCCACATCGTCCCACGACTTCATGCTCGAGGTGGTTGGGTTCAGAACCATCTTACCGTTAACCCACATGTCAACGTAGCCCACGTTTTGGGTTTTCAGTAAGTTGTAGCGATCGAGCACCACCTGAATCTGTTGCGGATTCGGCGGGGCGTAATACTCCGTGAAAGTGGGTTTAATCACCGGGGCATTGTTGCCACCATTGTAACCAGCATAGATGCGCAGATAACACGGTTCCGTATCCAACCACTTATAGCGATCGGTCTGGGGAATCGCCATGTAAATCTGTCCGGCGATGGTACGCCAGAAGTATACCGAGTCGGCTGGAATAATCGTACCGTCTTCGTTGTATACTTGCATCCAGGTACTGAACCCGTTTACACAGGTCGACAGTTTCTTCCAGCGGTTTACCGGAATCGCCAGGTTGCCCCAATTCAGGTGCAGTTTGTCAATCACATACGCGTGCCACCAACTCCCCTCTTTTGGGAGGGGGACAGGAAGCCGACCGTGTTTGAAAAAGCCGATCGCCCCGGTTTGCGGAGAGAGTCGGAAGGGAGCGATGTTCAACTCCCCGTCGAGGTACGGACGCTGCCACGCATTCTTAACGGCGTGGGCGACCAGCCAGTTCTCCATAGTGGGCCTCTTACTTTGTGTTCAGGGGTTTAGTGTACTGGTTCATCAGCGTGTTGAAAGTACCTTCGAACTTGTCTTTCTTTTTCGCTGCGTCGGTTTTCTTCACCATGCCACCGAAACGGAAACGGTTAAACATGTTGTTGTCCAGACACGCTTTGGTCATGCAGAACAGCGTTGGCGGGTATTCGATCGCGCTGGTCGCCAACTGGCGGTCGTAGCTGACGAACGGGCCAAAGCTTGCCGAGAGCATGGCTTGCAGGCTGACCACACTCAGGTCTTTCAGGCGGGAACTGATGTCAGCCTGTTTCACCATCTCAACGAATTCGCTGATGTTGCGGGGGAATAAGTAATCAGTATGTCCCGTTACCGATTCAAACACTTCACTCGCAATACCCAGTTCGTTCTCCAACATTTGCTGCATCCGCAGTGCTTTTACTTCGTCTTCGAAGTTGTTGTAGAACTGCCCCACAGAGAAAAGCGCGGCCAGTGCTTTGACTTGTGCGCTTTGATATGGAGCGAGTGTATTTGCGTGGTCGATGGCATCGGTCACCCATTTACTGAAAATCTCATGGTGATAATACATCTGGGACATCAGTGCACCCAGCTTTCCGCCATTCCGTTTCCACACTAATTCCCAACGTGCCTGGTCGAGTCGCAGTGCGTGCTCAGTCAGGTTACGAATTTTTAGCTCGTTGGATTTGTCCAGCGTGGTAAACGTGCGTGCGTCAACATACACGTCGTCGCCGATCACAATCGGCAGAGGAAACGGTTTTACATCGGCAGTTTCAATAACGTAGTGAACTTCGTCAGACTGCGGTCTGGTTTGATTGAGTGAACGGGCCAGTTCCAGGTCAGCTTTGATGCGTGTCAGGTCAAGGCTGCTAAAGGGATTGCCGCTGTAAGCGTTTTCGAGTGCCATGAGATTGATACCTTAGTATGACCCACAGGTCTTTTAAGACGAATTATGGAGACGTTCCATGACTTTTATTCCACGAAACGGCGCGCCGTTGAATAACAAGCAAGGTTGGCAGGATAATTCTGTTCTTCCGCTTGTACGGACCGCCACCGGCGATCCGATTCATAAGCCGCTGATCTTCACCTTTGCCGCGCGCGGGGTAGACAACGAGGCGTTCCCGTTAACCGGGGATAATGCACTGTCTCTGCTTGGTCGTAGTATCTTTGACCTGCGTGGCCCGTATGCGACGTTCAACACGCCTTATCAGGCAATGTTTAACGCCAACGGCAACGAGTGTATGTATCAGCGTCTGGTACCGGACGATGCGAAAACCGCAGCGATCCGTGTGTTTGCAGATGTACTCGAAACGAAAGTTCCGGCGTACGAACGCATTAACGGGATTGTCCAGTATGATGCGACTGGCAAGCCCAAGGTCAAAGAGCAGGTTGACGGTATCGTCGTTGTGTTCCGTTCTGTTATCATCGATAGCACGACCCCTGCTTTCAAAGCGGGTGTAGTGACCGATGGTACCATGACCGGCGACGGCGGTACCAAATCCAAGCTTTACCCACTGTTCGACATCCAGGGCCCGTACGCGGGTGCAGATGTCAATGGCTTTGGGTTTAAGATGGTTCCGCTCAATGAGAAGTCCAGCCCAACGATGGCGTCTGCTTATCAGAACAGCGTCGGTGGCCGTATGTACCAACTCCAGTGGTTCGAAACCCTGGAAGGTGTGACTTCACCAGTGGTGTGGAAAACCCTCACCGGTCTGAGCAGCATGAACTTCAGCTTTAAGCCTGATGCATACTATCTGCCGATGCGCACCCAGCTCGACTTCGATGTCATCATTCCTGATGGCTACCGTAAGACGATGCCGGATGTCGGCGGGCTGCCAGACTACGGTCCTTTCGAAGAGTTCCACATCTACCGTGACAACCTCGAAACCGTACTGGGCCTGGCACAGGCTGCTGTGCAAAACGTCAATATTGCCGATCCGTACATGGTCGACATCTTTGGCGGTCTCGACCTCATTGGTCAGCCGTACGACGGTGTGCAGGTCAACCCTGCGACCGAAACCGGCAAAATGGTCTTCTCCGCGTCTAACATCCACTACCTGCAAGGTGGTAGCGATGGTACCATGGGCGACAGCACGTACGATGAACTCGTTCGTCGTGAAATGCTGCTGTTCCCAGAAGACGGGAAAGTCCGTTACGACAACGAACTGAAATATTCACTCGGCTGCTTCTGGGACTCGGGCTTCTCGTTCGATACCAAAGAAGCTTGCGTGAACTTCATCGGCAAGTCGCGTAACACCTTCTTGACTCTGTGTACCCACGTCTTCGACCAGGGTCGTAATGACCTGCAAACCGAAGAGGGTGCCAAAGTTGCTCTGATTGAACTCATCACCTCTGTGCCAGAAAGCTCGTACTACGGTACGCCTGCGGCGCGTGGGATGGTGACCGGTCAGACCGCGTTCATCCGTAACTCTTCCTACAAGAAGCCGGTTCCGATGAACTACAGTATCGCGAGCTTCTTCTCGAAGTATCTCGGTGCTGGCGAGGGTCGTGCGAAACCTTCAGCCCGCTTTAGCCGCGGTGAAGAAACGATCATCGAGGATCTGTACGATCTGAGTATGCCGTGGAAAGGCAATGAAGTGTATGCGTCCGACTGGGATGTGTCGCTCATCACTGCCCGTAGCCGCGACTACTATCGTCTGTTCATTCCGGCGATTCAGTCCATCTACAGCGAAGACCGTTCGGTGCTGAACAACGCACTGTTCAACTTCATCATGACCTACGTATACCGTGTGTCTGATGGGGTGTGGGCGGACATGTCTGGTGAAAACCGCATGACCGACAACGAGCGTGCGAAGATGATCGAAAACAAAATTACCGAACGACTGGAAGGTCGTCTGGATAATATTGCAGACGTGACTCCGAGCGCCTACTTCACTGCGGACGATAAAGCTAACGGTTATTCCGTGACGCTGGATCTGAATGCTTACGGCGGTGTGTTGCTGACTCAGTTCAACACCACTATCAAAGTTTACCGTCGGGAGAGCTAATAGATGGCTATCAAAGAACGTTTGATTCTGCCTGATCAGGGCCTGCACGTCGACGGTGGTTCGTACGACATGGTCAATCCGTTCTCCTCGGGCCAACAAGGCCCGGTTGGACAGGTTGGTAAATTCGTTACGAACGCCAGTCGTCTGCGTCGTAACGTCATTGCGCGTGTCATGGAATTCCCTCGTTGGGTGGATTACATGCCGAACCCGCAGCTGTGGCGTCAGGCTATCAAATCTTTCATCGAGGTTCACTCCACGATTACTGGTTTGGATAAAACCCTGAGCGCAGAGTACGTGCAGACCCAACAGGGTCGTAACAACCGCGTGCAGTATGAAGCTGGTCTGGTTACCGAAGCACTGTCTTCCGTAACGCACACTACGCCGGATAAACTCGGCAAGGTGTATCAGAACATGCTTTGGGCGTGGCTCGTGTACGGGGTCTGTGACCCGCAAACTGGTCACCCAGGTCTTGCGGCAATCAACCCGAACGTGCCAGACCACCTGCCGGACATGTACAGCATGACTGTGCTGTACTTCGAACCAGATGCGTATCAGCGTAAAGCACAGAACGCCTGGTGGCTGACCAATATGTCTCCAGAAACTTCTGGTCAGGACATCGGTGAACGTGATCCGAACACCGGTCCTCAGACCAACGAACTGTCCATCACCTTTACCTCCCAGCAATGGACAGGTTGGGGCCCGATGCAGGCAGCTCAGAAGGAACTGGAACGCATGAAGCTGTACGGTCTGCGTCCATACGAGCGTAAACTGTGGCTGACTCCGTCTCAGCAGACTGATGGTATCAACCCTGACGTCGATGCGACGGCGGGCGGTTACCGTTCTGTCTCTGACGAGCAGATGGCTCAGCAGCTCCGCGGCTAAGCAAAAAAAAGAAGCGCGCCTCACTCCTTTGCGGGAGTGAGGTACGTTTTATTTTTTTCGCCCTTGGTGCGCAGCGTCTTTTTCATCTTGCTGCATCTGCTGTTGGGCACCGGCCCGGATGATGAGGTTCTTCATCTGCATCAGGAGCAGGAAAGAGGTCAGCAGGTCGTATTCAGACGGGGGTGCGAGATCGGGATTGTCTGGGTGCGCGATTTTCCACAGCGTGGTTTCGTTGTGGCCTTCGCCTTTCTCAGCAGCAATGATGTCGTTAGGCGACAGCGTCACCAGTTCATTTTCCAGCGAAGCAATCACATACTCGCCGAACTCAATCAACAACAGCTGCTTAAAGCGAATCACGAAACCGGCAATCACACGTCCTGCCGCAGACTTAGTGATGTCGTCTAAGAAACGTTGGTAGCCGTTGACGGTGTGGGGAATCATCTCCGCAGCAAACCCTGCGGTATTCTCAAACGCCGTGTCATCGGTTACGGTACGCAGGGAGAGGGTAAACACGTCACCGATTTGGTTCAGACGCTGGATAACCTCATCGCGGTTCATGGCACTGCGCATGGTGGTGCGCTCGGGGGCTTCCCGTGCACTGAGTGCTCCGCCGCTAAAGAGTTCTTCTCTAGGCATTCTTTACTCCAGGATCAAAAAAAAGAGATGGTCATAAGACCATCTCAATTTGTTAAGGAAACGAAGATTACTCTTCGTCTTCCTCATCGCTTGCCATCATGGCGGCCGCGAAGCCTTTACGCAGTTTGCCTTCCAGCGCTTTAGACTTCGGCACACCATAGCCGAAGCCGATGGAGGCTTCCCACTCTTTCTTGGTTGGCTCATCACCGGTTGGGCGAGCGAACACGGTTGAGAAGGACGCGTTACCGATGTCCAGTTTCAGGTCGAGTGCGCCGATGTCGCTGTCGGCTTTCGCACGGTCAACGATCACACCGCTGGCGATACCGCCGAACGCTTCGAGGAAGTTTGCGTCATGCTGACGCAGCGCATTGGCGTCGTCCAGCGTAAAGCGATAATCAGTCTCACCGACCTTCACCACCGGGAGGGTATCGACGTAGATGTCCATGAGCGGCTCAGCTTTGAGCGACAGGTCTTCGTTCAGTACCACGGTTGGGCCGTCGATGCTTTCGATGATGGAGTTCAGTTCTTTGATTGAGGTTACTTTAACAGTCATTGCATTATCCTTCAGGTTACTTGGGTTGTAAACGAGCTTCAAGCTCATCGGTGATTTCAGGTGTAAAGCAATCGATGTCGAGTTGCTCTACGTAGTCTAACCGGATTAACAGTTTCTCTGCAAACAGAGTACCGTACCACTCCGGCACTTTAGATGTGCCATCCTTACCAAACTTCTCTTTGATGTGGCGTACCGCATGGAACTTCGCATCCGTGACGCTTTTGCCGTGGTCGCGTGCATACAAGTAAGAACGGTAAGCGTAATTGGTGACATCGTCAACCGACGGAATGCCGCGGTCAGCTGCGGCCACAATCTCGGAAACGATACCGTTGTAGTTCCCTTTGTGGGAGCTACGGTGTTCTAACACGGCGTGGGCGATAACCAGACAATCGTCATCGCTCAGCTTGTACTTGCGCTTGAGTACCGGTTTGTTGTCCAGTATCCAATTGTAGCCTTTGATGTGGTGCGCAGCCCGGTCATCTTTGGTGGAGAAGATGTCGTGTGCAGCAATCGCAATAAACGCCAACTTCAAATGTTCAGTTTCACCTAACAGGTGTGCGATACGAACAGCATTGGATTTCACTGCCTGGATGTGGTCGATACGGTGAGCGTTATCAGTGTACAGATAGAAGTCACGGAATTGACGTAACAGTTTTTCCCACATGGTGTTCAGTTCTGCGCCTTGCATAGTTTCTATTTCCTAAAGGTAATGGTCGGATTGAATGGCTTAGTGAGTGAAGACGTACATGGTTTCTTCCATGTGGCGTTTGATGTCTTCGTAAACGTCAGGCTCGCGGTCCATAACGTGTTTGAACTGGCGGTCGTTAAGAATACGTGTGAACAGGTCACGAATCTTATTTGGCATACCGTCACGTTCTAATCGAATCGCCCGAAACTCCGGCGACGCGATGTGGTTAATCATTTTGACGACGAACGGTTCTTCACCGACGTCTTTTACCATCTTCCCGGTTTCGATACGCTCGAGATGGTGCAGTACCGATGCTTGCACGGCGGCAGGATTATTCATAAACTCCTCGAAGTTTTTATCCTGACATTTGCTGGCAACCAGCATCATGGTAAACGGGTCTTCGCACTGCTTAACAATGTTAGGGTGGACTTGCATGATAAAGCTCCTTGAGGTTAATGGTCGAAAAGATTAGGAATGTAATCTCACCTAAGTAAAATATATCTATAAGTTTTTCGAATGCACTTAAAATAAAACAGGTAGTCCTCTCGGGTGAAAGGACTACCTAAGTATTAAACTTGTAACAGAGTCCCCGACAAATTAACCGGGTCTTCGTAGAACGCTTCGCACTGATTACAGATGCCCTTGATGTTAGGCTGTTCTGTACGTACCCAAATCGCGCCCCCACCCTGCAACACCCATTCACGACAGTTCCGACCATAATCGTCGACAAGCAAATTCCCCCGTGAGGCGTAAGCTGCTTTCTGCCCAGAGTTTTCAGTGACGATGACTTTATCTGACGGAATCCCGAAGTGTTTTAAGAACCACCTCTGTTTTGATTCAATAACCAGTCGGTGATCAAAGTGATCTTCCGAACCAGACGTCAGTATTGCCCACGAATCACACAACTTTTCCAGCGTTTCAAGAATGCCTGCCGCTTCGGGAATCGGCGGTAGCTTGTAAAACAAATCTGGGTCACGCTGATACATCTCGCGTGTCAGACTCCGACGACGCAGTTCGGGTAAAGCATTGAACTCCTTAATCGTCATTCCCGGAAAATGTGTGGATAATACGTAGGTACGCCAACGCGCAAATAACCCATCGCTATCCAAATAAAACATTGCTCTCTTCCTTTAAAAGTGTATCCCCAACACATGAACTACCGCATCCGTAAAAAAACTACAACTGCTTAATTGACACGTTGGTGCGGTAAGGTTCAGCGAGCAAAAAGTAAGTGCGGGTAAAATCGATAGCCACCCCTGCATCTCGAATATCGCAATAAAATTGTGCGATGTCTTGTTGGGCAATGCCCGCGACAATGTTATTGATTTTACGTTTGGTGTCAAAGCGCGAACTGAGAATCTCAGCTAACACTTCTCGACCACAGCGTTCCTGAATAGCGTAAATGGCCAGAGCCTTCAGCTCATCAGGTGTCAACGTTTGCAGCGTCGAGGGTATTGCGATGTTAACGACTTTCATGCGTTCCCCCTGGGTACGGTAAGTGGTAGTTGCAGACCACGAACTTGCCGGATCACGGGGTGACAGAATACTCGTTGATGGCGATGTCGAATTTACTGCGATCGACTTGTTTGGCGTCACTAACCTTAATCGTTTCCTTCTCCCAGTTAACGGTTACTTTGACTTCATAGAAGGTATCCGCCTTTAAGAGTTGGTCGGACGACAAACGAACATCCTGTCCGAAACACATCTGGTACGTGAACTGATGCCCACCGGCACCGAGGCTTGACAGGCGCAGCTCCCCGAGCAGAGTCGGTTTGATGTCCCAGTTAGACATGCGGTGCGGAACAATCCACACTTCGCCTGCCCGGTTGGGTTCGCAAGTCAAATCCACGGACGGTTGTGCGACCGCGCGTTCTTCGAAGCCGTACAAGTACAAACGGGTGGGTATCTCTATTGTGGAATAGATGTGACGCACACCGTGAATACAGCGACTGAGATCAACTGAGCAGCAAATACGCGGCACAGTCATGTCTTCATCACGCGCAACGGAAAGTGGGATACGCGGTGAGAACACCGGAATCTTACACTTGCTTAGATGTAACGGCGGATTTGACAATTGTCGAAGCGTCAGCTTTTTGGCCACGCTCGGCATTTGTTGTTCCCGCCAACGTTCTAAAGAGGGGTCGATGGCTTCGCTCATTTTACCAGCTTCCTTTACCCATACCCATCACACGCAGGTTAGACCGGCGAGGATTAAGCGCTAAATATTCCTGGGCAATACCACGCAGTGCTCCACGACGAGACTCCGTAGCAACCGTAGAAGACGCTTGCGGGTTGTAGATGATGTCTTCCAGCACTTCCATGCTGATCGGACGGTCAACGTACGTACGGGTAGATTCTTGCGCGACTTTACTGCCACGCTGAATCGCGGAGTATTTGTTGCAGATCTGCAAACCGTCTTCGATAACCCAGTCAAAGGTGACCATCTTATCGATACGGCGTACCACTTGCCCACCAATGCGGCCTTCACGCACGATAGCACGCAGCGAGAAGCACACGTTCTGATGTGGATTCTCCAGCGCTTCTGCCAACAGCGGACCGCGTTCACGGTTCGGCTTGACCCAGCCCCAGATTTCCATTACCGGCAGACCGTTACATACCTGGTCTGTTGGTTTCACTTCGACTTCACGAATGTGCATACAGACGTTTTTCGTCTCAATCCATTCGTTGCGCTCAATCCACTGGGCTTCGGACATACCCTGCTCGTACGGAGGGTGGTCTTCTTCACCGAAGAGATTCCCCGCCTGCACTTTGCGCATGAAGATGTTAGAACGTTCGAAGACATGCTTCGATTCGTTGTAAGCGTAATAGATATTCTCAGAGTTGAAAATATTCAGTGCGCCTAAAAGGACGTAGTAATACCCGTCAGCATCTTTTTTGAGCGTTGCCCCTTTATTGACCCCAGCCAGCGCCACGCAGTTATAGCGTAGTGACATGTTTTCCATTGTTTTCCCCAGTTTCTTTTTTCAGACCAGTCTGCGCCCGAAGGCGCAGCACCAGTTAACGCATAAACAAATCCTCGAGCGGTTCGGCACGTACCGGGTCAACTTGCAACGCAGAACGGATACCTTGTTTCAGTTCCACGTCAGCCAGTTTCGCCAAGCGCGACGTTTTGTTGAGTGAGCCACTGCGCAATGGAATGAACTGCACCGTGTTACTCAAATCGCTGTCCTTTTTCAATGTGTCCCGGAAATACGTTCGTGGGTCGCCAACTTTGCGCTGTGTGTGCGCAGCATAACAGTCCGCTGTGATTTGGTCAGCGAACACGGTAAAACCGTTCCACTTCTTAGTCTTATCCGGTGCCAGTAACTCAGCATCGTCATCAGACGTCGTCCAGAAGGGACGGTTACCAAAGTCGTACTCGTACGACGCGATGTTATACACAGGGCTTGGCAGCACCTGCAACATGCGGTTGGGGAAAACAACCGTACCAGGGTCAAAACGGAATTCGTAATACGGAACACCGTGGACATCGATTTCTTCAAACGCCGACGGGGTAATCTCGATGAACGTCGTAACGCTCGATACCCCGTAGGTTCTCCGGTCGGTCGAAATCGCAAACAAGCCGATAATCGTTACCGTCGAAGACACCACCGCCAACTCTTTCGCCACAAACCCAACAGGGATGTAAATGTAACATCCCCCTTTGGTAGTGGTGACCGTGCCGTTGTTGACCAAGTCCGCATGGATTTTCGTTGGGTCACGACGGGCTGTTTCAATTGCACTCACGATCACCTCCTACAGGGTTAAGCGCGTTTCAGGATGTCAACACAGATGGCACCACCAACCCAGTTGATGACGTAGTTAATCATCCAGTCGGTAGCCACTTCGTCAGGCTGACGGTTTTCAATCATGCCGCGGTGAATATCCAGCAGCAGATTGCATAGGTCGTACTCACCGAAGACTTCGGCCGATGCTGTGCGAATCACGAACTCGGTAATGTCCTTGGTGCTGTTACCGAACAGATGGTCGATAGCAGAGAACACCGCAGTTTTCGACTGCTCTGGCGTGCACAGGTTACCCTGATGGTCACGCGACAGCATTTCCGGGTCGAGGGTATCGATAGCCACTGCAAACGCCGTTTTCAGCGATGCACGGTTACGGGTCAACCAATCGGTATCGTTCTTCGCACGTTGGATAGCGCTACGACGACCGTATGCGGCACGGTAATCGTTTTGTTTTTCCAGCAGGCCCGGTACACGGGTTGACACAGAAGAGTCGCCGTCATCGAGCATGTAGATAGCACCCAACAGCGCTTCCACATCCCCACCTTTTTCCAGGTAGTCTTTGAACGCTTCCTGACAGATGTAGACTTTCTTGTCTGCACCGTCGTAGGAGTAAACCACGTTACCGGTGGTCACGCGATCAACGATACCCTGTGCGTAAGCATACACCCAACCAATGTTGGAGTAGTACAACGGCAGCATCTTCGCACGCCACTCACCACTGCCCAGGTTAGAGTTTTCCCACGGACGTTCAACGTAGTACGACGCCAGCAGCATGAACAGGATGTTCTTTTTCAGGTTGTGCGGAGCCTGGTCAGAAACCGGCGACAGCATGTTCCCTTCGAGCATCCCCTGAACTGCTTCAACGATGGACATGCCCGTTTCGTTCAACAGGGTGGCCACCAGACTGTCAAACATCTTGTTACCGGTTTCCGGCACTTCGAGGTTAGTCGGTACGTTGGCATTGACCGCTTCGTGCGTAGTGCCGTTGCCCAGCGGGTTTTCGATTTCGTCAATCAGCGCCTGCACTACCGGACTTTCCAGTGCAGCATCCATCCCGACCGGTACCAGGTTCCACTCTTCCGACAGTTCCTGCTGGTCAACCGGTTGGTTGTTCTGAATAACAGTTTGCACGAACGGCTGAATCACGTTACGGGCAAAGTCCAGCATCCCGTTACAACGCAGGATAGCCATGTTCTTCAGTTCGAACAGCGTCGGTTCGTGGTCTTCCACGTTCAGCATTTCTGCTCCGGCAGCTGTATCAGCCACCACAGACGCTTCACCGGTGCCGTGTGCAGGCGTTTTGATTTTGGTGATGTCGGGCAGCTGCTGGAAGAACTGCTCGTCAGTGATTGCGGTGTTGAAGATGGGTGCCTGGTCGGTTGCTTTATTCAGCAGACCAATCGGGCTTTCTTCTTCCGCATCCAAACGCACGTTGTGCTGCTTACACAGCTTCATGGCGTTGGTGACGGCGTTAAGTGAGTATAAGCTGATCATGCCTGACCCCCGTTCTCGGTGCTAACTGCTTCCTGGATACGCGCAGTAATGCGTGCACCGACTAAATCCGCGATGTCGCGTTTCAACATACGCTGATCGCCCTGACGGTCAGTCAGACCGCTGTTGCCTTTCATCAGACCGTGGAGGATTTCCGTGGTCAGTTCAACGGCATTGCCCAGCGTGACGAAATTCAAACGCTGTTGCGGGGAATAACCTTCGGTCTCTTGCTGGGTGATATTTTTCCCAGTCGGAATCCCGTTACGCATTTTGATAGAATCTAAAATACTCATTCTCAACTCCGGAGTTGTTTACGAGGGTGGGAGCGACCCACCCTTAGGACTAAAGTTTCGTCGGCAGTACCGGTACGTCTTTACCATCGAGAATATCCCCGATGAGAATACCTGCACGTTCGCCAACCGCATTCGCTGTTCCGATACGTTGAATCGAACCAACGATACGGGCGTCAACTGAGTCACGACCAAAGAGGATGTCGATGTCATCACCAGACTCTGTCCGGTTCACGCCACGCATCACTTCCTGCACAGTGGTTTTCAGCTGGTTCGCGATAACCATTTTATCCGCAGCTGCCATATCTACACGGTGCGTGATATAGAATCGAACACACAGTGAGTTATACGCCAGCGGCACCCCTTCAACACGGTAGTCCCCGGTAACACGCCCATCAGTAGGGTCGTCGCGGTTGACAGCCAGTGCAGCCTTACGACGGATACGGTCGTATTTGCGCACCAGTTCAGCCAGTGACGGTGTCATGTCTTCGGTTTCGCCGTGATACACCACCTCAATCTTATCGATGTGGCCACGTACCCCAGCGCGTGGGGCGAACGAACTCAAGTCTTGCAAGGTTGCCGCAGCTTCTTTACTGAACCCCGACATATCGCCTGTTAGGTTGTCGGTAAAGGTGCATAGAATTGAGTCCACGTCGACGTGGTCGCCTTCTTTACCAATCTCGAGCAAGTTCTGGGTAAAGGTAATCGTCACCTCTTTGAGTTTGGTAACGTCAGACTGTGCTTTCGAGGCGAACCGCTCACTAATCGCATTGGAGTCTTCAATTACTTCTTCCCCTTCGGGTAACGCTACCGTAGCCAGAATCCCGTTCTTCCAGGATACCTGCGTCGGATCGTAAATATCGACTTCGAAATGTTGGTCGTTGTAAGTGATGACTGTACCGGCCGGGAGTTTGTCTCCGGCTTTCCAGCGAGTCACCAGGGTGTGAGGATAATAGGTACCTTCGTGAGCGCCGAACCAGCGACCCAGTGGGAATGCCTCTTTCTCACCGTCTTCATAAGTGATTTCAATGTGGTCATCAGAGATGCCCGTGATTTTGCCTGCTTTGTCAATCACGCGTGCGTGTTTCACAGACGTACGGTGTGCGACTGCTTTCTCCTGTTCAGTACGGTACGGGGTCGTCGTAGCACCGATGCACGATGTCGCTGACCCCATCTGAATTCCGACGAAGTTCTGACGCTTGGCGTCATCCATCAGGGTGTCCGGTACCAGCCCGTCGATAAACGACAGCGCCTCTCCGGGTTTTAACTCGTCTTTACGTTTGTACGTGGTACCATCGATGGTGTCGAAAGCCGGGTTGTTGGTTAAGAACGCGGTGATACCTACGTCCCCGTTATCGACCGTGTTACCCGACACGATACCGAGGTCAGACGGCTGGAACTCACGGGTGTGGTACACCATGGTCTTACGGTTACGACCACCGGTACCGCCCATCGTCACCACGTCCTTCTCTTTGATGCTCTGAATCGGGTTAGCCCCTGGTGCCAACAGCACAGACGGATCGGAGTTAATAGCCCCCCAAATCATGTCCTGCGTCAGTTCGAACTTACGGTTCGCACCCGGTGCGTTATTGTAGTTACGCATCGCCCGCACCATTGCGGTATAGATGTGGTACGCAATACGCTGGTTCCCGATGAACATCATTTCCTCACCGTTGATTTCCGGCAAGGTCTGGTCGGTCTGAAGCATTTCGTTGGAACGTTCCAGCAAGCCGATAAAGGTTTCCGGCTCACCCATCTTCCTGAGGATACGGGCGTGCATGTCGTCAACAAAGGCGGTCCGCATTTGTTTCAGCTCTTTGATGTACCGAGGTGTCAGGCCATCTGCATCACGTAACAGGTTCAGGTAAATGTCTTCACGTTCGACTTCTGACTCGGTGTAGGCAGTCAGGTGTTTCAAATAACGGTCAAGACCGTTGAGAATCATGCGTTGCTGGTCGTTATCGCAATTCACCAGAATCTTCGCATCTTGAAGACGGATGATACTGTCGTACTGCGACTTGCCCACACGCTGACCCGCCGGGACGAGTTCGTACTGGATACCAAAGTGTTTCAACGCCCCCTGCAACCCAAGGTAGAAGGAGAAGATGAAGCCGAGCGAAACAGACTTGCCCATCAGCGACAGTTCGGTCATTTCACGCGGTGCTTTGGATTCATCAACACCCAGCATTTCAGCTAAGGTGCCAAGCGGTTCGACTTGGTCTTCTTTGACCTTGTACATCTGCGACTTGTCGTCCATGCAGAGAATGATTTCGCTACGCGCTTTCTTCGCAACAGGGATCAGTTTGGCGCGGTCCGCGTCGGCGATTTGATCACTGTCAAAGAAGGTGTCACGCATTTTGTAATCGAAACTCCACATGTAGCCCATCGCATTGAAGGTTGCTACACGCCGTGCCACTTCGGTGTATTGACGTGGCAGCGTCAGAAGAGGGTCGAACACGTTTGCCAGTTTGGCATCAGTCACTTCGGTGTTTTTCGGGTCAACGGCACGCGTGATAATCGCATTCGTCAACCAACGCCCGTAATCGTTTACCACTTTATCACTGCGGCGTACAAAGTTCTTGCCGTACGCAGTGGTCAGGGCAACCGTATCCGGGGCAACCTTACGGATTGGCAAATCAACACGCTGCTTACGCATGGTGTATTCCACACCGTTCGCCACCCAGGTACCGTCTTCAGTTAACGACGGGATAGAGAAACGGATAGTGGTCGGTTCGCCACCGATAGGTTGAATGCGCAGGGTGTGGTGTTCCACTTTACCGGTCACGGTGTTTTCTTTCTCTACCGTGTGGTTGTGAATCGCCAAGCCCAGGCGCTGGGTTGATGCTACGGCGGACAAGACGTCTTTCGGCAGCATGGTCTTGTTATACTGGGAGATAACCTGGTCGTTGGTGTTTTCAAACCAGGCCTCGTCTGTGACCAGACGCTCAATCTTTTTCGGTTTGGCTTTGACTTCGATGTCTTTCACGTCGATGGTCAAAGCCTGGCCGTAGGTTTCTTTCGGGTTGTACGGGTTCGGCAGATTGACGAAACGTTGCGAAGAATCAGACAGGAACTGGTACGCTTTCGACGTCACGCGTCCAGCCTCAGCCAGACGCTTCACTTCCTGCTTAATCACTTCGTCGTGAGCAATGTGTTTCTCAACAACGATAGTGGTGGCTTTGATGTCTTCTTTCGGTGCTTCGATAACCAGGTCTTCTTTTTCATCGAAGCTGTTATCGTCCTGCACGTCCGCTTCATTATCCACGTCATCGTTATCGTCAACCAGGTCAACGTTGTCTTCTTCGACTTCGTCACGGGTCACGATACGTTCTTCACCTTCCGGGGTCAGGAACTCGGCTTCGTACTCGTCAGACGGAGCCTGGGTCATCACCTGTACCAGTGACTTGTAGAAGTTACGCCCCATCTGATCATCACTCAGACGCCCGCCAGAGGATTTACGCATTTTCTCAACCAGACCCATGTTCATCGACGTAAAGCCGCTGTTGTGGGTAAAGATGAAGTTCATGCGTGACAGCTGGGTAATGTCCATACCGTCAAACAGCGAGTCTTTCTGATGTCCGTACGCCCAGGCAAAGATTTCCAACAGCCACAACAGGTTGAAGTCGTGGAACTTTTCCAGTTTGGTTTTCACACGGTCGTTAAACGTGGTCTGGAATTTGTTGAAGGAGGGCAGGGTCGAACCCAGCTCAATGACGAAGTAGTTCTGACGCAGGTACTCTGCGGTATCGTATTTGAACTGGTTGGTCATGGTGACCATGATGTTGCGCAGACGGTCATACCAGGCCAGCTGCGTGTCCGGGTAGATGTAGTGCGACAGCATCGGGGTGTAGTTTTCAATCAGCAGGGTTTTCAGGTCTTTACGCACCAGGGCGTCAGACGACAGGCGACGGAAACTACGGTTCACACGGTGGTACTGGAAAATCGCTTTCTCTTGCCCCTGCACTGGTTTATTGCGTGGGTGGCCAGAGATACCTTCTTCAGGCAGTTTGAAGTGGTGACGAATCTGCGCAGGCTTTTCTAAGTCCTGGAGAATCGGGGTGCTGACCGGCGGAGCCAGAACGACCTGGTCAAGGTCGATGGTATGGAAAACGGCCCCGCGCGGAATCTGCAACTTCTCCAGCGGGATGATACGCGGTTTCCCGAACTCATCCGTTTTACGCACAGAGAAGCGTTGGTTAAACTGCTTAATGAGAAGCATAGTCGAGCCTTATGGTCATTTCAACAGAGCTTGCGTCGCACGCTTAATCACATTGTTGACAGGTTGGACTTTGAAACTGCCGTCAGTCGCAAACCAGTAGTTCTTTGAATTGACCCACTTTCTATTCTCCTCGAGGGCTTCTTGTGACATCGGGCTGTTGGCTGAGCCAGTATCGCCGTCGTAGTCACCACCCAGCCCGCCCAATCGGGAAGGATGGGGGGCCATAGATTCCACAAAGGTCGGCACGTTACGGTCAGGGAAGCTCGTGGCACCCTTGGCTTTTACGGTCACCCAGTCGTCTTCCAGCTCTTTTAAATAGAGCGATGACGTCGTGGTCTCCAATCTTATGGTCGAGGAGTAAGTCGATCCACGACCCGTTACAGGGTAACGAGTAATGAATGAGAAGTAGTCATTCCAGAGATCGTATCCGGAAAGGTAGAGCAGTTCGGCTAATGAAATTCCGCGTACCAGTTTGCGCGAGAATCCTTCAGGGAGTTCTTCAATGTCGTAGAAGACTTTGAAGTGCTTCTTGTCCTGATAAATCAGAGCAACGTAATGGTCTTTGTCAATCATCATCGGCTGATGGCGAAGCTCGCGAGCTTCCATGCGGTTGATGAGTAACTCAATACCATCGTCGGTGGCGTAGAGGTCATAGACCCGCCCCGGCACTTCTAAGAATTCCCGCTTGAGGGTTTTGGTGTTCACCCCGTAAAGGTTCCCGTCACCCGCACGGATGTTACTGAGGTAACGTTCGCGGATGTTGTACTGGGCAACCGGGAGGAGCGCCTTCAAGGTTTGGTACAGACCGATACGCGTATCGGTTGGACGTACCGCATCCTCACGCCCCATCACCTTAGAACCGGTTGAGAACGAAGACAGTACGTTACGGGTACCGTTCAGGAGTTTACGGGACGTTACCTTACGCCGAGCAAAACCACCCTTGCCGTCCTGGATGTTAAAGAAGTACATCCAAATTTCGTTAAAGGTTTGCTGGAGTTTCCAGCGGACGGGGTCAGTCAATTCGGTACGCGCATTGCGGTCAGGAATCGCACGGGACAAGGAGACCAGACGGCGGTACAAACCACCAATGTCATCTTCCTGGTCACGACCGTCAGGGCGTACCACCAGGTCACGCAGACCGGCTGGCAGGACTAACACGTAACGACTCAAACTGACGGGTCGGAATTTATTGAAGAAGTCAACGGACTCATCACGACGCAGGGAATCGTTCCGGCTCGGGTCAAGTTCGGTGTAATGACTTAAGAAGAAGTTAAAGCCGGTGTCTGCACCTTTTTCACTGGGCAGCGCTGGCTCAAAGTCTTTTTCTTTCTCGTTCCAGGTCGCAAAGCGTTTCCCGGAACAGATTTCTTCGTACAGCTGTTTCAGCTGAAACATGGCCAAACACACGGTGGGCGAAATGATATCCAGTTTGATATCGATGTACGAGAATGTACTGTCGCGCGCTTCACTTCCCGTCAGACCGAAGATGTCGGTTGAGTACAGTCCCTCAGGGTGAAAGTTTTTCGTCAACCCCTGAAAGGTGTCTGTCGATGTTACGGGTTTGAGTTGCGACACCAGGGACTTGTTGACGTTTAATAAATAAAAGTCAACCCAGTTTAGCTTTTTCACTTTTAAGCTCCTGAATTGGAATTATCAACATGGCTAAAAAAGGCAGAGACGACTTCGACGATCTTGATCTCGACAGGATGGACGACTGGGATGACTTCGGCGAGCCACCACGAAATACAGACAAGAGTCGTAACCCGATTATGGACACCTTGCGCGTTGCGCGTAAGTCCGCCCTCTCAACTATCTGGCCAAAAGGGAAACGTGATCAGGTCATCCTGAAAGGATTACCAAAGCCTGCGGCAGATGCCTACGACGGCTACCAGAACGTGGCAGCTGCGGGGAAGGATATAGTTGCCCATACGAAGGATGAGCTTGTCAAGACTGAGCGCATGATTAAGCAGCAAGCGCGACAGTTAGGCCCAACCCTCAAACGGTATCTGCCAGATGCCATGACCCGCAAAATTGATAAGTGGGCAAAATCGGATCAAGTTGAATACAACAACTACGATCCGAAACAGGCGATGATGGACAGGGAGCTGGGCGAAGTATTCGGGGGCGGTGGCCCAACCGAAGAACAGCAACGCGATATGCGTGAAGTCGCCACCGAAGACCGTATCCGTGACTCCGTCCAACAGATGAAGTCCGATGCGATGTTCCAGACAGTTATCGGCATCGCCAAGGACATCAGTCTCACCACCAGTTTGCACCGTGGGGTGTTCTTAAACGTCCAGCGTAAACAACTGGAACTGCAATACCGGACACTGTTCGCCTTGCAGGATTTGGCCAAACTGAAACAGGATGAGTTTGACCGTAACACCCCAGCACTCGAAGCTATCCAGAAGAACACCGCGTTACCGGACTACGCGAAAGAGGAGTTCTCGGAAGTTCACTGGGCAAACGTAAAACGTAAAGCCGCGGAGTGGATAAACCCCCTGAAACACGCTGATGGGTTTATTGACCAAATCCGTGAGAATGCCAAAAAGAAAATCAGCAATGCCTTCGGTGAAGGCCGCGGGATGCTCGAGCAATTGCTCGGTATGGGTGTGGAAGACGATTTTGGGATGGATGACAGCTCGTCCCTGACCGCCGAGAAACGGAAAACCAATGCCCGCGATAAAACCGTGGGCTGGGGTTCCGGGTGGTTAGCGAAGAAACTGCTCGGCCCACAAATCGAGAAATTGCAGAAGTGGTCACGCGAGGAACTGGAAAAGAACCCCGAGGTGATGAAACGGTTGCAGGCGGGGAAATTCAATTTCCAGAACCTGTCATCGATTTCCAACTCGGCCATCGCCGGTGAATCCGAAGGCCCGTTGGCCGACATCTTCCGTTTCCTCAACGAGATGGGGATTGTACAACCGCTGAACCGTGAGAAAGCGTTCCTGGATGAACGTGACGGTGCAGCGATGCAACGCTCGGCCAAGTTTGACCGTAAAGCTCACTTAACCTTGACCGAGATTATCCCGGCCTGGTTATCCGAAATCAACAAATCGATTCGGCGTGGCTACGGTGAACATGCAGACATGGAATACGACATCACCAGCCGGGGATTCGTTGACCGTAAGGTGATTGGTAACCGTGTCCGTAAAGCGGTAGCCAACGATGAACAGCGTCTGCGTCTGCAAGGGTCAATCAACAAAACCGTTGACTTCATTGACGACAAAGGGGAACTTTCCGCCAAAGAACGTCAGCACCTGGCTGACTATGTTGAGTCCCGTGCCTCACAAGGCCGCGCATTCGACGTAGGAGCCATCCTGAAAGACTCTAGCCACTTAATGCGACACATGGGTGGCAACGGCTCTGAGAAGCTCCAGGGCATCTTACAGAGACGCTCAGAGGGTCTTACCGGTGGTCATGCGGAACTGAGTAACGAACTGGCGTCCCGTATCGCTACCATCCAGTCGTCAATTACTGCCCGTCAGAGCATGATTGATGAAGCTGCGAACATTTACGGGGAACGTGCTCTGCGCGATGCGGGTATCTTTAACTACGATGCGAAAAGTGATGTGTTCGCCGTAGACAAAGACCTGTCCGATCCCTATACCCTCTTCAATAACCTGGCTATGGGTAAAACCCGTACTGGTCGTGCATTAACGCGTGACCAGGAAATTGCCAAGAAGTTGCAGAACGGTTCGGCGCTCGGGGACTACCTGCGCCGTATGGGGGCGGGGAGCGGCGGCCCGGCAGACGACGATACCTCCTTACCGCCAGGATTAGGCGGGAAAGGAAAAGGCAAGGGCGGAAAAGGACTGAACCCACGCCAGTTAGCCGCAGTGCTTTACGGGGAAACCTCCACGAACTTTGTGGAACTGTTAAGCCAGCGTAACCAGGCACAAGACCAGTCTGGTCAAACCGACCGGGTGGTCGCGGCTATCCGTGAATCCAGCAACTTGTCCGTGGTACAGAAAATCCTCGAGCATGTGAAAAGCATGGATGAAGAGGGTGTGCTGTTAGCGTCATTGGCAGGCGGTGGCGGTCCAGGGGGTGACGGGTCGGATGATATTCAAGGCCCACCGCGTCCGCCGCGGGGTGGTCCGGGTGGCGGCGGTCGCCGTCGTCGTATCATCATCGGGGAAGATGGGTTACTGCGTCGTTGGGGTGGAGTGTTGTTTGACTCCGCTGCCGGGATGGGTCGCTTTGCCGGTCGTTTGGGTAAAGGGGCAAAAGACCGTCTGGGTAAATTCGGTTCTTGGGCCCGTGGTAAGTTTGGGGGCGGTGAAGGGCCAGGGATTCTGTCGAAGATTCGGGGCTTAGTCACAGGGGGGTTTGAAGGGGCGTGGAACTCAGCCTCTGGCTTTGTAAAAGGTACCCTGGGTATCCGTGACATCTTTGATGAGAAGGGCAATGTCGTGCTGCAAGGCGCGAAACTGGAAGCCGGGGAATATTACCAGGTCTCCAGTGGGTCGGGTGCGAAAATGAAACAGCTGAAGACGCTGGATGATATTCGTCTCGGTCGTGACATTGTTGATGAGGCCGGGAACCTGATTCTTGCTGCGGCCGATTTAGCCAAAGCCGGAAAGCTGCGTTACTACAAAGGCGGTAAAGCACAAGCCCTGTTCCAGATACTGGCTCAAAAGGCCGGTACCGGGGTGAACAAGATTGTGAAGCTGCCAAAACGCTTGCTGGACTTTATCTCCCCGAAAGCCGGGTCATTCATGACCAAGGTCAAAGACTGGCTGAATGAAATCCCCGAGGGCGAAGAGAAGTCACGCATCCAGGCTGCTTTCTCCCGTGTAACCAGTTTACCGAAGAAAGTGTGGGACGTTGCCAAGAACGGCTGGGACAAGTTCAAGGACATGGCCCAGAACAACCCACTGACCCGGTGGTGGCAAAACCGTGAAGGTGGTGGGGGCGGTGGTATCTCGCTGTTTTCGATGTCCAATGCCCGTAAGACTAACCACATCTTAATCCGCATCTATAAGTTGCTGAACAAGCGCTTAGCCGGTGAGGCGGAGGATGAAGGTTGGACTGAGCAGATGGAGAAGAACGTCGGGGGTGGCAGAGGCTTACGCGGTCAAGCCGCTCAGGCGCTCCGTCGGGCCAAAGTGATGGCTCGTCGTCGGTTCGGTAAACGTTGGGGTCGGTTCCGTGGTCGTGTCGGTGACGGGATGGATACTGTGCGTGACGAATTCGGGAATGTGGTAGAACGTGGCAACAACATCGTGGATTCGTTCCGCGGATCACGTCACGACATCGCTACCCGTTACGAAGTCGCGCGCCGTTTAGCCGGACGTGATGATGATGTGGCAGACTTCTACCGTGACCACCTGAATGCGCGCGGCGGTATCTCGGGCAAGAAAGTCAAGTCGGCCATCAAAGACGATGTGGATAAAGTGAAGGGGGCAGCAGCTGATGTGATTGGGTCTGCTGCGGACAAATCCCGTTCGCTCGGCAGTCGGTTGTTAGACCGTATGTCCCGGATGGTTGATCTGCAAGAGATGTCATGGTTCAACACCATGCGCGACTCGGTAGAGAAAGCCGGTGGGTCAGACGGGTTACTGCGCACCATGTTCTCGAAGTTTGGTCGTCGTAACAAGCCGAAAGAGTCCGATGAGAAACGTGATTACTTCTCGTTCTTCCGTCGCCGTCGCCGTACCAAGGAAGAAGAGGAAGCCGCTGCACCACCGAAACGTGGTGGGAAGAAGGGTGGCATTATGGACATGCTTAAGGGTCTGCCTTTAATCGGTCCGATTGTCAGTATCCTTGGTACCGTCGGGTCTATCCTCGGCACCGTGGCGAAGTGGGGTATCTTTAAACCCGCTGCGTTGGTAGGGAAAGCTGCCTGGCAGGTTGGGAAGTTCGCAGTAACGCGTGCTATCCCGGCGGTGGCAACCGGACTGTACACAGCCGCCTCTGCGGTGGTTGCTGCGGTCGGTTGGCCTGCCATTGCTATCGGGGCTGCTGTCGTCGGCGCATCCTGGCTGGCTTACCATATCGCCACGTACAAAGCCGCATTGCGTTTAGACAAAATGCGTTTGGCCCAGTACGGTTATCGCAACAACGATGCCTGGTCATCCGATGACGGTGCAAAAGCCCGCTTCCTCGAAGACAACATCAAACAATACATCAGCTACGATGACAAAGGACAAGCCACCTTGCGTGGTATGGCTGCCAAAGACGTAGAGAAACTCGCCGAAGGGTACGGGGTGAATCTGGAAGAGAAAGGCGAAATGCTGGCCTTCCAGGCGTTCATGCTGCAACGTTTCGTGCCGGTCTACCTGCGTTGGGTAACCGCCTTGAAGTCGATGGACAATGATATCCAGTTAGCCGATGTGGCTGACCAATCGAAAACCTCGAAAGCGGATCAGAAGCGCCTCTGGGCGAAAGTGAAGATGTCGAAAGACGCCAACGCTTTCCATGCCCTAACTGACCCACGTAAAGTGAATCAGGGCTTCTTCTCGAAAGCCTGGGATGCCATCACCTTCACCTCACCGGACTTGCTGGATGCGGATGAAGTGATGAAGGTGCAAGACCGGGTAGGGAAAGAGATTGATTGGCTGGTTGATGATAAAATCGCTGAGAAGAAAGGGATGCGTGAGGCGGTGGATGGGGTCAAGTCAGCGTCGGTTGCGGAATCAACCCAGAAACTGGCCGCGCTGGATAAGGCGCGTAACGACAACACCATCAAAACCCAAGGCTGGGAAGACGGTACCGAACAGGTACAGATTCAGGTCGACTGGAATGCGGTGGCAGACAAGAAAGATTTGGATGCCCTCGAATCCCTGCGTTGGAAAACGTACGGGTTGGTGACGATTGATTCTGCGGCCCGTACGCAGTTGAACCTCTTCGAGAAGGAAGTCATCAAAGACGTCGATACGAAGTCTGCCAGTTACAAAGGGGATTGGAAGAAAGCGGTGGCAGTGCTGGCACCTGACGCCATTGGGGGACCGAAAGAAGACAGGTACAAGTTGTGGTTCTTTAGCCGCTTCTTACCAGCCTTCATGACGTTCCTCGTTGGGGTGAAGCGCTACCTGCCTGCCGGTGATCCATTGAACCTGAAAATGACGGGTGGTTATCTGTACGAAATCGCCTTGCTGGTACGTGGTGCGTACAACCTGAAAGGGGGCGTACGTCAGTCGGTGTGGGAAATCCCGTTCAACCCATTGGGCGGTGAAGCCAACACAGACCCACGTACTGTCGACAAAGAGTTGGAAACCTTGCGTGTGTTGTCGAAGGAAGCTGACCTGGCAGTGCGTAACCTGTTGAAGGAAACGCAATCTGCTGGGAAACGTGCCCAATGGCAGCGTCGTGATAAGAACACCAACTTCTTCCAGACCTCTGGAGATGACCCACAAAGCAAGTTCTTTGAAACCTACGGGAAAGGGTCGGATGCGGCAAACCGTGCAAACGGCTATGCGGCAGCGCCGGGCTTTAACGGGACACCGAACGACCTATCACAATCGGTCGATGCGGTCGGGGGGATTGAGAACTACGCGAAGATGACCACTGGTCAGTCCGGGATTAGTCTCGGGGAAGTCCAGGCCGGGGATTACAAATCTCTAGCGGAGAAGTACCCGATAGAGAAATTGGGTCGTCGTGGGGCATTGAATGTCCAAGCCATCCAGTCGATGATTGTGGATGCGGCGAAGATGTTCGGGGTTCCGCCAGCCGTTGCCTTGGCAATGGCGAAAGCGGAATCAAGCTACGACTATACCGTGACCAACAGTGCCGGGTCAGCCGGTGGGTTGTTCCAGTTCATTAACGGAACCTGGGGCGACATGATGAAAGGGCACGGGAATAAGTTTGGTATTCCGAACAAACTGAACCGTAACGGCGGGCAACTTGACCCGTGGGCGAACACCCTGCTGGGGATGCAGTTTATCCGTGACAACATCGCTTCCGCGCAGCGTGACTTGGGTGGCGCAGCACCACCGCCAGCGGTGGCGTACCTGTACCACTTCCTCGGTGCCGGTGGCGGTAAACTGTTCCTCAAAGCCTGGCAGAAGAACCCAACGGCTCCATCGGCGCGTGCGCCAGGGATTACCGCGGCGATTCTCTCAGGGAACAAAGGGGTGTTCTACGATGGACAAGGTCGCAACCGGACAATCGGTGAAGTGATTCAGGAGTTGAACCGTCGCATGGGTGCTGTCTCGGCCAACGTGATGAGTGCAGCGCCAGGAATGACGGCTGATTTGACGAAGAACCTGTCTCCGGCTAACCCAGCGGTGGCAGCCGGTGCGGCTAATGACCCGTCGATTGCCGGGGCGGCAGACGACTTGCCTGCCGATAACGCAGCTCGTCGTGATGACGCACTGGATGCAAAAGGGGCACAAGCGGCCGCGGATGCACAAGCCACGGCGTCAGGGAATGCAGGGCCTGCGGTACCGTCTCCAGGGGCAGGTACCAGCGGAGGTGATGCGTCGACCACTGCGGATGGGGTAGCAGCTGCCGCAGCAGCAGACGGGCTGTCACCAACGGATGTTGCGAAGGTCAAAGCAGGGGCTGAGAAGCAACTGCAAAAAGCCGCGCAGCAACCTGCGGCCAACAGTTCAGACGCTACAGCATCAACACCGACACTGAACACCGTGCCGGTCGATGTGCAACAGCTGAATGTCCTGAAAGAGTCAGCCGGGTATCTGAAAGAAATCCGCGACTACATGAAGGCGAACCCCGGTCGTGGTTTATCGACAGGTGGGAACCAGGCACAAGCACAAGGGCAAGCACCCGCGGGCTCAGCCTCTCGCCAACAACCCATCACTCAACCCGCACCTTCGCTGAACGTCCAACGCAAGGTCGGCTAAATACGGGGGCAGCAATGCCCCCTTTTCTTTAAGAGGTGAAACGTGGATGCACGCAAGTTAGAAGACACAAGTTGGGTTCAGACGCTATTCGGTGGGACAGGGGAGCGTCGCGACGAACGATTCATGGGTCTTCGTCGTTTCTCAAATGCGATGATGTCGTTTGAAGATACCACGATGGGTGGTTCTCGCGCTATCAATGCACCCCCACAGTTCACGTTGTTTGCAGACCCTCCCTCCACCGGAGCGTTCGCACAACCAACTTCCACAAGTTCCGCGGCACAAGGCCAAATCTCTGGCCAGGATGCGCGCGGGTCTTATAAGCTCGGTACCTTCTACTGGGAATCGATTAACCAGAACGCGTACTATCTTCATTGTCGTTTTGGTAAACCGCGTTACCTTGGGGTAGCCGCATTCTTTGCGAACATGTACGACTCCAACCTGGCGTACCTGGCGCGTACTGGTAACTATCCGGGGATGTTGCGTTCTATCGGAACCTACGTGGCCGCCGCTGCGTTGTGGGCGACCGTTGGGACAGTGGCCTTTGCCATCATCCTGATTACTCCCCGTATCCTGAAAGTGGTACTGAACAAAGAAACCTCACGTTACTACTACGTGATGCCAACGATGCACCTGTATCTGCGCGCGGTGCAGAACATGGTCAACACACAGTTGGTCTACCGTCGTTTAGTCCCAACCGGGGTACTCGGTACGTTTGCCTTAGGTTACGATGTTAACGACAAGGAAAACAAGTACAACGCAGAACGTGAAGACTGGTACTCGATGCTCCCGGCTATCTGGAAGGACAACGGTGAGTTCGATATCTACCGCATGATCAACCGTTATCAGACCCTGGCGAACTACCAGGCGAAGACCATCGAAGAGATTCGCAAGAAGGCCGGGGATAACGAAGAGGATTTCGCGGAACGTTTGAGAGCGTTCTACAACGAAGCTACATATTCCACCAAAGTGCAAACCGATGCGGCACAGTTTGAAGTGACGCTGGGGATGTTGGAAACGGTAGCCCGCAAAGACCCTGCCTATTCGGCCGGGTTCAATGATGCCACCCAGCAAGAAAACGAGTTGGTCAACGGAATGCAAGGCGGGATTACTGACGCCCAGCAGTCCGGCGGCACTGCCCAGGACTTTGAGAACTCGGCGAAGGCCAAAGAGCAGAAACTCCAATCACAACTTGACGAGATGAAAAAGAACCAGGAAAACGCCGCGAATGCGCAGAACTCCGCCACCGCGATGGACGAGAACAACCTGGACATCGGCAAGATTGAAAACTGGATGGCAGAAGGGCAAAAAGAAAACGTGGGTTCATTCTTTAAAGACATGGTCGGGATGATGGAGCGTACCTGGGACAATGTGTCTGAACAGGCGGCTTCCGAAATCCGTAACGGCTCGCAGTGGGTAACCTGGAAGATTGACGGGCGGGATACCGTCTCCCGTAACTTCTCGAACACCACTAAAGAACCGGAGATTTCCGGCACCGTGAACTCCGTCACCCAGAAAGCCCGTTCGTTGGAAGTAAACCTGTCAGGGGGCAAGACCGGCTTTGATGCCATCGACGGTCTGGTCACTGGCTTGAAGTCCGCATTCACCGGCGCACTGGACTTGTTACACCTGTCCGGGATTATGTCACTGTACAACTCGTCAGTGATTGACTTCCCCGAGGTGTGGGATTCCTCAGATACGTCAGGCGACGATATCACCATGAGTATCCCACTCCGTTGTTGGTCAGGTAATGATTTGGACGTGTTCCAGGATTTGCTCGTACCGATGTCGTTTTGGTTAGCGGCCGTTTGTCCTATTGCTACCGGTAAACAATCGTTTACACACCCGTTCTATCTCGAGTGCTACTCACGCGGTCGTTACTCCATGCGTAATGCCATGGTAACGAACCTGTCGTTGCAGTTCGGTGCTGGGGGTCTTGGGTGGCGTGGTGATGGGGTGCCGTTGTCGTGTGATATTCAGGTGACTATCCGCGACTTGTCGCGCGTCATGTACATGCCTATCGTTACGGATACCGGCGTGTGGGACGACGATAATAAATTCAGTGAGTTCATGGCCGTGTTGGGTGCTGCTACCCTGCGCGAACGTGTGGTTGGGATTGAGCGGGCGAAAATCAATGCGTCCATCTGGGCACAGAACGCCGCCTCTGCTTGGTCGCAAGGTAACATCATGAACGCTGCATTTGACCTTGTACCTGCCCGACAAATTGCGAACATATTCCTGACGCAGGCCCGTTAAGGGTAATTTACATCGCAGAGAGGAAAACAGAATGAGTCTGTTTGGTAAAAGCGCAAAAGAGTTGGTCTACGAATTAATCGTGGCCAAGAACCCCGGCTTTACGACAAAAGGGATTACGTCGGATATGCTGGCATTCGGTACCCCTTCTAATCTCGCTGGGCCCGGTGAGGATGACCCCACGTACTACACGCGGTTAAACACCACGATGGACGTGAATGGTATCCTGGATAAAGGGACGTTCGGCAAGTTCACGGTAACTTATCGTCGTTTGTTTATGGATCACTTGTTTGACGGTATTGTTATCTCCGTGGACGGAACGGGGGTGACTACCGCTGCTGGACTGTTGCCGTTGATTCGGGATAAGTATAACCTTATCATCACCGAGGATGAAATCTATCCCACGGAAGCAGTGTCCGGTGACAAACACAGCTTACGGTTCAACGGCAAATCCTTTGCCTGGATCGGTAGGCTTGAAGTGTACCTCATGGAAGTACCGGCCGACGGTTCGGACATCAGTAAACTGGTCACTGACACCCAGTTAGATGGCCTGGTTTACGACACGTCTGCATCTTAAGACAAAAAAAGAAAGCGAGTAGCCCATTGGGCTACTCGACTTTTATTTTATTTGTAGTCGTGTTCGAACACGATTCGGACGGTAGCCCGATCGCTACCTTGCGGGGCTGACCACCAGACCACCAAACTGTTTTCATCCAGTTCCTTCGGCCATGTCTGGATGTACGCCATCTCGGTGCCGTACCGTTCAGAGAGTTTCAATACATTCGCTGGACTATGGCATCCTCCACGCCAACTATGCGTGTACAACACCTTCTTCAGGAACGACTCACGAACCTCCCAGAACAGCAAGTCACGTTGGTCAGTCCACACTTGCTCAGGAATAGGTTGGTCGGTAAAGACGAACTCTAACCCGCCGTGTCGACTTGACAGTAACTTTAACTTCCACAGTTGTTGCAGGGTGAGACCGTGGTCTTCCCACAGCTCACCGTCTACAAACAACTGCTCACGTCCGTTGTAATCGAAAGTGTGCAGTCGTTTTTCCATGGTTAAGCATCCGTGTTAAGGTTGCGTACCAGCGTGATACATTGCGGTACTGTTATAAACCAGTCACGCGCTTTCTCTGCCTGGAACCACAGTTGCTGCCCATTGAACAACAGCAGGTCTTTTACCAGCGTGTCCGACCCCACCTCTTTGTAGGAAACAAAGTTATCCCACAGGTAGGACAACAACTCTCTTGGCGCTTCGGCATGATACGGTGCCTGAGAAAGCCGGGAGATGATGCTGTGTGTTTCAGCCAAGGTATAGATATTGGCGGATTCCGGGCGGGCCAAATAATGCTCAACGTTCAACGATTCAGTTGGTGAGAATTCGGGACGTTTTGCGTTGTGCGACAGCCGCCAGTATTGCGCGTAACTTTCTTTCTCAGAGTACACGCCTTTTTCACCGGTCAGGTTTGGCAGAACAGTTTCCCGTTCGGTTAAACGCATCATAATTCCGGTGTGCTGAGAGAACCAGTACGAGACCTGGTTATCGCCTAAACGGTCGGGGTGTTGAGGGAGTGGCGCTAAGGGGTCACGTACAGTTTCTACACTCACCCGGTAAAACTCGTCTGCCTCCAGTGGAATCGGGGGATGGGTTTTCACCATGCTCCCAGTCCCGATACCGGTGGTGTAGGACAGAACGGTTTCTTCCCCGACTTCGGTTTCACCTAACGAGATGGCGCAGGCTTGCCGGACATTTTCCATCCCCGGCCCCGCCTTCTGCCGGGCTACCACCCAACGGGCACCGGATTCATCCGCCGCAATAACGACCGCGCGAAACGACGGATTAACCGTTCCTGCAATGAACTCATCAGTGACTAAGAAGATTTTCATGCGAATAGTACCTCTGTCTTTTTTATATTAGGCGTCAGCTTCTTTAATGAAGATGCCGTCGGCGTTCAAGAACCCTTTACGGTCTTTGATTTCATCCCACGCCAGGGAGAAGCAATGTTCGATAGGCATGTTGTAGTGATCGGCGAGCAGCAACATCGCGTGCACCGCATGGGTGGCGTGACCAATGAATGATTCGGCGTGACGGGAAGCGTTGGTTTCACCCAGCTCAATAGAGAACTTCTTACCACGGTTCTCGTCGTTCTCGAGGTAGGTATCGTACGCAGTGTACAGCACCTGATTACCGATAGTCAGACACATACGCATCCAGTGGAACAGGCGGTGTGGGCCGTAGCTATTGACTTTGTTGTTGCTGTTGTTGCGTGCCAGCGTGGCGTCAACAAAACACTCGCGTAATTTACCTGCACCGATACCCGACAGTTCCATCACGTTAACCAGCACCACCAGAGCATCACCCAGACCGTCCATGATAAGGCGCTCTTTCGATTTGCTGATACCGGTCGCCGCTTCACCGTCTTCTTCATACAGCTTGGTCACCTGGGTGTCCCATTTGCCGTTTTCCAGAATACCACGCGCAGCAGACCAGCCCAGTACATTGTCAATACACTGGCCAACAGAGAAGAGTGGGATATAACGCGGATGGTTAACTTTGCCGTTGAACTCAACATCTTTCAGTTGCCACGGCATTTCGAAATCGTTGATTTCCAGACGACCGTCTTCGGTTTTCACCTTCCCTTCAACGCGGGTACTGCCGGTCTCACTGTTAACGCTCAGTGAGTACAGCGCTTCAAACGACCACGGGGTCGCGTGCTGGCGATGACAGAAGCCTGCCAGCAGGGTGTTAATCTGCTCTAAATACGCATTCGGGTTTACAATAACGTTGTACGGAATCTGAATAACAAAACGATCGCCCATGATAATTTTCCTTTTGGGTAAAAAAATAAAGTGGTGTGTCCATATGGACACACCTATTTGTTAAATTTTGCAGGCACCGCCAGCACAACCATCGTCTTCGATAGCTGCATCAACACCACCGACAACACCGGCATCCGGGTCAAGACCTGGGATGTCACCAAAGTCCATTGGGTCAGCTGCCAGCTGTGATTCCTGTACCTGCTCTTTATTGCTCATTGCGTGTTCTCTTAATTGATGAGATGGATAACCACGTCCGGCGTCACAACATCGACCAGACTGCGGTAGATTTTGTCAAAGCTAAATTTGTTGAAGAAGAACCCGGCCTCATCGACAATGACCAGACTGAACTTCTCATAACCAGAGAGTCCAGAGCCGGTAGCCTGTTTCCAGTTCTCAGGCAGGTAACTGCAATGCACAGTTAACCACCCATCTCCCGATGCCTTCGCATGGAACTTACGCATCGCTTCATTGCGTAACGCTTCATGATGGACAAGGATAAGCACCGACCCTCTGTGGTGCGCCGCCATGTTGATGGCGTGTTCGGTCACCCCTTTCTGACGGCCAGCGCCGTAGCGGATGGTACGGAATTCGCTCAGCTCCACATGCGGGAGCATTGCCAAGCTCAGGGCTTCGTCACTGTCCAATGCAACCAGACCGTTCGAAAGTTCTTTCACTACCAAGTTATAGTTAATTGGAGTCATAGACACTTTGATTACCTCTTCGTTAGTATTGCGCCATCCGCATTCTGCCGTTTTCATCAGTGATAACGGTGAGTTTGGAGGCTTCTTTACGCACCATCTCTGGAACCAGCGTTTGCCAGTCCGGGTGACGGTACCATGTTTTCTTGTACTGACCGATTTCCTCAGTCAGTTCTTCCCAACCGAGCACTGCCGTTTCTGAATAGAAGTGCTGTCGTGCCATTCCTGCCCAGTCGTGGTACTCAGACTCTCGCCCCACCACCTTCAACACGTCTGCCAGAACATGCTCAATCGTCACCGGCAAGGTTTCGGTATCCTGCCAGGTATAACTGACCGTGTGTTCCGCAGGCTCAAGCAGAGCGTCCAGAGAAGGCAAGCCGTTAAAGTGAACTTGTGCAGAGCCCCCGAGTTCACCAGAGGTTGCGGTTATTGTCCATTGCCCAGCCGCAGGCGGTTTACCGTGCTCACTGTCTTCTGGCACTTTCCCCCAGTTACTGAACACGATGTCCATGTCCGGTGGGAGTTGCATTAACTCCACAAGCTTCTTCTCGTAGTCCGAGATATCTGCCCCTTCAATGACTTTCCAGCCAGGACAGTTGATGGTGTGGTTGGTGTAACGGTGGCGCTCAGGCCAGTTACGCACACCTTCCGCAAACAACAACACGTCATACGCATCGGTCTCACCAACTTCGATCAAATCGATACCAGTCGGCACTAAGCGCTGGGCATCTTCTTCATCAATCGCAGCAACTACGCCGTGGTTGTACTGATCGTAGTTGGTGGTGTAGAATGCGTCCGAGAAAACAAAGAGCTTGTTCTTCATATCGCCACCGGTGCCTTAATAGCGTCATGCGATTCGTATCCGACCACTTCGAAATCTTCAAACTTATAGTCGAAGATAGAATCCGGACGACGTTTAATCCGCAGTTGTGGTAACGGATGAGGTTCGCGAGTTAACTGCAAATCTGCCTGCTCCAGGTGGTTGGAGTACAGATGCACATCCCCACCCGTCCACACGAAGTCACCTACTGCCATATTGGCCTGCTGGGCAAACATGTGTATCAGGAGCGCGTAAGAGGCAATGTTAAACGGTACGCCTAGGAACATGTCAGCACTGCGCTGATACAGCTGACAGGACAATACCCGCGTCGGTACACCGAAACATTCAGTCAATGCTTCTTCACGATCGTCTTGCGAAGCATACGCGACACGGTTAATCATTGCACGGTCTTTGGGCTTGTTCTCACTCAACCAGGACATACGTTCCGCTGGGGTCATTTTACGCGTGTAGAACTGGAAGAAGGCATGGCATGGTGCTAACGCCATTTCATCCAGGTCAGCCACGTTCCAGGCACTGACGATGATACGGCGGTTGTCCGGGTCGTTTTTCAGTTGTTCCATGACCTTGCTGATTTGGTCGATGTTCTTCCGAACGAAATAAATGGAGCAGTTTTCATCCATGCTCCAAGTACCGGCATCGAGATCTTCGTAACCTGCAGCGGTCAGACGATTAAATTCTTCGTAAGGTACCGCACGAATATCTGGCCACTCACGCCATTGCTTACCGTACACCGGGCCGAGATTACCATCTTCATCTGCCCATTCATCCCAGATACTGACGTTGTTGTCTTTCAGATACTGGATGTTGGTATCGCCCATGAGGAACCACAGAAGCTCATGGATGATGGAGCGGAGGTGAACCTTTTTGGTCGTGACCAGCGGGAAACCTTTTTGCAGGTCAAAGCGCATTTGTGCGCCGAATAACGACAGGGTGCCCGTGCCCGTACGGTCTGCTTTTTCGTGCCCGTTGTCACGAACGTCACGCAGTAAGTCCAGATATTGTTTCATGGTGCAAATTATCCTGTTTTAGGGTATTCATGATAAACTTGAGGTCATCGTTGTACGTGGCTGTCACGGTGCCGTTTTCGTACATGATGTTAATCTTTGGCGTCCGCTCGAAAGTCAGATGTCGCCATTTATCATCACTGTAGATGTGCCGCTCCAACAGTTCTTCCAATGCCTCCGCCAGTTTATCACTGACCTCATCGACCTTGTGAGAAGCAAACGGGGTGTGAACGTACGGCACGAACGCTTTAGCAGCCGCGGCGTTCAGCCCACTTTCGATATAAAAGTGGGTGAGCTGACCAGAAGGAAGTTTCTCATTAACCAGAGGTTGGCCCATTACATCACCATCCAGATCGCCTGGCGCAGGAATAAACATCCCCAGCTCGTTCATCTCACCCTGAGTGCGAATGAGTGCGTAATGGCCGTTGTACACCACCCGGTCAAACTCTAGCCCTGTGGCTTTACACAACGTATTCAGTCCCATCATGAAATCACCAAACGCTTTCAGGAAACTGTGCAAACAGAAGTCACCGTCTTCGGGTGTCTGCCAGACCAGATCCAGGGTGTTGTGCATCAGCGCATGAAGCTGGGCGTGTTTGTTGGTGGCTTTCAGCTTCAACTGAATATAGTGGTCGAGTTGGCTGTGCAGGGGAACATCGTGAGCTTGCTTGGAGAAATGCACAAGGCCGATGAACGTCCACAGCACCCGACCGATACCGGCTGCCACTTTTAAGGTATCGTCTTTCTGTACCCCCTCGGCAATTTCACCGAGGCAACGATACAGTTTGCTACGCTGTTGTTCGTAGCTGCCGAACTGGTACACCTTTGTGTCGGTATACCAGCTGTCTACGGCGTGGATTTGAATCTCGGCATTAGGCAGCTGCATCCTGTGCTCCGTACGCGTAACAGAAAGAGAAGGCCAGTTCTTCACCGGCAACGCGAGAGACCACGATAACGATACCGTGGTTAGCAATGTGGTCGTTCGGCACACCCTGCTTCGCGTTCAGGCCAACGGATTTGTTCAGTTCAGCCAGAAGCTTCCAGCTGTAAACGCGACTTGCGAAGTACGCGTTCTTCAAAAAACAAACGCCGGTCGAATGGGGTACGTTGAACGCCGCAAACTCCGGCCCAGCGTTAGCCAGATTGCCGTTGAGTGCGAGTTCGTTGGTTAAGGTAACAGAGACCTTCTTACCGTTTAAACGCAGCGCCAGGTGTTCCCAGGCAGCGTTGTCCGTATTCGGGATAATGACTTCATTAACAATCAGGCCAGTGCCTTTCTCAAAAGCAATCTTATTCATCATTCGGGTATCCTTGCGGGTGTTTACATAACTACACCCGCTTTTGTAAATTATAGAAGTACCATCACCTGGTGAGCGATGCTGGCAGCGTCTGGATGTCCTTCGAGGTTAATGTATGGCCCGTTGCACATCGGTGGTTTAAACTGTAGCAGCACCTCTGACAACCGTCGACCCTCTTCCCCGGCCATAATGGCTAAGTCATCCTGACCTCCTTCGTCATTGTGGCCGTGGAATGCCACCCGTGGACTGGAACCGTAGGTGATGCGTTGACCCAGCGCCAGCTTCTTGTCTTTGAACGGCGCTAACACCTCTACCCAATGCGCTTTCTCTTCGTCCGTCAGGTTCATGGTGTGAACACGACGACCTTCTACAGCGATACCCGATACAAACACTAAACCGTGGCGATTAAAAAAGTGTCCGACAACCATCTTGTACTCCTTTAGGATAAAAATAAAGTAGCCCTCCCCCGAAGGAGAGGGAACCACTTAGATACGGGTTTCATTGTCCCAGTAGTGACGAAGCATTTCCTGTGTCTCGGGGTCTTTCGGCCCACCAGGAATCGCTTCTGCCACACCGAACGGGATAACGTCTTTAATCGTGTTGATTTCAAAACGTTCGACTTCCAGTTCCACCTTCACCCAGCGACCGAATGACGTTGCGGTTTGCAAGTCAGCGACCAGTGCGTCAAAGTCTTCCTGGGTTTCCAGCACCGGGTGACCCGTGACGGTGTAGAACAGGTCGATGTCCCAGTGCTTAGCCCCTTGCGCTTTCAGCTCCCCGGCATCCATGTGGATACGGCGAACCAAGTGCGCTAAGTGACCGTCTTCGTAGAATGACAAGCCTGCACCGAACCCAATGTCTGAGTTCTCCTCAATCTTGCCTTCACCCGCCATACGTTTCACAGTGAGTTCGGCTTTACCGCCACTATGCAAACGTACCCGTCGCCGCCCACGAGCAATCGGCATCAGCACATCCATGTAGACCTGTGCTTGCTGCTCGAATAACCACGCCCAGCCTTCTTCGGTTGGCTTCACCCACATCACGTATTCTTTTTCGGTCTCGACCCGCACCGATTCACCGGCGACTTTTAAGACGTCGGCTTCTTGCTGCTGATCGAGTTTCGCTAAGGTGTCAAAGAGACCCATCGTCGTTCCCTATCTGGCTGATAACGGCGTAGGGGTTGAACGTTGTGCCGTACGGATCAATGCACTGCACAATTTGTTCGACCACACCTGGCAACCAATCCGAATGCGGCGGGGTTATCTGGCGACCATTCATCACGTAATAGTGAAGAAGTGGAATGCCATGTGTAACCTGCGCAGACAGGATATTACCGATACTCACGCCATCAATAGTTAAAGTGTGCAACTTAAATACCATTGCTGTCATAAAACGGTAAGCTGACAGGGGACTGAATGCGCCAGGACGGTAATCTGTCCCACCATAGATGGCTGCTTTCAGGTTACGACCGATACGGATACAATCGGCACCCTCGTACTTCGCCAGTTTGCGGATGTCCGGGTACTTCCTGAGCATTTCCTGCATCGCTACCCGTGCCATGTCGTTGCGATCCAACAACTTCGTGGGTTCAACGTCACGGCAATAAGTGTGAAGCGCGTAGTCCAGGATGCGCAGGTAATGATAGTACCCTTCTAACGTCAAAAACCGGCCATCGGTGGTATCGAAGTATTTCCCTTCCGGTTGCGAGTAAAAGTTACTCGCCATCTTACCCAGCTGCGTTCTGGCCTGGGAATAGATGTTATAGTGGTTCAACCCATCCGTAGACGGGATAAAGTCTTTCAGGTGACAACGATAGCCGAGACTGCGAAGGTAGCGAATAAACACATCCTTCTCATCCGGCGAGAGCGCGATGTGGTTCACTGGCGCAATCTTCGACACTACCCCGTCTAAGGAGAAGCCGAACATTGCCGCTACATTGTTAACACCCACATCTGCTTTGCGTACAGTTTCAAGCGTGGCACGCAAAATAGGATTATCATCATTGGTCATAAACGGTACCTGTTAGACGGCGAAATACGCATTCACCAGAGAGTCAGCAGTTTGATACTGCACGCTACCCCCGGCAATCACATAGATGCGGCGGTCAGTGGTCAGCAATGCCTGAATCGCATTAGAGCCTGCGTAAGTGTACAGACGCAGTTCGGTCATTCCCGGATTGATCTTGGACTTGTCCCAATTCGGGTCTAACGCTTCGAACAACGCCAACAAACGCACACCGTAACTGCGGAACCCAATACCCGGTTCAACCCGCAGATTGGCCATGAGGTTCTTAATGACATCCTCTGCCAACTGCTGCCCCTGGCCCGGTTTCAGTTTCGGCAGGTAATACTCTACCGAATCCAAGTTCCCCGTGGCGGAGGCTTGCACCATCAATTCACCGTACAACGCTTCTTGCGCAACCGGGTCAGTGATGGCCTGTACCATTGGGTCAATCTTCGCAGGTAAGCCGTAAGTGTTGAGCTTGGTCGAGATACCGTAAATCAGTGCCGACGACGTATTGATGTCCAGGTTTGAGAAAGAGTTGCTGTAACCATTGCTGCTGCTCCCTACCCCAAAACTTTGCAACACGTTATCAATCGCCAGGTAGTCCCCCAGGTCTTTGAACGAATCAAAGGTGTGGGTTACATCGTCCACCATGGCGGTGACTTGGTATTTCGCCGAGTTAAACTCGTTGACGTAGCCACTGATTTCTCGCTGAACCTCACCCGGAAGCTTTGCCAGTTGCCCGGCAATGTTCATGGTTTGTTCCAGACGATTCTTCACCGAAGCGTAATCAGTCCCTACCGCACTCAGCGCTTGGTCGCGCAGGTTCGTTAAGGTAGACCAACCTTTAGACAACAGACTCCCTGCCCCACCGGGACTGAGGTAGCTGAGTGCCGACAGGCCCGCTTTGTTGACCGGCTTAAACGGTTCTGACACATCACGCTTTTGCGGATCGAGTACCGGCAGCGCAGCTTTCGTATCCGTGGCAAACGTGGGCATCTTCTGACCGGGTGAGGCCCCTGAGGGCGCAGACCCGGCTGCTTTGGTTCCACCTACCGAAGAAGTGTCACTGCCGCCAAAGAGGTTACCGAGTTTTTCTTTCAGCGACCCTGCACCGTTCACGACCTTATCGTAGGTTTCCCCCGCCTTATCGAACGTGTTCTGGTACAGGTTTTGAGCTGACTCGATACCCTTCCCGACATTGTCCACCGTAGACTGTACGCGGTTTACTGCATCCGTACCGCGTTGCACCGTATTGCCAACCGCTGACTGGACACCGTTCACCTTGTTACCGATTTGGCTAGTGATGCCGTCAATGTTATTCAGTTTCATCACGGTCTCCAGAAGTTCAGTTTCGTGAGGTCGATGACAATCGTCGACTCATAAACGAAGTTGGAGTTCTCCTTCGTAATGGTGAAACTACATTCCAGCTGGCGAATGTCGACGGCTTTGAGCACCATCAAGAAACGCTTCCACGAAAGCTTCTTGCGCATCCGCATGTTCTGCTGCATGTTGTGCCGCATGTCATTACGTCGCGAAGCAATCGCGGGACAGTTGTTCGGGTTGTTGACATAGTTGGTAGACAAACGTCCCCAAAAGTCAGAGTCAATCCGATACTCGGCAAATAACAGCCAGAGTAACCTGCCCAGGATGTGTTCCATCTGACCAGCAGTGCCACGCTGATTGGTAAAGAGGATATTCAATTCCTCTGTTGCACTCAATCGTGGCTTCTCCCGGTCTTCCCCGTTTAACGTTTTCAGAAGGTCTTCTTTGGGTCGTGTCGAGGTCTTCACCTCTTTCGTGTCGCCGTAGTTCCCTTTCACTGCTTGCACAGTGACAGTGAGCACATCGACTTTCATGACCACCAAACCTTCAATGAACCGTCGCCAGGTAAGGTCGACTTTGATGTTGCGACTGTTCCCACCCGTCAGCGCTGTCGTTAACCGTTGGACACGGTCTTTGTCAGTTGCTTTGGATTTGGTCGCGTAATTAGGATTCCTGACATACTCGCCAAGCAAGGTTGTCCATTGCTCACGGGTATACTTTTGCTGTTTCCACAGTCTCCAGTAGGCATCCTGTAGCGGTTTACCCGCGGGATCATCTTGGGGAGATCCGTGATGGATCTGATCCTTAATGATATCGTTTTTGTTATCCATAAACCACCTTGTTACAAGGAGCGGATAAAGTTAGAGGTAGTGTTCCACTACGGTTTCTAACTCGCGAAAGATGTGAGCTGTCATGTTTGCCAGCGCATCTTGTTCAGCCGTATCGCGTTCAGTGAAAGCCGGACGATAAACATCAATCAAGGCAAACGCTTTACGCAGTTTGTCACGTACTACTTCCGGGTTAGTGGTAGAGAAGTATTGGTCAATCCAACGGAGCGTAGGTTCGTCCTTTTTCTTGTCCAACTCATCCGGTAACGCTAACCACGTCTGAGAACTCCCGTTGGCTACTCGGGTGTACTCACGGATGTAAAACTCCAGTCGTTCGTAGAGAATATCAAAGTTCGCTACCCGCAGCTCCAACTTCCCACGAACGGATAATGACTTGTACTGCTCACCATTATATTCCAGAGGCTCTGTAAGCAGTTCTAAGCCTACGATAACCCGATGAAAAGGGTTACGGGTATTCTTATGGAACTCCGCCTCCAGAAAGCTTCTACGCTGCTTTACGGCGTATCGCTTTAAACGTGTGTTGAGCCAATTAAACATAAGCTTAATCCTAAAGTGAGAGATTGTCTCAGTTAGATAATATCTGTCTGAGTTCTTTTTAAGAAGAGGTTTTAACATGAGCGAAGAAGTGAAATACCAAGCCTTCGACGGGAATGTGGATGACGAAGATTTACTTCTCCGCGAGACGCAACAACTCCGTATTCGTCTCGCCAACGATATGGCTGCTGAACCCAAAGTCCATACTGACCTCAAGGCCGTTGACCGTATCGATCGTCTCCTTAACAGCGTCGACAAACAGATTATGTCGAAGCGTAAGATTAAGGCAGCTGAGAAAGGTGCAGAGGCAACACAAGATGTGGCCAACGCCCTTAATGGCTTCCTGATGCAACGTGCCGGTGTCGGTATCAAACGTCACGACGCCCCACCGAGTGAAAATACAGGGTACCAACCACCCCTTCCTCAAATCGACGACGTCGAGATGAATCCGGGACAGTTGGCTCCTGTTGGCGACGCCATTGATGTGGGTAACATCATGGCTTCGGCGTATTCTCGGGCGAAGCAGACTTCGGAGGACGCCGAAGACTAAACAGTCCGGCATCTTTGCAGTCGACCGTCACGTACTCTGCCATGAAACGGGTGTGTTCCTTGAACGGGTTCACCCCATCGCGTTGCATGTACTCAATAGTCTCTGACGTCAACTCCGGCGTCAGCAGACTAGGACGGGTAATCGTAAACTCAGGAATCCGTTTTGCCAGTTTCGTGGCCTGTAGCTTAATCCACGGATACCAGTCGTACATTATCCACCCATCCCACGCCGCAGCCAACCTCCCTGGTGTCAGGTCTTTGTGAGACCAATGCACCACCTCAGCCCTCACTTCACTAAAGTGATAGCGGAACATATTCAAAAAGTCCTGCACTTCACTACTCGTCAAATCCGTATACGGCCAAAGATTGATCGTAACCGACGGACGTTCAATTGGCGAATGCATCTCAATTTCCATCAGCATTGCCTGAAACTCATTTTTAAGCGTCATCAGTAACTCCGTTGGTTCGGAGTTCATCAGCGCCCTTTTATCTCGCTGTGCGTAAGTCTCTGCCCAGTTGTTTATCCCGACGACATCTGCCCAAGTGTCAGTGATTCGACGGCGATAAACCTCCAAGTCGAGCTTTTCCATGGCCTCGGGCTTAATGGTTCTGAGCCAGCCGATACGCGTATCGAACAAAGCATCAATATCCACTAAGAAGCGTCGGGATAATCTCATTCCGGTCGACCTATGTTGTTGCCAATGTGCATGGCTTTGAAATACGATGACCAGGTACGGGTTGCTTTCGAACTCGTACGCTCAGCCCCTTCTAAATCAATACGCCCCTGACCCGTATTACGGATCGACTGATAGAACGCGCGTTGGAGGACATCATTACCACCACGCGCCCACAGGAATTCTTTAAGGGACCAGTCGTGACCGTCAGAGTACATGATATACCCTTCTGGGAAGGATACCCCTGAGGCTTTCGATGGCCCAACGACTTGCCCGGAGAGTTTGTCACGGACACGGTCGTTCTTCGCTACGGCCATTTTCTTTTCCTGCATCTGCGTTTGACGGCGAGCAGGGAGGCGTAGGACAAGGTGTGGATAGCGGGTGCGTTGAAGGATACCGGTCTTCGATTCAGTTAACCATAGTCGCTGCTCCAGGCTGACGCCCATTGCAGAACAGATTTTGATGTTACGAAGGTGGTCAATGCGTACTTTCCCAGCAGTCGGATTGTAGATAGGTAATCCGTCGCGCAAACGATTGAACTCGTCATCGTTCATGCGTGCAAAAGCGCGTTTAGCGGCCTCTGCGTTAATCCCCGTTGGGTCGACCAACTGGAGGACTTGAAGTGCGTAAGCTTCTGCCTTCTTACGTCGTGCTGGGTCTAGTCTCATTGTACCGTCCTCGCTTTGCGGAGCGTGGGTAGTGCCGCGGCTTCCAGGTCGTCAATCCAGAATGGTATCGCGCTCTCTCGTTCGGGTACGCCGATTTGAATCACTTTACTGCTACTGGCAGGTGAGAGCAAATTTGCATAATGCTCATTAACCTCGTTGCAGAAGGTTTTCAAATCAGGACGACTTGCCGAGAACGCATTACTGAATTGAGCGCTAAGGTTCTGGTCGACACCGGCCAGCCCCTGAGAAAGACGCTCGATAATATCTTTCTGATAACGCATCATCGTTCCTCAACAATAAAAAGGGCGGGTTTCCCCGCCCAGGCCATTATTTCTTTTTGGTTAAGAACTTCGGTTCCAGACCATCAACTGCCATCGCCAGCAGCGACATTGCGGTCAAGCAACGTTTGCCCCCTTTGACTTCCTGGTCTTTGAACATCCAGTATTCAACCGTGTTGTCCAGAATCTCGTTCCAGTCCCACTTCTCATCGATAAGCTTCCACAGCTGTTCCGGTGTGATGTGGTACTTCATTTCCAGACGGTGGTAGTTGTTCTGCATGTACGCCAGTGCTGCGGTGATTTCCAGTGCACGGCGCAGACGTTGATCGTCGTCACACATATCACGCACGGTGGTACGCATGAACTTTGTCCCCGGCAGGAGGTGCAGTTCATAGTTTGCACCGCTGCGGGTATAACCCCATTCGTCTTTCAACACTTCCGCCAGGTAATGCCACAGAGAGAGGTGATACAGCAGACCCATCTCTTGCGAGAACACCATACGGAATTTAACGCCAGTGTGACCACCCTTTGCACGGTACTGCGTGAAGACGATTTCTTTCAAATCGTTCACGGAAGCATTCATTGCCTTCGAACGTGCAGTTGGGTATTTCTCTTCGTTCACACCGGTCTTGGCGTTGTAGCTGCCGTCGTGTTTCAGCTCACCGGACTTGGTCGCAACCAGCAGGGAGTTGGTCAGGAACGACAGCTGACGACGAGGGATACCCGCAAACTTCAGATCGTCGCCTGCATCATCCAGCAGTTTGGCGTTAGCAGGTTTAGCACCACGCCCACCGCTCGACATTGCTTTACCAGAATCGTCCGCCAGCTGTGCCACGAAGCCCATGTAGAAACCACCACGAGCAAAGGCAGACGGCCAACGACTCATCATGTTGGATTTCTCCAGCGAGTCACGCATGTTTAAGGCGTTCTGCTCGGAGTCACCGACGTTGGTTTCAGCGTGCTTGTCTTCAATCTTCGACGAGTGCCACTCAGACAGGGAGTCAATCGAGTACAACCACGGATCGAGGAGACGCTTGGCAGCGCGACGAACAGGATCGAGGAACGGCGTCTCACGCGTCTTACCTTTCATGTACTCTTTGAAACGGTTTTCAATTTCGTCACGAATGTAAGAAGAGTAATATTCTTCACCCGGCATGATGTCAGAGCCGACCATATTGTACTTGCCTTCATGGATCATATCCAACACACTGCCACCTTCAATCCCGTTCGCTTTCGCGGCAGAGATAAATCCAGTTTCGAGTCGGTTCAAAGCAGCTGTAACTTCGGTGTCATACTTCGACCCCCAGGCAGCCGCGTAACGTTGCAGAATCATGAAGATACAAAAGTCCATCAGTGTGGACTTAAAGGTATTACCACGACCTGCGAAACCCATGATGTGGGCAAAACCACCGTTGAGGTAGTATAAACCATCTTCCCCCTTCTCGTAGTTACCGAGAGCGTGGTCCATGATGGTATAGACGTTAAAACGAGGGCGAATCACTTCACCCATGACTTGTTTAGCTGGACCTGCCATTTAGCGCTCCGTCAATTAGCGTTTTTTAGTCGAAAGAAGCAGACGACGTTTGTGCCAGACTTCAAAGTAAGTTTCTACCCAGTCGGTAACCTCGTCCAAATCTTTAGGATTCGGGTTCTTGACATCTTTGAAACGGTTTTTGTTCCGGTCATCGATTTCAATCTCAACAACGCGCTTACCTGACGGCAACGACGTGATGCTGAGGATTTTACCTACCGTGGTCGGTTTCTTGTTCTCGTCCAGCTTGGCCGGAGTCAAATAGATTTCCAGATCAACTTTGGTGCCGAGTTCACGAGTCAGTAATTTGATTTTCATCGAGTTGTTACCTTATAGGTTAGGCTCGTTCATAAGGTTTGGGTAATACGTAAAAAGACTTTAGTATGTAGCCCAATCCCCTATTTCCGAGGTTAAGAGTATGAATGTTAATCCACTTGAGGCGTTGTCAGGCTTTGTCTCCAAAGCCGCAGCGATTCTGCCGAAAGGCTTTACCGGCCCGCAACAGGAACTGGCACTGACCACGTATGACGACATGTCTGATGTCTCCAAGTGGATGCAGCAAGAGAAGTTCCTGAACTTCACCGGCATGTTGGTCTCTGTACCACCAGGCTTCAATACGTACGCCATGGATCATATTGAAAGACTGGAATCCGTCTGGGACACATTGCAGAAAATCCATGACGGCGTTCTGCGTCCTATCGACAAACAATTATCGGCCCTTACACACGAAGTGGGAATGTTGTCTTTACCTGTGGGTTTCCGTTATAAAGACGTGAAGTTCCCACTGAAAAACATCAACCCCAAAGACCTGGTCGAAAAGCTTTCCAAGTCCTATACCAATAACGTCATCGACCAACGGGCGATTGAAAAGACGTTCCACAGTGCAGGCGAAATTGACATTGCGTTTAACCGCGCGAAAGCCCTGAACCTGGAACTGACTAAAAAGCTGCGCACCAACGTCGATAACACCATCGAATCTATCCACGCTTCTGTGGACATCATTGCAAATGCAACGGTGCACCCGAACGTCGCGAAAGAGTTGGTGCTGATGGTTGACTGTGGTAGCGACTGGGTTGAACTGTTTGGCCTGTTCATGAAACAGGTTAACGAAATGATTGAATGTTTGAACACCACCGGTGAGCGCTTGAAAGAGCTGAAATCAAACAAAAAATAAACAAAAAAAGAAAGGTACTACCCACTCCCTGCGGAGTGGGTAGCCTTTATTTATTTTTCACCCAGACAATCGCGGCGGTCAGAGCGTCATTGACCTCTGCACGAATAACACGAATTAACTCATCACGGAATTCGTCGAGTTCGCCGTAAAGTAAATCCATGACGTCCTCATCAAACAGATGATACTCCAGCTTATCCTGCTCATCGAACTTCACCAGTTCCCGGACAGTATCAGACAGCGCCATGTTTGTTAAACGTTCAACAATGTCATCGTCTTTCACCATCTGTTGTTCGGTATTGATGCAGAGTAGTTGATAGGAGATGAGAGAATTAAAATTACCAAAGGCTTTGTAGAGAATCGAGGACAGATGATTCTCGTACACAACCGAGCGGTAATACTCTGCATTTACCCTCACGCGTTCGTTGTGGTGGTTAGCAACTAATGTACGATGGTGTGCCAGGGTTCGCTCTAATATACCTTCGAACCCCAGCGAGAACGCATCGTAAACATTGGTCGTGTTGATGTCCACGAAAATACGCATTACTTTTTCTCGATTTGGATAACCAGGCGATTGACCGTATCCACGATACTCTTCCAGATTTCCTCTTCGATACTGCGTAACGCGCTGGACACCGCACCGATATACAGCGGGTAGAATTCATCCCACTTAAAGGTACGCAGCGCTTCGATAGAACGGTCTTCGGAAGTCTGCTCATTGAGCCACTTCTCCCGCGCCTCTTTGTCATTGAAGTGTTTACCGATGTTATCGATTACTTCATCGACTTTCAGCTCCATGGTAAATCGGCTGATCTGCTTCTCCATGTTCCCGTCAACCAAATCGGAACTGTCGTATTCGAACATGCCGATGTTACGCGACAGCTCACCCGCCCGCCAGTAGACTTCACCCAACACGGTATTGGTGACCGTCATGCTGTAGTATTCCAGCTCCGGCTCCATGTGGGCTTTGACCATGTCATGAACAACATTACGCAAGTTATTCATGGCTTTAGGCCACAGCTCTCTCAGACTGTCGTCCGTCAGGTTAAAGTAAATTTTCATTCCAACTCCTTATCGTACATAACCGCTAAGTAATGTAGTTCGCTTTGGCAAATATCGATAACTTTCGTCTGTGCCTGCCTGAATATGTTATTCAGACGGAGAATCACTTCATCATCTAATACGTCTGGCCACGTTACAGTATCGTTGATTACCATGTTTCCATCTTTACGAATAATAGAAACGTAAAGTTCTTTCACGTCGGTTTTACGTATACGTGTAATCGTTTCAACGGCGCGACGGAAAGCCTCGTTCATTACCGTTTCGATTTCGGACTGGGCGTCGTTGACGCGAAGGATGTGCGGATAGTGGACAACCGACATCAGTGCGTCTTCCATCTGTCCGATCAATGAGTTAACCATTGCGTCCACATCAAGAATAGCAACCTCTTCACCGCCCTGTTCCTCGGAATACTTATTTTCATACTCCGCCAGTTTATCATGCAGCTCAAATTGAACTTCTTTACGCAGAGCGGTTAGAGCAATGTTTAAATTATTCCGCGAGGCGCTTAACGCAAAGTCAACTATCAGGCGCATTACATACTCCTTAAGGCCAAGTTATCAATTACAACATCCGCCGGTTGCCGCAGGCGATAACAACAACTCACCAGGTCTTTAGCATTGTACACCATGCCAACACCGTGATGGTTAGTGCTAATCAGCTCTTTCAGAAACTGCTCGATTAAACGGGGCTGGGCGGAGAGCAGGTTAGTAAAATGCTTATCCGCCTCCCGCCACATATCCGCGTCTGCCATTCCCCGATACTTCTCTTTCAACGCCTCTAATACCTCACGGTATTCGCCCGGCGTGAAGTCGACCTGCTTATCAACTTTGCTGATTATCGTCAGCGTGCTGTTGATCATCAGTTCCGCTATCAGGAGATAGAGAGTTCCCCGTCTCGATGTTGTCTCGCAGGTCTCGAACCATTTCTGAACTTCGAGCAAAGACTGACTGTAAACCGTCATCATAACCGATATTCCTAATCATCTGCTGCACTATCACTGACCGGTCGAGAATCGTCACCCCTTTGTGGCACACCACATCGAGCACCGGTTCCCAGAATACACCCCGTACCAACCAGACGTAGTCTTCGGTGGGGTACTTGGCAATGAGTGCAGGCCAATCTTCATCCTCAGGATAGAGATACAGCTCCACAACAGCATCGCCGTACTCTTCTTCCTCCCCTCCGAACCACAAGTTGTGTGCTTGTAGGTCTTCGTAGGAGGCAAGCGAAACCGGACTGTCTAAAGCCGCAGCGACTTCCTGCGTGGCCCACAACCAGTTCTCACCCATCTGGTACATGCGGTTATGAATCCGCAACTGCCGAGGGTCAGACGGGTCGAACAACATTTTGGTGATAATGCGACTCGCTTCTTCGGTATCGCGCTTAAACCACGATTCGTTTTCTTCGGAGACCTCCCACCAAGCATCAAACAACAGGCTACGTTTAATGCTGTAGTCCCAGTTGTCGAAATCGTGGCACAATCCCCGCAGTAACTGCTCGAAGAAAGACGAGTGATCCCAACGCAGTTCACTAATAACTTTGCCCATGACGAAGTACGCGATTTTCGCCGCTTTCTTGTTCGTCGTTTGGTGCTGGAACCAATCATCCAGCATCAACAACGCGTACATCTTGACCCGTTTCAAATCGGGAACACTTTACGGGGAATTTCTTGAACAGTACGGAACTTCGAGATAATGACGTTCTCACCGAAGAACGGTACGTTCTCTTCCGCGAAGCCAACTAAAACCACTACATCGGCTTCATTGGCAAAGCGGATATGTGGTTCGTTTTGTGTGGTGCGCACTTGTACCAACTTATTTGCTTCAAGTGCGGTTTGGCGTAGCATCCGCCCCATGTCGGTAATGGAAGTGCGACCATCGGTGTCCAGTACGGCCCAACGCAGGTCAGTCATTTGACCCTGCAACCATTCTTGTTTCAGTTCAGGATGAACAACGTAGAGTACCAGGCCAGCGTCCAGGTTGTTCTGAATCAGTTCTTTCATTTCTGCGTGAATCATACATGCTCCTAATGGGTTAAAAGTTTATCATCTTACCTACAAGGTCATTCAGTCGACACATTGTCGTCATCTGACCGACCGGAATCTGGGTTGCCCCGTCTTCCAAATACAACTTACCGTCGGATAAAAAGAACTCCCACGAATGGACATCCATCCGGTTATAAAACTCATCACCGGCGTGACCTTGCCACGGACCGTAATAGATAGCCTCAAAGTCCCCTTCTTGAATCCCAATCGCAAACGAGTTGGATTCCCATAGTTTAGATTCCGTGGTATAAAACTCGTACCAGTAGCCGAGGAGACCGTGTTGCTCTTTGATGATTTTCAAGTCGTTATACACTGCCTCGAAAACCTGCGTGACTTTCACTAACATCTCATTTGACATCAGCCAGGTGGAATAGCTGTCTAACCACCCGTAGATTTGACTTTCTACAACATCGTTTTCAAACCCGTATGGCGTACCGACATCATCCGCTTCATAGGCGTCGAAATGCATCGCTAAATCGACATCCAGACGCTGGAAGTTAGGCGACCGTCCAAGATTAACTGCGTCGAACAGCTCACGCAGCATTCCGGAATAGACCGCGATGGCAATACTCTGACCGGTATAAAAGAACTCGCTTTGCAGCAGTCCCCAGTTCAGATTGCCCTGCAATTCATTACGGAAATAGTGAGGCCAAAATTTAAAGAAAAGCCCCTCGAATAACGAGGGGTTGATTTTCTGCAATTGTGGCACCTGTACCTTTAGCATTACATACTCCTTAAGGTGGTGCTGGTCGTACAGATAATATCTATTTGAAAGTTTTTTGAAGGGCTTCCGGTGTTAACACCCAATATTCGATAAAGTCATCGTCATCAGAATGCAAATCATCCGGGTCAATCAGATACCCGGCCATGTCATCCGTCAGCACCCACGCTTCACCCTGCTTAAAGAACCCCATCGGTTTCTCAGCAACCGCCTCAACCAACCCACCGTAGGTATCCGCCTCGGTAATGAAGTGCAGCTGTTGCGGGCTGGTAATGACGTACAGCGGGCAAATTGTGCCGCTTTTCAGTGATTCATGGAAATGCTGGCGATCGTACCAGATAAGCTGCGGGTCGTTGTCCCAGTCGTTGCCGATATTGCACAGTTCAGACCAGAAACGGGTGAGGTACCAGTTCAATGCTCCGGTGATTAACACGTCCGGCTTAAGCATCCGGATGTGCTCGTCGTACAACTCCTCCATCGTCCAGATACGGCACGCTTGCCGGTCAATGGTTGGCAATGCCGGAATCTGGGGCGGTACAGTTTTGGGAATGGGTTCATCGCAACGGGCGTTGTATCGAGCAATGGTATCCGTTACCAGTTCAGCCACAACGTCGCGAGCAGCCTCAGCACCCACTGCTTCCAGTTTGTCCCAATCACGCTCGACGGTATCGTCCATCAGGCGTAAATGGCTTAACCATGAATCCCACCCATACTTCTCTACACACTTAATCAGGCTCTGTGCGTGGAGCGTGAGTGACTCACTCACGATTCGCTTCATCTTACACCTCTTTGTCGTTCAGGATGCGTTTGTTGGCGTAGTACGCACACCACAACCCATGATACTCTTTCCCAACATACACAATCGCATACTCGATGTAGCGTTCCTGTGGACGCGTTACGGCCACGTAGAAACGCCCTTCCGGTTCTTTGATACGGTTCAGCTCCGTACGCGAAGGGATGTCGATTGAACGCGTGAGGATAATCGGAATCTCAACTTTGCCCGCTGGGATTTTCAACTGCACGTCGAAACTACGGTCAACCGAGCGGTAGAAGTCTTTGCGTGGCTTGCCGTTTTCGTCATACAGCATATCGGTAATGTCGTTCATCACCACCCGTGGCTGTTCGGTCAGACAGTCGTTTAACCACCCCGCCAACTCGTCACGAATCTTCAACGCCCGATACGACAACAACGGCGGACGCAGCATTCGCGAAATGGCCAGGTCATCAAAGAACCAGACGTTCTTGTCTTCACTGAACCGCATTTGCGAAACCGGAATACCGTCTTTCGCCGCTTCGGCAAACTTCTTACGCTTGACGAATTCGTTGTTCAGTACCGCGACCGGTTGATAACGTCGTTGAACCGGTACGTTATCCCAGGCTTCCTGATTGTGCGCGTTCACAATGGTGTACACGTTGTCCCAGGGTTCTTTCGTAAAGAGCACCGCGAAGTGGGCTTCGGGAATCATCTTCCCAATAAACACCAAGTCGTCTTTGTTCTTTGCGTGGTTGCCCCCGAACATATAGTGGAACGTCTCACCCTTGACCTCGGCCGTCGGTGGTGTTTCCTCAACAACCGGATAGCAATACTTCATGGTGCAAATCGGCGAATACGCCGCCATGTTGTTACCCGCGCCTACGACTTCCGGTTCCGCACACTGCGGCAGTTCGTCTTGTGACCAATAGGCTTGGTACATGACCCCTTCACCGGTTGCAGAGATTGCAGAGCCTTTACGCGCCATTTCATCAGCACGGTCATTCCCGTATCGTCCAGAGTGACCTTTGATTTTAAGAAGCTTAACACCACGACCTTCCTTTTTAAGGCGTTGCTTCACTTCCCAGATACGTTTGATAAGCTCGACGTTAGCAATCGGGGTGCCGTCTGCACGACGCCAACCGTTCCTGGCCCAACCGTCAATCCAATCGTTGTACGTGTTCAGTACATACGTGGCGTCCACGAAGATGACGTAATTGCGCGCCTGAAACGGTGCGCTCTCGAACAACGTCAGGAAAGCAATTAACTCACCCACGTCAGAATAGAATTCTTTGGGTACCGGTACCACAGCGTCGACGAACTGTACAGACTCAGGCACGTCCGGAAGTTTGGTGTCTTTCGGAACTTGCTTATAACCTCCTGTTGTGATGGCTTCCGAGATACTTGGGTGACGATAACCGTGATCCGGCTCCAAGTCTCCGTGGTTAAACAGGTAACCGTGAATACCTGCCCCGGTACCAACCGGGGCAGATGTGTGGCTACCGTCTGTGTAGATAACAGCTACATCGACGTCTCTCATTCTTATTCTCTTAAGCTTGTAACTGGTTTCTCAACTGCGGAGCAACGTATTCGCCGCTGCACATCTCGTTGTGGCATTCCAGCATTCTTTCGAAGCCGTAAGTTTTCGCCACGAGCGCGAGGTGATACATGCGAGCGGTACAGTACGCTTCTTTTGCTGCATCGAAACCGGCATTGTGTTCGTAGGCGTCTTTACCGCGTGTCCAGTGATGGGCTTCTGCGGTGTGATTCGGCACCAGGCCAAACGCGTGAGCCAGTCGCTCAGTGGTACGGTCAGAATCCAGAATAGAGAACTTCCGGAACTTGCCCGCAGGCACATCGCACTGCTGGAACGCGTTCATGATTTTCGGGCTGTCGAATTCCGGCCCGCGCATGGTAATGACGATTTCGTGGTTGGCCGAAATGGTGTCCAGCCACTTTTTCGCTTCCCACAATACCTGGTCGATTTTTTCCGTACCTGAGAAGGCTTCAATACGGGCCTGCTCAGTCGGGGCGTAATCCGGGTTATCTTTACCTTCCCACCAACCTAACGTTGATGGGTCGATATGAAAGATTTCCATCGCCTTTGGATCTTTCGGGTCAATCGTCTTGTAGAACGACCCTACCATTTTCATGGTCGGAATATCAAAGCCTACAAGGCCCATGGCGATGATATACGCATCGTCACGCAAGGATTGGGTTTCAACATCCGCCCCCACAACAATCGAGGGCATGGTCGGCATATATGGCTTGGGATAGATTGGCAGCATGATTTTCAATTCCTTATAAGGGGTTACATTAGGATGGCTAAAAACGTTAAAAAAGAGCGTCCTCCTACACCCGAAGGCATAGGAGGACTGACTCAGTTCAGACAGGTGGCTTTATGGGCCAATGCTGCTTCTTTAACCGCTTTACGATCGTTACGGTAATTAATCAGCAACACCTTCAGCTGACGTGACAAATCACGGCTGATGGCTTGAGGCGTACGTGCACGTTCGTCCAAAACAATGGACATCGGAATATCGTGTACCTCGGGATAAATAAACTCTTCGCACAAAGGCGCAACCATCGGCGGATGCCATCCTTGAGTCTCCGCGTAGTTGTTCAAGGACTTAGCATATAAGTAAACGTAATAAGCGTACGCGTTTACATCGGCCACATAAAGTTTCTTGGCCAAATCCCCCGCTGCCCCAGACACATTCGTCGGTGCTTTAGGTGGCTCATCCAGCTGCCGGAAAGGCCAGCCGGTTGAGGTTTGCACCGTAGCGCTGTTACGTTGTGCGATGTTACACCCAACAAGCAACATCACACCAACCAACAGCAAAACTTTCATCGTTGACTCCTACTGATTGAGGGTTCTAAGAATCTCTTGGCGGAACTCGTTCGCGTCTTGTACTCCCACGGGACGCTGTGCCGCCTGTTGCTTCTTAACCGGAGGTGTAGCCGCGTGGACCGGCGTTTCCGGAACCGTCGGTGCTACGGGCACTTCTGGTTTTTTCTCAGGTTCATCCTTGGCATGGTCGCCTTCATATGGCGGCCTTTGCCCAAGACAGGTAAAGAGTCTGTCGTACAGCTTGGCATTTTCCTCACCGAGCTTGTCCGCTTTCTCTTTTAACTCTTTATACGACAAATCCAGGTATTGATCATGTGATTGCACACTGATTAGTGCATGGTACTGAACCACATAGGCATAGGAGACAAAGCCTGAAAAAGCAATAAGTGCCACGATAACAAGTGTCAGAATTTTGCCAGCTCGGGTGACCTGCTCTCCTTCTCCCGGTTTAAAAGCTTCCAATAGCATCTGCAAGAATGGAAGCAGTTTGATAAACGATGCTATCATGCTCACCTCGGAGTGTTTTTAATTATGTTAGATTTACAAGGCTTTATTCAGATACCGGCTCTGTTTGACAACGTGGACGGCGTCACCGCTCCGGTGGGTGAGCTGTCCGAACTGACAAAATCCTACGCTAAGAGTAAACAAACGTTTGCGAAATCCAATTTGCAGGTGGAGTTGGTCACGTTTACATCTAAGCGAGATGAAGCGACGGTTGTGGTGCCGTCCGAGTTTTCCGACCATATTCTTACCGTTACTCAGTGGATTTACAATCAAGCCATCCTGGGTAATTTGAAGAACGATGAAATCGAATTCCAGCGACTGCTGGTTGGACAGTTCCAAAACACCATCAGCGGTGTTCAGTCTGGGGCGATGGTCCAGACGAATAGCAACTGGTTCCCACGCTGGGTCAGTTGGAAACTGGAAACGACGGCAGGTAAACTGCAAGACCCAACCGACGTTAGTAACCAAATCATTGTTTGGTTTGCTGATGAAGATTTCGATCAGAACTATACCGGCTTTGAGATTGAAGTCCAAATGCCGATTTTACCGGTCGATACGTTTTTAGCTGTGAAGTCAGTAGTCGAAAAAGCGATGGAAAGTTTTAACCTTTCCGATCACCATAAGAAGATTAATGAGCTTATGGACGGCTTCCCGTATACCAATATTCAGACGAATTATTATACGTGGCATGACCAGGAAGATTATGAAGCGACACTGATTATTCCGATGTCGGTCATCATCTATGGTCGCGCTGGGAAGAACCCTAGCCGCATTAAACAAGCGTTACGTGATTACATTTTAGCGAACTCCAGTTTTACAGTGCCACTCGGCGTTAAAGTGTTTCCCGAGATTTTCACCACCACGAAATTCACTATCGTGCCGGGCTGGAAAATCCGCGGTATCCCGAACGAGGAAGATATCGCAGCGCAATACTCCCCCATCCTCCCATATGATTTCTGGGTCAAAGCAATCAGCAAGTTTGGGGAGTGGGAGGCACTGACGGTTTCCGACAAAAATAGTGGTGTGATTCCGAAGCCCACCACTGACGTGACGGACTTGCCGAGCATCTATAAGTCGTTAAATGGTGTGGTTATTTCTGGCCCTGAAAACGACACGCGCAAAGCCACGTTGCACGAAACCATTCCTGACTACGCGTTGATTGCCACGACTAACCCGGACATTGCCCGGATGTCAAAAGCAACCACCGAATGGTACGAGTTGTTCTTCAAAGCGTTAATCGCGGCCGAAGAGTACCATCCGTATCAGACGGATTTGGACATCGTGAAACTGGTCGATGACGCGAACCCGGAGATTTACTTCTACGTGTTCGAGTACGACAACGTTGAGTACCGTGTGCTTGCCCGTAAAGCGGTGTGGGAAGACACAACACCGTAAGGAGATTAAATGGCCACGTTATTACCGGTTGTCGTTACCGTTAACACTACCGGTCTGTTCAAAGTTAAGGAACCGTTCGCGATTGCTGAAGACGTTATCTATACTGTCGAAGCGGTGCGCACCTTCCCTGAACTGGTTGACCGGAAAGAAGACGTCTACAACAAGTATTACTTGCCTGTTGGTTTAGGACGTGAAGCATACCTGGCGGATGCAAATGTTGGCGGGTCTATCCTTACCCTGAAATCGCGTGACGGTCAAGTCGTCTATATTCCGGATACGTATATCGAGTCGTATCCAGGGATTAATGGCTTAGAGTACAAGCGTAATGTCATGGTGATTGACCTGGCGTTCATTCCGAGTTATGTCGACCCAACGACCATCTCGGAAGATGTGAAGAACATCATCACCGCAGGCTTAGGCATTGACCCAATTATTGATATCACGTCAATGGATTATGAAGGGACAGTGACCGAGGAGAATCACTTGCAAATGGAGGCGGTGCGGAAAGCGAAGATTCGTAATACCACACCGGTTTCTGAGCAGTTGGTTTCCGCACAGCAGGAGAACGCCAAACTCAAAGCACTCAATGCGGCGATGTTGGAAATTCTGCAAGCCAACGGGTTAGCGAATTAAAAGAAAAAAAGAACTACCTACTCCCGAAGGAGTAGGTAGCCTTTATTTTATTTGCTTACGCGTAGTTTACAGCGATGGCCTTGATGTTCTTAGGCGTACGCTTAGACTTCGGCAGTGCGAGCACTTCTTTCACAATCGCTTCAACGTTCAGCACTTTCATGACCTTCGCCTGAGCCTGCATCTCGTCTTCGTTCAGGTGAACTTCGACCGTTTCGTCTTCAATAGTCATCAGACGACCAATAATACCCGCCACAGAGATCGGTGGGGTTGCTGCATCGATTTTCAGGTTCAGTGCTTCGAACACTTCGTCAGCCACGAAGGTGCGTTCGATGTCGTGCAACGTTTCCAGAATCAGTGGCTGGTCACGTTTTGACTCGGCGCTAGTGAAACTACCGTTAGCGTTTACACCGAAATCGGGAGCATCACCGTCGTCTTCCGGGAACGGAAGTTTCAGCGTGAAGTCCCAGTGGTTCAGCAGGTTCTGTTCGCAATACTGAACAAAGTCCTGCCAAGAGGTTTCGCCACTGATGGTAAACGGCAGCAGTTTAGCGTTACCTGACTGACCCACCGAGAAGAGTTTAGTGAAGTCGATGTTCGCGATACGCTCACACTCTTCACGCGGTGCGTATTCACGCGTGTCGTCAGTGCCCGCCGCATCGGCGGTGTCGTCACCACCGGCATCAGACAGATTCATCCCCATCATGGCCAAAGGCGCGCGATGGCGGGTGATTTCCACACCAGGGTTCTGGTTGTCACCCAGGATGAGCGCCGCGGCGTTCCAGTTTTTCACTTCGTAAACAACGTGGGCACCGTAAATGTGTGCATGTCCCACACGCACAGCTGCGTTAGGTGTTGCTGCTTCACGGATCAGTACACCTGGCTCAAAGGCGTGTTCGTCTTCTGACGCCAGCAGGTAATATTTACCGTCGTCGCCCTGCGCTACGATAGACCAGCGTGGGCCGGTATAACCACCCAGGCCGAAGAAATCGGCGAACGACCCCAACACAATCGGCGGCAGATCGTTGAACTGGAGTGAATTTGAAGGCTCGCAGACATGCGTACGCGCATACGGCAGTGGGAAATAATATTCGAAATCACCTTCGCCCGCCAGTAACGCGAACTGCTCCTGGGTGAAGTCAGAGGATACCAGCGGGTTGTCACCTGCATGATTCTGATGAATCAGTGCGTTGGTGTAGGCAGTCAGTTCCGGGTTGCGTGCGGACACTTCACGGCTACGCAGTTTCTTGGCTAAATCGTTCAGTACGGTAATTGGGAATTTCATCACATTATCCTTAAGTGGGATTGGTTTATTCAGATTAAGTGGTTGGTTTGTAAATATTAAGCTGTTGATGCGATTAAAATAAGAGAGCCCCTACCACATGGGTAGGGGTGGGTATTACTTATCGAAGAACGGCTCGTTTGGAATCACGGCGTATTCCAGAACAAACAGGTGCTCCGGTGCAGTTTCCGAGCGCCACAGTTTGTGACAACGACCAAGCTTTTCCAGAATGGTCAGGAAAGAGCGTTGGCAGTATTCGCTGTCGCCGAACCACATCGTTTGCAGTTCAACCGTGACAGCCATATACGCTTCTTTAAACGTCTGCTCACGGTTGTAACCGGCTACCGGACGCCAGGTCAGTACGTGGCCCGCTTCGGTGTCGTCGATGTGTGGACGTAAGCCCAGAATCCACAGCAACGCCAGGTTGATGTTCCAGTCGAACTCCAGACCTTCGTCTTCATCATCACCGAACGCCGAGTTCAGGGCGTCGTAGAATTCATGGTTGGTCGCGAACCACTCATTGTAATCCACGTACGTTGGCTGCACCGCAGGTTCTTCACCTTCTGGCGGCTCAACGTAATCAGGATTGGTCTGCACGCTCTCCGCACCGGCTTTCAGCAACGTGAAGGCGTCTTCGGCGGTAAGTTGTGCAGCACGTTTGAAACCGTCGTACCACGGGCGCGTAACAATTGTCAAAGCGATGCTCCTTTAAGGTTGCCGTTAAACGCCACGAGTGTGTTAACGGCGGGTTTGTATAAGTTGTTCCAGATACTCTGTAACTCTGTTACATCGACAGCAGGTTTCTTCTCCGCAAAAGCAAGCTGATGTGTTTCGATAACTTTCGGTGGAGTCACTTTGGCTCCATAGAAGGCGGCGTCTTTACGGAAGCTGGCCATCCAGCGTTTACCCGAAGATGATTTCTTTTTAATCATCGCGACTGCGGCACCTTCACCGAAACGATAGCCGAGGGCAACTTCGGCATTAGTCGGCTTGCGTTTGAGTTGTTTGGTCAGATGATCCTCGATGTGGTTAAAGTAAGCAGCAGCTAACATCACCGCATACTTCGGATTATTCAAATCCGCATTCTTCGGAATACCCAGTTGGTTCCCGTAAAGTTTAAGCACGTAACGCTTCGTCGGCATGGTCATCTGCACGAGGCTGTGGGCGCTACTCTTTTTGTTTTTGCCGACATTGACGTCGAACTTGGATTCACGGTAGATGGTCGTGGTCAGTGTGCCTGCGTGGACACCCTGCTCTTTGGCTACCTTAACGATGAGCGGCCTGACTTTCTCAAAGCGCTGCTCGATGAGTTTGAATTCCTTTTGCTGCTTGGTACTCGAAGACTGATAAGATGCGTGGGTGTTGAACGACACAGCTACTACCAGCAAAGTTAGAATAAGACGAAACATGACGGTTCTCCGTTGGAATTATATTACTTTTCCGTATTCTCGAATTAGAATCACGGCGCGGACAGCTCAGTCTCCTTTGTTTAGTGCCCAATTAATAATATCTATTTCAAAGCGTTTGGGATAGCTCTTGCGGCTTCCGCTAATAGTTTTGCTGGTAGGTATAATCGATAGTGTTGCTCCGTTGTGTGTAGTCTTTTGTGAAGGTGTTGGTAAATACCCCACCGTTCATTAAAGCTTAGCCAGCCGTGCGCCATCCCCAAAGGAGGGACTGCAATGCCACCTTCTAAGTCATCGCCTTGTTCTGCCAACGCCGTAACGCCGGTAGTAACATAAGAAACCTGGGATTTGTACTTAAAGTGGGTCTTGGTCGGCAGGAGTATGATTCCTTCATCGGAATAAAGGTACACCTTACCGACCACAACTTCACCTGCATAGCACCGCTTACGGTAGTGCTGGTAAAGGTCAGGGAAGCGTTCCTTACAGGCCAACGCTATCCCCGCACCCATTGCACCCACACAGTTTACCGTGACGACCTTGAAGCGCTCAGGCGCGTTAAACAGGTCTGCGGAGATAACGGCCTCGTCTATCAGTTCGAGTGACATCAATGCTCTCCTGAGCGATGCGGGCCCATGCGGATTGGGCGATGTGCTCAACCGTTTCACAGATACGGTCTAATACGACCTGACGTAAGGCTGAAACCTCTTCCGGCACATTCGGAATAAACTCCGGTTCAGTCGGTGTCCGTTTAGGATACCCGCAGGCCATGTGGACCAGATTCGACAGCGTGGTCCGTCGATTCCAGGTACGTGGTGCTTCAACGTACCCGCCTTTTAAGCGCAGGTAACTCACTGTCATTTTTCGTACTCCACATCACGGTGGGTGAACAGCGTGGTGTAGGGTGCACCGGTAGGTTTCGCAAAATAGATGTCACGGCGAAGACCATCGGCAACGCGAGGCAACGTTGCACGGTACTCGCCCACTTTCCAGCCAATCATGGCCAAGTCGTGAGGATTAGGACGGTATTGGGTAACTTCACCCAACGTCAACCCCAACTCCTTATAACGCTGCCGAAACTCGGCCAACACTTCACCAGGCACACCATCTGGACGTAAACCGGCTTTGCGGATTAATCCTTTAAAGAAGATGACCACCCGACCCCCGATGGGTTCCGAATTACGGAATTCGTCCAACGTAGGGACAACCAATTCCGCCACAGGATTACCATAGGCATCAACAACTGAAATCGTTTCACCGATACGCACGACCGTACCCGTATAAGGCTTCTCACTCATTACCACTTCCCCCAACCCCAGGGACTGTTCCCTGGCAGTGTCACGCCAATGCAGTCCATGGCCGGGTTAGGTTTCATGTTCTGAACCTGCCACGCTTGATGGACACGCTTCTCTTCTTCGGTCGGTGGGAAGTAAAACCCCACCAAACGACCGTCTTCGATTAATTCAACCACTTCATTTTCAACACTCATTTGTGTTTCCTCAGCCAGGTATTCAACGCGGATTCGAAACCCTCGTGATGGATACCTTGACGACGGAGGGCTAACAAAAGATTGAGTGAATGTGTAATTTCTTCGCGGTAGGTGTGGTCGTCCATTTTGCGCCACACTTTCTCTGGGTCAACACCGCAGCGTTCTAACAAATACGCTTCACGAATCAACGCAGGCCGCCAGTAGCGGGGCTTGATAAGGGCAATCTGAATCGATGGCGTGAGGTCTAAGAAGTGCCCCACGATATTCATGCAGGTTTCCCCTACACGGTCACGATTGAGCAGTTGTTGATACCACACGACGCTGCGCATGATTTCGCTTTCCTCATCATACACCGTCTGAATGGCGGGCAGTGTATCGGGTAACATATCGGCCTCTTTCATTGCCCATAATCGCTTGTAAGAGAAACGGACACCACACTCGTTCCCCTCCAAATGACGCTCACCAGTTACACCCACGGTGGTACGCAACTTGTTACTAATAACTAACTTATCCATTACATTATCCTTTAGGGTATTTCTGTTACTCTACGGGGTGATGTACCTCGACGTGCAGGGACATTCCGTTTTCCAGCATGGAGAGCAAGTTATCCATTTCACTGGCATGAATCAGCACAAGCGGTTGGCTGTGTAATGGGCGGAACTCAAACGGGTTAGCCGTTGGGAGTGTACCCAAAGCCCCACCGACACAAGCAGAGACCGCAGAACGGGAATGGTCAACGTGACCAATGGTACCGACGTTAACGTGAACAGGCTCTTTCATTTTAGCCTCTTGAAGGAACGGAACGACCCGCGCATATTCCGACCAACAAACGTTAGAGTCGATGCCAGGTACATGAGGACGGTTTAACATAAATAGCTCTCCTAACGTAAAATTCCCACGATTATCGGGGGATATCTATACGAAAGGAGAGCTGTGTTATCAAGCCACGGCTAAAGTGCCTTCAGCTTTAATTTCATCAGAGATGATGAATTTATCTACTTCTAACCAATCCCCGTCACGACTGGGTACGCAGTTGAAGTCGCGTGCTTTGAAGAACGTGACCGCTGGTTCTTCTTTGGCAAACACGCCCGCATGAATGCGGTGGAACGTCTCTTTGCTGCCCAGGGCATCGAGGATTTGCGTCATGAAGCCACGACGACGATAGGCTTCACTGACAAACATCGTACGAATCTTTAACACCCCACCGATGATACGGTAGAGACAGTAACCCACCGGGCTGCCTGACTCCATTGCCACCGCTACACGGTTACCTGCCATCAGCTTTTCAATTGACAATTCCGGAACGACGGCTTTGTCGATATGTAAAGTGTTGCGCTGATGATTCAGGAACTTGTAGTGCAGTGCCAACAACTGCTTTTTAGCGGCTTCCGAAAAATCGGAGGAGGATGAAAGAATTACGATTTCGGTCATGGATTTCGGTTCCTAAGTATTCTCGTTTAAATCCACCACGCGGATTAAACGGAGTATGATAACGAAAGAAAAGTTGTGTAATTAGTCAAAGTGTACTCTGGGTATAACGCAGATAACTTTAATACTTTTAGTGCAGGTGTGAGATCTTCCTCTACTGGGATAGTATCTCAACGACGTTGGGGTCGCCAAAGTCGTTTGGTTGTAGCCTTAGTGCGCGCGAGATTCGCCTGCCGCACGCGGCTACCACGCCAATTCTCTTCTACTGGACGTGAAACCTCAGGTTCATCATCAAGACCACATTCAGCAGCTTCATCCGCAAACTGTGATGTGGAACCCTCGAAGTTCCGCTGAAGCACTGCAATAATACAAGCAGTTAGTGTCCGTTTGGGTTCTCCCATTATCGCACCCCGCTTGCCATCGAAATCGTTAAGCTGCACAATTTCCGGGTATTACATGTTACACCTCGCATTTAAAACCCCTTTCGCTAAAACCAGCCCTGCGTAAGTGCAGTGACTGCCCCAACTACACCACACACGATGGCGACGCCCGTGAGGAACGCCGCTTTAAACAACAGCCCGAGTACACGGATCATGCTGTCTCCCGGTTATCGTAAGCCGGGTCACGCAATAAGGGTGGTCGTGTTGTCAAGCGGCCGACATAAATTCCTTCGATGAAGATGAGGAAAATAAACAGCCACATGATAGGGGTAGCGTCCGCAAACAAAACACCGGCTACCACCAATACATGCAAAGACAACAATACACCCATCTTCAGCTTAGACTTAATGCGACGTTTTGCCATCGAACGCCCATCCCTTATGTTTGATAATCCAGTCCCAGGCTTTACCAATCAGCCACAGGGAACCCAGTACCAGTAAAATGCCTACTTCCATTATTTCCCCCGCCATTCACAGGCCCCGCGTTGTGACCACAACCAATCCCAAATCATCTCCAACCCCTTAAGGAGATACGGAACCAAATGGATGATAATCACTACCGCACAGAACAGTAAATAGAAAAAGCCGACCAATGCAGCACACAACCAAAACACCGCACTGGCCAGCTTACGACCCCAATCACGCCGCGTATACAATCTTCACTCCTTCATTGTAAACAGGAGGCAGCGTAACCCCCTCAGGCTCAACGACACAATAGGTTGCTTCGTTCAGCTTGGAATGTACTTCCGCCTCATGAGAGACCACCAACAGTTGGGAGAACTCGCCAGATTGCGCGATACTTTTGATAAAGCCCACCAAACTATTTTTGTGTTCTTCATCCATGCCTTCTGAGGGTTCATCCAATACCAAGGGGTAATGTTGTAAATTGAGGGCCTTATAGGCTGTCAAACGAAACATCAGGTTAAAGATGGCCCGTTGTGCTTTTGACCCTTTTCGAACATCCGGTACCGGTTCAGGATGTGTTTTGAGCTGAACGGGGAAGGTGTAGTCTAAATCCCCCTCAGACAAATCACAAGGCATTACCCGCATCGGGTAAGACCAGACCCTGTCAATGTAGCGTGACATCAACTCCGTAATACGCACAATGGCGTTATAGAAGTATTTGCGCAGCACACCTTTCTCCGGTGACCAGGCTTGAATCATTAACTTGTTGTTAAAGTGGTGGGCTTGTAACTCGGCCAACTCTTTTTCCAACCCGTCAAGATTCACCATTTCATTTTCCATCTGACGGAAACGTTCGCGGGCGGTGGTGAAAGCATCAAGCTTACTTTCACGCGCAGACAACAACTCGTTCACTAAGGCGTTGGTCATGGACGTTTGCACGTCGGAACCGAGCCGTGAGTAAAGCGTATTAAATTGGTCTACAGCACGTTTCACGTTTTCCTGGTACGTCAGGACATCTGACACCTCTTCGACAGCTCTGCGTCGCTCTGAGAGACGCTCAGTCGCATTCCCTAGCCTGTTTCGCAGGTGTTCGATTTTCTGGTGCAGTGCCCCGTCTACATTTCCTACGGCCGCCACGGCTTCCATCCAATCCTTCTCAGCTTTCGCTAACTTGCGACGACTGATCAAACAATCCACGGCTTGTTCCAGCTCTTGGCCAAATGTGTTCGCAATACCAGCGAACTGATGACGGTTATCCGTGAACACATCCTTCTCTTGCAACTTTTTAAAGAACAAACACAGTACCGGGTCTTTGGAATAGGTCAAAACGATTTCACGTACCTGGCGCAAGTACCCTACATCGCTCTCCACATCTTTGCGGTTCGCCAGCAAGGTTTCCAATTCTTCCTCAACCTGTTTCTTCCACACTACGTTCTCATTGATTTCCTTTTCAATGGTTTGCAGTGACTTGCGTACACCCGGACGGAAACGGTGCGTACATTTCGGACAGTCAACTTCCGCGGTGTCCAGGAAATGTCCACGTTCATGCTCCAGGCCATGCAGCACGTTCTTGACGCGTTGCAGGCGTTCACTCAACCCCGCAGAGACTTGGTCAAAACGACACAGCCGTTCTTCCAATACCGCTAAGCGTTCGTTGGAGTGAACCGCATCCAATGTGGTACCGAGCTTCTGACCCCACACGCGTGCGTCTTGTGCCCCACGTAACTGGTCAATAGTGATAGTGTCACCCACGAACAAGTCCGGGAACAGCCACTGCTGGTTATCCCAACTGGCAATCTCTTCGCGCAACGTGGTTAAAGTTTGTTTCAACCCTTCGTGGTTACGCATCAGGTAATCCTGACGCGTCGACTCATCGAGTAAGGCTGACAGTTCTTTATTCAGCATCGTGACTTCGGTTTCAGCCGCAACGGCAAATTCACGCAGACACGATTCGTTCGCCCGCGTCGCACGCAGGGTTTCGTCAGACGGGATAACACCTTTATGGCGCTGGATCATATCTGTCATCGGCTTGAGTTGCTGGAGTAACTTCTCAATGCTGTGTTTCGATACCGCGTTGTTCACACCGGGCAGTTGTTCGATGGTGCGGTTCAACTCACGCAAATCCCCGTCCAACTCTTTCAAGCGTTCACCGAGCTGTTTACGTTCGTCGTTATCTTCGACAACCCGCATCTTCAACTCTGCGATTTTACGACTGGTGTGATCCATCGCCCCGTTCAGACCTGTCAGGTTCTTACGTAAACGGGCATAGAAGCCAAGCGCGTACGTCAGGTCAGAAGAGGACATTTTATTCAGCCACTTACGACGCAAATCAGTACCAGCGTCTGTAAGGAGCATTTCCCCGTTAATGAGTTCTTTGATTTCTTTGGTGATACCCGTCAGTTCTTCAATGCGGGAGTTGTAGACTTTAGAATTGGCATTGTCTATCAGTTTTTCACCGGTGGTCAGGTTCTCGATGTCACAGACAAGCGAGCTACCTTTACGTTTGACGTGGAACTTGAAACGTTGGTCTCCCACGAGTGCATAATTCGTGTAAGAGCCCCCGTCTCGAAATTCTGTTTTGGAGGGTGCTAAGGGAAGGAAGACAGACAACAAGCTTGTCTTGCCACAGCCGTTGCCGCCGAGGATAATCGTCACGGTGGATTGTAACGTGAAATCAAAGGTTTCGATTTCATGCAACCCCATCCCGGTAAATCCTTTCAGAATAATACGCTCGACCTTTAGCATGGTTGCCTTCTAATGAAAAAGTATTAGTTTCTACATATCCATGATTTCAAGCGTAAAAAAATAGAGATGGAGACCCGAAGGTCTCCAAGTCTTTGATACCATTACTCTTTAAACTTTTTGTAGCCACAGAGTAACCAATAGTCCCCTGCTTTTGACCGGTCGCACCACGCTTTACCAGCGGTACTCATTACCACCTCGGCTGTTTGCTGACAGAGCAAGGCTGTCAGTTCCGCAGTTTTGCCTGGCGCTGCTTTATCCAGATAAACCGGGAACAGATAGGTCATCGGGATTTCTTCGTACGGGAAGGTTTGGTGGTTTTCTTCTTTCCAGGCATTGCCCACATCACCCACCACCCAGTTCTCTGTTGTGAGTTCCTCACCAATCCAGTTAACCCGCTCAGCGACCATGTTGTCGCCGTCTACGTAGAAGAAGAGTACCCGGCGTGGTACATCAACCGAACCGTTAGGTTCAATGGCGGTTAACGCCTTGAACGGCGTCGTGTTCAGCGTAAGTGTCTGCTGATTTGCCAGGGCGTCTTTTAATTCCGCGTATGCCTGCGGTGTGTACTTCTCGAAATACGCAGCCAGTCGCGGGTACTCCAGGAAGCCCTCGATTTCTTCGACCATCAAATCGATGTACAGTTTATTGGTCGGGGTCAGTTCGTGGACGCGCATCGCCTGGATAAAACGGACCAACGTCAATTCGTTCATGGTGTATCCTTATTAATCAAAAAAAGAAGGTAGCCCGTAGGCTACCTCTATGATTACAGTCCCATATGCATAAGCGAAATAACAGGAACCTCTTTCCCATTAATCACGGCATACGGTTTGTACATGTCTGCGTTACAGCTGAACACCAGGTTAGCGGCGATACGTTCACCGCTGGACAGTTCGAGAACGTCCGCACTGTTGTCCCAGAAGTCGCTGATAAGAACGTGGTCTAACGTCTCGTCGTCCTGACGCTCGGTCAGAAGATACGACGGGAGTCGACGATTGGCACCGATGGCCATGAGCACGCGCTGTGCGCCGATGATACGGCGATAGTAAACATCCAGTTGACGACATTGCAGCACGTCTTCCACCCACGCGTAATCAATGGTGTTCGCGAGAGCATAGACGGTCTCATCCCATTCACTTGCATTGGTGTGGCGAGTGAGGTCGTCGAGTTGAATCATCTTCCATGCAGTAGATAGCACAGAACGTAAGTAATCAGGGCGGGCGTTATGTTGAGCAAAGAAACCAACGCGAGCATCAAGTGCAGTTTGAGTATTCATGGGTAATCCTTAAGGTTTGATAGTCGATTAGTGGGGGGTCAAAAAGGACCTCGTAGCCCGGAAGTGTTGGGGACTTAGACTACGAGGTCAAGTAAGACGTTGTCGTGGACGTCTTACAGTTGGCACCTGTGTGTAGGCTGCTTAGTTGTCTAGTGGCACAGAGCCGACTGTCTTACCTTGCTGTTCTACGACGACTAAGTGCTTCTTCGTTTTAGTGTTCTTGGCGAGGGTGACCTTAAGCGTAGGGTCACACGTCACCGTGTCAACCGGAATAATTTCTTTTGCTGCGGAGTCCAACACGAAATAGTAACCTGCGGGACACGTCGCACCTCCGTCTGCTTTTACCAGAATGAAGTGGTCGTGTTGTCCGAGTTCGCTACACACATCCGCCTTGGTCGTACAAACTTCAAACGGCGGCGGATTATACTGATACTGAGAATCGGTGAGTAACAAATCACCAACCGACGTCGAGGCGCTCACCGCGAAAGAAGACACGAGAACAACAACGAACATCAAACAACCAACAACTCCACGCATGGCAACAGTCCTTAATAAGTAATTGAGTTAACCCCGACGTTCTTGCGATTGGTCGGGTCGTACAGGATAACGGTCAACGTATTATCCTCGGGGGAGCGGGCAAATTCTGCCACCGCCTCTCCGCGACACGTTTGGTTGTTGTTGTACATCATAATCCCCGCCTTACCGGTCGAGAGATTGATGACGCCGTATTGCGGGTCGGGGCAACCTACACCCCCAACTATCTTGACCAACGCATAACGGGCATTATCCGAGAGCGCGATAATGTTACAAGATTTATCCGCCACATCGCTGTTCTGACACCAGAACAGCGAACCGTCCGACACATCCGTAACCTGCCTTGGCAATTCGACGGTCGGTGCCGCAGCGTTAGCGAAGAAACTCACCAGTGCAGCAAACAACAATGGAAGCATGAAATGTTTCATGATTACACCCTTTAAGTAGAGAACTACTCCGTAACGTATTCTAAAGATTCCACTGGCTTATTGTTAAAGTACATCACTACATCTGCCAGGGAGTTCGGATTGCGGGTATGTACAAACCCCACTTTGAAATTGCCACGACAATATTCTTCGAAAGTCACTTTATCGTTTGGATAAAGCGTCATAGCAACACCAGACAACCGGTCAACGATACCCCAGACCCCATTCGGACAATTGGCATCCGGACGAGGCTGGTTGACGATTGCAATTCGCTTGCTAGGCGAGATGTCAGTGACCCGACATGTTTTGTGCAGTAAACCATACTGATTGCACCAGAATGGTTTACCTGAGCTGGATTCTTTGGTGATGGCCGGGATACCGCCAGAGACACTCCCAGACCACCCGTTTTCAATGTTAGCGTTTGCCTGATGGGCGAACAACACGATACCCATCAGGAACACGGTGAACAGGATAACTTTAATGGCGTGTGCGTTTGTGCGATACGATTTCATCCTTTATATCTCCACGATTGAGGGTGACTCTCCCAACCATGGTCGCATTGTGAAAGAAATCAATGGCGACGAGATTGGGCAGCTCGAGAGGCTGTACGCTCACGGACGAAATATCCGGTTGGGTACAGCTGATGTCGTATAACCGCTGATAGACTTTATGTCCGCGGCGTTTGTCTGCGTCTTCAATGACCAATCCCGTACACTTACCTGCTGCCATGAGCTTATAGATGTTGAGCGTCTCGACCTTCTTCATTAACACCGGTTCTTCGTCCGGGTTTAACATAGAGGCTTCGTCGGCAGGGATAGAATCCGCCAACGCTTTCTCAGGCACGAGATACGTCAGAAACACACCGATAACGCAAACAGCAATAACCACTTTCAGGAAAGTTTTGATTTTCATATTCTTCTCAATAGTCGAATTAATTTAACAGTTTATATTGGCCAATCTCGAACCGTCGTGATTCTTGAGTGGCGATGTTTAAAGCGAGGATAGTCGCGGTAAGTGGAACTTTGCATTCTCTAATTTCGCGACTAATGGGTATAACATACCCGTCTGGATAGGCCACAAAGTGCATGACATCATCCAAAGCTTGGCTACAGTAAATAACTCTGTAACGCTCCACAGTCTTACCAGCACGATCGGCGATGATAAGTTCCATGATGGTCCCCGGTGAAATAAATAGAAAGTAGGCGACCCGAAGGTCGCCTAACAATTAGCTTGGTAAGCGCCAGAAGGTGCGCGCTTCAGGGTGCCAATCTAGCCCTGCGGCAATATGCCCTTTGAAGTAATCGTCGTAGTTGAACGCCACGATATACCGTTTAAAGGATACCGTGTCGACAATCTCCGCCGTCACCGTAGTGGTGTCTGACTTGTGGGTCTTTAATGACCACTCGCCCAACTCCGGATAAAGAAGGTTGGAGAAGTTCCATCCAAGCCACTTCTCGAAATCTTCCAGCAACGTTTCAACGGCACGTAGTGGAATGAACCCATCGTTTTGTTGGGGCAGCTTATTATCAGTCGCCCGATACAGTGTCGTGGCCATTAACTGCGACAGGTTTTCCTGGAAGCGGTGGAACTCCAAATCCAGTTTCTCTTTCGCATCCATGTTGTCGATTGCGTGGGTATAGTACGGATCTAACCCAGCGCTCTCTTTCAACGGCTGTGCCCACTCTTGCGGTGCCGGTAACCAGAACGGGTATTCGAAATCCACCGAGTTCATCTGGTGGAAACGCGTTGCCGCCAATATATCGCTTACCGCAACCAGGTGCTCGAAGCTGTGGCCGCGTATTTCAACACCCAGCACGATGTGACTCGCTTCTTCACGGGTGCACGGAATGCGCGTCAGGTGCTGAACGCTTGTGGCCGGGCACTCTTTCAACTCGAGCCACTTGTAGCGAAGGTTTTCTACCTCGTTACTGAAATACTTCGTCAGTCCCCGCAGATAACCATTCAACGACCGCAGCACCTGTTCGCGTGGCAGCATGATATTGAAGTCACGTACCACACGCTCGTTAACTGCCGGAGGAAGCATATCGTTGATACGCTCAAGTAGTTTGTGCGGGAACGGAGACTCCTCTAACTTTTTCCTGACGGTATTGGGGGCTGCTTCGTAAAGCGCTTTACCCACCTCGCTCACGTCAGGGGTGTCCTGCTTAGGCATTACGTCAGCATCCACCCAGAAATACTTATCATAGGCAAACTCAGCAAACGTGCCGTGGGTTAGCATGTAGGAAATCTGATCGTTCACAAACTCGACCACGGTCTTTTTCAATTCCGGGTGTTCGTCCTGGGTACGCACCACGACACCGTACTGCATGTCAGATACTTCCCAGGCGATTTCCGGCAGGTGCAGGTTTTTCAACTGTAACCAAGAGACCAGACCGTCAATGAATTTCTGGCGCTTCCGGTAATCTACCCCGGTGAAGTCCCCTACTTTAGGGATGTCGATACTTTCAACAAACACCTGAAAACCGGGGATGTTTAATGACTTAACGAAAACGTCTACGTTCCAAACCATGATACTCTCCTTTGGCGGACTGACTCTGGCTGTCCAACGTATTTGGGACAGGGTTAGATACAGGTAGTCTACCGGGTTATAAAAGCATTGAGACATTCAATGCTCACCTAAGTAATATATATCTGAAATGATTTATATTACGAATGCTGTAGCGGTACGCTTAAAACCGAGTTGCTTTAACCGTGCCGAGACCATATTGTATTCCGTCCCGGCAAAGCCATAGGTACGAATCAGCATCAGATTTAAATCCGGGTGCCCTTCGACCAGATCCAGTTTCATTTTCCACATCCCGTCGATGTAGAGATTGAAATTCGTGAGCGTCCGACCCAGTGGTGCCTTCTCAGGTACCCAGATGCGGTAGCGGATTTTTCCGTACACCGCTTTCACCAGTCCCGGCGGTAATAAGAGGAACGCTTCTAAGTAGCAGCGGTCTTTGCTGTACTCTTTGAATGCGTCCAGCTTAACCTCACCTTGCAGGGAGGCGTCCCAGAAGACCGGGCGGATGGTGTGCAACAGCCCATGACACTCGTCAACAAAGATACCCAGAGGCAGATTCGTCGCGGGGTCGTTCAGGGTCAATACCCGATTAGTGTCATCGTTAAACAGGATAGACACGCTGGATAATGTCGCACCTTTCGGTAGGTGATCACCTTTGGCCCAGTTCTTTAACTGGGTGGCGTTTTCGTGCAATTGGAGTTGTAACATCGATGCCCCTACTAATATTAGGCTTAAGTGTAAAAAAAGAGAAAGGTAGAGACCCGGAGGTCTCTACCGTACAACTTACAGGCTTACCTTTTTAATGAAGGTAATGCGTGCGGGGTGGAAAGTGTGGTAGGCAACGGCACCCGGATACGGCCCATGAACGGCATGGATTGCCCCGTCGAAATTGTTCATGACTAACATATCGTGAACAGTGGTGCTGTTATAAAGCTGCTCAGCCCACATCGGCAGCTTATCGAACTCGTCCGGGAATTCGTGGAACACTTCCATCAGACCTAAGCCCGGATGACGTTCCTGAATCCGTTCCCATTCGTTGGTTTCGGTCAGCTCGACCGGATTACCCTGCGCGATTTGTTGGAACTGCTCACGCGAGACGTATGGTTTGATTTTGCCAATGTCCACGAACGGGTCGGTCTTGTCGGTGATGAACGGGTTGGTGATGTCGATAGACACCTTGCTAATATGTTGACCAGTAGGTCGGCTGCGGGCGATTTCTACCGCTGCACCTTTATCAGCGTAGACGACCTGAGAACGCATCAGGTTAGTGTCAACAAACGGTTGCTGGGTTACAACGTAGCCTTCGTATTGCATTTTCATTCTCCTTTAAGGGTGTAAGTTCTGGAGTTAACCAGATAGGTCGTGTTGTGTTCGAGGTAATTCATCAGGTGGTCTAACGCCAGCCCGTTCGGATTACGGATAATCAGCATCGGGGGTTGTAGATGCTCTAACGTGTCCGTGACCAAACGAACAATGTTACTCTCCAGAATGGTACCCAGTTTGAGATTGATATCAGACGGGGTATCCTGTTCCAGATTAGGATCGTAAATACACAACGCAGTTGGTTGTAATCTCGCCATGCGGGTTTCATCGCACAGCTCAATGTTAATCACGTTGTTCGGTGATTTGCGTTTGATGTAGTCTTTAAACCAATCTGGGTCAATTTCAGATAACCCCACTGCGGTGGCGCGTAGCAGCGGGTTAACCAGATTTACCCGGTGGAAGATACCGCGGATTAAACGCTCGCCTTTCGCCTGTACCAATAGCACCAACGGGGCGTCATTGGTTTCAGGCAGGTCTGCTTCAATCCCTTCCCAACCACCGCTTTCAGCAATCGACTCCATCCAGACATCTTTACGAATTTCAACAACACGCATAGCAGCTCCTACGGAATGTAAATAGCACGGTGTTGCTGGAAGCCGTGTTGCTCAACCAGATGACGGGAGATGGTGTGCTCAATCGCCGGGTTATAGCAGATAAGATGCACTTCCTGCCCACGGGAGATATTGGGAGCAACCGTGTCCAGCCAATCTAACCCGCCACGCTGTTGGTACGTTTCCTGCGTAATGGAGTACGGCTGGAATTTCTCCACCGGCTGCTCATCTTCTTCCAGATGGGAGAAACGCAGAATCGCAGGACGGCACCCGTTCACCATAATCGAACGCGGGAAGTCAAAGGTCACGAGATTGACCTTCTTCATGTAGGCGTCTTTGTAACGGCGCATCAACGTCACGTCCACTTCAAGCGTACTAGAAATCACATTGGTCAAACAGCAGAGCTTCATCGTGCCTTCGGTGATGAACGTTTTCACGAACACCATCAGAGGCAGCTTATCCTGCTGGAAGACCACTAGTTCAGCCTCGGCATACTTCTCGCAGCTTTCAACGACCCGTGGGGCTTTCACACTGTAACGTTCTTTCAGCTCGTCGAAATTCATCTCGCGCTGTTCAATGGTAACCTTAGCCATTACGCTTCCTCCCGACGGATAGCGAGTTTGGCGCGGAACAGGATTTGGTTACCGTGCTGTTCCACTTCGTACCAACCCAACCCTTCGGCCAGCTTCTTGAGCTTTTCGAACTCCCAGTATTCTGGGTAGTGACCACCGAAGATGTTGCGCACGTCTTTCGCGGACATCAGGTAGCAGGGTTCGTTGATAGAACGGCTGTCGACATCCGGAATGTATTGTTTGGTGTGACTTGGAAGACCGCGCGGGAAAGTCTCGGTACGAATGTGCAGTGAGTGCACCGGGCCATCACCGGCCTGTACCCAGATAACGAACGCGGCTTGCGGGCCATGGCCAATGCTCTCGGGCTTTGTCCACGCATTAATGCCGACGCGCACTACGTTAACGTTCGCCAGCTCTTGCAGACGAATCATGATTATTGAGACCGGCGGAATACGGAGCATTTCATCCGTCGGTGCAATCCAACCATCCTGCCCAATCATCACCGGGGAAATCTCGGTAGGTACCCAGTTCGTCCGTACCCGGATATCCATGTTCGGTTGCAGGAACGCGTCAACCGCATCTTCCAGCAAAGGCTGCATCAATTCTGGGGTACGCTTCTCCGCTTCCAGCGTATCCCGTAACAGAATCATCAAACCTTTTGCTGCCATTTCAATCATTTGTTCACGTTTCATTTTTTGTTTCCTGTAAATAACACTAATTGACCGAAAAGCTGTGACTAAAGCACAGTCGGTATTTAAGCGATAAGGAACATCACTCACTAGGATGATATATATCTGTGAATAATTGTAATCAGCAAGCCACGATGATAATCGCGTCATCAATACGCAGGTTCAGCGTCGAGTAATTGTTCATCAACTCACCGTATTGCTTGCCGTTTTCGAACTGGTCAAAGGTACCGTCTGGAATGACCAGCACCGCACAGCTTACCACCCGGTTACTGAGGTCAGAATAGAAGGTGTCATCTTCCCCGACCATATAGGCTCGTATCCGGCGGCGGTTATCTAACACCCCGTTGAGCTTTCCCCCGGACGCAGTTTTAATAGCGGTAAGGGCGGCTTCGTTTTCCTGACGTTTTAAGTGTTCAGTCACAACTGCAAATAACGACATGGTTCTCTTCCTGTTAAAAGACGAATAAGGATGTCACTGCGTTCCTTGGAATAAGGATGTCGGTGACCGTTGTCACCTCCGCTAATAGATCGCCCCCGGTCCCCCAGGCACACCTCCCTAGCAGATGAATAAACCAAAACGTAAAAAAGAAGATAGTATGACGAAGAGGAGTGCTGTATGGAAAAGTCCAGTGTGGATTTCTTCTCGATCGGTATCGTGGCAGAAGATAAACCCCGCGGTAACGAACGATGCAAGATAATTCCTATCGAAACCAATTTTGTAAACCCGACTCAAGTACAATCGATTGAGTCCCCGAACGAAAAGCAGCACGCATCCGAAAACGCGATGGACAACTTAGAAGTCACGACCGGTAACGCGATTACCGCGAAGTGGTGGAAGTTCAACTCGAACCGGGTGAATCCCCCCGATGTAAAGAAAGAAGATTACGTGTTGATTCTCCGTTTAGGGAAGACCGACATTTACTTCTGGATTGATTTGAACTTTGCCAACGTGAAGCGTCTGGAAGATGCAGTGTATGCGTGGTCAGCTGACCCTGAGAACCAGATGGCGGATGACCTGTCGAATGCGTACGTGTTAAACGTCTCGAGTATCGACAAACACATCACTTTACGTACCACTATGTTGAACGGCGAGAAAGCTGCGTTCTTGTTCCAGTTCGACAACGCCAACGGGACATGGCAGTGCGTTGACCAGAAGGGTAACAAGTTCTACATGAACTCGGTGGAAGATGACCTTGGGTTTGAGAACCCGATGCTGTCTAAAATCAACATCAATAAAGAAGACATCTTCTTGTTCTCGAAGCGCTCCATCAATCTGGAAACGCAGACGATTAATGAGAAGTGTAAAGTCCGTATTACCGACGCTGCGGAATCCGTTACCTTTAAAACACCGAAGTGGAAAATGGACGGGGCGGAAGGTGAGTTCACCGGCAACCTTAAAGTGCTCAAAGACTTCAGGTACGAAGGCGAGGGTACCGGTATTGGCAAGTTCACGGTCAGTGATGCAATCATTAACGGTATCACGTTCACCGTGCACACGCACACCGAACAAGGTGACGGTAAAGACGTATCCGCCCCGCATTAATTACGGCAAGCACCATGAGTATAGCAACATACCCCCTAATGCCTCACTCTCGAGGTCAAACCCTCGTTTGTTAAGCGTTGCCACTTTTTTCAGCAAAAAAAGATGTTGCGAAGAACCCTCTTACCTTCGGGTAGGAGGGTATTCTTTTTTACAGTTTGTGCCCGTTAGTATGCACAGATGTACGGTATTAAGACATAGGGTCTTTCTACTCCCACTGCTATGGAGATATGGAAATGAGCATCAAAGAAATTGCAAGCAACGAAGACGTTCCTGCGAACTACAAGAAAATCGGTAATGTGACTGCAACCGGTAGCACTGTTGACGACGTAACTGCAAAGCTGGCTGTCGAAGCTGAGAAAGCTGGCGGCGACGCGTTCAAAGTGATCGGTATTTCTGGTAACAACCAGCAGCACGGCAGCGCCATCGTTTACAAAGCAGAGTAAGCGAAAAAAAAAGCAGGTCTCCTACTCCCCGAAACGGGAGTAGGAGTATCCTTATTTTTTTCGTGCTTTGAAGCGATGCATCTCAACGTACACTTTTACCCAGGCACCTTGTGGCCCGACGATAGCTTGCGCGTCGTTGATTTTGTTCTGGTTCTGCCAGCGAGCATTGACGAACACATAATTAGCGCGGTCATACTCGGTGGTATTGAACACCCATTCCCCTTCTTCCCACGTCGGCCAATAGGCCACCGTCTTACCGAACCGGTTTTGCAAGAAACCTAAAGGCTTCTTCCCGTCAGGATCGGCTGGGTCTTTCAGGTAGAACCGTCCCCAGACTGCATTGTGGCTTACTCCCACCTTTTCCCGTTCGAGATACGGGTTGTCGATGGTAAACACAAACGAGGATTCGTGGGTCAGTAACGCTTTCAGGGTTTCTGGGTTACGGATACGCTGTACGTTGGTGGGTGAGGCTAAATCCCCGACACCAATAGCATCCCAGTCGTAATACTTCCGGGTTTCCAGCACGGTCTGCGCCACGTCAAAGTTCGGAAGTGACAGCATAATCGCTTTGTCACTGAAATAACCCTGCGGAGGTAACCAGTGCAGAATACCCCCCAGGACAAACCCCACGGTCTTGCCGGTAATCGAGTCCGGCAAGGATAACATTAACGTAGAATAGTAGTCGCGGGTGGTGTCGAGCTTGTTCATCGTCAGATTGGCGATAGGATAGGTCTTGACTGCCCCAATCCCGTCCATGACAAGGCAACCTATGTCCGGTGTGCCTGCACGTCTTACGATGTTACCTGCGCCGTTTAAACGCACGCCCACGGCATCGTTCTGGTGCGGTACCCATTGACCGTTGATGTTGTACAACACCGCATTACGGTATTTGTCTTTCCACTGGTCGTCAGCCACAATCACCACATCATGCGCATCTTCTAAGGCGAAGTCCTGGGTATAGTGATAACCCGGTGGACACAGATGGGTCTCTACGCCGATGTCCGCATTAATCGACTGGTAATGAGCTTCGACAAACTCCAGCACCGGTAAGCCTGCTTTCAGGGTGGTGATAACAGTACCGGCTTTGCTGTTCAACCAGTCCTGCAAGGTGTCGGTACGGTTTTGCAGGTCAGCCAGATGGTACTGGCTAAAGAAGGTGTAATCTTTCTCGAGTGCGGATACCCCAACTTCGAAAAACTGGTAGTTCGTGCACAAGGTATTTAAGGGCTGCGTGACGTCAATGGCTACCCAGGTACGGGTGTCTCGAGAGAAGCCAAAAGCGCTGTCGGCCCGCACTTGATAAGCAGTAGTCACAGGCTTATTCCTCCAAGGGTTCAGGTCATAGTATGAACTCGACGCCCTCGATTATAGGAGTAGAACATGGCTGTCGTCTTAGACCCACACTTCAAAGAACCGGGGAACATGCAGACCGGTGAAGCGGTGACGCTGATTGGTACGACGTACAAGATGCTCGTTCCCGCGTACGCCCCTTTTTACACCACATCCCTGGTGGTCAAGAGCGGCGGCAAAGTTTTAACCTTAGGCGATGATTACGTTATCACTCACCCGTACATGATGGCTATGTTGCGCACAGGCTACGTGTCTCACGGGATGATTTGGGTAACAAACCCTAAGTATTACAAAGACTTCACAGTCGATTACCACGCAGTCGGTAACGGCATTGCCACCCAGGCACAGATTACCGCGGAGCGTACCGCGAATGCGGGCAAGTTCCCAAGTCAGTGCCAGTGGGAAGAGGTTATTGGTGACGTTTACTTCCCACCGGTGGATATTCAGTTCGATCGTGAGAACTGGCGGGGTGAACTGGAATTAATGGAAGCGATTACGGCCATCGGTAAAAAGATTGGTACCCCACCACCGATTCCAGACCCGTATCTGAATAACATCTATGCCCCGGTGTTCCCTGACATCTTCATGAGTAATGGTCGGTCGTTGGTTGATTACGATCAGCAGGGGGGATATAAAGCCAAGAGTGCTGGCGGTATCCAGGTGTACCATTCGTCTAACGATTATCTGCTGAAGAATTTCCAGTACGATACCACGTACACCATGCCGGGTTATGCCACCAACGCCAACGCGAAGACCTGGGAGCAGTTGATTCTGGCTTCATGGGGTAGTCCTTTCCAGAACATCGGCTTGGCGTGGGACAGCACGACGTTAGTAATGGCGCTGAATGTGTCTATTGGCAACACGACCTATCCCGTGGCCAGCTTCGCCGCCCCGAAATCGTTTATGGCTGGGAAGTTCCGCGTGCAATGGGATCGTAACTACGACCTCGACACGGTGCACTGTATTGTTACCGATGCAAACGGTGCGAAGAAGATGGACTTCCTCCTCGACCTTCGTAACCCACCGGCTAACTTGGTTGCACCGATGGCGGCCAACAACACGCTGGCTGTTCTGCATCGCGGTACGGATGTTCGTACGGTGTTTACGGTGGTGAAAGGTGACAGTTGGCGTCACGCTGTTTTCCCTGGCATGACCGTGCCCGACGGTAGCGATGTACTGACGTTGTTAAAAGAGTATCACGCGATTGTGCGTAAACTCTACGATGATGCGCCAGCTCACGCCCACGTACCCCGCAAGGATAATCCACACAACGACTCCTGGGGCGCGATTCGTGCATTGGAGTTAAATGGTATTGCCTCGGATGCAACGCTCGTCTATGGGCGTACACAGACCCAATTAGCCGATTACATCAATAACCTGTTGCCGAAACTCAGTAACCTCGCCAACAAACTGTTGCGTAACTCGGCTAACCCGCAGGCTATCAACGGTACGTTCGGTACCAAACCGGGTCTGACCTCCGTGACGTCTGTTACCGGGGCAACAGAAACGGGTGGTGTTGGTGCGCAGTTTACGGTTGACCCGAAAGTCATTCGTTTCCTGGGTCGTGATTCACAGACCGTGAATGCGGGCAACAACCCGATCACCTTCCAGTCGGGGGCGAACCAACTGATTCTCTACCCGGATAGCCGCGGCTTACTCTGGAACGGGAAGAAGTTACTCGACCCAACCACGGTAGGGCCATACCTGCCGGGTGTAACTGGCGGTGGTAATGATGGGTTGTTCTACGGGACGAATACCGCAACGGTGACCATCAACGGGAACGGGATACAGTCTGTACCCTTTATCTGTACTTTCGTGCCCCCGACCTCTACCGATGTCAATATCTTGGCCATGCGTTCACTGGCCAATGACTTCGGTACTGCGGAAGACCTGGCAGCCACCCCGGCGTTGATTGCCAAGTTGGATGCGATGTTCACCGGTAAGCTCGAGAAAGTGAAGGCGTACATCAATGACCTGCCGTTAACCAGCTCTGTGTTTATCGACAAGTTAACCTTTAACTTGGATAAGGTGGTGAATACCGCGGACGTGGACTTGCCGGTTTCAACACTCCAGAGTGCTGAGATGGCGAAATACGCGGTAGTCGGACACACCCACGCTGCGGCTGTCTTCGGTGTGAAGGCCGCCACGGCTACCCAGTTCGGGTTGATTCAGTACGGCTTGGCCGTCGACAATGCGACACTGGCACTCGACGGTTCGGTGGTGATTGACCAGACTACCCGTATTGGGACGCTGGAAGCCACGGCCAAAGGGGTAGACTCTGCCGCTTCTGTCAATATCCTGCGCTTTGGGGTGCCAGGCAGTAACATCATTCAAAACGGGGCTACGGTCACCGGTTGGATGGTCACGCTTGCGGAAGAGAACTACTTCGTGGGTCAGCTATACAAAGCCCCCCTTACCACCGTGAACTTAACCGAGGCTTTCCCGGACGCGTACGAAGACACCACCTTTGGTATCTTTGTCGATATTGCTGACGGGGCCGCGAAATACTATATCCTGGCCAACCCAGACACGGCTGAAACGGACACGATGACGAAGGTCGGTACGATTGATACGTCTGAGGACGGTATCGAGATTGCTGAGATTCACAACGTGACTCGTCTCGGTGATTACCGTGAACTGGAGGAGCATAAGGCTAATGACAACGCCCACATCCGTCGGACGATGTCAATGGCAGACTTCGGGTATACGTTAGGTTACGGGAAAGGGGGCCCGTGTTGGTCTTCGGGTGTACCGAATGCCTCGCGTGGTGAAGCCGATTGGCGTATGGGGTTGGTTGACCAGTATTGGCCGATGTCGGGGATGTTGTACGACAGCCAGACGAGCCGTTGGGAGTTTGACCCTGCGGGTGTGACGATGAACGATTATCGCTTTATCCACCACACGTTCCCGCTGTATCGCAACGCAGGGATTACCCATAGCTGGGCACTCGCCGACCAGAGCTATAACACGCTGCTCGAATCCATCGTTGCAGGCTGGCACGATAAAGACAACTTCTTTAACCGTGTCTCCATCCTGATGAGTCGAGGTACCCGTATTGCCGACAGTAACGGCCTGTTCTGTTATGCCGGTCTCGGTATCAACTTTGGTGCAGGGCGTAACGTGGTCATCGGCTTTACCCCCATGCGTGTTGCGTCCCCCGCACCTGCCTGGACGGAGCTGTCACCGTCATTAACCTTTAGCAACTCACGGGCTATTGACGGTACCCTGACCATCACTTGCGTGCTGACGATGGCAAGTCTGGTGTACGACATTGTGTTAACCTTGGGTGAAGCGGTGAAGACGGTGAAGTGTACCGCTCGTGCAGCGGGAACTACCCAAACCATCGATTTGTCAAACCGTATCCGACCGGATTACCTTGACATCAGTGCGCTGTGGAAAGAATCGACGACCCCGGTTTACCAAGGACTGGGTGGACTGTTCAACGCGTCTACGCGCGCCACCGTGACGCACCCGACTGACACGACCTACACCCGGTTCTTTAACGCAACCTTCCTGGACTACCTGGCAAACTTCTCGGTGTTAAACCGCGCCCGTTTTCTGGAGTTCAATTATGTTGGGGGCGACAGCACGCTCGAAACGCTGGCTATGACCATCGCAGATGCGGAACGGACATTGGTTCAGAACGTGAACGTGTTGCCTATCCCGACGCAGGTTAATGAAGAACGTGTGATTGCGTACTGTCAAAACAATTTAGCTCGTGCGGCGATTTTCCGCGATTAAGGAGAACTCTGAATGAAAACGTATCCTTACGATCCTCGGGGCACTAATACCGAGAATCACTTCACTGAGGAACGTATCATCGAGTCCGATAACTCCAACGACCGGGTGGTGGTCTTAGACCACTCCCCGTTCTTCGACGGGTTGGTGGTTCGCCAACCTGGTTCGTCTAACCCGCTGACCCGCGGGGTGGATTACGAACTGGAGTATGCGCTAACGGCGCTGGACGACTCGGTAACGACCCCAGTGTTTTGTGGGGTGCACCTGATTAACCCTACAATCAAAGGTTTGGTGTCCTTTGAAGGGCAAATGCTCGGGGGTACGTTCTACGATGCTTTCGTTGAGATTCTCGATGAATTGATTAAGTACATCAACAACCCGACCAGTGCGGACTTCCTGCTACTGGCTAACCGTCCCTCTTTGTATCCGGCCACCCCAGCAGCCACCTCCTGGGCGGATATGCTGAATAAGAAGTACCTGGCTTCTGCGGTTCACGATGTAGAAGTCGATGCGGGTGCTGCGAACGATTTGATTCGCGATAAGCTTACCGCATTGAAAGCCGAAGTGCAGGGACTGGCCAACGAGATTGTGACGTTTAACTTCCCGGCACACACAGCAGCCAAAAACCCACACAGCACCACGGTGGCGCAGAATGGCGCGCACCCGGTGTCGTTGAAAACGCCGGATACCTTCCTGGCCTACGGAAAGAAACTCCAGCAGCTCACCAGTGAGATTCGTACGTTAGGGTTGCAACAGGCTGACATTGATAAGTACATCTCGAAGTGGGTATCGAAAGATGCCAAGGGTGTCTTCAATGCCACCATCTCAGGGACGCGGGCATTGTTCCGTTCGCCTGGGGGTGAGTCTGAGATTGTGTTCTCCACTGATGCTTTTACTCTGAAATCGAACGGCTCGATTATTCTGGCCGCTGGGTATGTTTCGGGTGACAGCACCGTGCGCTTTATGGAATGGAAAGCAGGCACCAACACTTTACGCATCGAATCTACGGGTTCAGCGTTGGGGATGGATAAACTCACCCTTAACGGGGTGACGCTGCTGACCACCACGGCACTGATGGAGTACCAACAAGACCCGAACGATGGCGGAGGTACGACTGACCCTGATGATACCAAGGTGTACATCGAAGGACGTAACGGGATTAACTTTACGGGCAAAGGGTCGAAAGTCGACCCGGTCACCGGCACCGTCACGCCGCAGAACGCGACCACTACCGTTAAAGGTGTGGTCAAACTGAAAAAAGGGCCAGGGACAGAGACCTCGGGAGTGGCGGCAACGCCTGACTCCCTGACGGGGTACGAAGCGGACATGGGCGGATACGTGCTGAAATCGACTTTGCTGAACAACAAAGCAATGGACGATGGTAGTCGTACGCTGACCAAGACCGACCTGGGACTGGGGAATGCGAACAACACCCCCGACGTCGACAAACCGCTGTCTGATGACCTCAGTGAAGCGCTTACAGACCTCAGCCCGACAGGACACCACCATGACTGGTCAGAGCTGAACATCTACGAAGCCTCACAACAGCTCCAGGGGATTGGGCGTTATTCCAAGAACCAAGCTGGGTTGGCTGCGGGTCGTGGCGTGACTCCGTCGGTGTTGAAAGCCTTGTCTGACCGTTTAGCGGTGGTGGCAGCCGCCCTCGCCAATGCGAAGTCCGGTACCGTTACCGACTTTACGGCGGTGAATGCGTCTACCTGGACACTCAACACCTATCGCATGTCTGTCACAGATTTGAAATATTTCTATCTGCAAGACGGGACACGCAAAGAGGGTGTGGTATCCGGGTCAATTGATTTGCAGACGACTCCGATGTTCAACTGGTTCTCTCCGGATAACCAGATGGAGGACACCTGGAGTGCGGCTGTTGTCAATACCGGTGCGGGGTTGACCTTTACCGGGATGACGGAACAGCCTCCGATTGCAATTCAGGGAAAACAAATCGGTAAGTCGACCACCGGGATGGGGAATCTGTCCGTGGTGTCCGTGCTCGCTAAGATGCGTTTGAAATCAGCAACCGGTGCCTTTAAGATGTACATCGCCGGTGGCGGTAAAATCACCGTGTACCTGAACGGGGAACAAGTTGCGACGGGGAACTCACCGCTGTATGTCGTGGCTGAACCACCGTTGGGTGTTGAAGAGCACTGCATTGCGATTAAAGCAGAGTGTAACGACCCTGCGAAAGCCGCTGCCTTGCAGTTCGACATCTACGATGACATCTATCCGTTGTATACGTCCGGGACAGAGACACGTCTGGAGCACCTGCAAGAGTTCGTGACCAAACCGGGCGGGCTGCGTCATTACCTGTACGTGAACATGTTGACCACCTCGTTGTATTCGCGTGCTGAGCCTATCCTCTCGCAGGACTTGGATATCGAACGTGGCCTCATCGGGTATGTTGACTTGCCTAACAGTCCGGGTGCCGCCAGTACGCTTACCTTTAATACTACCTTCGACTTCGGGCCGTCGGATGAAATCTCCGATCATATCGCGATACGCAAAGCCCACGGCTCTAAAGCCAGTGACTGGGCGTTCAGTGATAACCCGCGGTTTAAGATGTTGGGTAAAGTGCAGCCGGAACCGTACAACCATGCTATCACGAAGAACAACTCCAACAACTCTTACGGGAACCTTTACTTCGGTACCCGCGGAATGATTGACTGGTACCACACCGGTAACGGTTCATCGGATATTTTGGCCTGGTTCGAAACCGTTGGTAATCACCCGATGTGTTGGTTCACCCAGTTCAACCCGAAAGAGAATAACGCTCCGACGTTTGAAGGGACACTGACCATTGACGTGGGGAACAACGCCGCGGCAGTTGCTCATGCCGAAGAACCGTACCTGGTGCTGATCGCGGCAAAGAACGCTATGCCGGGCAGCAGTAAGCTGTTGCGCATTTCGTTGAAAGACTTCAAGTGCCATTACGGGTATTTGAGTCGTACGGCGCAAGAAGCGCCTGATGTGCGTAACAGTGGCAACATCCCAGTCATTGGGTTGACGGAAGTGACACGCGGGATTACCGTGACCAAACTTTCCGATACCACCATTGCAACCGGCGACTGTCTGGATTACGTCGACCTGGGAACCAATGCGCCGTTCACCGGCACGTATTCCCCACGTTGGGCCGTACGTTACCGTTATAACGTCACTACCGGTATCTTGCGTATGTCTGTCCTGTGTGGTCAGCCTGGCTTTACTGGGGTGCGTGAACAGCAAGTCGAGATTAAACTGCCGTTTGATTTACTCTCGTACTTCCTGGGTGACGGTGTGGGTGTGCTGTTCAATGGTCTTGCCCCGAGTGAGCGTTTGCGTGTGGGTCATGCCTTAATGAACCCGAACGTCCCTGCAATCGATTTGGACAAATACCAGTTCCTGCGCCCCTTGTTTGAAGCCTACGTCGATACCAATATCGAACGGCGTACAGACAACACTCGTGATTCCGAGTATGTGTTAAAGGTCGTTGACCCGACAACGTATGGGGAACCAGTGAACTGGGAATTGACTGAATGGGTGTCCGTGCCGTGTGGGCAAGGTAATGCCGAAATCTCACACCGTGGGCAGCTGGGGTTACCGTTCCATGCCTCACGGGCCGAGCGCGGTTCATTACTGTACCCGGCAGGGAAACTTCCGGTTAACTGGACAGTGGCGAAAGCGACGGCAGCCGGTAAAACCCCGATGCGGTTCCGCGAACCGGTGATGTTGTGCTGGCGTCCTGATAAGGCAACGGCGAAAGCGATTGCGAAGATTACCGGGAGTATCACCGGGCCGGTTATGGCCGGTGGGATTATTCTGGGGTCTCGTATCGTAGATGGGGGTAGTGGTCGAAGCTGGGCTGCCGGGGCAGGTTCTCCGTCTGCGGCAATTGATGCAACGGTTATCTGTGCCGGACAAGCGGTGTACCTGTGGTTTAAACCTGCGGACACCGTAAATGGTGAGACATTGAACTTGTCGTTCAGTCTGAACGTGCTGGACAGCAGTGGGGCGACCATCACCACACTGACACAGGACTCTGCGTGGGAGTTACGTAGCGCCAGCCCGCAGTACGTGGCTGAGAAGCGTAACCCCTTCCATCTCACTTCTACAGCCTGGCTGTGGGTGTTGTCTGAGCTGAAGCGTGAGCAGACTGCGGCAGGTAACGCATTAGGTGAGTGGTCCTCTTAGGACGGAACGTCTGCGGACGTTTTGCGTCCGTAGGTAACCCCACCCTCCGGGGTGGGGTATCCGTTTTATTTCAAAGTAGGAGTCTTTGCAATGCCGAGAGAAGATGCGGCGCAGTTTAACGGTACGCTTAAGACCGCAACGTACCCGAACAAATACAATGCGGTGATTCCTGCCGAAGGGCCTTTCTACCGTATTGGTCTGAAACTCACCGTTAAGGATGCAACAGCACCCGGCGGTAAACGCACCCTGATTGAGGGTCTGGATTACTATCTCGGTTACTATTTCAAAGAGCTGGCCGAAGCTGAGCAAGACCAAATCTACGGGGGCTTCATCCTACTGACTGCCTCCGAAGTGGATTACGAGTTCCTGGCCGTGGGGCGTCAATATCGCCTACCTCAGTCAGAGATTGGTAAGTACCTGGTCAAAACCGACTTGCCCGATCCGCGTAACGTGGATTGGTCAGAGTTAATGAAGTACGCCCCGGTTATCTCACCTATCGACCCGCCAGAGAATCTGGATGAGGCGATTCTGCGTGATGAAGTGGTGAAAGCGCTGGAAGATATTCGTCTGGGTATTCTCGAGCGTGCCAGTGAGCTGGACGGTGCCTTTACTGAACTGACCGACATGATTTACCAGAACGGTAACACCGTGTTCGAGCAGGAGATGTACCAGCACCACCTGAAAAGTAATGCCCACGGTTACACCACCACTGACGTAGGGGCGCTCCCGGTCGTTGGGAAGGCCGTAGACGCGACGAAAGCCTTCGGCCGTACCTTGGCAGAGCTGGTGACGTTGATGTCCACCTCGGGCATTTCACAAGCCCACGTTGACCTGCTGATGGATAACACCCTGGGGGATTTACTGGGACGTCTGCGTGTTCTGAACAACGATGCGATTACTTTCCAGACCACCGCAGGTCACCTGATCAGCATGAAGGGCGAGAAGTTCATTATTACCTCGCCGAAACCGCTGGTCTTGAAAGCTGACCAGGACAACAACGACCCTGGCATCGGGGTAGAGTTCTCTGCGGGCCTGAATACCCTCTGGGTACACTCCGGTGCAGCAGCCGATGTCTTGGCCCCGGTGTTTAACTCTGTGTATCTGGTGACGCCGGAGATGGTCGGGATGTATCTGACCTCGGTGAAACTGTTACCGGCGAACGCCTACTTTAAATCGAGCGATACGCTCAAGATTTACGGTAGCGGGAAAGACACCAACCGGGTGTACATGAACGTGGAACTGCCTACCGCAACGACGGCGGTGGCGGGTCTGTTCTCTATTACCAATATCTCGAACTCAGTAGCCACCGGTGCTGCTATTTCGCAGAAAGCGGTGAATGACCTGAAAAACAAACTGGACTTGTACGTTGATGACACTTACAGCATCAACGGCAAGAAGTTTGTGAAAGGGTCTGATGGGAAACAAGTGTTGACCTTGACGAAAACCGATTTCGGTATCGACAAAATGGACAACACTGCCCCGTTAGAGAAGCCGGTTACCAAAGCACTAACTGCGGCATTGGCGAGTAAGGCAAAAACAGACCACACGCATACCCTCGCTGATTTGGACAACGTCCCGTACGGGTCAACGTCTGTCAGTGGTCTGGTGAAGCTGTGGGATGCGATTGACTCGACCGATGATAAGATGGTGACCTCGAAACAGGGGTACGCTATCGACCAGTCTATCAAGTCGCTGAATGAGAAGGTGAACACCTTACTGCCATCCTGGACAGTCGGGGGTGCGGAATACGGTAACCCGAGTTTCCTGCCTATTCCTACCGTCAGTAACTACGCGGGCTTTGGCTACGACCGTTCCAATAACTGGGCGGTTGCCCGTTACGAAGGCGGTAACGTCTATGTACTGCGTAACGGCAGCGATGGGCCAGAAGACACCCGACGGGTCTATTACTGGTATGCGTCTATTGGGGGGTCTAATAATTTCCTGAAGAACTACCCCACGACGTTCCCGTACCATCCAGCTGGGATGAGTAAATTCCCTGGTGTGGTATTGACGCGTGTAGTGGTTGGGGATTCTGACGCCGCTATCTTTGAGGCGAGCGATGGGCTGTTCTATCTGGTGTTGTTCAACGGGACGATGAACTACGCGACCCACAACGACGTGTACCAGATCACATTGCCCGATTGTGTCCGGTCGAACGGCAGTACCCTCGCCTTTAAAGATTATCGTCAGTATTCGACAGTGACGGTGACCAAAGGTCGTGTGGTTGTGTTGATGTCTATTGTCAACAACACCCGCTTTACCGTTGGCGGTTGGAGTATCAGTCTAAGCGAACTGCGCAGTAAAAACAGTTCGACTATCCCGGTAATTAATTTCAATTACCCAGACAAAGACGGCGACGTGGCGCTGATTGTACAAGAAGGCGGTTATGGCGATGATGCCACAACCAAGTTCCTGGCCTACCGTACCGCGGAGGGGAAAGCCCGTTGGCCGAACGGGAATGCGGTTAACTACCTCCCTTCGTTTTATTCAGCCTCACAGGTGAACATGGTGCGGTTGCGTGCAGAGATGCACGGGTACTTCTCCGATAATACCTCAGCACAGTGGACAGATGCCTGGTCGGTATCACTCTCCCTTAACACGGAGAACTGGTTATTGACGCTTGAGAACAAAATCTTCCCGATCGCATTAACCGAGAACAAGATTGAGTTCCCAAATGCCCAGCCTCTGCCCTCGGTGACCAACCGTAACAAAGGTGTGGCGCTGACGAACAGGGTCTTCCTGTCCTCAGGTTTGTTGATGAACTCCTTCTGTGATGTTTATTCAAACAACCCGCCACGTATCGGTATCAGCCCTGCACCGAACACGAGTTTGTACGATTTACTCGGTAGCAGCACAACGCTTATCGAAACCGCAAACGCTACCGTGGGGGGTGCAGTAGGGTCGGTGTATCAGCAATACATGCGTGGGCTTATCCACCTCGGTGGGACTGCCAACACGGTATTGATGCGACACCTCAATGTGGCCGCAGAGGTTATCCAGCTCCGTTATACCCAGTCGTCTCGCTACTTCCCGGACTATCCGGGTTGGGGGCCAGACAATGCGCGTATCGCGGTGACCGACCCTGACTACCGAACCTTGCTGTCTTCGCCGAATATCTGGAAAGATGGCCAGCTGTACATCAACGGGCGTGTCATTACCGAGGCAGGGTCTTTCCCGTACAAGACCGTGACTGGGACGTCCACCTTTACCGCAGATCGTATCACGGTAACAGATGCAACTTGGGCTGCATTGAATGCCGCAATCGCGGCAGCGGTGCCGGTGTGGAACGATGAGTTAGTCGTGCAAACATTAACCAAGCTGCAAGTGTTTGATGTCGGTGGGTTAAATGCGGCATTCGCCATGGCCTCTGTGCGCATGTGGGACAACACCAGTCGGCTGGTAACCCACACCTTTACCTGGGTGTGGAAACTACCGATGTCGGTGACCAACGGGAACGTGCAGTTGGGTACCACGATGTTGACACCGGTTGTCGAGAACTATCGCGACCCGGATGCCGGTATCTCTTTGGCACACGACCAGTACACGAACTCGAAGTTGATTCAGCGTGACGATGGATATGTGTTGTTCCTGGGGGCGTTGTACCGAATGGGGGTGGTTGGAGACAGTCGCTGGCGTTCTTTCCTGTTGTCGTGTGATACGACTTTCGGGGGCTGGACGAACTCGCTCATTTCCATGAACCCGTCTTCGAATGAAGTCGACATTGTGGTGATGCCCGAGACCGGTTATATCGGGATGACGAAATGGCTGTTTAATGGGTTGTACTTTGCCGCCAGTGTCTACAAGAACACCGTCCGTAATTTCCGTACCGGGACACCTGAGGATAACATCCTTGCCGGTACGAAGACTGCGGAGGGGTGGGCGTTGTACATCACGGAACAAGAGTTACTGCGATTCGGTTCGGCGTACTACACGTTGGGCGAATACAGTTCTGATATCCGTGACTTGTACCCAACCAACTACCAGAACCGCACGTTCTACATGCACGCTGCGTTGGTCAACGGTGTTCCGCAATACCGTCTGCTGGAGCAACAGGAACCGGACAGCGATACCCAGCTGTATATCGGTACGGTAGTGACGGACAGTGAACGCATTACCCTGTCGACGTTTGATAAGGTGAAACGTTTCGGTAACGTCAAGCAGTTGGTAGAGCACGCCGCGGTCGCCAACCGTCACGATGTGTCTGCTGCCCGTGAAGCCCGTATCGGGTCAATGGCGCAATTGAGCAAAGTGCCGTTAGCGACACCGGGCTCGGGCACGGCCGGGTATGCCGATGGACAAGAGCTGTCCAAAGGGATTACACGCCAAACCCGCCCTGCGCTGCCTATCCAGAAACGCTACAGCGGATTTGGTGCCACGCGTTGGCAAGATCTGGTGAATGTCTCTGAACGCTTTTGGTTGAAACCTCCGGTTGAGACGGCTGCTGTAACAGCAGACAACGCACGCGCGGCCAGTTTTAACATGAAGTGGATCGGTGCTGAGTCTGTGCCACATGTCGCTGGGGAAACCTACGTGGCTGTGGCAAGGCTACGCTTTACGGTGCCGGGGAATATTGGTGATCCGGCCCGCCAGATTACTCTGCGTTACGCGGTACCGAACGGCATTCCGATGTTCAAATATTGCCTGACGTCTGGGGTGAATCCATCTGCTGCGGAGATACTGTTTGCCACCGGCCCAGACCTCGTGAACGTCACCGGTTCGGGTCTTCCAGCTGGGGTGGAGTTTGTCGCCACCTTGTCTGCGGAACTGACTGCGGCGCAGTATCAAACACTGAAGACAAAGATGTTGGCGATACAGGTGGTGGACACCACTACCGGTACCGTGTTCCGTCAGACTGATGTTGATACCCCGTTCATGCTGTACGCATTGAGCGATTTGACGTCGAGCTTTGGTGTGGTGCGGGTAGCGCGTGAGCTGGTCATCCCGAATCTGCCTTCTGAACCGGCGGTGGTACTCAACACCGGGAAAGATGCTCTGAACCCTCCGTTTGTTGCCAGTTACAATTCCGGAACGCTGACTCTGACAGTGGCCTGCGAATACGCTGGAGGTAACTCGCTGGTTGACTTGGACGAGATTCAGGTCAATCTTATGTTCAAGTCTTAACAGCGCTGTGGGGCACGGACGCCCCAATCAAAGGAGTTTGGCTATGGCCGCTATTGTATATCAGTACCCGTTTGACCTAAAGGGGACACTGACGTCGAACGCTGTCACTCGGCGAGTCACGTTAGGTTCCGGTAAGGTTAACCGGGCCTTTGCATTCCCAGACGGGCCGTTTTACGCGGAGTCGTTTCGTCTGGCTGCAACGAACAAACCCGGTACCTTCTATAAACGTGGGACGGACTATGAGCTGATCTTCGCTCACCCGGCGTACGAGAAGCTTACCAAGAACCAAGAAATCCTGATGGGGGTGGTGGTCACCAACTCTGCTATTCCAACCGACATCACTATCTCGGCTCAGGTCATCGGCGGTCCACAGTCAGCAAACGTTGTTGCCATTACTCAGGCGATTGCAGAGCTGAAATTGGAAGACCGTACGGTTGATTTCAAAGACTTGCGTAACGTACCGGATACGTTCCCGTCAGCACCTACGTTTAAAGACGTGGGTGATATCTACGGGTTCGAGTTTATCATCACGGTACTGTCGGGCATCAAAGACGCGATTAACTCCGGGTCGGCGGTACAGCTCGAACAAATCAAAGGCATCATCGACGGTCTGAAACAAGATTTCCTTGATGCGTTGAATGCGCACGTTAATGCACAAGGCAACGTCCACAGTCTCAATATTCACCAGATCAACGGTCTGACGGAAACTGAGATTCGTGCACTGATTGCCGCGGTTCAAACGCAGATTGATGACACCTTAAAAGAAATTGCCTCACTGAAAACCGCCGATACCGCACTGGGTGCCCGTATCGATGCGGTGGTGCAATCTCTGGTGGCATGGAATGACCAGCTGAACACCGTGGCGCAGAACTACCAGAAGATGTCGCTCGCCTTGGCGAACCTCAACTCCCTGGTGTTGCAATTGCAGAAAGCTGTCAATGATTTGCAGTCTGCCCTGAACGCGTTAACGCAGCGTGTCGGTGATTTGGAATCGCAAGGTCAAGACTTCCAACAGAAGATTGATAACCTGCAAGCCCAGATTACCGCACAGAACACTCGCATCACGAACAATACCAACGCTATCTCGCAGGCAAACCAGAACCTGGCGAACCACGTTGCAGCGGACAACCCACACCCGAACTACCTCCACAAGACGTACGGTGGTGTGGTGCAAGCTGCGGTTCACGTCAACAACAGTCTCACGACTCGCGACGACGTACAAGCAGAAGCTGGTACACGCTAAACTTTTTAAAAACACGAGGACCTGTCTTTATGGCAGTGTCCTCTTTTTTATTCTTAAAGGAAACGTATGGCAATCTCACTTAAAAACATACGCGACCGCCTGCAAATAGTGGAAGCCAATGTCGCCACCGGACCTCGCGTTGATGCGCAAGTTGCCTCGCAAGCGTATAACGCGCAAGAGCGCTTTGCGGGTTGGACACCGGGTCAATTAGATTGTGGTGGTACGTGTAGCTGGTCGTGCTCTAACGGGTGTTCGGCAAGTTGTACCAGTTGTTCGGGAACGTGTACATCGACGTGTACCGGCAGCTGTACGGGCGGTTGTTCTACCGGGTGTTCGGGTTGCTCAGGTTGTTCAGGCAGTTGCTCCGGCGGGTGCTCCGGTAAATGTAGCGGGTGCTCGGGGTCGTGCTCATCGAGCTGTACAGGCTGTTCTGGCTGCTCTGGGCCGTAGTAGGAGACATCATGGCTATCAACCTAAAAGATATTCAGAACCGTCTGAATAGTATTGATAATACCGCATTGAAAAACGCGGCAGGGGTGCAGACCTATATTCGCAATAAAGCCACGAACAACTCGACGTTGTTTGGCGGCCAGCCGCGTGCGCATTATGATTGTGGTGGTACCTGTAGTTGGACATGTTCATCGTGTTCCGGTGGGTGCTCAGGTTCTGCGTCGGGAACGTGTGGGGCAAGTTGTTCGTCCAGCTGTACTTCGGGTTGTTCTTCGACCTGTACGGGCTGTTCGGGTGCATGTTCAGGAGGCTGTGCAAACGGCTGTTCAGGAACGTGTTCAACAGGTTGTTCTTCTTCATGTTCCTCAAGCTGCTCTGGTTGTTCCGGTTGTTCCGGGCCAACGCGGTAACGCCCTCGTCTCCCAGTTAACTTTTTACAAATTTGGGGGTTAGTGTGATTTCACTCAAAAACATCCGTGACAAAATGGTGCAAGTGGAAGGCTATATCAAGACGGCGGACGCTAACTCGTTCATCGCAACCCAGGGGACGGTTAGCACGACTAACAACCTTTCTGGGTTACCGTTATCGCACTATAACTGCGGCGGGTCTTGTAGCTGGACATGTAGCGGTGGTTGTAGTCACGGAGCGGGGAACCGATAAGGGGACTTAAATGAAGAACGATCTACACCTTGCGTTTAAGACAACGCAAAACTTCCCACTGCATATCAGCCTGTACGACAGTGTGAAATTTCACTTGTTAGACCAGGTGCGACTGATCAGTCAGTTGCCAGGGGAGTGGCCAAAGGTTCGTGGACGTGAGCTGGCTAACCCGAAGAACTATACGGTGGAAGCCGATTATACGTTAGCGGGTCGTAGCGTGCAGCACATTCACATCACGGCCGGTGAGCAAGATGTGAAAGGTCGCTTAGTGGATGGGAAATATTTCCTGAGCGATGCGGTATTGAACCAGGTGGTTGACCTGGAAATGTTCCTGATTCCGTTTAGCGAAAGTGGCCTGAAACCAATGGCACGTCGTGAATGGAGCTGGGACTACATGGGGTCTATGCCTGGCTGGTTTACGCAGGTAACGCAAGACACTGAGCAGTATACCGGTGTCGAAGAGTATTACCCTATCGTTGGCTTTGAAAAGCACGGCATCACCAACATGCTTGACCTGCTGGCCTACAGCTACAAGTTTGTCTGGAACCCGGCTGAGAAACAATTCGAAGCAATCTTTGACGAACACGACATCACCAAGCGTATCCGCAAACCGTGGATGCAGTACCTGGTGCAGACGCAGTTCGGTGAAGCACCTGCAACCGAAGCAGACCTGAACAAACTGGTAGCGTTCCTGCTGACGAAAGTAGAACTGACGGCTGAAGAGAAAACCGCAGTGTCTGCCTTCCATGCTCGCACGGTCACGTTAGATGACTTACGGCGTGTGAATGACCGTCAGGCTATTCTGAACCAGATCCTTGATGCTTATAACGACCCGTTCGTGTTAAAGACGGGTGTGGACATCAAAGATGACCCGCTGTTCAAGCTGACTTTCGAATAACTGGAGTAAATCTGCAATGAGTGAAGAAGCTGTGTCGGCTATTCGTCGCGACCCTTCGTCAACTCCGATGGAGCTGTCGATTGTCACCACCTCGAAGTGCAATCTCGATTGTAGCTTCTGTGGCGGTGTTGGGTATATGGATGTCAAAGACAGTGCGCGCGACATCCAAAGAGAGAAGCTGTTTGAAACGCTGGAAGCGCATCCTACTATTCAGCAAATTAACTGGACGGGCGGTGAACCCCTGTTGGCGTTCAATAAAATCCAGGACTTTATGGCTGAGTTGAAGGAACGTTATCCGCACCTACAGCATGAAATGTACACCAACGGTCTGCGACTGACCCCGGCCCAGCTGCCGGTGCTTGAGCAAATGGATCGCATCTTCGTCTCCTTTGACGGCTATGCAGAATCCGAACGTCCGTTGCTGCGTATCGCTGAGGAGCGTCGCTACGATGCTTTCGAGGTGTTTGACGCGCTGGACAACATCACGTTATGGTCGGTGATTACCCGTGCCCAGTTAGCACCGAAGCACTGGTTCTACGACCTGTTGAAACTCCACGAGTCGTTGTACCATTACCGCTTAAACGGTTACCGTGTGATGTTTGATAACTTCATGCCTAAGCCGCTTAACCAGGATCTCGTCATGAACTTCATGTACGGGTACAACAAAATGCACGATCAGTTGACCGAGCTGAACACGCTGAACGGTTTCCACCAAACGCTCAGCATCAACAAGTTCTTCAGGCAGCACTGTGACGACTGTAGCAATCTGGTGTGGGTAAAATCCGATGCCACGTTTGACCAGTCTGACAATGCCATAGATGTGTTGAACTCGGGCTGTAACCGTCTGGCCGAAGTCATTGGCTATGACGCTTACCAGTACATGAATCGTGTAATACAAGCGGGGTTAAATCGCAATGCGTGATACCAAAGCACCGGCCCAAGAGCCCAAAATCACCAAAACCTATCAGGTGGTGACCAACCTCTCCTGTAACCTCGACTGTGAATATTGCTACGAGCGTAAATACCCGCGTAACAATAAAGCCGATGATGCAGTGGACTTCATTCATGCGTGTTTCGACCGTGACCGTCATTTGAAGAACGTGGAAGTTATCATCGATATCATCGGTGGTGAACCCATGATGCAGCCGAAGATTCTGAAAGCCGTATTTGAAACGGCCGAAGAACTGGCGAAGCGTGATAACCGTGACGTTATCTTCTCCATCTCGACGAACGGCACGTTATTCGACAAGCCGCTGAACCGCGAGATTATCGAACGCTGGCGTGACAAACTGTCCATCGGCGTGTCTATCGATGGTCTGCCGGAAGTGCATGACCGTTATCGTATCTTTACGACTACCCGTGAAGGGTCGTACGAAAAAGCGATGCGTGGTTACAACTACCTGAAATCGGTCGGTATCCTGGAACTGGGTATCAAAGCCACCTTTACCTCTGAGACCCTGCCGAAATACGCCGAGTCCATGAAGCACCTGATGGACGTCACCGGCGGCGGTACCATTTCCGGTAACGTCACGTACGAAGACATTCTGCCGCGCACCATGGCAATGTCGATTGCGTTGCAGATGATGGACGTGATTGACTACTGGTTCGACAAAGGGTTTGAGAAAGACCCACGTAACCGCCTGACCCACATCTTCCCGGATGGCCTGGACTTCATGGCAACCTGGGACCCGGATTGGCGTCAGAAGCTCCTGGACGACGAAGCAACGCGTCTGAACCCGGAGCGTGTGCGTCCGTTCTGCGGTACCGTAACCCACATGACCTGCCTGGGCTTCGACCGCAAGATTTACGGCTGTAACCGCTTTATGTCCACGGTAACGACACGTCAGGCTATCGCAGAACTGCGTGGCCGTGAGATTGTCAATATCGATGACAATAAGCTGTTGAACGAAATTCAAACGCAGTACACCAACTATCCAGAAACGTGCCTGGGTTGTCCGATGAAGCACGCGTGTGGTAGTTGTGCCGCGGCATCATACGAGAACGGTGACGGGGAAATGGAAGACCGTAAAGCGTATCACGCTGAGCGTCGTCAGTGTGGCTGGACTACCGCCAAACTGTTGGTAGCAGAATACTTCTACCAGAAAACCGGTACTACCCGTTATACCGATCTGAACGATAAGACCCAGTGCTACTGTGTGTCTTGTGTGCGCGATCGCAAATTAGCAGCCGAGAAGAAAAACCAATTAGGAGCACCAGCGAATGAAGTCGTTGCTGATACACAATTTTACGAAGCGTAATCTTCACCTTGTTGCCGCGTTTATGCAAAAGCACGGCATGTACAACATCCACGCGATTGTGGAACCGGACACGTTTACTGATGAGATTCGTCGTCTGTGTGTGCGCTTCGGACTGAACGTCATTCTGCCGCTGGACGGGGTTGAGAAAACACACAACTCTGTGGAGCAGGTGGCCATCCGTAATCCGGGCTTCGAACAGCGTGTTGCGGAATTCCCGCGCCACAAAATCGAAATCCTGCGTCGCTCTACGCAGAACCTGGATACCGATAACCTGATTGGCCTGGCATTAAACTGGGCCGACCCGGAGAATCCGGAAGCTGCGGATTTGATCGGTGTGCGCGTACGCGCGCTGCGTTCTAACCATCAGTTCGACTCGTTTGGTGAGGAAATGCACCAAATCTTTATCTTCCAGGAACAGAACGGGGACTTAGCAGAGAAGATGAAATTTATCTGGGGTGAGGAATTATCCGAACACTTCCAGATGGTTGACTTCGGCCTGCTGATGGACCTCGGGTTAGCAGGAGAATCTGAATGCTTAGTAATGACGAGATAAAGGCCCGTTACTTCGAATTCGGTAACCCGATTGACCGCCACGGTAATTACATGACCATTCTGGCGAAAGACGATGAGACCAAGCAGGGGTACTGTACCCTGCTGCATTATCATCTGTTGAACGGGGTATCGGATAAAGCGGCTGTCAAAAAGCTGCGTGAGTACGACCTCAGTGAACCGGAAGCCCAGTTCACGCTGCGTAAGGCGAAAGAGTTTATCGAAACCGTGTTAGAGCTGCCGCTGGACGAAATCCGCAAAGGCTTGACCTCGACGGTAAACTATCTCTACCAAGAGATTCAGCCTATCTATACCCGTATCGCGGAACGCTACGAAACTCAGCGTCACGAGAACATCGAATTCCAGGGCATCCTGCTGCAAGCCGATGAGAAGTCTCGTGCGTCGCTGGCCTCGTACGTTCAATCCGATACCTCACCGGGGTATTGGCTGGATGCGCAGAACAACCGCTTAGGCAGTGAAGAACATCCGTTCGACGTTGCAGCGTGTAAAGCGGTGCTGGCAGCCATCGTGGAACGTGATGCGCAGCTGCACGCAGCGATGACGGAACTCAAGCGTACGATTCGTACACTGGCTGAAGCACAGGACTTCACGGGTATCAAATCCGTGGCGACCGAAGAAGGCTTGTTGTAAGCGAATAAAATAAGCAGACCTACTACCCGTAAAGGTAGTAGGTCGCTTTCTTTTTATTTGAACCCGCTCAACTCGGGATTCAACCATTGCAGGTTGGTTTTCCCTTCGTCGATTACGCGTGTCACAAATGTCCCGTGCCACTTTAAATGATTCGGGTCGATGGTGATGCGTACATCTAACGTGGTGGCATCCACGGTCACGCGTTCGATGCCAATCTCTTCTGCTGTCAGTTTGTAATTCGGCAGCATCATGTTCATGACCATCAAGACCTTTGCATCGTCCTGCCAGTTCCCAATCAAATCCCCGGTGGTTAATGTTGGGGTAGTGACACCGCCAGGGTTAGTGAAATTGAAGCGGAAGAAGTGGTAATCTTTACTGCCCTTGAAATTCGGGCTGTCATCTTTTGCCACTAAGGTCAACACGGTATTACGGGTGTCCCCTGAATCCGCAGGGGTGTATTCGGAAGGCGCACCGAATGTGACGTCACTGAGCGTTAACCCTAAATCTGGATTGACTTCGTTGATCATATCGACAAACAGTTCTTGCAACGACTTAGCCATACTTACTTCACTCCGTTAAAGTAAACAAAATAAAAAGCGGGAGACCTAATGGTCTCCCGTGAATAGCGGTTTTAGTAGCTTATTAAGCTGTGAAACCGTTGAGCTCACCATTTGTGGTAGAGAGGTCAGTTTTAGTGATCTCTTGCGTAATGGTGTAGACTGCCACATCGCCTGGCAGGAACTTCAGGTGACCGGCTTTGATAGTGACGGTAATCACTTTCGCATCATCCGCACCATCGGTACGAACAATGTCCAGCTCGCTGAGTGCAAACGCATCATCCGCTTTACCAGCGGAGATAACGTCAGCATTCAGGAATGCCAGGACTTCGGCATCGGTGTCCCAGTCGGCCTGGTCATCGGTAACTGCTTTCGCACCAACGATGTTTGCAGCCAGACGGGTGAAGTGGAATTCCTTTTCCCCGGTAAAGTGCGTGCTTTCTGCAACGGCAGTCAGCGTCACTTTGGAGTTGCGGGTATCGGCCTCATCGGCAGGGTCATATTCGGCCACTGCGCCAAAGGTAACATCTGCTTCGACCAGTGCTTGCGCCAGACCAGTGTTATCCGCGTTGAACATCGCAATAAATTGCGCTCGTGCTGTTTTTGCCATGGGTAGTTCCTCTTACAACAGGCTGTTGGGGTGCATATAAAAAGCAATAAAAATTCACGCTATTATTAGGTTTATATGACGATTGTTAATCTCGTCTGGAATAAAACTAACCTTCACCGAACAGGAACCTCATCATGACCAAGCACTTGTTGTGCGTGCTCGCGTTTATCATGTTGCTTTCAGGTTGTGCCATGAACGCAGATGATAAAGGACAGTTCTCCACTGTCCCTGTCACTAATCACGATATGGTCATCTACACCTGTACGGGTGTGGAGACGGAATTTGTTGATTACCGACCCGTTGCTTCCAGCATCGCTGTTTTCCCTCGTGCCGTTACGGTTATGGATGTAGGGGCGAATTGGGTAGCGACCTGGGACGGTGGTAAGTTAGAAGCACCGCAGTTGTATAAAGATGCCACCGGTAAGATTGACGGGAACATCGATACCAAGTCGGGGAAACGCTTTTACCGTACCAACGGATTACTGACAGGCTCACCGTCGTTTGATTATTCAACTGTCAGCCCACTGACGGGCAGCGGTTCCGGCATGACCTTCTTCCGTTGTATCATCGGGCCCCTCGACCAGCCATCGGTACCCGTGTTAATTACCCCGTCTCCAAGCGAAACGACAGACAAAGTCGACGCGAAATAAAAGAGATTACCCACTCCCGCAAAGGAGTGGGTAATTCTTTCTTTATTTGCCCCCTACAAGCGCCTAGGAAGCGTTCTAAGCGCTTTTAATCCGTAAGACGATAAATGACCTTACGAATTAATCGAGGCTCAGGAAAGCCCGTTTAATGTTCAAATACTTCACATTGACGGAATGTCCTGTGGTGAGGTCTACCCGCTCGTGTTCCGGAATCGCCACTTCACACTGCTCACGAATGAACAGGTAGTTGCGATTATACGTCAGGGTTTTCTCCACCGGGTGGCTGTATTGAACTTTCGCGTTGTTGTCCACGTATGACGGCCAACCAAACTGGTGAACCGCTTCGTAAAACGACTTGCGAATAAACGGGTCAACCCCGAGCGCTTCCATAATCCGCAGGAACATAATGTCCGCGAACCGTTTATCCACCGCACGAGAGAGATCGCCCGCATCACCGGTTGGATAAACCCCCACGCTGGAACACTTCTGGTAGAACAGGTCATGGACACAGGCTGCTGCCGCCCACGGCCCATCCGGATGCAGGATAGGTTGGAGCGGTTCAGGGATACTGGCCATGTCGGTTACGAAACCTTTGGGTGCAGTCACAAACAGTTCTTTGTCGGGCAACACGCCTGACAATTTCACCATCTCATCCATTCCACCGACTTCACGGTAAAGCGACCGTAAGGTAAAGACGAAGTGGAAATCTTCCGTGAGAACGAACCACGGCTTCTCTAACAGCTTATAGTTGAGCTTTTCCATGGGTGTGCCTACTCGACCACTCTTCGCAGAAAGATGGCCCGTAACAGTTTGAAGAAGCCTGCGTCAGGCTTTGAATCCGCTTTCGGGTTTGTCATGACGTTTTCTCCGCATTGCCGCTAACAGAGCACGTCCGACCGCACGCATTAACGTGATGAACCAGTTGGATTTCATTTTGAGCACATTCCCAGCTGGACAACGTAGTCCGGCATCTCTTTGTACACACGGTCGTACCAGCCGTACGTGAACTCTTCGTTCTGTACACGCTTCTCACTGATTTCCGTGTAGTACGCCACCTGGTGACAGGTCAGGGCAAACATCAGACGGTTCAGACCCTCTGCACCACGGGCTTTGATAAAGCCTGCCAGTGCCGTCAGAGTCAACGTCCCGATACCACCATCCGCATCAATGTCGCTGTACAGTTTACCTTGACGGTTTAACACGTTCAGCACACGCTGCAAGGATTTGATGGCGTTTGCACGACCGGCGTTAATACCGAAGTCGAACAGGCGGTCAGCCAGCATTACGTTCATGGCCAGAATCTGGTCAAGGCGCATACGCTGCCACCAACCTTTGTCGTAGATGACCAACGCTTGTTCAACAGTCAGGTCACGCATGTTTCCGGTATAGCCAAATTCACGCGCAGTTGCAATGGTAATCCCGTGGTTGGTTTCCCCGCCCAGGTCGTTGGGATTGTTCACGTAGCCTGCTTCAATCGCAGTCTTCGCACGGATGATACCTTCTTTACTAAAACGAGCAACAGCAGCCACAATGGCCTCCTTATAGCATTAACAACAATGGTTCATACCATACGCGTAAAAAAGAAATACCCTCCCACCCGAAGGCGAGAGGGTAAGGCTTACGGAATCAATTCCAATGCAATACACCAGTTGATGTTACTGGTGTTCGCCGTGGTACCGAGATTCTCCGGGTTGCCGTTAACCGCAGTTGCACACGTCGTTGCGCTTGCCTGGTGTGGGCCGCCGCACCAGTCGATGGTGGTGTAGTCGCTGAACCGGGCAAAGATGGTTGGGTCGGTTTGTGCGTTCGCATCGATACGCAAACGGGCAAACGTCTTCTTCCATTCGCTTTCCACAAAGTCCGCTTGTGCGGTCAGGTACTGCGAAGTTGGTTTGTCCGACATGCGGATAGGGCGTACCAGGAACTGATACCCACCAATCTCGATAACCGTTTTCTGATTAACGTTCCCCGCAGGCCCCGTCGGCAGTTGGCCAACGCCGTCTTCACCGAACAAGAACCCGGCGTTGTACGCGTTTGCATACGTCGAGTACATCAGTCGGGTAGATGGCACGAACAACACTTTACCTTTATAGATAAACTTGTGCCAACGGTCAGACGAGGTGATGTAGTTAATCCCAACGGTGGATTTCAGGGCTGCGGTAATTTTGTTCGCCACATCCAACGGCAACACCCAGTCTGCATTCAGCATCTCACCGAAATACCCAGCTATCCAATCGCCCCGCAGAATCTTCTTCGGACCGGGCCCGAGGTTAGAGTAGTACCCTGCGGTCTGTTGAGTACCGAAAGAGCGATTAGCGCCTTTCACCACTGCCACACGGTAGTAGTACGTGTTACCGTTCTTCACGCCGGTGTCTTCGTACTCTCGTGCCGTGCCCGGTAAAGTCGCAATAGGGGTTCCAGGTGCATTCTCATCAATAGGTGAGGTGCTCCGATACACTTCTACTGCATCCAGTGCCTGGTCAGTCTGGTCGTCCCAGTTAATTTTAATACCCACGTTCTACTCCTTACTTGGCCGTCTTCGGCAGGGTAAAGGTCTCACCTACACGACCCACGTATTCGACAACCGGTACCCACGGTGTCCCGGCGGTACGACTGCGGGCAATCGTGGATTCCATGGAACTGCGTGTTGACGGGTCGTTGTTGTAGTTCGGCGTACCACGTACCAACACGTTGGCCAGGGCTTCCTGACAAATCACCCCATAGTTGACACGGTTGTTGTAGGCTGCCCCTGGTATCCAGGCCCTGCCGTCGAGTGTATCAACCGAGACCATTCTTTGGCGTAACGGCGCGTCTTTACACAACGGGTAGAGGAAGTCCTCGTATTCGGCGTAGACGTCTTTCATCGGGGCGAAGGTATTCGGGTTAAAGTTTGACCCGTCCCACACGAGACCCTCTGGCATTCCTTTCATCAAACGAATCAGGAACGTTTCACCGTTGAAATCAAAAGTGGTCAACTGGTTAACGGTGCCTGCCGGATTGGCTCCGCCAACATCATCTGTCCCGTAGACCAGACCCGCGTCATACAGACTCTGCCAGGTAACATCCCCGAACCACTGGTTGGGCACAAAGACGACTTTCCCTTTACGGGCAAATTTGTGCCACGTCGGGTAGATAACGGTAGTCGGTAAACCGGAGGTGTTTTTCGCTGCGTTATACAGCGTGGTGCTGTTAACGAAGTCCGCCGCTGACACCGCACCGTAGTAACCGTAGTTCTCATCACCGTGACGCAACAAGTTCGACCCTGGCCCACGACGGTCAGAGACTTCGATTTTCTGCGGACGAGACACGACCCGGTCAACTGCCGAGTTTACTGCCCAGACGTAATAGTACGTTTTCCCAAACAATGCCGTGGTGTCAATCCACGACGTCTCCGCACCATCCACGGTTTTCAGTGGCGTGGTTAAGCTAACGTTCGACGTGTCACCGCGGTAAATGTCAATCGTGGTTGCAACGGTATTGGGATTCTTCCAGAGAAGTTTAAGTGCCATGTTTCCACCTGTTATTTAAAGCCGTTTAGCTCACCGTTGGCGTTGGCTAAGTTAAAGGCTGTTGATTCCTTGTAGTCCACGGTCAGTGCCGCGACAGGTCGCCGGAGAGGGCGAGTCCACCCTACCTGGTTGACGTTACGTATCGGCTCATGCTTTACCGTCACGAGAGCCGGACGAAGTAACCGCGTCCAGCCAAAATACGTGGTCATTTGTAACGGTTGCAATGTCTGCGACACTAACGGAATGCGCAATGCCCCGTTTTGTTCCCACTTCACATCACTCAGGGTTAACAACACATCCGTCACTTCTGGACTGATGGAGACCAGAGGTTTTCTTAACACCCCTTCCGGTACCCCACTGAACGGGTTCAAGCCTAATGCGATTTTGGTTACATCAACCAGTTCCAGGAACGGTCGCCAGCCCCCAACAAAGTTGGTTTTATTGTACTGACCCTGGTTGGCACCGATCATGCTACTGCCGTATGCATTTGCAGGCGAGGTTTGTGATGTCGTGGACATCCAGAACCCGTCAGCATTGATGATTTGACCATCCCATTCCCCGGTGGCGAAACCACCCGATGGTACAACCTTTGCAAACAGTCTCGCAACGTCCCCACCTGGGTCAGGGGTTTGGTTTACTCCGGCGTACTCCCACGGGTCACTCCCCGCGAGTTTCGGTGCGGTTGGAGAGAGATACCAATCGCGCCCATTTTCCTTCTTCTTCAACACGCTCTTTTGACGAGACAGCACCCCATCGGGCGGGAACTGTTTATTGTCTGGCGTATCCGTTTCGTAGATACCCCCCAAGCGGTACAACTCCTGCCAGCGAATACTGATTTGGTTGTAGTTCGCGAGATAGAAGATTTTCCCATCGCGTGCGAACTTATACCAAAACCGACTGGTTGGCATGGCCTGTAACGTCCCGTAAGGCTCAGTACGCCCTTCGTTCAGTTGACTGAGGACTTCCACTGGGCTGAACAACTCGGCTTCGGTCACAACCCCGAAATAGCCCTCATTCATGTCCCCGATAAGCATGACCTTCGAACCTGGGCCAGATTCCGGGAAGACACCCACCGGTTTCCGTGACCAGGTCACTGACAACGTACCCGTATACGCCAGGGACGTTGCAGCGATGGTTAACGTGAGCTGTGTTGGCGCGTAGCCATAAGGGAGTTTGGTGGTGGCGTTGGCAATGTCTGCCGCCGCTAACCCCAATCCATATTGCGCATTCAGCGCGGGCAGTAAATCGGCGTACGTCTTAGACGACCCCTCTGCCTGAAACACCACTGTGATGCCTTTGAACATTTGTCCAATGTTTAAACGGTCGTAAAAGAATTCCTTCTTTCCGATAAAACCATTTCCTAAACGACCGTTCAGGATAATGCGGGCATTGCGCCCGCTTGTTCCAAGACCAGTGGTTAAGGGCCCGCTGAGCACCAGTATCGACGCCGCGTCAAGTTGACCCGCGGTTGCGGGATTGTCCCGTTCGATTTGTTGGCACAACAGTTCGAGGGACGTCTTGTTATAAAGCCCCATAACCCCTCCATTAAGGCATGATGAGTTCTAACACCAAAGTTTGCGCAACCGAAGCACCGCTGTTGTAAGCAACCAATGTCTCAGGTTTTGTAGAGGTCACCCCTGCCACGTTAACGTTGGTATTGAGGTGTGGCCCCAACGCATTTGCGAAGGAACCCAAATCAAACAGGCGAGTCCGGCTTCCCGGTGAAGTGTCTACCCCGTCTGCAACTAAACGCGCAACGGTGTCGCGCCACTCACTGCCTAGCGTGTCAGCCTGATTAACCACGTACTGGTTTAACGGCAAGGTCGACATGCGTGGTAACCGCAGAATATAGTTCAGCCCGTTGATGTTCACCACTGTCCGTTGTTTGACAGTCCCTGTTGGCCCGGAAGGTGACACACCCACATCGTCTGTCCCGTAGACCAAACCAGCCGAATATAACTGTGACCAACTCGCGGTAACGATGGATGCGCTGGGGCAGAAGAACACGGTCCCTTTATAACAGAACTTATACCAAGCACCAGGTTCCGCAGCGCCACTGAGTGCTGCCAACGATGGCACCTTCGCCCGTAGTGCCGCATTGGTGATAAGATCCTGCGGCAGCACAGTGTCCATCAGCCCAGCATTCCAATCGCCACGTAATGGCGTTGGGTTACCCGGCCCCGTTTCTGCGAAATACCCGGCCAGGATATTTTCTGACCAGGCTTTGTCCGTGCCTTTCTTCGCCAGGATACGATAGTAATACAGTGACTTGTTCAGAACACTGTTGTCTTCGTACGCTGTTGCGCTACCGGCAATCGTGGCCAGTGGGGCACCGGGATTGTTGCTGTCAATCTTTGTGGCTGAACGGTAGATTTCAATCCCGTCCAGATTCTGGGCCGACTGATCGTCCCACTTGAGTTTAATACCCATGCCAGCCTCCCTTACAGTGTGGCGGTTTGTTCAACGAGTTCCAGTACCGGAATCCAAATAGTGGCCTGGTTAACATCGCCCAAAAACACGTACGTCAAGTTCGCTTTCGAGTTCGGGCTACCCTGGTTTTGGTTCAGCGTACACTCACGCATACTGCGCGTAAAAATGTTCCCGTTTGCCCGCCGTTCTTGACACAGAACACGGAACGTGGCACGCCAGCTGTTGATGGTGGCACTGTCGTAAGATGACAAAGGTGCGCCCAGCCACGGGTCAACCGACAGATTAAGCCAGTTCGGCGTACGTTGTTTTAACGGTACGAATTTTGCCAGTGAGTAGATAAGGTCACTGTACTCGTTGTTCTGCGCCTCCGGCACCAAATCCATGTTGCTTTGACCGGTGCTGGCCCAGTTGTTAACGTCAGTAATCACCCCGTCACTCCAGCCCCGCATCAGGCGGATTTTGTACTTCTGGCCTTTGAACTCGATAATCCGTAACTGGTTTACGGGTGCTGCCAGACCAGCTGTTGGGTAACCTTCTGGCCCCACAGAGTCCGTACCGTAGACAAACCCGGCACGGTACAGATTCGGGAAAGAGGCCGTCCCGAATTGCTGGTCAGGAACATAGATGATTTTGTTGTTGCGAATGAACTTGTGCCATGTCGGCTGTACCAGCGCAACCGGTAAACCGGACGCATTAAGGGCAGCTGCCAGAATGGTTGACGAGTTAACAAAATCCACAGACAGAATCGAGTCCATGTAACCCAGCGATGCATCACCGTGCAGAATGGTGCTCGACCCGACGCCCCGGTTATCTGCCACCAGAATCTTTTGGCTGGCAGTGAAGACCTCATCCGTGTCGGTCTTTGACCCGAGAACGTAATAGTAACTGTTACCATCAACGGCGGTCGGGTCAATCCAGGTGGTTTCACCGTTCGTCAGTTCCACTAACGGTGCGGGCAACGTGCTGGAATCGAAATCCGTGTCTTTCCGATAAATCCGGACACGGGTAGGAACAACGTTGGGGTTGTTCCACGAGAGTTTTAAAGACATATACTTGCCCTTTTAGAAACCGGTTAATTCACCGTTGGCCGTGGCCAGATTAATCTTGGTGTTGATGGTCACACTTACTTGCGGATGGATAGGCTTTAACCCGCGAACAATGGCGAGGTTATGCACTGCCGTTAATGGCGCACTGCCCACTGGGTTCAACCAAGGCTTCCTAACCGGGTTATCCAGCGTACCATTCACATCCCGCACACGCGTAAGTTGTTTCGGGTCAGGAGTACGATCGTAGGTTAGTCCCGGCGCGGATAACACCGAATAGCGTTCACCCTGCACATTCCGAAGAGGAACCAGTACCAATTCCCCATCCACCAACACCAGCATGGGTCGCCAGTTGTGTGTATTGACAATGGCATTGGCGTTAACAGAGGCGATGTTAAACTGACTGATAACAGCCGAGTTACCACTGGATGCCGCATATCGGTTTAACCACCAGAACACCTCAGCCATGTTAATGGTGGTGAGTTCGTCCCAGACACCGGTGCCGTATGTCTGTTTGTGGACTTTGTTGAACAACCGCACTGGGTCGGACGTAGGATCGCCACGACTCGGATTAACAACTTCGGTGGTGCTGATGTTGGGTAGGCGAAGTTGTGCAAAGACGGTACTGCCATCACCTGCTTCGAAGGTTATCGGGTATTTGGCATCTCCGCGGGCTGCCCCGTTATTAGCCAGGGTATTCCAGGTGATGTTTGCACCGATGTTGCGTGACGGGAAATAACAAATCTTGCCGTCTAACGCAAACTTCAGCCAGAACATATCTGCGGTATCGACCCCACCTGCTGTGCCTAAGGATTTCCCCTCAGCAAATGCAGCATAGACATCCACCCCTTTTGCCAGTTCCTGTTGTGTCACCATCCCGAAGTAACCTTCGTTCAAGTCACCCATCAACATCACTTTACTGCCAGGGCCCGAATCGGGATAAATCGCGGTACTGCCGCGTTGCCACTGCACGGTGAGGGTGCCAGTAAAACACGGACAGTTAGTGGCCAATGCCAGCGTTGCAGTGGTTGGTGTACGGCCTAACCCTAACGTGGTACTGGGGGCAGCTAAGTCTGTTGACGCTAACCCTAATCCCAACGCATCGTTGATAGTGGGGAGCAAGTCTGCATTGGTCGCTACGCCATTTGGCATCGTCAGTACCAGCGTCGATAGCAGGCTGGTATAAATGGATTCCATTTTCAGGCGATCGTAAAAGAACTCCTTACGCCCAGAAAAACCCGACCCTAACTTCCCGTTTAAGGTAATGCGGCTGTTACGCCCACTCGTCCCTAAACCGGAAGTTAAAGGCCCGCTTAAGATAAGCACATTGTCTTTCGTCAGCGGGTAAGGTAATCCGGGGTTATCACGGAGAATCTGTTGACACAACAGTGCCAACGACGTATCACTGTAAAACCCCATGGTGGTTCTCCATTACGGGAGGATTAATTCAAACACAAAACTCATACCGATGTTCGTACTCAGCGATGAGGTGGTGGTCCACGAATCTGGTCGGTAACCGTAAGCAAAGAACACGGTCCCGGCGCTATACATCGGCATTAAACATTGTGCACCAGGATCGGTTTGGTTGGCGGTATTGCCCAGCAATGCCAACCCACCAAATTTTCCACGCCCTACCCCATTCGCATCCACCACCTTCGAGTAATCGTTGGCGTTGTTAAACATTCGACCCATGGTCGAGAACCACTCACCGTTGGTAACATCGAGTTTAGTGTCGTATGCATCAGCTCGAGGTAAACGAATACGGTACGTGCGGCCATTCTTCGCGATACGGGCATCTTGTTTCGTTGCCGTTTGGCCTGTGGGGACGATAGTACCGTTGTCATCGGTACCGTAAGCCATTCCACGGGTGTATGCGTTAGAAAAAATGGCTTGGGTATGTTGCGAAGCCGGTATGAACACAATCCTACCCAGGTAGATAAACTTGTGCCATGTTCCTGGTTCGTTGCTGAACATCGCTGCCTGCGTTGTAGGCAGCAGGGATTTTATTTCAGCGGTCGTAAAGAAGTCCGCAGCAGAAACCGGTCCAAAGTAACCACAGTACCAATCTCCACGGAGAATGGTTTGTGGGCCTGGCCCAGTATCCAAAAAGAACCCTTGCACGATCCGTGCGCCGAACAAACGTTCAGTATCTTTCACACCTGCTACCCAGTAGCTGTAGATGGTCTTCTCCGTCACGTCAGACACATTCTCGATAAACTCTGTGGCTGTTGGAGAAAGTGTCTTATACGGCGTCCCAGGAGCATTCACGTCGAGTGTGGCTGCATACCCAACTTTACGATAGATTTCGATAGCAGTCAGGTTTTTGCTGGCCTGTGAAACCCAGCTTAAACGAATGGTCATAACTGCTCCTATTCTACCAGTTCAAAGATGGGAAGATAACGGCCAGCCTGCTGCGGAGTCACGTAGTTGATACGCTGCATTAGACTGAGCTGCGATTGGTTCGTTGCGGTAATATAATGTCCGCGATGTAACACTCGCTCACTTGCACTGTCGTGCTCCATACACACCGTACCACCGTTCAAATTCGGGTTAGCGCTAACTACACCACCCGCACCGAGATACGTTGAGCTGTATACGTGGGCATTAATGGCACGCTGCTTTACTGGGAAGTCCAGTACCATGGCGTACATCAAGTCGTTGAACTCGTTGTTACCAAGGTCAACCGCGTCATGGTCTTTCAACTGGAAATCGTTATTAAAGGCTAATACCTCTGGTGTGTTCTGCCCCACGATACCCCGTGGTACGCGCATCCGGTAAATGTCACCTTTATGGACAACTTTGGCATCCTGCTTCGTAGGTGTCAGTGTTCCCCAACCCCCATCCGGGCCATTGTCATCACGTCCGTAGATTAACCCGTTGGTGTAAAGTGCTGCCCAACTGGCAAACCCAATAGAGGGAGAGAATTCCGGGACGTAAATAATCTTCCCGTAGTAGCTGAACTTCAACAACACAGGACGATCGGTGAACGCGTTTGGGAACATGGACAGGAAGGTTGCAGGAAGTTGGTTAACGTCGAAACGTTCTTCGTACGGCACCACCCCCATAAAGCCCAGCTTGTCGTCCCCGTGGATAAAGGTACTCGGACCAATACCGCGTTTCACCGCGACGGTATACGGGGTGGAAGGGCCAGCGACGGTTTTACCGTTAGCGGTAACGGTCATCAGGTAGTAGTAGGTTTTCCCGCCCAGTGCGGTAGTGTCGCGCCATTCGGTTTCGCCATTACTTAACGTGGCAATCGGTGCAGGCAAGGCACTGGTGAGGATGTCTTTGGTGTCACGGTAAATGTTAATCACCGTGCTCATTGCGTTTGGGTTCGTCCAGCGCAATATAAATGCCATGGCGTCTTACCTCTAATTAAACCCGCTCAATTCGCCATTGAGGGAGGAAAGATTGATTTTGGTTGGTGCATCTACCTGACTGCCCGTTGCAACGACCGGACGGAAATCAACAGTCTTCGGTAACAGCGGAATCGGTGGAGCAATAGCCAAGCTATTCTCTGGCGTCGTGACAACCGGCTGGAACAACGTGGTCTTCGGCCCACTGAACACCGCAGGCGCTAACGCGAACTTCTGTTCACGGCTGGCCACAATCGGGGTAAAGGAGGTTTCCAGTTTTCCGGTCAGGTCTTCCAGTTTCAATAACGTGGTATTGGTATCCACCAACTCTAACACCGGCCACCAGTACCAAGCGGTAGCGGTATTGGTTTTGACGACGTTGGTACCGTTCTTTGACAGCGGTACCACCAGTTTAAAACTACCGGTTGTCCCGGCGATGCTGTTCAGGAACACTGCCCAGTCATTCCACCGACCTTCGGTGTTAGATTCCCACGTCCCGTCTCGCACTTTCAACATTAACTCGAGGATACTGCCGACGTACTCTGCAATTGGCAGTGTGCCGGTGGTTGCGGTCATCGGGTCCTTCACACTGGCTGTCGGTAAACGTGGACGCAGATAGAACTTGCCCTCAGGCAGTGACTTCGTCAGAATCTTCGACTGGTTGACCGGTGTGACGGTTGGGTATGCGCCGACACCCTCGATACCGTACGCTATCCCCGCGTTATAGATGATAGACCAGTTAACGTTATACGCGAGTGGCGTTACCGGTAGATAAATAATCCCGCCTTGATAAAAGAACTTGTACCACCCTTCGGTTCCTGCATACAGCGTCGCCGGTGTACCTTTCAGTGTCAGGTTATACAGCTCTGCGTGCGTATACAGTTCAGACGCGTCCACCTTGCCGAAATACCCCATCAAGGTATTGCCCGCGCGGAGCGTCTTTGGCCCTGGGCCTGAATTCGGGTAATAGCCAAGCCCTTCTGCCTGGTACGAGAAATTCACCCCACCCTGAAACGCTGGTGATGTGGAGACAATCGCCGCCTGGGTATTCTTAACGGTGGTATCCGGAGCCAGGGCCATCGTGGGGGATTGTAAATCCTCAACGGTCAGACTGAGCCCGAGCAAGTCGTTCAAATACGGCAACGCATCTGCTAACGTCTTCACTGTCGTAGGCAGGCTGATAAGCGGGCGGAGTGTCGTGGTAAAGATTTGTCCTAAGTTAACACGGTCGTAATAGAGTGTGATTTCACCACGGTACCCTTTACCGGGATAGGCAACAAATACCGCACGGGTATTGCGCCCATTGGCAGAGTTAGCCGTCGGCCCACTCTTGAGTGCCGCGACGTCCTGGGTAAGCTTTACCGGTAAATCCGGGTTGTCTCGGTTCACCTGGTCGTATATCAGTTGTAACGCAGCACTGGAATAGAATTGCATAGTGACTCCTAAGCCCACCTACGACAAAAAAGAAAGGGCCCGCAGGCCCTTGGTTTAGTTGTTGTAGTGATAGTAGGCTACACCCTTCGCTCCGGTCTCATCGATACCGGTTTGAATCACCACGCGGTCGTAGTCTTTGTTCGCCCACTGGTTCCCCGTGGTGGCGACGTCTTGCACCGTGTTGGAACTCATCGGTGCAGCGTAGTTCGGCACACCCAGGCTGTCCAACAGGTTACGTAGACCTGCCCAGTTTGGCAGACCGCCCGACGTGACCGTCAGCAGGTTCTTGTACGCCGTGAAATCGATACCCCAGGTCATCAAGTCCACACACATCTGATTGGTGTCAATGCCAATCGGGTGCTTCATGACGTTCAAGGTGTCAATCGTAATCGACGTATCCAGCACCGGCAGACCACGCATCAGGTAACCGGTGAAACCGCTGAAATACGCAGGCGAAGTCGCCAACGCATTACAAGCGTAGGTGAAGTTATAGTTCGGTTGGCCTACACCACTAAAGTTTTGATTGGTCACATCTTTGGGTTGCAGGTTAATACCGTACGTATCCAGAATGGATGGCAGGAGTTCGTGCAGGTTCGCTGCTGTGAAGTTGGTAATACCGCACGCGGTACGTGTAGTTGTACCGTAGCTCCACCAAGGGATAAGCCGTGCCAAACTGATACGGTCGTAGTACAAGGTCAGGGAATCGCGGAACCCCATTCCCTGTACCCCACGTAACCGTGCCTGGGTGTTGCGGTTGTTATTGGCCGGGCCTGGCGTCACTTGCGTAATCTTCTCGATGATGACGTTATTCGCATCCACCGGAATCGGTAAACCGGGGTTGTCCCGGTTTAACAGATCGAAGACCAGCAAGTCAGAAGGCTTACTGTAGTTGAGTCCCATACATTACACCTCGTTCGGGTCTTCTGGTTTGTTGAATTGCAGGTACATCGTACCGACCATCGCCGTCAGCGACGCAGGCAGTTTCACCGCCAGCACGAAGCTGTACTTGCTGTTGGTTGGCATGGTAACTGCGTCGTTGTCGCCCACGAACGTAACTTCTGCACCAGACAGACCCCAGGTGGCGTTGTTGGTGGTAACCCACGATCCGCCAGTGATGACCTTCATCGCGTTGACGAAGTTGGTCAGGGCATCGCCCGTCAACACACCCGGTGTGAATGATTTGAACAGGTCGTGGTACACGGTGAAGTTGAACGGGTACGAGTAAACCTGCGCAATGGTGGCTGCGACCGTCTCGGAACCCATCTGACCATTCGGGTATTTCAGACCGGACAGGGTGTTGGTTGACACTTTCGACGGCAGGGATTCGTCACCTTTCGCCACTTTAAAGTTGTACTCACCAATCCAGCCCAGTGAAGTCTCAACTGCTTTCACTTTTACCGTGCCCGCCGTTTTGTCTTCGTTCCACAGGATTTCTGCTTCTTGCAAATCACCCGCTTCAAACACAAAACCATAACGCAGGTTCAGGGCAGGGATAGCTTCCTGAAGATGGTTGTTTGACGGTCCGATGTAGAGCGTGTCACCAATCAGCACCACCAAGTCCTGAATCTGGAGACGGTCGTAAAACACGTTCTTTTTGCCCGACCAGGTTGACCCCACAACGCCGTCGGCGGTGACTTTAACCTGGGTGTTCTTTTTGGTCGTGTTACCTTTATCAGTACCACGAATGTCTTTCGGCGCACTGTACACAATGTCTGTCGCTTTAACCGCGATGGAGTTCTGTGCATTGATGGCGGCCAGAATGACGTCCTTCGAAGGTTGATAGATTGCCATTCGTTTTATTCCTAATCGTTGTAGTGCAGCAGCCAATCGCCACCGACGTGAGGATCGTTAACGTTCGTGATAACCAGCACGTTATCGTACATTGTGTTGGCCCGTGGTTCCGCGGTGGTCTTCACACGCTTAATCGTGGCACCGGTAAAATCAAACGACGGTAACCCACGACTGACCATCAGTGTCACCAGGTTATCACTGGCCCCCGAAGTAAAGTTCGCCCCCACGTCCATACGCCCATTCACAAACGCCTGCATAATTTGCGGCTCGTCTGTAAAGTCCACGCTATAACCCAGCATCGTTCCGCAGAGCTTTTGGTCGTCGACGTCAATAGGGTGATTCAGTACCTTCAACACATCATCCAGAATTGCTTCTTCCAGCGAGTTCTTCCCTCTAACCGAGTTAAAGGTAATCCCACCGGTGTACTGGACACAGGTTGCTAACACGTTGACCGTGTTCTTGTTGTTGAGGTATACGTACACATCTGGAATATCAATGGCTTCCAGATTAAGACCATAGCGCGCGTTGACGTTTTGGACAAACGCGAGTTTCTTCGCATCGTTGTTCAGCCAGCCATACGCCTGCGGTGAAGTCACCGTCGCAACCAGGTTCTTAAATAAGTCGTTCAGCGACAAACGCTTGTAGCGGAAAGTTTGTCCGCCTGCGTAGCCCCGCCCTTGACGGCCACGAATGACAATCTCGGTATTGGCTCCAGTCTCTGTTGTTGGAATCACTTTCGGTTTCCCGATAATCGCGTTGTTCAACCCCATGGGCATAATCGCGCCAGGGTTCTCCGCGTTGATTGCATCAAAGAGATACTGTCGCTGAGACTGACTATAAATCGCCATAGCAGCCTCCTCGGCACAGAAAAAAGAAAGCAGTGCTAGGAGGAGGATAGCCTCCCCCTAGCGTGCCATTAGGCGTTGAAGTGCAGGAACATGGTACCGGTGAAGTTAGAGCACTTGGTGTCGTCCAGCTCCAGCAGCATCACTTTGTTGTAAGCGGTGTTCGCGCCTTCAACAGGTTTGCCCGTACCGTCGTCCGCAGTCAGGCCAACGTAGGTTACGTTTGCGCCTTTCAGGTTGTAATCCTTAGAGGCATCTTCCGCAACCCACAGCTCTGGAACCACTTTGTTCAGCTCGACGGCAAACGCCGTGTCGTTCGCCATCACGCCGGTTGCCTGCACATCCAGGAACGCAGCAATGGCAGAACAGTCCACACCGTAGGAGTAGATGTAGCCTTGACCTTTGTTCTCAATCGGGGTGTCTGGGTATACCAGGCCATCCAGCTGAGTTTGGGTGATGACCAGGCTCAGACGCTCACCGACCTGTGGCTTAGCACCGATTTTCACCGGGATAGCGCCGAGGTAGGCGTAGCAATCGGTTTTGAAGGTCACCAGGTGATCAACCGGGGCCGGGTCTGGATCTTCCGGGTTGGTTACTGGCGGGTTAGTGCCGTCCGGGATAGCCGTTGGGTCGATGTCGTCTTCGGTGATTTTCAGACCGTACTGCTCGTTCAGTTTGCTCAGCAGGTCAGTGGTGGTTTTCGGTTCTTTCACGTCCAGGTAAGCCGTGACGTTCAGGAACAGCTTCTCACCTTCCAGACGGTTATAGGTCACGCCCTGATCGCCGATGTAACCGGAGTTCTTACGCGCCTTGACATCCATCTGGGTGTTACGGTCATCTTTGTCCGCACCGGTGTTTTCAACAGGCGTACCCAGAATAACTTTGGTCAGTTCGAGATTCGCACCTGAGTTCTTCTCATTGATGAAATCGAGAACCAGGAGGTCGGACGTTTTGTTTAAAGGTTTCATTCTAACTTCCTTTAGCAGGATTAATCAGGGTCGTTGTAATGGATGTACATACGCCCACCAAAGTTCAGGCAGTACAAGGACAGCTCAATCACCAGTACGTTGTCGTAAGACGGGTTCGTCGGGAAGGAAGCGCTGTTCTTACCGTTGTAGACAAAGGTATTCTCTTTCAGGTTAAAGTTCACCGGGTTACGGTAAACCTGCCACAGGTCACCTGTGACCTTCTGGAGAATCTGTGCCAGTCGGATATTTTTGGCATCCGTTGTGGTGGTGCCCATCGCCATCAGTTCTGCGGCGTAGTCATCGAACCGCCACGGGTAGCCATAGACTGCGGCCTGGCCAACTTTGGTGTTAAAGTACGGAATGATATACGGGTCAACCGTTGTCGGGTCGAAGTTACTGGGCAGTAACGCATCTCCCGGCAGCACCTGCACTTCAATGGTGCCTAACCATCCCAGTGAATCGGCTGTGGCCACAAAGTCCACCACCCACGAGGAGCGGTTAATCTCTGTGTTCTCGACATCCGACGTACGCAGGCTCAACCCGAAATATTGATTGACCAGCGGGACAATATCGTGCGCGGTAAACACCGAATCTAAACGCGCCGGAACACGCAGCGGCTGATTACCGTCGAGGCCAGTAAACATGTCACTGAACTCTAAACGATCGTAATACACAGTGGCACGACCTGTCGCGTTCGCGATAGGTAATGCTTGTACCGACACCATCGAGTTGTGCCCGTTGGCTTTGGCTACGTCGTCAGGTTCAGTAGGAACGGCCGGAGGGCCGAAAGACACTTCATTATCTTTCAGGTCAAGTCCGTTCTCTACGTTTATCTCGGCCAGAATAAGCTTTTCAGCTGTGGCTAAAATAGGCATCGTCTATCCTTATACCGGTTGGAAGTGAAGGATAAGGCTGCCCGAGTAGTTGCTGTCGGCGGCGAGGTCAATGGTGGCTACCCGTTCGAAGTCTTCGTCGTACTTGGAGTTCGGGGTCACCGCAGTCACACCCTTAAACCGTGCACCGGACAAAGCAATCTGCCCTGGTTGCGCAGTCGCTCCGTTTACAAAAGCAAACTTCAATGGCACCACTTCATTCAACGCATCAACATCCGCTGCTGTTAAGACGCGGTTAAACGCCCAGTCAGTGACGAATGATTTGGACAACTCTGACCAATCGTAACCGTACGCCACGTATTCAGCGTGGGGTTTGACGTCCACGGTATACGGCGCAATAATCACGCTCAAGTCAACATCGGTCACCACATCTTTCAGGTTCGGGATAAACTTCGCAAAGCGCAGCGTAAACCCACCCTGCCAGGCCAAGCAGCCCGGTTTGATTGCCACATCCAGTAGCCAACTGTCACCCAGGTCTTTAACGGACTGGTCAACAATGTCATCAGCAATCAACGACAGTCCGTACTTCTCGTTTAAGAACGGGAGTAAGTCCGAGAGCCTGTCTTTCGGGTTGGTGATAATCACCGGCACCAGATTACGGAACAACGTCGGCATGTCGATACGGTCGTACTCAATAGAGACCGAACCTTTGTACCCTTGGCCGTTTAAGCCGTAGAGCAGCACGCGCGTATTACGTTCCGCACCTTCGGATTGAATCACTTCCGGATAACCGGAGGCAATCTGGTTCCAGGTGAGCGCGGTATTGTTCTGTTTGTTAATGGCCTCTAACAACATCTCCCGCGAGGGTTTATCGTAAATAGACACTCAGACCCCCTTAGTTGTTAAAGTGTAAGTTCAGCGCACCACGGAAGTTCGAGCACAGGTCAGTGAGTTCCACTGAGACCACGTACGCGTATTTCGTGTTAGCACCCGGTAAGTCCGCAGGAATGCCATCGAAGATGACCTTCGCATTACGGAGGTTATACGGGGCGGCTGTATCTTGAGCAACCCAAAGTTCAGGCACACATTTGTTTAATTCAACTGCTAACGCTGTGTCATCTACATCGATACCTACTGCTAACTTGCTCAGGAACGGTGAGATGTGGCTACAGTCGACATCACGCGAATAGATATACGCTTGACCGAATTGCGTGTCTTGATGATCGGGATACAGAAGACCGTCCAGCTCCGTGTTTGGAATCACATCCGCCAGGGGTGTGGCAGGTTTGATTTCGATGGTTGCAACGCTTCGCCACTCATGGGAATCCGTTACCGCCACGACATCGTGGGAGATGCCAGCAACCGGATTATCTTCGATATCCTCAGCCACCAACTTCAACCCGAACCGTTCGTTAATCGCCGTGATAAGGTCGTGCGTGGTGTGCACATCCTCGTCACCAAAGACATTGTCGTCTTTCAGGTAATCTTCTAATGGGCGACGGTGGTAATCCACAGTCACCTGGGAACCTTCGTCCCCGCGCATTTTGGAAGTCAATACTACCTGCGAATCACGCCCATCTACTGACACCACCTCCGGCAGTCCGATATCAACGTCATCCAAACTCAGCGGAGGGCTGATTTTGTTTTCTTCGTTGATGAGTTTTAGCAGATTCTGTTTAGAAGTAAGAGACATCGCGTTAACTCGTTTAAAGGGATTGTTGAGGTCACGTCTATGACCCCCTGCCAGCATATTAAAAGGGGCAAAAAAAGAAAGGGGAAAGGGAGGCCGAAGCCTCCCTGGGTATTACTTCGCCGGAATAGATGTTTCGACCTTGATGTAGCCTTGCGTCACGCGCTCCGTTACCGGGTCAGTAATCTTCACTGGCAGGTAGCCGTCTTTCAGCGCAAAGCGCAGCAGCAGGTCGCCTTGCCCGTTCCAACCGATACCGTTCTTGGCACCGAAACACATCCCAGTCACGCCATCCAGCAGTTCAATCGTTGAACCCGCCGCAGCTGACTGGGTATCGACAATGGCCTGGATTTCAGCCAGGGTCAGTGCCCGGCCATCGTAGACGACATCAAACGGAATCCCTGCTTCAAAGCGAGACTTCGAGGTGACTTGTACGAACGGTGACACGTAACGCGTCCAGTCGAACAGCTCCACGAAGACATGGCAGGAGTTCTTGAACGGTTTCGTGAACTTGACGTTCTTCACCGGACAGGCACCCTCGCCATCCCACTCCAGGTCAACGTAGTTAGATGACACGGTTTTGATGCTGATAACTGCGGCACCGTGAGCCTGTGCAGCCCCACCGTGTTGCGTAGCATCGCCTTTAACCGAGTTATAACCACGCGTACCTTGCAGGGTAATCTTCACGTTCTCACCCACACCGGTGGTGCGGATGTTCCCGAGGTAGAACCACTGTGATGACCCTTTGTTGTTGTCGAGACGAAACTCCGGCGAGTAGTAGCTTGCTGTCATGGAACCGGCAACGTCAATGCCGTGCCACTCCAGTTGCAGGTCACCTTTCTCGTAGCCTGACAGACCTGTCCAGCTAGAGTTACCGGTAGTCTTGTCCCAGCTCGACCCCGCTTGCAGGTTGATGTGATGGCGTGTTAAACGCGCATTCTCAATCAGCATCGGGCCACACCCTTCCATGGAGAAGTTGCTGATAAGCCAATGGCCGTCAGACAAGTTACCAGGGTTAGTCGTGTGTTCAATCCAACCATTGTTGATTTCAGACTGTGTAGCACGCGGCAGGTCAAAGACGTGCGGCCCGGTACAGTTCTGCACGTTGAAGTTTGACAGCTCGATAGCAGTTTCGTGATCCCACACGCCCCACGTCTGGCCAGACCAACGACCATAGATGAAACTGTTGGTGTGCTTGGAAACGTAGAACTGGTCAAACTTGGTGTCCAGCGCATCAAGGATACTGAAGGTCACGCCCCCAACAAACGAACTTGCCCAGTTGCTAACACGAACGTATTGACCGCCCGGACAAGTGTTACGCAGGAAGCCTTTCAGCCCTGCCACTTTCTTGTCATTAGCCGCGAACGGATCAGCAGCACCTTCGAAGTTGATGTGCGCGATAGACGTACGGCGTGCCACGATATCCAGGATAAAGCCCTCTTCGGTGTTGTCACCGATAAGGGTTGTGGTATTGAAATAACCGAAGTCACTGTTGACTGGCGCACCCGCTACACGGAAACGCGCAATCTCTTTGGTGTTGGTAAACTTGGAAAGCTTGAACATACCGGCAGGATATTGTACGCCGATAGCAGGGATGTTTGCCTGAGACCAAGCCATCATTTTCGCGAACGCATCAGCGGTATCTACTTTACCACCCCCGACTGCACCGAAGTGACAGACGTTGAGTTCATGTAAAGAGTTTAACGCACGTTTCCAGCGCGCACCTTTCGGCGTCACGATGCAATAACCCCCATCGTCCGGTGAAGTCGTATCATTCTCTTGGTGAATGAAGTAACCTCCGCCGTAGCCAGTGCCCTGACTATATTCTTTCAAATCAATACGTTGACCTGGCTGAGCAGGTTCGGTTGCACGTAATGCACCGATGGAAGCACAACGATCGAATGAGATGACGGCCATTGCTTGGGTGGTCATGGTGCTCTCCTGTGTAGTAAGGTTCGGTTTATTGCATAGCAATTTCCGTCAGGAGAACAGATTCAAAATGAAACGGTATCGTGCTCAAGGGGCAAACGAAAAAAAAAAGAAAAGCGCGATGATTACGTCACGATGTGATGCCCCAGGTTTCCCCAGGACATCAACATCGCAAGTAATAGTTTCGCATCGCGTTAGCCTTAGGCCATGAACAGCAGACCGCCAGAATCCTTCTTGTCTTTAGAACCGTAGACCACATCTAATTTGTCTACCATTTTGTTGCCTTCTTTCAGTTCTTTCATGACTGCTTCACGCTCGGTGTGAGACAGTTTCAGCAGGACGTCTAGCAGGTCAGGTTTGCGAGAAGTAGTTTTGCTGCCAGCAGAAGCGGTAGCGATTACAGAAGTAGTAGTAGCAGTGAATAAGTTGCGCATGGTGAATTTCCTTTTTGTCTTAGATTTGAGATGAGTATAAGAGAAGGGAGAGCCTAGGCTCTCCCGAGTGTTACTTAGATAACGCGATGGGTAGCGAGTGCGATGTTACGCTGCTCGAAGTCCAGTGAAGTCTGGCTGAAAGATTTGCTGAGTTCAGCGATAGTGTTATCTTTCATCAGTTCTTCGCGCCAGTTGCGAATCATGTCACCGAAGGTACGACCTTCGAGTGGTGCTTGTTCAATATCGAACACGCGTTGGTTGACGAAGTATTGCGCACGAATATCGTGATAGATGGTATCGCCCAGTTCGCCTTCTGGGAAATGTTCGCGCTTCGGCAGTGGTGCATACAGCGCTGCACGTTTTGCTTCTTTGAGCAACGCTTCGTATTGTTCAATAGCGTATTCGTTCGGGTCCTGCCCATTAACGGCGATGACGATAACGAGAGAGGCAACGTTAGGGTTGTTGCGAACGAAGTCACGTAATTCAGAGTTCAGTGTAAACATGGTAATGCTCCTAATGGTAATAGTCGAATTAGAAAGGCCACCGTGTGGTGGCCAAGGGTTGTCTTACGCTTTGAAGATTGCAACCAGGTTGCTGTACTTCGCTGACATGAGCGCGTTCAATGCTGCTTCCATGTCGTCCTTGTGCCAATCAGCACGCAGAGTACCGCCTACATCCCAAGTGGTGATGTAAGCTTTACCATCGCGAACCGTGATGCGGTTCAGCGACTGTACGGGAGAATGGGCTGCGACTAAGCACAGACCGAACTCCGGATGGTAAGCTACGCCGAAGTATTTAATGTCGGCATAGCTCAGGTATTTCTCACCGTCACGGTGGTCATTGTAAAGCGCATCAGTTTCTTTAATCACTGCAACAGTTTCTGCCAGACGCGCATTCAGAACACCAGTAGTTACGATAGTCATGATTCAAATTCCTTTAGGTTAAATGGTCGATTAGTAAGAGATTTGTATTAACTCTCACCTAAGTAATATATATCTGAAATTATTTTTAATCAATGCTGAGACAAAAAAAGAAATACCCTACTCCCGGAGGAGTAGGGTGCCACTTATTTATTTCCCATCACGTTCCTGTAAGGCATCACGCAGATTATCGATGTCTTCCATAGTCGGACTACGGAACTTCACGTCAACCTTGCTGTGTGGCAGAGACACCTTCAACTCTTTCTGCACATAGCGAGTGAGGATGACCTTCAACACATCCTTCACCTTGTTGGAATCCACTTCGTTAGGTGCACCGAGTTTGATAGAATCCAGCAACGATTGTTCTGCGGCGTTACCGTATTCTTTAACAATGTCGGCCATCGTTTCATCATCCAGCGTGTCGATAAGTTTGGCGGGAATACCTTCAGTGTTCCCACCGCTCTTAAGTTTCACACCTTTGATTTCCGGCAGGTTCAGCAGCTCACCTTTGCTGTTGGTTGGACGACCTTGGTCATCGACCCAACGACTGAACACACCGTAACCACCTTCTTCGTAATGCGTGAAGACGGTTTCCAGACGGGCACCGTTCTCATTTGGTGCGCTCTTAACTGCGTGGCGTTTAGAACGAAGGATACGTTCAATTTCCGGTGGGGTTGGTTTTGACTCCGGGCGGTTAGTCAGCGAAGCATACAGTCTAGGCTGCAACGCGGTGCCAGTTCGCATCGGGAGCTCACCACCGATCGCGGTTGGTTCTGTGCGAACAAAAGTCCCTTCTTCAAACGTTGTGGCTGCTTGTGGGAAGTTCTTCTTCATGTAGCGCATGTACCAGCCTGCAACCGTACGGATAACCTTCGACATCTGTGCCCGACGATTACGACCTGCCTTCCCATGCATCTTTAACATGTCTGCGCACATGGACAGTGAAGCGTATTTACTAAACCCTTCGCTGACCCACTTGCCGTCCTGTGCAATCAGTTTCTTACCCACCGCCACACAGATACGGGGTGACAGAATTACCGCCCCGTTCTTACGTTTCTTAGGCTTAAGCATCACTTTCTCCTTTAGGGTCTTCTTTAAACGCACCGAGTGAGTCAATTGTGAACTCTTGACCTTTGCCTGCTTTACGCGTTTTGAGAACTTGCGCAAAGTATTTCGCACCATCGACTTCACCGACGTGCAATAACGGCATACTGTCAATATCTATTTCTTTATCGGCAATACGCTGGGATGGCCAAGCGTAAATATCCAGCTCACCATTTGGGAAATGGTCACCCATTGCCCCAATACGACCGTGGCGTTCGCTCTTATCCAACAAACACAAGGAGACGTGAACCGACTTAATGAGTTCGTGGAAGTTCACCCCGAACACACCCCACTGCTGTTCAGTTAAGAAGTCAATGGCGTTCTCACGCTTCGGCAATGTACCTAACGTGGGAACGATAGTACCGATGTGGGCTAACCAACGATGAATCTGTGGGCCAGTGGACGGGTAGGCCAACATGCGTTCGACACCGACCTGCCGCCGGAACTCGGTCAGGAAGTTAGCGATGATGCCAGCCAAGCGCGAGTTCTCTTTACGGTCAAGCGGTTTACCACCCAGTGTCACCAGTACAGACGCAGCATGGAACTTACGCTCAGGCTCGTCGATGCCGGACATATCCACATCGCTTATCCGCAGGGCTTTGAAGTCCTTCACACCGAGCAGGTTTAACGCCGCCTGAATATCCAGCATACGTTGATGTGCAGGCGAACACGTCGCACCACTGCGCACGTATGCTTCAAATGACGAACGGCCCGGTAACCGAGGTGCGCTGGGTACAATAACTGTCATCGGTTTACCCGCGTGTCTCTCACGAAGACGATCGTAAAGCTTTCTGATGTCGGGGGACGGCTCAACGTTGCGAGTTAACATGGTGGGCATATCCCAGGAATCCAGGATGTCTCTGAATGCTTCTTCCTGGGCTTTCTTCATTGCCGCAGTCACTACGGGACGTGGGAACTTACGCAGCATGTACAACGTGTTACGGCCAGGTACCCAACTGAGTAACCATTCCAGTTGAGTCAGGCGGTAAGCGTCACGCAGAGGTTTGCGTAACTGGAAATAATCACCTTTCTCGCCGTTGCGATCTTCAACGATATCGCGGACATGCTTACCTGCCTCGTACAAGGTCTTACGGCCAATGTGCTTTATCAGCTTTTTGCCAAGGTAGATGTTGGCACAGTCTGCACGAGAACTGCGAGGCAATTCTACTTTTACCATTTGCAGACGGACTTGCTTACGGGGTTTTAACATTTTCATACTCCTTAAGGGTTTGGTTTCACGGGCGTACCGTGAGCATTTCGTTTAAATCTTTGATATCAATCTTCGTCATTACAGGCAACAGGTTAAAGTGAACACGAGGCGTCCAGTCCAAACAGGCAGGGCGTGCTGTGCGGTATGCGTTCTTCCACCACTGATGAAGTGCCCACAGTTGCCGTTCTCTCAGCGTACGGGCAATCGCACCACAAGCCACCTTCTGTAGATGGGTAGTACGTTTGTCCACACCTGTGATACGTCCTGCAAAGAATTCAACAGGAACAAACGGTTCGTGATAGATACGCTTTTTACCCTGATAGATAGAAAGCGAGTTTTCAAGAAAAGTGATACGGAGACGTTTAGCCATTGTGCACGCTACCATTTTTCAGGGCGAAGATCTCTTTCTCGATTTTGGCCTGATCCTGTGGTGTGCGACCATGACGCATTACCGTCAGAATTTCTTCGCGAGTAAAGTCACCTTCCAGCATGTATTCAACCATTGCGATTGTGAATATACGCTCGTGTTCCAGTGTCGCAGTCAATTCATCCTCCGCAGCACGCCAGTTTGTGTAGAACGTGTTTCTGAACCAAGCAACTAATTTAGCCATTGCTCACCTCTGGGGTTAACGGGAAATCTACAGGGACATCGCTCCACTGTATTTCTCGTTTAATGTCCTGGAGTTCGGCATAGATCTCTTTAAACGCCTGACGATACGCGTCTTGCGTGCCCTTGTGGGCCAGCTGTGCAGCCTCTAGCTCCAGTTCGAGCATTTGGATACGGTGCTGCAATCGTGCACTTGCCCCAAACGACGTTATCCATTTTCTAAAACCCATTATCTCCACCTTTTGCAACCCACATCATGCAATCGTTAACATAGTGGTCAGCATGTGACATCAGTAGCAATGCACCCCCTAAGGTTAACGGCACGCGACCTGCCTCATGACGACGACAATGTGTCCGCACACAAATCTCACTCCCAAGGAAAACGACCTCGTGGTAGTGCCCTTTGGTGACCATTAGCGACATCACTATCTTTGTCGCGTTCTCCGGCGTATCCGCCAATAAACCGCCCTGCATCAGGTACTGTGCAATCTCCATCGGCGACATGCCAGACAGGTTCACATTCGAAGTAGAGTCCACAATCATTACCCCGTTTAAATTCTACTGTGCATTCACGGATGTCTGGGAAGTGACACTCTGTCGCATTCTCAAACACCCGGTACATCCGCTCAACCATTTCATCCGGTGTAACCGGCTCCGCACACTGGAGCATCATCAGTTCGTGGTACAGCGGATGTTCGATAAACCCAGACAGGTACGTGAGTTTGATTAAACTGCGTACCAGCTGTTTGACACCCATGACCTTCGCCTGGTCATACCAGAACTTCGCTTCCATGTTATCCGCAGTCGGGTGCAAAGCCGGATGAATATAATCCAGCTTTGTAATCCCCAGACGCATTAACTCGTTAGCGATGGCCATCCCGATTGAAGCCGGTATATTCAGCGACGGTTGTGTCACCGACGAAGAGTCCCGGTTTCGCTCCAACTTTGCGGGGGTCGTTGGTACTACGTTCACTATTGCAGGCAACATCCCATTCATTTTGTACTTTCTCCATCTGATTAGACGCGAACAGGCGGACGTCGGTAACTTTCTCCGAAGCATCAGCCAGACCTTTGGCATGGACGGTTGCGTGTTCTAAATTGTACAGCTTTTGCAGCAAGACCTTATTCAGGTTAATCGCTGCTTGTGCCACAGTGATGAAGTGATCACGTTGTCCGGCCGTTTCGTGCTGGAGACTTTGCAACTGATGAATTTCCATCGACTTAAGCGCCAGTGCCAGTTCTTCTTTCGGGTCAGTTACTGTTACGTTTTCCATTGCATTTCTCCGCTTCTAATTGATGATAAATGGCATGGTCTACTTTGAGACCAAGTTCTTCGGCTAATTCGACGAGCTTCTGTGCGTCGGCAACAGAGTGCGTACGGCCAGCGGCAATAAACTTCGCGGTAAGGGCAAGCGCCGCTTGAGACTGAACTGCCGCAGTCGCCAGCTTATCCCAGCCTTGTTTGTACTTACGCAGCTCCTGGTTCTCTTTATAAAGTTGTGCCTGGCGTTTGTTAATCAGACCCAATAACCAATCCAACATACCCTACCCCCGGTGCAGGAAAATAAGGTTGACGTTTTCGAACTTAGGTTCTGTCCACGACAGTTCCCAGTACGACTTCTTGTCATCACGGGATTCCATGCGAAGTCCCATCACGCCATCAATTTGCAACGCGCTTAAAACGTTAACAATTGCACGCAGTTCTTCACGCGGTCTGTCCCAGATAACTTCCAGGAATTCGTTCAGGCGGGGCGGGTTAGCCACGGGTTTGATGTAAACCTGCTTCTCACCCCCTTCGTACATCACCGATGTCGGTGTGCGGGGTACACGCCAAATCCAGTCCTCCACACGGGCCGATGGATGGTAATTCGACAGCTGGGTTAACGCGTTCGCCACACTGCGGCAGCGGAAGTACCAGATGTCCCACTCACCCACGGGAAACATCTCTGCGACTTTGGCTTTAAGTGGGTCAATGTTCAGGTCAGGTGACACGGCAGCAGCACCGGACTCCAGTACCTGCCGCTCTCGCTTGGTAAAGAAGTTCATGTTAATGGTTAATGACACGGTAATACTCCTTCAGGGGGTTAGGTTATCGCGCGTTACGTTTGACGAGTTCAGTCAGAAAATTGTGGCCGATTGGTCGACCAGCACCGACAACGGCAACGGGCTTATCGTAGTTGGCTGCCAGAACAGATACGCTTTCCAACATGGCGGCGGTGGTACGTGTTGGGTCGCTTTCAAACGTGCGGAGACAATTCATGAAACGTTCGAAGACAATCATGGTACGTTGTCCAATGGGCCAGCGGGGGATAGGAAGGATTTCCAGTTTGAAATCGGCTTCACTTTCGTTGTGTTTGTTCACCAGGTCAATCACCCGGTGCATCAGTTTCACTTCCCCTTCACCTTCTACATCCGTTGCAACTTCCACACAAGCAACCTTAAAAAGGTTCTTGCCGATGGCACCAGACATACCGCTATTCTGTACTTTTTGAGTCATGGAAAATGCTCCTTAAGGGACAATACATATCGACTGGGGTATGCGTAAATTTCACACATTCACTGAGATAATATCTATCTGAATATTTTTAGGCTAAAAAAAGAAGAACCCTACTCCACACGGAGTAGGGTGGCACACACTGCTTAGTGAAGCAGGGTTTGCTTGGCATCTTTATCGTAATAGGACGGGGACACATTACCATAGGCACCGGATACACCGTTGGCTTCCAGCTTCTTGTTGATGTTGGACAACAGCTTATCGAATCCGGCACGGACATAATCCGGGAACTCCCCATCGACAAAGGCCATCTCTTCGCGTTCGCCCTGGAAGACTTCCACACAGCGCGAAAGGTAGTTCTTCACATCGCTGATGTCATCAGCATACAACGCATGGTAAAGTGCAATGCGGTACGCTTCACCTACGAAGGAATACTTCACAAACTCTTCGTAGTCACACTCAACGATTTCTGCTTCCAGACGACGTGCAGCATTTTGCACAATACCGCGCAACGAGTTCACGTTCATCATTGCGTTGTAGTCAAAGTTTTTGATAGTTTTAGCGGGCATAATTAATTTCATGTTCATCATCCTTTAGGTTAACTCTCCTGCGTACTCTAATTCATAACCGAACCATTCAGCTACTTCACGCAGTTTCTCGACTAACAAATACCGGTGGCAGAATTGGCCAGCAGGGCAATAACACATCAGTGCCACTTCCCCCATCCGAAGAATCTCCACGAGCTTCTCCGCGTCGTCATCTAACAACCGGTCTAACTTCAAATTGTACAAACGGGTATAATCAGCTTGCGCTTGCGGCCCCTTGTCCGACTTCTGATACACGCTCAGAAAGTCCCACGTCGGTGCCAGATGTTTCAGACCCGACTTCACCGTTGTGTTGATCGCCGGAATCCCCTTCGCTTCGGCTACTCGCCACTTCGCCATCTGGAGCGTCCAGATTTTCACTTTCTTCGCCATTGTACGCCGCCCAACGCAGTTCAAGGTCGAGTTTTTCTTTCTCCCACTCTTCCTCGTTGTAAGAACGTATATCCAACGATGCGTCATCGAGACCGATTGTCAGTTCACGGAACGGGTCACGCTTATCCTTAAGCTCCTTCAAGAACTTACGCGGCCCACCACCCAAGTTTTCAGCCGGGAAGTTACCACTGTACACGCGACGATAAAATTCATCGTCCAGCTTAACACGCCAGGCATGGGTCAATACAATTCCACGACGCTGGTAGCGGAGGGCTTTCCCACAGCCACGCAGTTGGGTTTCGATGTAGAAGTATTCTTCACCCGGAATATAACGAATAGCGATTTCATAATGCGTAGCAACCGTGATGAGTTCTTGCACGTTCGCAGGAAGCGCAGACCACATTTCAAACTTATCCATTTCCCAGGCGGGGGCGAGCAAAGGCGCTGCACGATAACCGTGGTCCTGGAAATAGATAAGGTCGCTATACATCCGCTTCAACCGCCCGTAGTCCTCAGTAGACCATTCGGCTTGAGCACCAGAAGCCTCTACGGTGTCCGCCATATTCCAGCCAACCGTTGCCGTAGAACCCGGTGATTGTCCCAACACTTTATTCATTACCCAAGCCACACCCAAAATAGTGTAGCCCTGCTGGGTCAACCGACTACCCAACTGGTGGTGCTGGGTTACACGGACTTCTGGAAAGAAATTGTCCGGGGGTGAAATCCACTGCAAAAGAGACTGATAACCTTGACTTTGTTTCAGTAACCGTTGAGCGATTTCGCTACCCAGAACAAACTCAGCAAAGGACGCATCCTGACCTTGTTTGAAATCCATGTAGAGCGGACGGATGCTTTCGCTCATTCCCGCACGGTTAATCATGTTCATCAGATTCCAGGACGAATCAACGCCACCGGTTAGTGTCACAACGCGTGTCATTTGTTTTCCTTCACGTAAGGTTTGGCTTTCAACCAGTCTGCTCCCTGGTCAATACTGTACTCGCCTTTTCGAATAGCGATGTGTCCCGCTTGTGATCCACACTGACGGATAGCCTCATCCAAGTCATTGAAGTTCGTCACATCCGGACCCTTAAAACTTTTCACGCATTCCAGAAATACGCGTTCGTAGACCTCTTGGTCTATTTCCACGACGACTTCGTTTGCTTGCGCGTGAGCAAAAATAGGTGCCACAAGGACACCTATAACTACCAGAACTATTCGTTTCATGTTACATCCAACGTTGCCATGCCGCCCAGATAAAGACTGCCGCGAAGGCGATAGCCATTAAGAGTTGCCCTGCCGAAGCAGTGAAGTCACGTTTCTTTCTGAGTCTCAAGAATCTTGCGAAAGTGAAACCAGAACAGAACCCGAATAAAACCATTATTACTACATACACATTTTCCATATATTTCTCCTTATTGGAATTGTTATAATCAAACTACATAGGGTACAACAACCGGAGGCGAACCTCCGGGCACTACCTTATTACCCAACCAAATCCCAGGTAATAACTTTGTCAACGTTACCGTCAACATCCGTCATGGCACGCATGGCGAAGACCGGGGTGATGTCACTTTGCAGTAACTCACGCAGGCGTGACGCATGGGGGCCCCACGGACGGAGTTCCAGGTTAATGGAACGTCCATCAGCTGCAACACGCGGATTAGACAACGCGCCACAGATGTTCTTTTGCACGACCGTATTGATACGACCGATGTACTCATCCGACCCTTTCGGTGTCAGACGGTTGTAGATTGCCAGGTTAGGCTCCTCGACCTCGCAGAAAGTGTGCGGACGGCGGAAGAAGTCACGCAGCAGGTTACGCGGTTTACCCACGTACTTTACATTGTTGCGCGTAAACGCATCCAGGTCAGCAACCTTCACGACCCAGTAAGCGTCTGAACCACCCTTGTCTGCTTCAATTGCCACTTTGCGTACGATTTCCATTACATATTCCTTTAGATTAAAGATTTAATAGTTTGGTACCACTGCTCCCAGTTATGCTGGGTAGCTTTCCATCAACTTCTTCGCTTGGTGACGGGTCACACCTTCAATATCGACCGTCTCGTAATGCGAATGCCCGCCCATCGAGTGAACCTCGACACGTACTCGGTTAGGACGACGAGACACCCACTGTGCACGGAACTGGAGACGCTGCGCTGGATAACGTGTCATCATGGCATCCCACACCCAACGGGTCAGCATTTCCAGATTCTCAAACGCTACCGTTCGGGAATCGTGAATCATCGTGACCGGTTGTTTGCCATAAATCTCTTGATGCCAGTAATCCTCAATACGCTTACGGGTATCCGGGTCACAACGTACCCGTAACTCACTGCGCAGGCCAGCGTCTTCCACGTAAAGCCACATGTCAAACACTGACCCGAAATTCATGTGGCGGGCTAACTGCTGAATCTCATCCCATGTCGCACCAGTGTGGATAAAATCCTTAATGGCTTGGTCAATGGGAGAAAAATCAGTAGTCGTCTTCTCTTTCTTGAACAGCGCCTTTATTCTCTTCAGGAACATCGACTGTCTCCAATAAGGTTTCTTCACGGGTCTTGTAGACCATATCCGGTACTTCGACTTTATGCTGAACGTTCACATCGAACTTACCGGTGTCCGACATCAGCATAATGGTCATTTGTTCACGGGTGACAAACTGGTCTTTCTCGTCGAGGTGTTTCTCTTTATCGAGGAGGCCAGAGTGCATGAAGTTTTCCAGCAGACGGTCTTCGGATTCCGCCAGTTCGTAGCGCTCGTTAGGCGCGGCGACAAACGCGTAACCGAAGTATTCTCCTGCACCTTCGGGACGCAGGTCACGAATGATTTGTTCCGCGTGTTGGCAGAAATCACCTAGGTTGTAATCGTCCAGGGTACAGACCATTGACTCAGCCTCAATTTCCCCAGCAGAGTTGGAAGACAAGTGAGCGACCCAGAGCTTCCATGCCCGGTTCTGGTCGTAGAGGCCCTGTACGAGCATATCCGTGGCGATCATGCGAATACGTGGTGTGGTGGTCATGTGGAACCCACGACCGGCATACGGGGCCATACGTCGAATGGAGCTGCCAATGAACGTGATACGGTTCAGGGCGTTCTCAGCAACCTGCAAGGCGTTGTTGTCCAGTGCCTGGCGAGGATTATATTTTTTGTTGCGGGGTTTCTTTTGTTTGCTCATTTTGAACGGAATACCTTATTAGCAGCGGAAAGGAAAGTCTTACGCACTTCGCGCAATATCGCTTCGGTGTGCATGAACCCGTAGGAGATTTGCCAGGCGTTGTAAGTGTTCTTCAACGTGGTGTCTTCCAACATGTGGAACGACGCATCGGGATACTGTAAACGGCACAGTGCCAGATTCCATAACGGGGGCAACTCTGAGTCCATCAACTCAGCGATAAACTCATCAATCAGGTGCTCGTACCCAGCGGCTACCGCAAACACAATGTTGCAGTTGTTCGGAGCCTTCTTCTTTGAGTACGGGCCGTGTCCCTGACAAGCCCACACGGTAGTTGCGCCAGGGTGCTTATTGATGGCTTTACACGCTTCCCGGATACCGGCTTCAATCCATTTCTTTTCCAGTGCTTCAAAGGTACGTTGCTTAAACGCTTTCAAATCCGATAAGCTAATACCACCATAACGCTTCTTCATCACATCCTCCTTTAGGGTCTTACATTTAATGGTCGCTATCTGTAAAATTGGCGATCTTTAACCAATGCTCACACACATCCTTTATAACTTCTGGGTCAGGACGGTAGTTAAGTTTGAACGTCCAACCGCCGAAGGTCTCGGTTTCTGCTGGGCCAAAACGCATTCTGGAAAGCGTGATTTGAATACGCTCACTTAACGGGTGAGTCTGCCACGCACTGTAGATGTTCTCAAGGTCATGCAGTCCTTCCTGCGTTACCACAAACGAAATATAATGATGGTTCCGCGTGCGATGCTTTCCACCTTCGACACGGGTTTGCCCTTCGTTACACCACAGGGTGGCAACGTGCGGCCAGTTAAGGAAGGCTTCCACCACTTCCTTCATTCCACCAAGACGGTTTTCCTCCTCAAGTGCCTGGGAGGTGCGCCGTTTGAACGCAACTAATTCCGTCGTTGACACAACTGAGTTTTGAAACATGATGTTTATTTCCCTAGGGAATTAATAAAAGAATCCCTACCCTTTATCGGGGTAGGGATTAGGTTATGCCGTTACCCGGCTGCGAGACTTCACAGGAGCTTTGGCGGTTTTGGCTGCGGGCTTCTTCACAGCTTTCACCGGCAAGGTGTCAACTGGAACATCCGGAGTCAACGCCTTCAGGTTACCGTCGGCACGAAGAACACGCAGGTTCTTGGCTTGAGGTAACCCTTTGAAGACGATAGTAAGACCTTTACGCAGACCCTGATAGAGGAACCCTTGCAGGTTCAGTTTCTTGGCCACGGCGTCTTTGTCGCCATCCTTCTCTGCGTACAGCAGCGTCGTACCTTCACGTTTAACAATGGTATATTGCTTAGCCATGGGATTTCTCCTTGGAGCCTACCTCAATGAAATTGGTATTGCTCCGACAGCGTGATTCGTAACAGCTGACGTTTAACGTCCTGCGTTACAGGAAGCGACTCGTGGATACACATGGAGCTGGCTTTGTAAACGCGGTTGGCGTCCATTACGCTCGTCTCCAGAGTATCGAACTTGTCGCGCAGATGCTCGCAACTCCCGCCTTGTCCGGCCACACCGTCTAACTCACCGGTCCACACCTGACAGGCAGGGAAGCTGGAAACGATCAACATGCCACCGTTCTCATTTTGGTAAGAACGTTTGTGGCCTGCATCGTCAAGCATCCGACCAGGAACACCATTTAACCAACCACCACCGCCGCCCCAGCCCATACGGGTTTCATCGGCAAACATATCGTACACACCGTCGATGTGTGCACCACCACGACGATGCGGCTGACCGGCGGCCAGTTCCTTTTCGTCAATGGTAAGGAAAACTTTCTGGTCTGCTGGAATCTGTGCATCATCCAACATCTTGCGAACAATGGCGGAGTAAGGACCTTCCACCAGTTTGTGTGCAACACCTGCCAAGGCTTCGGCCAGGTAAATACGGATGCCAGAAAACTCTGGGAACTGAACAGTGCCCATGGGGATGGCGATTGATTTCATGAGTATTCCTTTAGGTTTAACAGGGAGTGTATAAGTTCTCCCTTGAATAACATCTATCTGAAAGGATTTGCGATCAGTGAGGAATCGGCTCGACGTGATGCTTCTCACTCAGCACAAAGGAATTTTCGCCGACTTGTTTTGCGGTTGCCCACATCCACTTGTCCGTGGTTTTGTCGTGCCAGCTTGCCAGCCAGACACCTTCAACGATTTCGCTGGTATCCACTTCTTCGTGGAACAGCACAAATTCGTTTTCTTTGTCATCGATAACGATGAACATGCCTTCTTCCATACGGTCAAAGCGCACCAGTCCCACGTCAATCTGGACTGGCTCCGGGTGCGGGTCACCGGTTGTCGAAGTGCCGAAGTCCACAATTTTAGGCAGGTCACGATGAATCGAACTAATCCACATTTATTTCTTCCTCAAAGGTTGGGCGATTTTCACATAAGTAGGTGGCCCAGTGTAAAAAAATAAAGGGAACCTCCTCACCCGTAGGCAAGGAGGCACGCCTTAACTCAGCTCGTTTTCTTCACGGTCATCGGTGAGGATGGCTGCGATGATATAACGTGCGAGCGTCAGTTTTGCTGCACGACGCTGTTCATCGGTTGGGTTCGGGTCTAGTGGGGCCACTAAATCTCGTCCTTCCAATTCCTCCGCGTACTTCTCAGCAGCTTCATCAAACTGCGCGCGGATATTTGCAATCATGTCCATCACTTCGTCGCCAGGGGCTGCGCCGTCTTTTAAGATAGCCGCAGCATCCAGTGGTTCGACGCCTGAGAAGTTCATTTCATGCAGCAGGCCAACATGGGCAGCATTCGACCCGATAAGGCCAGCAAGCACTTTCTCGAAACGGTGTACGTATTCGTCAGTCAGTGGCTCGCCGGTTAACAGTTCGTGGTACGCCGACATCATCACCTCAGGTGAACAGTCTTCGCGGCTACGAACATCCAGGTCGAAGTTGTGCTGGTCCATTTGACCAAGTTCGATCATATCCATGGTAAACCTCAACACAGTTTCAGGGTCATACTAAACGAGTTCGGATACGCCGTTGGCCACAATCAGGATTTCGCTCTCGCCTTGTTGCAGCGTGTAGCCAGTCAGCACATTGTAGGTTTTCACCCCGTCACGACCTTTCACTTTGGCAATCAGTTTATCCAGGACACGTTGGTGTCCACGGGTCACTTCTTCGCCTGGGTAGGCTACCTGCAAAACATGGTCTTCATCGATGACCGCAGCGAACTGTTCGTCGTTACCGTCGACAACGGTGTAAACCACTTCTTTGGTTTTGGCAATAGAACGATTAATTTGCATTAGTTACTCCTTTATGGGATTTAGAACGGGCGTATTCAAAGCTTTCCGGTAGCCAACCGTTTTGCAGCAACCACATGGCTTCATTCCCACCTTCAAACTGGTGGTAGGTATAAACCACCTCTTCACCTTTCGGTAACGAGGACAAAATACATTTCATAAACGCCGCAAAGCGTGCGGTAGTCAGTTGCAGAATATTGCCCTGCCCGTCAAACGCTTTGCCGACCACCCAACGCTCATTGCCAGGGGACGTAGAGATAACCGTCACACATAGCCCTGCGTCATCCCGCATCGAAACAAACCGACCCCCAGTGAGCATGATGTCGTAAATGGATTCGCGGCCGTAAATGACCGAAATCCATTCCAGAAACTTCTCGCGGGTATCAAATGCCGCTTCCAGTGTAGGCTGGAAGTCAACATCCGGTTGTTCCGGTTGCGGGTTCTTAATGCGGTAGTTCACGGTAGAACAATGGAACCCCATACGGGCGTACACCTCACCTTCTTCCACGGTGTGCGTCACGATATACGTGTGCAACGTCGCGGTCAGTAAGTCGTCGGCGAGGGAAGACAGCTTAGCCTTCTCGTCGCGAGCCATGGTGATAAGCTCCAGCATGAAACCGTGGTCTAAACACAAAACCACCGCACTCGGTGCCGGAGACTCACTCTCAAACGCTTCAAAGATTCGATAAAACAACTTACGCGGTGGTTTCATGTCATCTAAACGGATACGTTCAAGAAAGAACAAAGCGTGTCGGTCTTCCAACCATTCCCTATCCAACAAATGCTCTGTGCGTTCTACAATTCGTAACATGCCTGCCCTCATCGCAACGAATAGTGGTGCGTTACTGGCCGATAGACCACGCCCTCCTGTGCGGTTGGGTGATAATCGGCAGCAAAGCCCAGATTAATTTTCTTCTGTGTGCGCTGCCCCAACAACATTAACCCAGCGTAACACAGGCCAAAGACATGACCGTAGTCCGGGTCAGTGGTGGCCATCACACAGAAACATTGTTCCCCGACCAACATCTTCGGGAACTCTTTGTACAACAAACACGCCCCAACGTGATTGTCCGTCAGCAGCACGACACCACTGATGAACCCCATCGCCAACTCGCCGAGCAACTCTTCGGCAGCTTTGTCAGTGACAGCTCGAGCACGTATCAGCGTACACAATTCACCTGTCTGCTCAATACTCAGGTTTTCGATACCCACCACGTTGGAATCTGGTTCAAAGACAGCATCTGCGGTAACGGTGATTTCCACACGTTGGGAAACGCACTCGAAACCCAGCTGTTCGTACAGATGAACGTGGCTACGATCGTCATGACGTACAGACAAATCAATGTGCTTCACTTCTAACTGGCGCATCAACGACCGCCAGGCGGTAAACATCGGCTCCGCACACAGCGAATGCAGTTCGTACAGATACAACACCCCACCATTGACTGTGCCACGGAAATACAGTTGCACAGTACCGCTGTTCGTCACCACCAACCAGTGACTGTCCTCATCCAACGGACGCATCCCCTGAATACTTTCCCTGACCTTCTCCAGCCGTGTGAGTTTGCCCGCAAAGGTAACCGATTTCTGGTCATCGTTATCGGCGTAAACATCATAAACGTTCATAGCTTACCCTTACAGTACACCGATTAATTCAGGTACCGTTTTACGTTTCGATTTATCCGCGGACATATACCGTCCGACCTCCACTGTGTGCCAGTTGAAGCCGTGATAGATTTCGCGAGTTAATAAAGTATCTGCATTGGACAACACCACATTGTTTCCCCGTTCAACCTGCGCGAACAGCATACGGGAAAGCACACGGTGGTCGGTTTGCGAGAATTCTTTTTTGTGGTATTGCGCGTGTTTCGCTGTTTCGGACAGCGGGATATATGGCGGGTCAGCGTAGATAACTGCGTTGTCTGGACACGACTCCAGTACGGTGCGGAAATCTGCACACAGCAAAGTCACATCAGCGTCTTTGCATTTCTTCGCCCAGGCATTAATCTCATTCAGCGGATAATACACCCCGTTGGGGTATTTGCCGAACGGCACATTAAAGCCCCCGCTTCCGTTATAACGACACATCCCGTTATACCCGTGGCGCATTAAGTACAAAAACATTGCTGCACGATCAACTCGCGACATCCCATCGGTACCTGCGGCGTTAAACGCCTCACGCCGCTCCATAAACGTTCGCCGTACATTCCCGTCTACGAACAACGGTTGGGTAGCAGCGATTAACGCTTCGGGTTGGTCTTTTGCAATTGACAATAGCTCAATCAGGTCAGGGTTTGAATCCGCCAAAATGTAATTGTCATAATCGGTATTCAGGAATACCGAACCTGCACCCACGAACGGTTCCACAAACGTGTTGCGTTGAGGCAGGTGTTGTAATAGGACAGGGAGGATACGAGACTTCCCACCCATCCACTTAAGAATTGGTTTAATCATTAATACCCTCTAAAACGCTCTCAGAAGCCCTGTGGCAGGTTTTTATTAACTTCCCTGATAACCACGTCAACTTGAGAACGTATCGCCGTGCATAGCCGTAGGTGATAGTTTACGCCTTGTCCAAAAGACACAGGCTTTCACAACAATAGGGTATCGTGTAAAAAGACAAAAAAGAAAGGGAGCCTAAGCTCCCAGTTTCTTATTCGGCAACTTCGGGGAACTCTTCCTCGTAGTTACGCTTGTCTTGTTCGACCCGATTCTGATGGCGGGGCAAGGACGAGCAATTGTCACAGATGCACAATGCTTCATCGCCTTGCAAGTGGTCGAAATCGTACCACTTCCACATCGTCGTTTGTTTGCGAGGGAAGTTTCCGCCACAGTCCGAGCATGTTACCTCTTCCTGTTTCAATTCCTCCTGCAACTTCACATAGCACGGTTCGCACACGTAGTACGTTTCTCGTCCGAACAAATCACACTCTGCGGTGTAACGTGTTGCCATTTGCCCGACCTTCAAATGCTTACAACGGTCATGGTCTTCTTTCATCACCTTGGCGGTGATTCCATGGACATGCCAGTTCATACCGTCTCCTTAGTGCGTGACAACGTCGTGACGACGAGAGAGAATACGGATACCGGTTTCCAGTACACGGATAGGATTCTCTTTCATGTATTCTACCGCCGATTCCAGGCGGAAGGCTTCGGTCACCTTACCGTTAAAGGAACGCAGCTCAATACTGTACGTCAGCTTGAGGGCATCCGCGATACGCATCAGTGTCTCAACCGTGACGGCGCGTTCACGCTCATTCTTCACGGCGGAGATTTGGGAAGCGGAGCAGCCGATGAATTCAGCCAGCTCTTTCTGGGTGATGTCCACTTCGGTAATACGTTTGATAATGAAAGACAAACGTACCAGGAATTTCATTTTTACAATGTGCATTGATTCGTGTTTAAAACGGGCCATGGTAATACTCCTTTAGATTAATAGTCGAATAAGAGTTCAATGTACAACTCTCACCTAGGTAAAATATATCTAAGATAATTTAAAATAAAACCCCTCCTACCCGTAGGCAAGAGGGGTTACATTAACCTTCCAGAATGCGCTGTACAATCTGGCTGGCGGTTAATGCGATATTGTCATCCGAGACCACATTAACCAACGGGAACTTGTCCCCGCCCTCAGTGATAATCTGGTGCGCAAAACGATAGGCGTCACGCAAACTGTTCCACGAACGCTCGTCCTGCAAATAGCGCATGGTCAAGACTTCGTCATCCCAGTTCTTGCCTTGTTCTGCTAAACGCTTTTTGTAGCGTGTCATTGCAGTGTCGTAATCAACATCAATGGCCACATACAGCTGTGGGGCATTGGGATGGTCAGCGACCTTTGAGCGGAACACCTCGCCTTTACCGTCGACACCCTGGTAGGCGATCGTGGAGATACAGAAGCGGTTAAAGATGACCACGTCGTACATCGGCACCTTTACATCCATGGTGATGTGGAAGTCTTCACACATGGCTTCTGCAATTTTTTGTTTTGCCGCACTTTGCCCGACCAAGTTACGGGCACGAATGCCTGGCTCAGTCACGTTGGTAGGGTGGTTAATCATGACAGCGTTAATGCCCGCTGCACGTAACATCCCAACGACAAGGTTTGACAATGTGTCTTTGCCCGCGAAATCTGGAGCGTCGATAGACACCGATCTTAACATGATAAATCCCCGAGTTAATTATTGTTGCTGTTCACACTATTAGGACGGGGCGTATAAAAAAAAGAAGGAGACCCGAAGGTCTCCTGGGCGGGAAGAATGGTACTGCTTACTTCTCGTTATTATCAAGGGTGGAAATAGGGACAGGCGTCATTTGTACGGACGAGCCGCTTGCCGGAAAATTCTTGTACGACAATAGCCAGGCATCAATCACACGTTCTACGCGTGACTCGGTCATAAACTGCTTAAGGGTTGGCCAGTTACCGTTTTGGTAATGGTGACGAAGTTGGAGATACCCGACATCGCGAAAATCATTCACGGTACCGCTTTGCAAACTAAAATCGTACGTCACCGTAACCTGGTCAGAACAGATTGCCCGATGACTCCAACCTAGCTTACAAGTTGCCACCAACAACACACCTTTGTGATTAGCACGGAAGTTCAGTGTGGCTTTCCGTGAATGTGACACAGGCGGATGCACCCACGGGGTACCCAGCAGGTGCAGGGAAAGCGGTTCCAGGAAGTCCTTGGTGATGATATAGCGTGGGCAAAGTTCAGCCAGCTTTTCCCAGTCATCGGCGATATATGCTTCACGGGCTTCATCTTTTCGGGCGATCAGTTTAAAGAACAAGATGCCCAGTTCGTTCATGTAAGCTTGTACAGCGCGCGCTTTGTTTTCCTCATCAGAGATTGTTGAGTTTGTCTGAAAGTGCGTAGCAAATGGCCACGTCTCGTTTGTCTCTAAATCCGTAATCGCGATATTATAATGCTTAAAATCGGGATTGCGGGATTTCAATTTGGACTCAACAAGGCTGATGGTTTTCTTGCCGTCTTTGGAAAACAATACATTGGCTTCTAACATGATGTGTCTCTCTATATAAGTTAAGGTTTGGTGAGTTTTGCCCGACTCACTACGGGTATTGCATATACACTGGTACTGACGTAAAAAATCACTTCTCGCTATTATCGCGCGCGTAATAGAGTTCCATAAAGGGAAGGTTCTCAGGCAGCATCACGAACTCTGTCAAGGTTGGGATGCGCTCCAGCGTGAACTTGCGTACCAGCTGAATGGTTTGCGGGTGTGCCTTGGTGCCACCTAATTCAATTCGGTAGATGATTTGTTTACGGCGGGAGTAGAAACGGATTTCGCGTTCAACCCACACCTGTCGTTGCTTACCGAGAATCGCCATTGGGATGCGTTCAAACTGCAACACCTCTTTATACTTCATGGCGCGCATCTGTACACTGAATGCTTTGCTGTAGACGCGGTTGGCCAGGTCGTATAACGCATATAGCGTAGGTTCCAATTTCGCCAGTTTGTGTCGGTCGCCTTGCGTTAGCGCCTCGAGTATATCTTCATCCAACCGGCAATGTTCGATGTAGTAACGCGAGGTTTCACAAAGGATGTCTTCGTAGACATACGGGTCGTCAACTTTGTACTGCGGTTGATAGCCCATCGGAAACAGAATCGCCCCGCTTTTCACATCGACGAAGAAGCCTTGCATTCTCTCTGGGGTGTCGATAATGCGGAAATAGTACAACGCCAGCGTTGCCCCTTTATCGCCGTGTTGGCTAACGAATTTGTAGCTGGGATGTTTCATCACTTCGCTGATGTTACGTGCCCCGAAGTTTTTCATAAGCGTGTCCAAGTTCATACTCCTTTAGGTTGGGTTCGCTTAGATGAAATCTATCCAAAAAATAATAGAGTAGCCCCTCACCGAAGTGAGGGGTACTGCTTACTGATGATCCACCTGTGGGTCGCCCCACACAGGAACTTCTGGCAAGGTCAGCTCCGACGCTTGCTCACCGGTCACGCACAAGGTTAACAGCACTTGGCGAGCCAGGTAGTTTTGCATCCGGGCGGATTGCAAATCGGTATCCACGATAACCAGTTCTGCATTACGCAGCAGTTCCAACGCCGCTTGTCCTTCTGGCGGAGTTGGTTCACGACCGGTTTCGTTAATGACACCCAGCAGACGGTTTAATGCTAAACCCCGTACGTTGCACGACGCTTCACGCAAGTCAACCACTTTACTCATATCCCCACCTACCACTTTGTTGGTCGAGTTCGGATAAAAACGAAAAGAAGCACGACGACGTTTACGACGGATAACGGAGATAGCCCGTTGCAGAATCATCAGAATGTGATTGGTACTACAGGCCACCGACGGTCGTTTCATCTGCGCCACTTTACACGCAATAACTAACACCGCTTGCAGGTGATAACGGCGTATAAACCCATGACGTTCGATAAACACGTTCCGCGGCGGCTTGCCGTTTTTGTTGATGTGGGTAATCGTCACCAAAAACAGCGAATCGAGAATCATCTCAGACATCACAGTTTACCCCATTAGAACCCCTCGATGACAGACTTCATAAAGTCATACACCGTACGCCGGTGTTCTTCGAGTGGGTAGCCAAATTTTTGATAATTGTCATTCCAGCGGGCAGGATACACATCGCCATCGTGACTAAAGTAACAACGCAAAGGAATAAAGAATTCGGCACTGACGCGAAAGGAGAGAGAACAGCTACCTGCTTTGGCCCGTACAGTTAACTGCACACGTTTCACCCCTTCCGCGACAAAGGCTTCATCGACATCCACATACAATACATCGTCGGAACGCCCAACCACATCCACCACGTCTTGTAAATTGTTATCTTTGCTTATATTTCCAGCGCTAATTGCGTGGGTGTACTTTCGAAGTTCGTCATAGAACATCTATTTAATCTCCTGTCCCGGCCATACGGCAGAGGGTTGCGATAATACCAATCCTCCTGCACTGGGTGGATGCCAATGTGTTGCTTGTAGAACAGGAGATATTTATAAAAGGTGGCCATGCTCACATCTTTCGGCGTAGCCAGATAATAGTCGCGTTCAGGCGCATCCGGGAAACTCACGAAGATGCCGGTGAACGTTACGTCGCCATCAACCCACTGGAACGGTGTGCTGATGCAACGGTCTTGACACATACCGACCTGGAAGGCTTTCTGTCCTGTCCAGTAAATGCCGGGTTTACACGCGTCACGGGTTTTACCCTGTGAGGAACACTCGACCACACTGTTGAACGAGTAACGCTGTTTGCTATCGGCTAACGCCGCAAACTGCATTATCTCATCCACCGACAAGTAATCGAGTGTGCCTGGAGGCAGTGACCAAAACACACCCGCCACACGTACCACTTTCCAGCCAGGACGTTGACCGCCCCAGAAACGTTTTACAGCAAATGTAAAGCGCGAGCCAGGTTGATGCGGCACGCTGCGGATGGAAGTCATTTACAACTCCTTTACCATATCCTGGTATTCAGTACGGAAACCGTAACGTTCGTAGAACGCAATTGCGCGGGAGTTATTGTCCAGCACAGTGAGTTGCATCCATTTGCAGCCTTTCGACTTACCGTAATCCTTTACGGTATCTATCAGGGTTTGGCCAACGCCTTCGGAGCGGTAGGCTTCTTGTACAAAGAAGTTGTGCACCCAGAGAAAACGATTGCCCTGCTTGGTGTATGAAAACGTAATGAAGCCCACAGGACTATCGCGGTCATCAACAGCGCACGCGCATAGAGTCCCCACACCCCAAACCTCGTCGAGTTCGCTAATGCGAGAAAAGCCCTGACGGCCGTTGAGTTGGTCGAGCTTTTCGTGCTGGTCGTCGTAGAGTTCATTGTGTAGTCCCAGTAGTCCTTCGCTATAAAGCTTCCCGTATTTGCTATCAGGCTTTGTTATCAGAATGACTTTCATTGCTGCCTTGCCCTTTTAGCGAACGTTTTACGTATTCCAAAAGCCCTTCGCCTACCCGCACTAATGCCGTGGTAAAGGAGTCTTCCAGCGCCATTGCCGACTTGTACGCCTTGGTTAGCGCAATCATGTCTTTGCCTTCGGCACCTTTCAGTTCACGCCGCATGTGATTGACTTCTTCACTGATGCCGGTGTAGCCCACCGTTTTGCGTTTCACACCGCGCTCACGCAGCAGACCCACAATTTGATGTACCGCTTTCAGTGCCGCTTCACAGTCCGCATGAGACAAGGACGGGATATGGTCAGCGTAATCGCCGTCATTGGCCACGGCGTATTGAATCGCGCCGTTGTGGTGTTCAACCAACACGACGTTACCCGCCAGCGGCCGAGCAGAGACTTTCTTGAAGGGGTTGACAATTCCCATAATCCCAGCAGAGCGTTTAATCGCCCAGTTCGTGGAACGCCCGAACTTATCGAGGCTGCCGGTCTCAGTGACTTTCTTCGATTCAAGAATGCCGCGGGTTTTCACCACGTACTCTTGTACCGCCCCTTCTAACGAGCTGCCGCGGCTGATAAAGCTGATACACCCGTGTACATCAACCTTATCTTCGATACACACCTTCGATGTCCAGCGACCGGTTTCAATCGGGTGGATGTCGAGGGATTTGTGTTCTTTTAAATCAAGTGCCAGATGCTGCATTCCTTTCTCAAGCTTTGTGGCTTTGGAAACGGCGTGCTTCATATACTCGATTTGTTCTTTCGCTAAATCTTCTGCGAAAGCATTAAAACGCGACAACAGGTTCTTTGACACTTTTGCCACGCCACGGGCACCGGCTTTCGCACCTTTACGGATGCCCTTCTCGGCTAACCGTCCAGCCTGGTGTGCACCACCAATAATCACCTTCTCAATCAGACGGGGATTGGCGGCGGAATCCGATACCACCTGGGCACGTTCCATCATCTCGCGCGATTCACGGGCAACGAGTAACTCTTCGTCAGTGATACACCAACGACGACAAATCGCTTGTACCGCCGGGTTGTCGAGCCCGACACCGATTGACTCTAACGCCACCAAGCGCTCCCAGTCATCGGTGAGCACTGCAAAATCCAATTCGAGCGTCGACATTTCCGGCTCCTGTTATTGGTTGGCTTTCAACGTTGCACCGACCCAACTGATGAGGCCATCGGCCACACGGTCAAGTGCGGTAGTGAACGCATCTTCGAGTTTCAAGGCGTTCTTGTAGCGGCGAGTCGCCACGCGCAGTTCATCACCGTGCATGTCTTTCAGCTGAGCTTTCATCTTCTCAACTTCCTCGTAAATCCCGCTGTACCCAAAGATACCGTTTTTCGCCCCACGGTCACGCAGTGCCTTGGCAATCTTCTTAGCCGCGGCCAGTGCCTGACGACATTCGCTTTCCGTTAAGGCAGCAATGGTATCGCGGTAGTTACCGCCATTCCCTACCCCAAAGTCCAGCTTGGCTTTATCGCCTGACCCATAAGTGACGACGTAGACATTCCCGGCCATTGGACGAGCCTGCACATCATCCTCACCAAAGCGACCCAGGATACCCGAAGCACGGTGTACCGCTGCGGCGGTAGAATAACCAATGACCTTCAGTTCACCGTCTTCTACTTTGCGTTTGATTTTACCGGGGTCGAGCACCATCTGACTGGTGACGATAGTGTACTGCTTCACAGCAGCTTCTAACCCGTTCGCGGAGTTAGCCAGTTTGATGCACTCTTTGATGTCCGGTACGTCTTCGTAACAGACACGGGCGCACCACCCCGCGGATGGAACTTCTTTGGCGGTGAAATGCGACGTACGCTTCATCCAGCCTTCCATCTTGGCGACATGCTCGTCAATCTTCTCAGCGTTCTTGGTCATCACCCGCACAGCGTCGTGATAACGGTTGCTGAAAAGCCCAACGACTTCATGGTACATCTGATACAGCGTTGAGGAGGTGGTCTGGGTACGTTCACGCGACTCGCGAGCCACATGGGTATCCACACACCAACGTTTGCGAATCGACTGAATGGCGGGGTTGTTTAGGCCCACGCCACGCGACTCCAGTGCAAGGACCTTGTCCAGGTCCTCCTCCAGCGTAATGTAATCTAAATCAAGCGACATGAGTTGTCCCTCATGAAACCGTCATGGTGTAGTAGTGGTTACGCCCTGGCCAACGGACATGTGTCCCAATGGCCTCGCCGGTTTCTTTGGATGTGTAAATGGTCACGTACGGATTGTTGTCTTCAGGAGCAACTTTCGCGTCGAACCCTTTACGGTTGAGATAATCGAAGAATTCTTCTTCCGTGCCTTGCCAGCGACGAAGAGACACTTTTCTTTTCGGCTGGGTAGGGGGAAAGAACGCTTCCCACAAACGTTGGGCTAATCCAGTGGTTTGCATAACAGAGGGCCTCGTTGTCAAAGCGCTCGGGTCATAATAAACGCAGGCTTTCCAGCCAGGCCCGAGCATCAGTTGCGTGGAAGAAACAGGGTACCCCGCACTCCTTCGCATATTTCACGGCCATGGCTGTCCCGCCTTTCGGATTGCCGTGTTTGTCGTGTTCGGCAGAATAATAGACGGCATCAACTGGGTCGTCTAAATTATCGCCCATAACAATGTTGAGGTTACGGCCATGCAACCCCCAGGCGAACGGCTGGAGTTTATCCGGGGCAGGGTGGTGGCGACTGACGATTTCTCGGTAGGCTTCGGTTTGCTCGATTACACGGAACTCCACGTTTTTGTGGACATTCTTCAACCACAGCTTTTTGTCATCCGGCAGATAGCAAATAAACTGATCAGGACGTTCTGCCTTTCGCCCTGTGTCCTGGTCAATGGTGTTGTCCCATTGGCGGGCAAATTGGAACTCCAGTTGGTCGGGACCTTTGTAGCACCCGCCGCTGCGAAAAAGAATCTTGTAATTGCGGCGAATGAGCATGTTGAACCCGCGCAGCAACACCATGTACATCTCGTGCATTACTTCCGGTGGCGTCTCACGCGACCCAACCACCGCAATCTTGTATTCTTTCATAGACGTTCCTCCATACCCATTGTTCCATTTGGAAAAAATAAGGGAAACCCTGCCCGAAGGCAGGGTGGGTTATGGAAACACACGGTATTTAAATCCATCCATGCGTCGAATCGTTACAAGTTCCTGGAGTTTCCGTCCCCAGAATCCTGCCAGGTCATAATTCAACCCGTCTAATGTTGGCGTGGTCAGGTCTTGGCCTAAGTTATACGGCAACACAAAGCGACTACGGGGACCGTAGACAAACGATTCACATTCGTAGATTAGAACGTACCGGTCGAGCACAGAATCGTACTCAACATGACACTGTGAAGGGTTTTCCCATGACTTGGCAATAACCATGCCGTAATCTTCACAAGTGGTTTCAAAGGCTTCGAGCGCAGGCTGCGACCAAACCGATAAATCCTTCGGCTTACCCTTTGATAAATCGAACCACCCCAGGTGTTTCTCCGGAATGGTAATAAACTCGTCCAGGTTTATTTTGGTGTACTGCACGACCACATAGTCGCTTGGTTTCTTTTTGTCGGACAGCTTTACTGACCAACGGCCTTCTCGTGTCGGCGGAGCCAAGTTCTCCAGAGCGATGTTTTCTGTTGAAAGTGGCACATAGACCGTTCCCTGGTTGACAAAGTTCACTAGATCGAGGAGGGTTTGGCTATGGTGATGTGAGAAGTCTATTACAAACGACATTCCTGTTCTCCCGCTCGTGCTGGCTTAATGTCATAGTAACCGGGGACAAATAAAATAAAGGAACCAGGGGGTTGCCCCCCTGTAGGTGAGTTAGTAACCGTATAACGGATATCGCGTGGCAATGTCATTTCCCACGTAAAACGTCAATAACTGAATATTGATATTTTTGTTTTTGTGCGGAGCGACTTCAATCGCTACACGGGTTCGGGCAGAGCACGTTCCCGCATCAACAAACTGGTAGGTAGATCGCTTGAGATTAACCAAGTAGAATCCACCGGCTGGACACAAATCCGATTTACCGTAATTCACAACCACCCACTCCTCATTACGAGTAACGATTTGCGGGTCATCGTCGGCTTTAAAGACAATCGGTTTCTCACCAGGAATCGCCGGTTTGAACTGCTGAATATCCGCAGGTACAAAAGCTTTTGCTGGTGCGTACGCCGAAAATAAGGCTAGTAACACAACTAATACAATACGCATCTTTACGCATCCTCTTCTAAATAGCTCTGTAGCCAGTCCATGGTTTCCAGGCGCTGCATCATGTTCCGAGTGTTCGGTGACCAGCGTAGGGCTTCATGGTACTGTTTTTTGAAGTGATGCCAGTGGTACGAAAAAGGCTTTGTTGGATAGCCAGCTTCCTTGAGGACTTCTTCCCACTCCAGTTCCTTGATGAAATCATCCACAACCATTTCAACGAGGGCTTTCCAAGAACTCCGACGAAAGTGTCGTTGTAACCGGTGTTTTAAGTCGGCAAAGCTTTTTCTTTTACTGGACCGTATTGCGGGTGTAGTCTTTGCTTTAAAAGTATTACAAACACTGTATTGAAGAATGTTAACAGGTGTACCGCGCAGCTTACCGGTTTTAATATCCAGTTCGTGTTCGGCCACCCGTTCTACACAGCGTATTGTTTTTGACTGGATATCATCCAGACTCCGTGTTTCATACACAACACGTAACATGGTGCTGCTCTCGCTGTTAGTAGACGCTATTCGCTACCGAGAGAAAGATTGGAGTGTTGTCGATAAACTCAGCCAAGTGGCCTTCTTCCGGTGGCGTGTACGACGCAACGTTATAACTGTTCGTCATACGAAAATAGCGTTTGCTATCCTGCGCGATATACCAACGGTCGATTTGGAAGCCTCGGGCAGAAAAGAATCCCAGTCCGCCGATGTTTGCCGGATGGACTCGGCAGGCAACGTGCTTACGGTCAGAGTTCTGCATAAGGTACTTCAGCAGGAACGACGCCACACCTTGACGGCGAGACTGTTCACTGACTACCACGTAAATCAAGTTGCCCGGTTCCCACACCATTGCACCATGAACGATATCGTCTTCAACCGCCATCGTGACTCGTACCGGTTCATCCCGGATAGAGTTTAAGTCGGTGAGGTAGGCTTTGAGTCCGGGAAAGTTCTTCTCGGATATTTTGTCTAATGAAACGTCAATCTGGTGCATGTTACTTTCTCCCAGCTGCCCGGAGTACCGTCAGCAGAATGTCGAAGTTCGCTATCTGGAGAAAGGCTTCCAGACGGGTGGTTCGAAACACCACTAACCAGTAATCGAGTGGCTGTTTTCGTGTAGCAAGATGTTTGGCAATGCGGAGGAAGAATGTGTTAACTGACATCTCCTCCATATCGAGGGTGGGACGAACCCATTCCACCAATACCCAAGCGCCGTTGCTGCGCCCGGTCTTGCCTTTCGGTGAGACCAGCTTTAACGTGTAACCGTGGTCGAAACACCCCGGTACGCCGTTGTCGCGTTTGTCAACGACATCATTGGTCAGCATACCATAATTGAATAACAGCTCGTGCAGCTGCTGGAAGACTTTGGTGTGCAGTGAATTCAGTTCGACTTCTAACCCCGCGGTTTTTACGTGCTGACGATTCAACACCGCCATTACCGCCTGGCCAAATCGGCCTTCGTGGTACGGCGTATCGATAATGCGGTCAAGCGGGACGGTACCGTGGGCATAGCCGAGATATTCGTAGATAGCAGCTAACACCAGGTTCTTCCTGTCCTCGGGGGTAAAGCGGACACGGGAGAGGTTATTGATGCTGCCCAAGAGCGCCGTAACAGGGAGAAGCAGGGAACGTCGGCGAAACTCTAAGTTCATGGTTATTATCCTTCGGTAAGACTTATCACATTAACCGCTAAAATTGTAATTAAAAAAAGAAAGACTCCCACCCGAAGGTAGGAGTGCTTAATTACTTAGTAGGTGTAGTCGTGGTAGGCTTCGACTGTTGCGAACCTTTTTGAAGTTTTGCTTCTACAACACGGGTCGCGACTTCCAGCGATTTGTACGCCAGGGTCTTGATTGGCCAGGTTGCGAACACAAACAAAGCGAAAAGGGGGAGCAGACTCACGAGCAATACGTCGGTAATGTCATCCGGGTAATGCAAGTGGGTGTCGTACGCCAGGAAACCAGAAACAACTACAGTGGTCAGTGCTAACATGATGATTAACATCCGTTGGGCACCGCCAAGCTTAGGCCACAAGGTGAGCATCGTTTCCTTACCCATCTCATCACCCAGCCCCTCAACGGAGACCACCGCACGGTTTTCAAAACCCTCGGCCATCTTACCAATGCTGTCGAGCAACACCGGACGTAAGGTAGCGAGAATGATGTTCGCGGGTTTGGTCACATCGATAATGGCACCGGCACCGAGTGCCGTTGTAGCAGCCGCCGTCAGTTTGTCCGCTTCATCTTTACTGAGCTTATTGGTGCCCGCTTGAATGAGAACGTCCAACACTGCGGTGGAGGCTTCCTGCAAAGACTGCGACATCGCTATTTCCTCCGACGCCGACTTCGCCGCCGTTTGCCTGTTGCACCTTTCGGCGCTTTGACACGCGGTGGGAGCAGGCTATTTAAGTTTAGTAAGTTGACCCTGACGAAGATGTTACCCACCGCCACGGCATCGATGCTGTGTTCATCCAGCGTCGACAAATCAACGAGGGTGTGGTCTGCGTACAGTTTACAGACAGCCGCTTGCATGTGCGACTTGTCCGTTCCCTTGGCTTCAACACCGACGTATGATTTCACAATAATGGGGTTGAACCCATGGAGGATTTTTTCTGGGTAGACTTCCCAGAGTGTCCGACGCAGCATTAACTGCAATTCCACCCCAGATTCGTACGCCGATAACATTGACCGACGCATGAATGGCGTTTCGGTACAGTGGAAGGTAGGGCGCGCAATTCGCAAGAACTCACGATAGCGTTCCTCTAACTCCACTAACCGTTCGTCACGATTGCCAACCACTTCCGCGAACGAAGAGTAGTTGGCTGAGTTCGTAACGTGAGCCGTGTCTGCCCAAACAACTTCAGCGATGTCAGCACCGTATTCCCAGTCAAGTACCGCCATCCCAAGATGGGAGGTACCGGGGTCAACTGCACCTATCCTGATCATTCTGTCGGGGAATCTCGGCTCAGGGATTAGCATTAAGATGCAGTCCCCAAGAAGAACGGTGCAGGCTGGCCTACACGGATAGTCAGCGACAGACGATCGTTGGTTTGTGCCAGGTTAGTGAACAGCGAGATGTAGTACAGCGCTTGCACGCCGATGGCTTCATCGTAGCTGAAATCTGAACCTGTTGCAGATTTACCGGTGGCCACGGTATCAATACCGGAGCTTAAGGCAATCTCAGAGATGATAGAACTGCGTGGGGAGCCGCGCATGATGCTGGTCACGTTCATGTATTCCTGGACGTCAAATTCGGTCCATGGGATCACCAGGTCAGCGCCCGATTCCACGTAACGACCGTCCGGGATTTCCACGGTGCCGTCATCGTCGTAATCGTAATCCGGCAGCTCTTTCGGTACCGGGTTCAGCTCTGTATCGGTGTACACGAAGTCTTCGATTTTCTCCACGCCGTTTTCACGGGTGATATCAAGGTCGGTCGTTTTCACCGCACGCATGTCAATGCGTTTCAGGTAATAGGCCCAGTATTCGCGACCGTTGATGGTTTCACGGTTACGGAAGGCGTATTGCTTGCGCTGTTCGTCAGACAGGTCATTGTCCAACGTACGCAGCACCAATGGCACACGGGAGAACATCCCGGAAGTAATCGGCGTCTTCGCCACCGGCACCACGTCTGCTACCACATCTGACTGGTCAACCATGTGACCACGGTTACCGATGGACAGGTACTGGAGGTGGGGGCGTTCGGTGCCGTCAGGCAGCTTTGCCGTCTGGAGCTTGTAATATTCGTTCAGCGTTGACTTCTGCGGATACTGAACATCACAACCCATGATAAGCGCAGTGGCCAGACGCATTGCGTTTAACGTCACCGTCGAGAGTTTACCATCGTAAACTTTGGTGTTAGCCATTATAGAAATACTCCATAGAGGAACCCATCCAAGGCCCGCTTCGTGACGAGGTTCGCCAGCAAGCGTGGTGTCGGGTCGACAAATACAATAGTGATGGTGCCTTTAAAAGACAGGTGATTTGGCATCAGTCGAGCTTGATACGTTTCCATATCATCGGTGATTGGCTCAACCATGATGTCGTACTTCTCAAGGTCTAAGCCAATCTGGTCGATGACGTAGGGAGCGAGTTCATGGCTCCACTCTACCGCACCCTTCGGCACTTCCACTTCAATCCCGACAAGGAACTTGGACAAGTCTGCACGGGTTAAGTAAAACTCACGGTGACCGGTAATGCCGTTCTTAAAGCGCGCCGCAACTTTAGACTCGACCCCTTTCTTACGGACTTCCTCTTTGGTCAGGGGCTGAGCACCTGCCGGGTGGAAGTCGTAATTGTCCGCAGTATAGGATAGACCGAACACGTAGTTAAAACGGTCAACCAGAATCTGCTTGGGGGGTTTGGTCAAATCAATACGGTATCCCATAAGCCTCTCACTTTGGTAATTGGTCGAGGTGGAAACCATCGAGCACGCCTTGCGGCACACGTTCGCTCAATGACCACTCATCAGACGACGTCCGGACGCGAATCACATCCACGGACGGTTGGTTAACATCGACCACCACCTCTTGGTTGACTTTCACACGGATACCCATGTAAACGTTCATCCGAAGCTTGATGCGTTGGGGAATTGCCAACGATTTAATAACCGGCGCGGCCGGTAAAACGGTGTCGGTGGTCATGAACTGGTTACGACTGACACGTTGGATGCCTAACAACGGCTCCACGATATCAACAGTACCTTCACCACTGGCGGGGATATCATCCAGTATCGGACACAATGGGTCCATCACATCGTAGGAATCAGACCCCATACGGGCAGCGAAGTGAACCGTGTACGAAGAAAGCTTCGTCATCAACCGTACCATGGCCCGCTGAATCTCTGACTGCGAGATAGTCGCACGGGTTTCCATGTTGGTGGCAACGTTCAACGCATCGGTTGCGATATCCTGCCACGTCTCAGCTGAAACCAGTGTGTAATCAAACCCGAAGGTTTTGAAAAACTGGTCGTAGCTGGTATACGACATTTTCAGGTCGCATTTGTAGTCGCGGTAATGGTAAGCAAACAACATCTCGCCCGCTGCACGGTCTTTTAACTTGCGACGGTTCTTACCGTAACGCCACCGGCGGCGCTTCTGCGTGATAATCTCCGTGATGTTATCGTAGAGTTCATCCGCAGAGCCTACGCTGCCAATCACCTCAGTGTGGGTGTCGGTGTAGTAGTTAATCAGGGCATCAAAGCGTTTATCCCAGCTCGGGATAAGGTGCTGCTCCATTTCCGTGAACGGTACCCAGCGTTTAATCAACACCCCAAATACGTTGAACACCGGGATGGTTTCCAGTGCAACATCCGAGTAACCTTTATAGCTGGCATACAAGAACAGAGCGAGCAGTTCTTTTGATGACAGTTTTAAAGTATCCCCGTTGGTCGGGTTAAGGATTTCGTGGTAGATGTTGTATTTCCCTTCGGCCACCAAATGCACCCATTCATTAAAGAGGTTATGAATGAATTCAAAACGTTCGATAGCTTCGGGGTCAACGGCCGTGACCTCAACGAGTTTCGTTGGCAGGTTCGGATACTGGGTCAACGACAGTCGGGTATCGAGCGCCGTTTGGTATTCCGGTTCGTATACCGCGTTGTTATAAGCCAACCCAACTTCTTTCTGGATGATGTCCGTGGTGGTAACCAGGTCTAAATCACGCCCAGAATCTTTCTCGGTGTAGTTGAGTGACTGTTGGTAGCCAATCGGTAACGGTGACAGGTCATCGTCACTGCCGGTGGTCGGGTCGTGAATCTGTTGACCCACTTTATAGCCCACCGCAGGCATTCCCCATCCGGTCAAGAGCGCGTCAATCTGCCAGCTAAAGATTTCCTCTTTACCTGAGTTGCGTTCCCAGTAACGGATGTTGCGGTACAGAATAAACTTCTGCTTCTGCGTCAGGTACGGCATAAACTCATGCAGCTCCTGGTGAGAGGCCAGGAATTCCGTGACGTAGTAGCTGTGCGTTTCTGTGGTGTGCTGCATTGTCCCGCGCAGGTAGATAATGATACCCGGCAGGTTCGGGAACAGAATCGAATAGAACGCCAGCACGAACGCATCGTTATGGACTTTCCACCCTTCTGCCATGTACCGCACATGCAGTGCCCGGATACGGGCTTCCAGAGACGGAATTAACGACGTCTCCTGGGACTCCACTAACGCGGAGTCGTAATACAGAATAGAACAGTCATCTACGCGCAATGCGTAGGCCAAATCCACCGGCCAGAACACCCCACGGATATACACCGCGTATTCGAGATTGTTGAGAATCAACTGGTCGATGTACTCGGGGTTCGATCGGTAAACGTTAGAGGTCTTTTTATGACGAGACAGGTTCGCTGTCGTGAGTTCTATCTGCTCGTTGTTAGCGCTGTCTAACGACGTGATATAAATCGGTTTATCAATGGCGTGACGTTGCCCGGCCAAGTGCTGGTAGTAACGCCACGTTGCGCGGTTATCGGAAACGTATCCGCCACTCTCTGTAATTGCCAGGTTCATCTGCTTCGCAATCGAATCCGATTTGATAATCAAGGATTTGGCGAGGGCGATGGCCTGATCTCGAAATATGTTAAATCTCTGCATCGGAGACCCCAATGGACGATTATAGTAAATTAACGGGCGACCCCGCCATTTCAGCGGTCTTGCGTAAAAGCACAGGCCCCTCTGCCTCGCAAGAGCGTGGTAAGCGTGAAGAAGGCGGTGTAACACCCACCCGGTCAGAACTCACCGGGATAGCGAGTTCGCGCATCCGCACAGTCAAAAATGCTGAGCGTATTTTCGATGCGTTACCGGAACTGGAGATAATCGTCACCATTGCGACGTCATCACTCCTGTCCACAAAAGATTTGATTAACACGACACTGATTTACGACAACACTGCGGATATCCCGATTGATTTACGGGTGGCAATGTTGGAACCGGTACGTGAGTTCCACGACAAAGCACGCGACCTGCCGAAGAAACTGTACCAGTGGATGTACGATGCGCTGAAATCCAAAGGTGCCTCACCGGTGATGATTCTGTCAGACACCGGCTTTGACGAACTCTTTGGCTTAAAGCCGAGTGTGGCACAAGAGTCCACCAAGAAATCGCAAGCGGACTTCTTTGAAGCACAGCTGGGTATTCTCGGTGATGTCAATCCTGAGAAAGCACCAAAGGTCGGGGTAGAAAGTATCCTGGGCCGTGCCCGTGGGGAAGCCCGTCGTCCAAAACCCCAAACCTTTACACTGGACTTCGGTAAAGGCGATAAGTGCTTCTCCAGCGATTTCAAACTCGACCTGACACTGACCGATAACCCCCGCATCATGATGCTACCTCTGGCCTACGAGCGCGTCGCGCAAGAGAACGCACGTACGCAGCTGTACGGTCAGTTAGAGCAGTACGCATATGAACAGCCGAGCACACCGTCGGGTGGTTCTCAGTACGATGCAGACGCGTTTAAAGACCGTGATGAACAAGCTGCCAAACAGGGCTTGGTCAACCTGGGGGATTTGAACGAAGCATATAAGGAAACGCCACAGGTCAAGATGTACGGGGAAGTCCCAACCATCTCCATGGCTGACCCGAACAAAATCGAATACATCGAACGTCTGCTGCCTGCGGAATCGACCCTACCACTGGTTATCGGTGATGATGTCCGAAATCCGATTGGCTATCTGGCTATCGTTGATGAAATGGGTAACTTCATTAACTCGCGTTCTTCGCTGTATGGCGATGCGAACTTTATGAACTACCTGAACAACGACGGGATGAACGACAGTATCATCAACCGTGCAAACATCGGCATGGGTAATAGCAGTCGGGTTACGCCCGACATTGCTGCCCGTCTGACTGCCCGTTACGGTGAGATTGCCGAAGACCAGCTGACCAAAGCACTGGGTGATGCGTTGGGTGGGGCTGAGCTGAGCATGACTGTGACCGAAACCTTTGGTCGTATCATGTTAGCCCGTCATCTGGCGAAACGTCACACGCAGGTTATCTACATTCCTGCGGGCAACCTGTGCTACTTCGCGACCGACTTCGATGAAGACGGTATCGGTGTGTCGATTACTGAGCGTTCTTTCATTATCTCGTCTGTGCGTATGGCGTTGCTGTTTGCCACCATGAACACCGCGATTCTGAACTCGGCACGTCACATGCAGTTCGACATTGAACTGTCACCGGACGATATGAACGGTCAGAAAACGGTTGACCAGGCGAAGTCTGACATCATCAACTCCTACAACCGCAGGATGCCGCAGTGGGGGGACATGAACGACATCTGGTCAATGGCCTCGAACGCAGGCTTGGCCTTTAACGTTACCGGTAATGACTACTACGCGAGTCACAAAATTACCCAGTCAGACACCACCCCGGAGTATAAAGCCCCGGATGCGGAGTTTGATGAAACGTTACTGCGTCGTACCTGTCACATCGCCGGTGTTGACCCTGACCTGGTGTTGACTCCAGAAAACCTCGAGTTCGCCTCGCAGATTTTCTCGAAGTCCCTGTTGGTTACTCAGCAGATTACCAAGAAGCAGGAAATCTTATCCACCCCACTGACCCGGTACGTGACCAACTCCATTCAGGCATCCCCTGCATTGCAATCAGCGTTGCTGAAAATCATTGTAGAGCACCTGAAGACCACAGACCCAGGTATCACCACAGACGGTTTGACCAAACAGACCTCTGAGATTCTGGCGAAGTTTATCAATGGCATGAAAGTTACGTTGCCACCACCGGACACCTCTGCGGCTTCTTCGCAAATGGATCTGTTTGATAAGCGCATGGAGTTCTTCGAGAAGCTGGCTGACTTGGTTGTGACGGACGACATGTCCAACAGCTTGCAGAACGAAGGTATCGGTATTTCACCAGACGACCTGAAGACCATGCTTAAAACCTACTACGCCCGTAACTGGCTGCGTAAGCAAGGGATTGAGAATGACTTCTTTGACCTTATCTACGACGATGAGAAGCGTGCAGATAACGTCAAGTCGATTTCGGATGAAGTGGCGGCCGGAAGCAAAACCCTTATCCAGCTGGCGAAGCGTGTTACGGGTAAAATCGAAACGCTGGCGAAAGCCGCTGACCTCGATGAGAATGCTGCGGGTGCGGGTGGTTTCGATGACAACAACACCGGTGGAGATGATGGCGGTCTTGGCGGTGATGACGATCTGAACATGGACGGTGACGGTACGGATACCGGGTTAGATGACGATAACAACGGTGACGGTAGCGATAACAACACCCTGTTGGATGACAACGCTAACACGGACGACAATGCCAATACCGATGACGCGAATACCGACGATCAAAACGACGACGATATTCCGCTCTAAGGCAAAAAAAAATAAAGGTACCTACTCCTTCGGGAGTAGGTATTCTTTTTTTATTCGTCATCAAGTGTCGGCTCTTTGGGTTTGTTCGCTGGCTCGTCAATCATGATACCAATCGCCAGAGTGTCATTCTCAAAGGCTTTGAGCTTTTCCAATACATCGGTAAGCTTTCCTACACGAATCGCCTGTAAGAGCGTCTCACGGGCGTTATAATAGATAATCCAGCGACGCCCATGATTAATGGTAGTCTTTGACTTGCGAAAGTGGACTAAGAACGCTTCCGTGGCTTTCGTGTCGGGTAATTCAAAGCGGAATCTGACACTGCGATCAAAGTCCAGGTTTATCACAATCAACTTGACCATACTCTAACCTCACTATAGAGCTACTCTATAATAAGCGCTTAAAAAAAGAAGAGGGAACCCGAAGGTTCCCTTATCTGTTAGTAGCGTACCGGCGCAGTTGGTTCGCCGTTGCTCAGCAACAGGAACTGACCTTGTGGTACTTGCAGGATAACCTGCGAGTGCGGTACATCGTTTTGCAGTGCTTCGTAAATCGCGATCACCGGCTCAGAGGCATTACCCAACGAGGCCATTTCAACCATGTGATATTTGCTCACAGATTGATACATGCCCGGTACCACGACAGTGATGCAGCTCTGCACCAGATTTACAACCTGACCTTTATCATCCAGTTTCAGCGTCAACTTACGGATAGAGTTAGCCACTGTCAGGAACAGGTCACGGAAGAAATCTTCGTGCTCGCTTACGCCGTTACCCCCGGTAGTCTGGGTGTAGAGGTCGCTTGCAAACCAGTTGATGTCGTCCGGTGCACGTTCCAGCGAGATACCCGGTACGGTTGGGACGTCAGTACCGTGGTTAGTACCCAGCGAGATGCCGTTGTGGATAAGCAGGGTCAGGTTCGCCAGATACGCATTGGCGAAACGAGCAACTTCAGACACCACCACTTCGGGCTCATCAGATTTCTCTAATGCGAAGTCATGGATTGCCTTTGCAGCGCCACGCAGTTTGCTGATGGTTTTCATGACACGATCCATCAGTTTTTCTACGTCGTTCACTTCGGTCAGACCGTCGAGATCGCTTTTCGCGGCGTTGTGTGTTGCCAGGAATTCACGCATCACATTCACGCTGGCTTCGGTGGTACCAACCAGATACGGACGGTAGCTGTCACGCGCACGCACGATAATACCAGCCCCTTTGTACAGCACGATTTCATCTTCACCTGAAATGATGCTTTGCAGCGGGCTAACCCAGTCACGCGATTCTGCATACTGCGAAGACTTGATGCGGCTGTTCGCTTCCTTCGCTGGTACGCTGGTTTTCTCGACTGGTGCTACCAGTTCGTGAGCTGCGTAATCTTCCACTTCAATCTCCTGCAAAATGTTAATGACTGGATCGTTCATGCTCATGTTCTGTCCCTTAGAAGTCGCGGCACCGATTGGGTTGTTAACAGGTGCATTAAAGTTGATAGTAGCTTGCGGTGCGGTTGCTGGATCGACTACTGCCGGTTGTGGGGCCACAGGCGTTTGCTGAGTCGGAGCTTCGTTCACGAAAGTCAGCCCATTATCGCTACCGAAATCGAGATCGGTTTGCGGCATAACGACTTTCAACCCGGCAGACGCTTGGGCACTTACCCCTACTTCCGGCGCAGACAAGGTCAGTCCTTCGGAGACACGGATGCCACCACCAGACCCACCGATTCCACCGCCACCTAAACCACCACCGCTGTTAGCGTTACGCAGGATCTGGATAATCTTCTCCACATCACCCCACATCGACATCAGCTTACCGTGGATGTCGCTTGAGAACGTATTGCCTTTTGCGGCGATAGATTGATACACACAGGCTTTGTACGCATCGATGATGTACTGAATAACCTGCTGATTGTTCAGCTTCTTGGCCTGTGCGTAGATACCTACGGCGCGTGCCACCTTCAAACCCTGATCGGGAGACATACCGTTGTCAGTCATCACCTGGTTCAGCGTGGCCAACACGTTGTCGCGGGACAGGTTCTGCTTCAGGACGTTAGTGACTTCTTCGATAGTGATGCTCATTCTAATTCATACTCCTTAATGGGGAAAACTGTTAACGGCCGATTTTTGCAATGTCTTCTTCGGTTGGCTTGATGTACGGAGCCAACTTCGGATTACGTACCATCACCAAGTGAAGGTTCGTCTTCATGTACGGGTTGAGGATGTTGGACTTGAATGGTGCCGACTTGGGAATATAGTAGACGTTACCACATTCCAGATGCGACGCAGAAGCGTGCTTCGTACGGTCATTCAGGTTCACCGTTTTACCGCCTTTCTTCGTACGCTTGGCATCCGTTTCCGTTTGGCCAATCGCGTGAGTCGAGACAGCTAATACCATTGATTCCGTGGAGGCGTTAAAGAAACTGATACCGCCGTTACCGGTGATGTTACGCAACACCAGATTCAGCACAATCTCTTTGTTCAGCGCATCACGAATCGCTTTCGAGCAGGATTCCGGGGTACGGTTTTCCATCTGGCCCAGACGCCAACGTATCTTCGAGATCGTTGTGGTAAAGCCACGCTGTCCCAGCAGCAGATAATCGGTTACCGTTAAACGCTTGCCATACATCGACGGGATGTCTTCTTGTTTGGTCAGGCGAGTACGTACCATCATCTGCGTGGTATACCAGAGAAAGTCAAACATATCCATGTCATCAGGGATGTTCGGATCGTTTGCCATCAGTTCGCCACGGAAGGTACTGTTCACATAGCGTTCGCATTCCACAAAGTGGCTGCCCATGCTACGACCCAGTTCGATGTCGGATGGTTTCATGCCGAGGATACTGCGACCAAGAATCTCCTTCCAAATTGCCGGAGAGTTCAAGTTAGCAATGTCTTCATCCATCGCGAATTCGTTTATCTGGGTAAACAGTGCCGGAAGGGTTGGAGCACGACCCCCTTTGCTGTTCTGCTTGCTGGCGTAATAGTGCGCCGCTTTAAAGAACGCAGAGACGGCAATCAACAGGGAGTGTTCGTTCTGATCCCAACGTGTGTTGTGGAGATTCGGTAATGCGTCAACAGGCACCGTTACGACGTATTGAATCTGACGGTTGTACTGTTGTTCGCCCGAACCTATTACCGCAACTTTATTCAAGTCGAGATCGGGTACTTTGAATGCAGGCCAGATGTTAACGTCAACACCGGTGTAACGCTTAACGGCTTCCTTAAAGCCATAACGTCCGAACATCCAATACATCAATGGTTTTTCGTCGGTATCGTGACCTATCGGGTTTTTCGAGACGAACAAGTTCGACGTACCCGGCAGGAACAATTCCTCCTTCATGCCATTCACCAAAATCTTCGTTGGTTTCTTACAGAACTTCAACGAGACTTTACGAGTGAAGTCAAAGTTGATGAAAATACCGCCATGTTCACGACAGATACCCGGTTGGTGAATTACCGGCGCAACGTGATACGTGGTACCGAAGTAATTCATGAGACCGCCACGCCGTATAAACGGCAGGCTAATTGGACGCGACGTAGGACGACCGTCTCCCGGTATACGGAAGGTAGCCATGACCATGTACGTGTCCGTGGCAGCGATTGACAGCGCTGTACGCCCTCTTCCCGCACGGTTGCTGTCTGACTTGGACAGTTTGTAGATAAATGATTCAAACGGAGCCATGTGGCGGACGTTCAACACAGACAGACCTTCGGGTAAGCGTGGGTTCTCAATCCGGTCATGAGTTAACTCACGTCGCAGAATCTGATGCACACGGTCATGTATCCCGTCTTTTGCCTGCGTGTAGCCGACACCTTCCGCGATTGCACGATTGAAGGGGACAATCTTACCGTCTTCCTTAATCTTTCTTATCGCATCTTTAAACACTGCATGGCCTCCCTACATTAGCATCCCTATCACTGCGACACCAGCCGCCATAAACGCAGGGATTGCCTTTAAGAACTCTGACCCGTCCTTACGATGAATCGAACGCGCCTCATATTGGTCTTTGCGGACTTCTGCCCGTTGTTTGATTTCATTTTCCTCTCGCTTGTTCTGTAGGGATAACCTCTCTTTCTCAATTGCCAATTCGTTAGATTGCGTTCGATACTCGAGATCCAGCTGGTTCTT